CTTAAATCCATATATTCATTCAACCATTGAAATGATATTCCTTCAGTTGCCAAAAATGGAATCATACTATGTAATCTAACATACCAATTTACATTCGGATGTAATTTGGATAATTCTTTAAATTTTTCAGGTACTACCCATAATGCTTCAATAAAGCAATGAGTTGGTTTATAATTAAAAACTTCACGGTCAATATCATTATTATCAATGACTTGAATCACCTTTACTTCAATGTTATTTTCTCTTAATACATTGGCGACAAACTCACAAGAATTAACCAGACCATAAGATACTGATTTGGTTCCATAGATGTTTCTTTCTTTTATAATAAACAGTATTCTTATAGATTTTTTTATATCTTTATCAGTAGAAGAACTTTGTTTTTTAAAAAATGTTACAATCGGATTTAAAATTGATTTTTGCATACGTTTATAAATAGGAAAATATTTATAAAACATTGTTACAATTTGATTAAACATAATAAATGGGGTGTTTAGCCGGAATTGAACCGTGCTCTTTTAATTTCACAAATTAAAGTGCAAAACCTTTACACTATAAACACCATTAAATATAGTTTTTATTCTGCTGCCCCAGATATTTTACTGTTACACTACAAGAACTATTAACTTGATTGGATTTGCACCAATAACTCATGGACGTGATTGTTTTTACGTTTGCAGATTGTATCGTTTAACGCTACGTTGTGCAACTTAAAAATTGGCATACATAAAAGTTTACATCACTTTACCTCGTACATATGATACGATGACCTATGTTAGTCGATATGTATATTAAATCGTTGATTCGTCAGACTGGTTCAACGAGAAAACCCTTGATATCTTACTTACCACTGGTAAGGAAGTCTGCATTACGCCGAGATACTGCCTCCCGCTTTCCAGATTTGGAGTTTGGATTGTTCCTTGAACTGCGTAATATTAAAATGCCTTGTTTGCTATTACGATTCCAGTATGAAAGGCTAATCAACCGTCTAAAGTTTAATGGTTCATTTGTAGCATTAAAATTATACCTATCAATGAATATTACTCTCGATAGGATTAGTATTTTGATTGTCGGGAAACGTAATGTCCACCGAATAGGTCTTCACCTAGAAGATTATAAATGGTGCGGACAACGAGATTCGAACTCGTGATGGATCAATGATCTATGGATTAAAAGTCCATTGGTTTCGGCCACTTACCTACATCCGCATTAAAATTATTACACTTAACACAACTTTCGCCTTGTCACCTGTCAGATTCGTCATCTGGGTCGATGATAGACCGATCTCCGTTTTTGTCACACTTGGGTTCCGCTTGGATAGAGTTCTGCTTTAACCCAACTCTAACTTACAAATTCTTTATTACTTAACTATCTTACCACACTTTTTACATTTGTCAAACAAAAAACCGACCTTATTTTCTGGTCGGTTGGTTCATTTTTACTTTTCCCTTACACTTTCCCTTTATGAACCAACCTTTCTCTTATCTTCCGCTCCTAACACTGCAACTGTACTTTGATTATTATATGAATGTACAGTGAGACACATCCCTTTATTCGAGGGGCGGCTAAACCATTTAATTTTATTTACTGTATTCATTCTATTTTATACATATAAGCGACTTTTAAATTATTCGCAAATATTTTCATTTATTTTTTCGTCTCAACTTTCAACATCATATCAGATTTTATATTTTTGTCAAGTTCTTTTTTAAATCTTCCGTTTTTATCTCTTCTGGTTGACGTATTCAACATATTTAATACTTTATAAACGGCATCACTATAATTCCCATTCAATGGAATTGTAAATGCTCTTTCATTGGACCATAACTGCAATTGTAATGTTCCATAATCATCTTTATAAATTGAATGATGACCTCTAAAACCACTATGCATTGTAGAATATGGAAATTCGTTTTCCAATTTCGTTAAAAACTCGTTTATTTCATTTAACATGCCAACATCATATCAGAAATTTAAAAATTGTCAATAAAAAATATTTTCAATTTTATCATATTTTTAATCATCTTGCTACTATTTATATATAACATAAACAAATAAAGTAGCAAAATGATATTATGAAATGGACTTCTGAAGACGATAATGTTCTAATAAACGGAACAAACAAACCAATTACTCAACTTATGGCACAACTTGGACGAGATAGAAATTCCGTTCGACAACGTATTTTAAAATTGAAAAAGAAAGGATTTGTTATAAATCCTATTATTAAAAAGGGAAAATGGAGTGATGAAGAAATAAGAATATTTAATGAAAACATTGAAATAAAAACTATGAATGAATTATGTGAATTGCTCCCGCATCGAAGTAAATTGTCTATTAAAACGAGAAGTCATAGATTAAAAAAATATGCTATTAAACAAAATGTTAGAGGTAATAAATCATTTAATTTTAAAGGATATAAAGAAATAAGTGCTCATAAATTCAATAGTTATAAATCAAATGCCAAGAAGAGAAATATAGAATTTTCTGTTACTATTGAATATTTGTGGGAATTATTAGAAAAACAAAATTTTAAATGTGCTATATCAGGTCTTCCACTTACAATATCATCTGAACGAATGTTATTTACTGCCTCTCCTGATAGGATAGATAATAATTTAGGATATATAAAGGGAAATATTCAATGGGTTCATAAAAATGTTAATTTTTCTAAACATACATTATCAATGAAAGATTTTATAACTTTATGTAAAACTATTGCAGAAAAATGGAGTAATATAAATTGTTATAATTAAATATCAATTTAAACTTTGTTCTGGTTGTTTTTCAAATAATTCAGTTTTAATAACGTTTATACGCTTAATTATAAAGTCCGATGCCTTTTTAATTATATCAAGGTTACGTTTAATGGAGGTAGAATTACTCTTCCATAAACTTAAATACACCGCATGATGTTCTACGGGAAGATTATAATATTTTAATACAACATAGGAAACTGATTCGGCTTGAAGTTCTCTTATTTCTCTGCTTAAATCATTACTATCTTCATCATCTCCAATATAAGATTTGAATTGTCCTCGGGAATGTAATAATTCATGTGCTATTTCATGTATAAATGTAGAAGCTTTTGCCGCACCTGCAATATCACTGGATAGGTTAATATGACCTCCAGCACTAAATCCTTTTTCTCCTCTGGTTGCATCTACATTAGTTACTTTAATTCCCATTTCACTACATATTTGTTCGGCACATAAACATATTTCATCGGCTAATTCGCTGGCATCATTTTTTCCATGCCATTGTAATTTATCTGGAATTGCTCCTTGTTCGTCAATTGGTTCCGTATCGGAAATATCAAATACACTAACTGCCATAAATCTAACAAATTGACGTTGTTTTGTGCCAGCATCAACATCGGCTTCATCTCCACCCGATGTAGCAGTTGCATTGGGAACTTCTTCTTTTCTTTTAATAGGTGCCAAGATAGTTATACTTTTTGCTCCTTTTTTAACACGTCTATGAAACTTTTCTTCCCATTGTTTAAATCCGGCAACGTGGGTAGCATCACGTCTTTGTAAATAAATTAACATGGTATTATAAAAACTATATCCATGAAATTTAGCATAAAACTCCAAGAATTGTTTTACTTTTGCTGATTGAGTAGTAGCATCAACTGCCAAACTTAATTCATCAACATATTTTTCAATCTGCTGTCCCAATTCATCTTTACGGGATAAATTATCGGTATTTTCTAAAAACTCAGGTATTTCCTCTATTTTATCGATAAACTTCTCGATTGGTTTTTTATTTATAATTCCTAATACTTCTTGGGCATGTTGCAATCTGTTAGCATCTATAGCCCATGAGTTTAATGTTGGATTCCATTTAAATCCTCTTGTTTTCAAGGCATCTTTATTACGAAAAGTTTCAGCACTTTGTCCTTTTCTATCGGGGGCATCGGATACGGCTACTAGTTTATCACCGGCACGTTTTAGAAGAAGTCCTTCAAATAAAATATAATCATTTAATTTGAATTGATTGTTATTTTCGAGTATAAATAGTTTTGGAGTCATAATATAACATATAAATATATTATAATGAGATTAAAATAGAATATTTATGGAGCCATAATTCAGATTTGAACTGAAATATTTAGTTTACGAAACTAAAGTATTAACCAAATTATACGATTATGGCAATATATCTATAAATACTATTCCGATGACAATTTTCTCATAGTTTTACACTCTGGATGGTCTCCCAATGATTGAAATTCGTGTTTATCGGTATATCCAGCCGATTTACATTTACAAAATTGTTTGCTAAATGATTTCATATTTTCATAATATTATTTTTAATACGACCACTGACTAGTAAAACTTATTCCAAATCCAAATAATTGAAATATTATTGATTCATATCCATATGCTCGTTGATAGGATATTCGGGTATTAAAATCTAATGTAGTTGTTGTATTTCCTTCACCATCTTCATATTTATATATAAATGTAGGAATCCAAATACCAACACAATAATAATCAAAATCACTATTTTCCCATCCTATTGCAATATTATAAATAATCCATCTTAACCATTTATTTTTATAATAACTATTGGTATTTGTTTTTAATTTCTTACGAACCGACTCATAAATCGTCATAAATATTTTGTTTTTAATTGTTCCAATTTATCGGAAGCATCTTCAATAATTTCGGAAAATTTATCAGTTAATTCAAATGTAGTATCTTCTTTTGATTCTGCTCTTCCTATATCAAATGAAGTGTTACACATATCATCTATTTTCAAATTATTAACAAAATGATTAACTATTTTTTTGGTAAATAGTTTCCATTGTTCTCTTTCTGAGAATGATAGTGTATTTACATCTGGATAAAATTGATATAGTTCAGACCATAATGATTCAAATTGAGCCGGAACTTTATTTAAAATGTCGGCAATATCATCCATATATTTTATTTCATTTTTCATAATTACCCAGCATCATATAATCTATCACCATTATCATCGTGTTTAGGTTCTACCATATCATTCAATGAAATATCCCATTTGAACTTTGGTTTATAATCACCATCGCCATCACAATATAGAGATACGATACGAGAACCTCCCAATCCTCCTAATTGTTGCATATATTTTAACATAGCAAGAAAATGAGGTATCCATCTTTCGGACATTTCACATTCAATAGTAAACTTTTTATTTTGGTATTTCATTTGTATCGGGATTATATTTTATTGCTTCATAAAATTTTTTAATTAAAACTATTATTTCTTCAGGTAAATACGAACATGCAGTTTCGACTAATTCTTTGGATATAGATTCCGTTCCATAATATGCTTCGGCAATAGCTCCAGCAATTGCGGCATTAGTATCTGTATCACCTCCGATATATATAGCATTTCTAATTGCAGATTCGTAATTATTAGATTCCATAAATGCAATTAATGCTTGTGGTGCAGTAACATTACATCGAATAGTTGTCTTTGGTTGTTTTCTGGCTTCGTCTAATGTAATATTGAGCATATGACCGTAATTCTCTTGAATATAATCTGCAATTTCCATTTTATCATATCCATTTTTTGCCATATGGATTGCAGTAACAATAGATTTTACCCCTCTGATAGATTCGGGAGAGTTATGCGTATATTTAATACTTTCTTCTGCATTTTCCAATGCAGTTTCTATATTAGAATCACTATAATACATTCCGATAGGACTACACCGCATCATTGCTCCATTGGCATAACTATTATTAATTTGTAAAACTTTACTCGAATCTGCCAACCATTTTTTAAACCCGCTTCCATATCCTCTATCGGGATATTTAGTTCCCCATTTATAATAACTATCAGAATATTTGATTGGAGTAGGAACCCTAAATCCAAAAAAATGAACTGGATGATTTATTATTGCTTCTGCGGTGGCACAAGTCAATACTGTATCATCGGTAAATCTACATTGGGGAGTAAATAACCTAAAGTTTTTATTTTGAACTGGTCGTTTTGGATATTTGGGCGACGATTCGTGCCTACTTCCTATTATGTCTCCGATTATTGCGCCGAGCATAGAACTCCTTCCCACTTTCTTAATTGTTGTCTGTATATTTTTCTCATTCGTTTCCTACAGCAGTTCTTTGGAAATCTACAACGTATAATTAAATAATTTGCAGTTGACGTATTGGTTTTTTCATATATTTCGTTGGCTACCTTTTGTATTTTTTCACAGAGAGTCATACTTTATTCTCCTTTGATATCTTAATACAATCTTCCAATAATGCTAATTGTTTTTCATATCTTAATACTTCGTTTTGCTGCCTCGATTAAATCATATTCTTTACTATTTACCAATAGTTTAAACCCTACTAATTTAGATTTAGGAGACCATTCTTTAATTCTGTTAATTAACTTTGGAAGTTGTTTTAATTTGATATTAAACATATCATTACTACGGAGTTTTCCATTGAAATAATTTTCAACTCCATAATCACTTACTGCTGCCGCCAGAACTATAACATCGGGCTGTTCCACTCCAATAATAAACTTTAAACCGTCAGAATATTGGTCGTAAGTGGAATAATCATATTCAGTGTAATGTTCTATATATTTAGAAGTTTTATTATACCATTCAGCAAAACGTTCAATATCATATCCAGTCATCACATTGATATTTGTTGACATTGGAGTTTTAGAATCTTTAGATTTATAAAATACCAATTCATGTCCCAGTTTCAATAATTCAGTTCCAATTTTAGAACCGAATGTTCCAGAACTCATATTGGTTATTCTACGAACGGAATCTATTGGGACTACTGTTCCGCCACTGGTCAAAAGTATTTTCATATGTTTATGAAGTTATTTCAGTAAGCCAATTATCTGAAAAATATCCAATTTCGTTTTTATTATTATAATTTTTAATGAAAAATAAAACAATAAAATCAGTTGAGTCGATATGACAAGAATGTATAAATCTCCCAATTTCCATTCCAATTAGATTTTTAAACTGTCCTATACTACGAACTCTCCAGAACTTTGTATTTTTATTATGTAAAAATCCAAATGTATCTAATCTAGATTTAACTTCTGGTAACGTTTCGAGTTTTAATTCTGGTTTCCAACCTTTGGGCCAAGTTTTAACTATATCTTCGGCACAATCTACACAAAATAAAAAGTCATTGGGAACTTCATTATTGCACATTCTACATATATTTTTCATAATTTTTGGAGGAAGGAAACCACGACGGCTTTAGCCTCGTGGAGGAATTCCGACCATTCTCAATATTAACACACCACCCATCAAATGTCAACCAAAAATATCTTCACTGTATGAAAGATTTTTTGTGTTTTGGGATTCTCACGTGTATTTATATGTAGATGAGTAAATTAACATACAACACCAAGTTGATATTCACGGACGATAATGATAAATCAAATATCATTAAAATGCTTGACTCCCAACTGTTTGTGTGGAATGAATGCTCAAAAATCCAATTTACTCTACCGAAAAACTCCATCATTGATTTACATTCTAAATTTTATAAGTCATTCCGAGAAAATAACCCAACCATTCCATCCCAAGTAGTAATTTCCGCAGAACAGTCCGTATTATCTACATTTAGGACAATTAAATCAAATAAACAAAAAATAAAAAATCCACCAATTAAAAAGAATTTGTCAATTCGTCTTGATAAAAGAACATACTCCTATAAAAATGGAACATTTAGTTTGATTAGTTTGGGAAAACGAGTTAAATGTCAACCATACATATTCCCTAAATTACGAGAATTAATGTCTAAATATGCCTTTTGTGACCCATTGCTTTTTGTTCATAATAACGATATTTACATTGCTTTAACTTTTACCATTTCCGAAGTTAAATCTCAAAACAAATTAGCGATTGGAGTTGATTTGGGATGTGTGAATTTAGCGGCAACAAGTGAAGGTAAATTGTATAAATGCGCATCATTTAATGCTAGAAAGAGACAATTACGACATCTCAAATCGGCATTAAAATCTAAAGGGACGAAATCATCCCGAACCCATTTAAATAAATTACGACATAAAGAGCATAACGTAAACAAGAATATGTCTCATAATTTGGCAAATAGAATCATCCAAGACACGACTGCCGATGTTATTGTCTTAGAGAATCTTAAATCATTAAAAGTTAAGAAGCATAAGTATCAGAATAAAAATAGAATTTCTCAAATTCCAATGTTTGAATTGAGAAGAATAATTACCTATAAGGCACTCTTAAATGAGAAAACGGTTATCGTAGTAAATCCATCATACACAAGTCAAATTGACCATCGAACTGGAAAACTCGACGGTCAAAGAATTGGTGGCAGGTATATCGGAAAAGATGGTCAAATATTACATGCGGATATTAATGCGGCTTGTAATATAGGACTTCGTTCCAAACTCCCATGCTCAATAAATAATTATTATGCGTGGCAGGTGAAAGTCAACTCACCAATCGTATGTAAACCTTCTGCTAGTCGGGAAGTATTACAAGCACCTATCCCTTTAGGGTAGGTGTTGTTTGACTGTAGTTAATACGTCTTTAACTACATCTTTATTATATGATGCTTCTTTTTTCTGTCTTGTTGGAATCTCTGGTAATGGCTGGTCGAGCACTCCTTCCATTGGTTGACAATATTTAATCCATTTCGTAGGCACTGGACTAATAATGCCAATCATTCCACCAACAATAGCACAATTTGTATCAACATCACCAGAACATTGACAGACTTCAATGATTGCCTTTTCATACATTTCATCGATTGGATATTTTCTCAATGCTTTAATGGTTAAAAATACACATAGAGGAACGGTATCTTGGCAAGTAACATGAGTTCCATTTCCTAATACTTCAATTAGTTTTGCCAATGGAGTCCCAATGGATAATTTAGATGCTTTTTCAATTCCATTCCACACTTCTCCTTTGGGAACAAAGCTCAATAATGATTTATAATGGATTTCAGAATCTATTGTTAAATTTGGATTTACTTTCATCAGTTCAACCATAGAAGCAATAAAGTTTGATAATAATGCTATTGCAATAGCCCCAGCAACTCCTTCAGGGTGACTGTGAGTTGGTTCGGCGGATAATGTGGCTTGTTTAATAACATCAGTTATTGGACTTCCATAGTAATAAGCACCCAATGGAGGAATACGCATAACCGAACCATTTCCACATGAACCTACTAATTGTTGGTCGATTGGTTTATTACCCGATAAACTTTTCAAAGCCGCCAAACTTTCTTTTACTGATTTTCCAGCGGCAAGACCGGCAATAACATTATCGGTTGAAGACATTCCTTCACTTTTTTTAAATGTTAAATTGGCTTCTCTCCAAGGTTTTCCTTCATATATATCTTTTAATACCTTACGAGTCATCAACCCATATCCCATATATTCTCCCCCATCTTGATGATACATAAATCGTTTGGAGAACTCCATTGCCAAATCATCTTGTAATATTTCTTTATTTTTAAGAATATGATTAAATAATACAATTGCTTCATCCGTATCATCAGAATATTGAAAAGAGGCTCCTCGTGAATCGATATTATTTATTCCAAACTTAGATATTCCTTCATCGAATGCTTTTAGAATATCGGTTACATTATAAAGTTGCCCCATATTTCCAATACAGTCGCCAACCCATAATCCTATTAATGATTTTAATGCTAATTCTTCGTTATTCATAATTATTTTTTCTCCAATTCTTCGGCTATTTTAAAACATAAATCTACTACTATATTAGATGCTTTGTATGTATCTATTTCAGAATTTTCTGGCAATTTTTTCCAACATCCAGTTGCCAATCCAATTGCCTCCCATACTGCCATATACATTTCATTTGATATTCTATAGCACAGTGGTCTTTTATTTAAAGGTAAAGCCATTGCTTCATCATTTGACATTATAATAGCAGTGTTAAAAGCAGAGCCATCTGGTAATATTGTTGTTTCATTCATAATTTTTAATAGTATCACTTTTCCAATAATATGTTTTTCCTTGTCGTCTAGCTTGAGAAATACGAATACAATTATATAATGTAAAACATAGTAACATAGGCAATCCGATGAATACAAATACTATAGTCTTGAATATTTCCAATGTAATATATTTCATATAATTTAATTATGTCCAGTAACTAACATTTTGGGGTCGGCACAAAAATTAAAGTTTCCTTCATATGGATTAGGAGTTTCTGTGATTTGGTTTACATATTTAAATGGAGTTTGTTTAACCAATTCAGGATAAAACTCGTCATACATGACTCTTGGAACATGTAATGCTAATTTTATAGTTTTACATTTGGTTTCATCGGATTCATATATAAATCCAAGTTTTTCAATTTCTTCTTTTGTTAAAATAGGAATATTCATGTTTAATATTCTTTTAATTCTTCGCTTACCGCATCACATCTAAAAAATCTACAGTTCAAATGTGATTTTATTTCATTCATTCGTCTTTTATCTGCTTCTTTTCGTTGATTATGATGACCTTCATCATATTCCATTACTATATTTTTGTTTTTATCATATGCATCCAACCAATATCCCAGTTCTTTAACATAAAATTCTCCTCCATTTAATGCGTGCTGTAAATTCCATCCGTCTTTATTTAATTTATCAAAATATTTACATGCCTCAATACTAAACCTTGGCGTTACTCGATTTCCTCCGAATCTTGTTTTTTCAATGTATTTAATACGGGAAAGGCGCATTTTTCTACGAGTTTCATCTGAGCATTTTCGTTGTTTATTTCCATCTATAACTTTTTGTTTTAATTCTGGAGCCATATTTAATAATCCATTTCTTATTTTCATTCTCCATTCTTTAGGTGATGGTTTCCCTTTATTATGAGTTGGTTTTCCAATTCTCGCTAATGTGCCTTTTAATATCCAACTTTTTCTTTTATCGGGTGGCATATTTTGTAATCCCAATTTTACATTTCTTTTACGTTCTTCGCTTAATTTTCTACCTTTTAATGAGTTACTTATTTTTGCTCTATATTCCAGTGAACGGGGTCTTCCCTTAAATGCACAACTATAACATGCCGATTTAATTTTATTAGATAAATTAAAATATTTTTTAGATTTACATATAATTTCTTTACCACACTTAGGACAAGTTCGTATCCATTGTTTTTTATTAATTTCCATATAGTCAAATGTCACCTTTAACATAACATGGGATTTTATCATATGATAGATTATACTTTTGACACATTTCTAAACATTTTCTATATGCTGCCACGGACTCATCTATACTTGATGACCGAGAAGCAAGTGCTTTTAATTTTTTAATTGTATTAAAAGTTTTTAAATCAACATTATCATAAATAAGAGTTTCCATATCAGGTTCAGTCGTTTCTCCAACTTCTTCTATTGTGGTATTTTCTCTTAACTGTTGATTTATATTCTGCCTCTCCTCGCTTCTTTCATATAGCAGTTCTGCAATATCTTGTAATGCTTCATCGGATTCTAATATATCATTTTCCGTTTTATATGTAGATGTCAAATATTCATTTAATTTATCCCTTTTACGTTGTAATTCTTTCCCATAATATGGGTCGGTATCTGATTCGGATAATAAAAAATATAACATATTAAGTATAGGTGTAGATTTCATTGGAATAAATCCACGACCCGCAAATATCTGTTCTTCACTCATTCCCTTTCGATTTCCCTCAGTTAAAAGATTCAGGCGCAACGCTTCGCCTTCCAATACTTCCTGTTTATATTTATTACCATAATTTTCGGCACAGGATAAAATCTTTCCTTTATCTTCTTTTACTTCATCAATTCGTTTGGCCAGACGACGTTGAAAATCAGAATCTGATTTTAATAGATTTATTAGGGATAATGACATAATTATTTTCTTTCTTTTAAATGTGTAAGATATGTTTCACAATATTCGGCTTCGTCATCCACTCCACAAGCACCTTGACGGTAATTAGTAGGACTTACAATTCCGTTTTCATCAACATATTTTTCAAAATCAAGAAATAAATTAGTAATATTTACTGGTCTATTATCTTCATTTATATTTTCGTTATATATTCTAACTAATATTGGCAATATCATACCGGACACAAATCCACCTCGTTCTTCAATTTCTCCAGTTGAATCTCCATATTTTAATATTAATAATTGAGCCAATTCTTCCAATCCATTTGCCAATTGGTCTTTTATATCGGCAGAACTACCTTCAAGTAATCCGGTCTTTTCCCATTTTTCTGCATTTTTATTCATAACAATATTATAATTTATTTCTTGTTAATTGTAAAGATTATTTATTTTCTACGAATTTCGATTGATATTCGTAAATTTTTTTAATATGGTTTATAAAATCTAAATCAGACAGTTTTAATTTCATAAAATTACATCTTTTACAGCACGATACTACATTTTCAGATATATAACCTTTGTTATTATCTTTTCTATCTATACCATTATAGATATAAATTTCTGTTCTATTTCTTGCATGTTTAATATTACTTGGAATTTCGCCACAATAATAACAATTATTTTTAGTTAGAAGTTCAAATTCATTCGGTGTTAATTTAAATTCACGATTTTTAGATTTGGCTCCTGTTCGATAGTCATTATATAGATTATTAAATGCAGATCTTCCGATTTCTTTAACTTTAAATTCATTTTTCTTTTTACAATATATACACATAGATTGTCGTTTAACACTGCCTATTCTTTTATTTATTCCCATATGTCCACAATTACATGTGTAATCGACTTTAATAATTTTACTACCACATGGAGAAAATCCATTATATTGTTTTATTATTATTAATGATCCAAATTTATTTCCGATATAATTTACTTTCTTTTTGTTTCCAATATTTTTCCATTCGTTCTTCTCGGATTCGTAATTTGTTTCGTTGATAATATTTTTTGGATCTGTTATTCCATTGTTCTCTAATTTCATCTTCGGCTCGATTGAGTTTTTTTCTTCCCATATAGTTAATGTATTTTTATTCATATTATATAAATATAGAGTGAAAACATAAAAAGTGAAACTATTTATTGTTTATTTTCTATAAATTTATATAAATCTTTGGACGCTTTTAAAATATATGTTATTGCTTCTTCTGGATTGTATGCTCTATTTGATAATTTAATAATATCTGTGGCACATTCAATCACAGAAAGTCTAATCTCATATGCATTTTTTGAACTTTTTATTATTGTTTGATCTCCATCTTTTTTAGGTTCTGAGCCGGAAGATACATACTTTGGAGTTGGTTTATTTTTTGATATTCCGGCAAGATATTTAAATCTTCCAGCAGTATCCATTTTAATAGTTCCATCTTCAATTTTAACACCGGAATCTTCCTCTTGGTTGGTTACTAATTCTCCGTCTATTGATATTGGAACTCCAAATGTGCTAACTGGATTTTTTGGATGAATAACAGTATTAAATAAACGAATTGTTATATTAGAATTTTGTTTTAATTCACATTCTTTTTCCAATTCCCCTATCATTTTATCTATCATTTTATCTATTTCGTTGATAGTTGTATCTTGTTCTTCTATTTTTAATTTGGATTTGACTTTAAATATCAATTCAAAATCTTTAGTATCATCTAATTTTACAGTAAATTTTTCCCGAATGATGTCATTATTATTTTGTTTGTCTAATTGCTCGGTTATAACCTTTTTGTCATCGTCCGGTAGATTGTTTAATATAACTTCATTTTCAAGTGCCACCGCAATATTTAATACTGTGGCAGTTTCTACTGAAATATATTGGGGATAATTAGCCATACATTTTTTAAAATTTGATATGGTGTCTCCTATTGGAATATCAACATTGGTATTTAATTTAGGCAATACATTACTTCCTAAAAAATCATCAGAAGTCCAAGGTTTAACAGAAGATGAGTTTGATAGTGGAATTTCTGTTGAATTTAATGATTGAGTTACCCAACTGGCATTTCCAACAACAGAGTTTAATTCTTCATTGAATATTTTTTTATATCTATTACCAAATGCGTCTTCTAATACTTTTTTGGCATTTTCTATTGTTTTTTTTCTTTCATCAATTATACACGAAGAAGTCACTGGTATATAATTTTTTTGGAATTCTTCGGTATTGGAAAATACAGATTGTGGAAATGTTGTATTTGGAATAGAAGGAGTAGCAGACTGCGTAACGGTATGTTTCTTTTTAGAACTTTTTTTCATATATCTTACTTTATGTGTGTTAGACGAACTGTATTGTCCGTTCTAAATTATAAATATATGATAAAAATAAAAAACACCGAATTATTTTTCGGTGTTTGTGATGATTGAGAATTATATCAGGCTAAACTTGCACTGGTCCAGCGAGTTCCATTGAATACAAATAATAAATTATTTGACCCTGATGCAGTGGTTACAGTTTGAAAATATGCCGATGCCGTTGCATAATTTACATTAACTATATGAGCCGAACTGCTATAAGGAAATTGGAATATTGTAGCATTTACAGGTCCAACTACGGCACTTGCAGTTCCCATTAAAGATGCGGTTATAGCAAGACAGTTGATAATAGTAGAACTAATATTATATGCATTAACATTACCGGCAACATCCAATGTATATTGGGGATTAATATTGTTAATACCTACTTTATTATTGGAACCAACCGTGTAAATAGCAGGAGACGATTGATTTCCGAAACTAAATACACCTTGACCTCTGAAATAATAACCGCCTAAATCAGTATTTTCACCATAATAATTATCGGCATTAGGACTATTTTTATCTTCTACTTTATTGGCACTTCCGGTTGAAGCTCCGGTTGGACCAGAATAGATTCTGGTAAATCCAGCGGCATCAGTTGCTACGGAATATACGGTTGCTCCCGTCGATGATTTTATACCCATATAAACAGGATATGAACTTCCAACTGTAGTTGCGGCATTGTTAATAAATAATGCCGATGCTGAAACATTTTTTAGATACCCATTACCCGATGCATCAATAACTTCCGAGTTATTGCTACCACTTCCACTAATAATGGTGTTTACGAAGTATCCCATACTATTGATACTTCCACTTACATCCAAGTTATATTGGGGATTAGGTTGATTGATTCCAACGTTAATTGGAAAGTTAATTGTACTCATTTTTATTCTTTCTATTTTTTGTTATATTTGTTAAGTATAACTCTTCAGAGTAATAAGTATAGAAGATTATCCAATATTGATGTAACAATTTAACGTGGCGTAACTATTTGTATATCAAGAACTTATGGTGGAGATGAAGGGAATTGAACCCTTGTGTTATGAACTAATCTTAAATAATACTATATGTTTAGTTTATTATGATTTTAACTGATATATCAACAAACAATTTACTTCAGTCGAGATGAATTAATTGATTCATCACCAAACAAATGATTGGAACCATTTGCAGTTTTTTTCTGCTATTAGATGTAAGAGTTTTAGCAGAAATCCAACTCTTACATACTGTTCAGGCTATTGCTAACTCTTCACAGTCAACGGACAAATCTACTTCATCCATTGCAGCCAATTGAGATAATCGATTAGCATTTAATTTTTGACTGATTTTTATCGTAGCCAACAATCATCTACGACATACATTATTTAGTCAGAGAACATAGTCGATACCTGTCATCCCCATAACAATTATAAATATAACAGATTTTTAGAAACTTGTCAATATCTTATAAAACTTCAATAGAATTGATTATTAGTTGTATTCCTGAGTAATTATCTTTCATATGTAATTTATATTTAATAAATTCATCGGAGATTAAACTATCAGACAAAAATTTATCTATACAATATTGTGTATCTTTGTCTGAAAAATTAAGAAATTCACATTGCGATTTAATTCTATCAACAAAACAATCAAATTCTTCATAAGTTCCTCCGTGCCACATTGCTCGTAATGGATAATACGGCAACCGATTTAATAATAACCTATCATATGGTGTCATATAAAATTAAATATTCTATAAATCAAAAATAAACATACATTGGTATGATAAACCATACATTCGTTCGCCATAACCATACATTTTATAATCATACTTTATACATATATTAAAAAAATATAACCGGTGATATTTTATGAATGTCATTCATTTTAATTTTTTTAATGTTTTTTTATTTTGAATGATATTTATACTTGATGATAACTTATAATACACAAATTATACCAGAATGTAAAGAAGATTTTGATAACTTGAAATCTATACTTGAAATGGAACAATTGGTATTTAATTTTGCATCTAAACAACAATTTACAGAAAATAAAAAATCATTAGTAGTATTACATTCCAAAGTATATAGAAATATAAGAAAGAAGTATGCGAATATCCCATCCCAAGTGATTATCAAAGCCGAACAGGACTGTTTATCTAAATATAGAAGTATAAAATCTAATCAACATAAAATAAAAAAACCAATAGAAAAAAGAAAATTATCACTTAGATTGGATAAACATTTATATTCTCATCCTTCAAAGGATGAAAAATATTCAATCAGAATAACAACTATTAGTGGCAGAAAAATATTTAAGTTTATCATTTATCACAAACTGAAAGAATTACTCGATAAGTATAAATATCGTGATCCATTAATTTATGAGAATAGCGGTAAATTATTCATATCATTCACATTTGAAAATAAACCGCAAGATAAATTAAAACAAAAATTAGCATTAGGAGTAGATTTAGGAATTAGACGTGCCGCTGGGACTTCGATTGGAAAACTTGTCATAGATAAAAAGTTTAATGGTGAAAAACGAAAACTTAGATTTAATAAACGAAAATTACAATCGAAAGGAACTAAATCAGCAAGAAAACATTTATTTAAATTAAAACATAAAGAACATAATAAAAATAAAAATCAAACTCATTTAATAGCGAATGAGATATTAAAAACAAATGCCGATACAATTGTATTGGAAAATCTAAAAGGAATAAAAAGAAAGAAAACAAAATATCAAAATAAGCGTTCAATCGGACAAGTTCCGATATATGAACTTCGTAGAATAATAACCTATAAGGCAGAGAACCAAGGTAAAACGGTTCTTTTAGTTTGCCCTTCTTATACTTCTCAACGAGACTCCGTAACGGGTAAAATTGAAGGTGAAAGAAGAGGTTGTAGATTTTATTCTAAGAATGGACTTATTTATGATGCAGATATAAATGCAGCAATAAACATTGCTAAATTATCTAAACTTCCCATATCACAGACTAATAATTTGACTTATGGGCAGGCATCCATCAATGTGCCATATATATATAAATCTTCTACTAATGTAGAAGTAGTATAAATATTTAAGATTAATTCTTAGGTATATTCGATAATTCAGTACTCCATTTTTTAATAGCGGCAGTTATTTTCTTCAATTCTCTAAGTTCTCTATTAAAAGATTGCGTTTCTTCTTCGGATACAGTATCATAATATTTATCAATGATATTTAATACCTTTTTCAATAGTTCCTTACGGTCTTTTTCAAATATTTTCATTCAGATAATAAATATCAGATAGAATTATGAAAAATGAATGAAGATAATAAATATCAGATAGAATTATGAAAAATGAATGAAGATAAAAATATCAGATAATCGGCACAAAACAATGTATAAATATTAAAGGTTGACAATAATCTATTTTCTGATATGCTATGTCAAATTATGAATATCAATATTGACCCAATTAGAGAATCCATTACTCCAAAAGAACCAATCAAATACATTAATGCGGCACAATGTAAAAAATTTGCCATAGAATATGCCAAACAAAATAAACCCAAGTTTACCAGAGTATCCAAGGAGTTCTTAAAATCATGTGAATATGTGGTAAGAAACCATATGGAATCAAGGATTAGAAACCACATTTCCAAAGGAAAGACTTTAATGTAATATGAAAAAATTAAAAATAATCAAAAAAGTTATAGGTTATATAGATACTAATGGATTTTATCTTGAATTAGAAGATAAATCTTTTATATCCTGTAATATGAAAATATATCATTCGGTAAATATAGGAGACGAAGTTGAAATAGAAGTAAACTTAGTTAGAACCATACGAGAAAGTATTATATGAATATTATTGATTATATCATGTTTTCATATTACATTAAAGTCACTATTTCTAATAATGTCATTGGTTTGTATTGCCTTGTTTAATATATGTGAAATAGTGTTATTTAATAAACTTAAAATTAAATGGCACCACCGACAAATAAAAAATCATTATAAAAAATCCAAATTATATCCTATTGAAAAAGATGCCGACGATAGATTTAATGGAAATATAAATAAAGATTTTAGAATATATCATTTAAATCAGGCACAGCATCATAAAGATGAAGTTAGAAAAATAATAAACAATTCATAATGACATGGGAATGGATAATATTAGGGATGATTTTTTTATTTTTATGTATAATTGAAAATAAAGAATAATATTTCTATATTTATAGAATATGATTATTATATCCATAATGTTGAATATTCTATTAGTTCTTACTATTCTGGGACTTATGAAATATTATAGAAATAAACCGCAATGTAATTTCAAAAACTCATGTACCAAGTTTAATTCACAAGATATTGTTTCTGCCGCCAAAAGAATAGTGGATTTAATTGTCGAAGAGCATCAGCATCAAAGCCTTATACGAAAAGAACTTATAAAATATATCAAATCTAAATAACAGAACCACTACAATAATTAAAGTTACAATCTTCCAACATATTATTTAAATCAGACCCAGTAGCAGGTGTATTGTAAATGCTTTGTGAAATAGAAGAAGAATATAACTCTAATTTAGCAGCCGCTTCTTTTTCCGCTTTCTTTTTATAATATCGAGCCAAATCTTTGGCATTCTTTTCTTCCTTGTTTCTCAAATAATAGCGATGGGAAGCTTCATTTAAAGCTCCTCTTTTTTCGTTATTGTTATAATATTTTTTTAGTCTTCCCATAATACTTTATAAATATAATCGACTTTGTTAATTATCTTATAAATTGTTAACCTGAATATTTTTCTAATTTATTTTTTGAATATGCCGCCAAAATTATTATAAAAATCAATTTTCCAATATTTTTTATTACCTTTTCTTTAAAATAATTACTTTTTGACTTCTTATATTAAAAATCATTACTTTTTTCTTTGTTTAAGCCATAAATTATCTTATAAATTGTTCTATTGAAAAAATTACCTCGTATCGTGAATGACTAGGAGCCAGCGGTGAAGTGTCTATTTTTTGGACAGTCAGAAGCATACCACCGGTGGGGTGGGTGCCATTTATACCACTATAAGTAGTATGGTTATACATAGCAACAAGTGTGCCAAGTGATTTATTAGTTCACTTGGCACGTTAATTGTTTCCTACTTATTTACAGACTTGGCATAAGAGTTGCGTAGTCCTCTTTAGGATTGTCCCGAATGAAGTCAAGTTTTCCATCGCTTGACAAAGCTTGCCTGACAGCATTAATTTTGCTGGCGATTTCGCCATGTACTTTCGTCATAAGGTTAAGCAAGGAAAAATCCATTGCCTTGCTTTCGTCCGGCAAGATTTCATCGGTTGCCGATACGATGGAAAAGGTTGCATCACATTCAACCAAAAAAGCATCCAACGTGTCATCTTGCTTGGCGAGCATGGCATTATATTCCGCATCAGCTTCAATATCATCGGCGGAAATTTCCGGTTGCGCCACGGTCAAGCTTGGCTCAATTGCGATTGTTTCCGCATGAATATCAGACAAGCCAAGACTGGCGAGTTTAGCAATGGTGGATTTATTTTTAGAACCTTTTGGGCGAGACATATATTTTTTATTGTTTGATTGTTTAGTTTATTGTGTTTTAACTTACGAAAATGATTTTATATTTTATTTGGCGAATTGCAAGAAAAAAGATGATTTATTTTTTGATTAGACTGGCTTTTTTGTTTTCCAGTCACTATTTATTTATATGAATACAAACACACGAGAAAAAGTTATTGACTTAAAATTAAAAGGATATAGCAATCCCAAAATATCAAAATTATTAAATATTGGAATTTCTACTGTAAGATGGCATTATGATGAAAATTTTAGAAATACTAATCGTCAATGGAAAACAAAAAAACGAAATGATATTTTGTATAAGTTAAAATCATTGAAAGGTAATAAATGTGAATTATGTGGTTATGATAAATGTCAATCTGCATTGCATTTTCATCATAAAAATCCAGCCGAAAAATTATTTGAAATATCAGATAAACCACTACATAAATCACATCAAATTTTATTAGATGAAATTGATAAATGTCAATTGCTATGTGCGAATTGTCACGCTGAAATAACATGGCCAGATTCGCACATAACATAAACTAATTTAGTTTTTGGCAACCAAGTAGAATTTGCGACGGGGACGTTCATTTTTGGCTTTGCGGTTTTTATCTTCAACGTTAGAAAGGATGATAGTGGCAACTTTCTTGCTACCCTTTTCACCCTGATTCATTTTGACCGATAGATATTGATAGATAGTCGCATCAGGATAACGGTCAAAGCCAAATTCTTTACGAATATCGGCAATAATATCCGACACAAAAACAGACTGGACTAATGCGATTGAACGCAATTTGCCTAATTCGGCACCAAGGGCATTAATTGCGCCACGTTTTTCCATAAGCTTTTCAATCAGTTGCGCCACGCCATTAACCCCGTTTTTAACGTAATGTGCTCGAAACGCCAACGGGGTTTTTACGCTGGCGAGAATTGCGTTAATTTCACGCAATTGATTTTTCAGGGAAACGGAGGCATTGTAACGGACGATATTGTTTTGGCTTTTCAAGGATTTTTTCAGGTTAATCATATGTTTTTTAGTTTTGCGGTTATACTGGTTTAGTTGCTTTCGATATTTAAAGATTATCAGTTTGCCGGTTAATTTCAATAAAAATCGTATTTTATTTTGAAGCACTTATACTGGTATAAGTGGTATGCGGTGAAAACTGTCTCGATTTGAGACAGTGTGGTATAATTGCTTAGGCTTGCGGTGAGTTCATTAGCATATTTAATATGCTATTAATCACAACTTTATCAGAGTTTGCCGCACGATAAGCCATTGGTGCAAATCCGTTAGGTGAATTGGAATGTGCCTTGCTCCACAATTCAATCCTATCATTGGTACTATGTTCCTTCATGATTTTTAATGCTTCATCAATATCTTTTATTCCATTGGTGCCACGCCAAAGAACCATATAAGAACGGTTTGATAAGGTTGCTTCAATGAATAGATTATTGTTGTTTTGCATATGTAAGAGAATATAGATTTAAATCTATTTGTCAACCGTAAATCACTTCTTTAAAGATTGCCAGTTGAATGAATGCGTCAAAATCCATTGCATCACAATTACAGAGCCAATTGTCCCAAGTATCAAAGTTGTTTAGATTGGTGCTAGGTGGCTGAGTACAGCCTTTAGGCCACTTATCCGTAAAAATCAAAGGGAACGTTGCAATAAGCATATCCTTGCCAACGGCATGTTTTATTCCAGTGTCTTGGTTGATAAATCCAAATAACCAGTTTTTATAATTCCAGTCAATACATTCCAACGATGAACCTTGGCTGGCTTCTGGAAAGTTTGCCATTATGCCTTTGACTACGGATTCAACTGTTTTGTCGTTAATTTCAATGGTAATTTTCATATGTTATAGAAATTGGTTTTTATTGTGCGGTAAACTCCATCATTGTGCCATTGCGGATTTGACGGGCATTGCGGGCCTTGTTAAAGGTCTGACACCGTTCCCGGGCTTGTTCATAAGTCAAGCCGGTATCCACCGTGGTTTTCCGGCCATTGACAAAGGTTGTCCAATTGGTGCAACTACGTTTGAATGTCTTGTAAAATGTCATAGTCGTAATATATAGATTTAAATCTATTTGTCAAATGTTAAGAGTGCGCCACGCATCAAAAACCGCCCAACTATGAAATTGCTTCTTACGTTCCTCAATTGAGGTTCCGGCACACTCCCACAAATCCAATCCACCGCATTCGGCAACTGTTTCGTCATAGAATGCTTCGATTAAATCTTTATGGATAGGGTCATTTTCAAAATCAATGTCTGGCTTATCGCCACCTGTCCAAGCTCTACGTTGATAGGTATGTCCTAATTTGGTTGTTATGGTGTATGGAGATGTCATATGTAAGTAAAAGAATATAGATTTAAATCTATTTGTCAATGGATTTTTGATAGTTATGCATTTATACTGGTATAAATGGATATAGCATAATTGCCGCAGTCCAGTTACGAACCACGGCAACTAACACATATGAACCGCACCAAAATTAAGATACCAATTTGTCTTGAATGTTAAACAAATCCAGTGCCAATCGAGTACATTCGTCCATTGATACTTTTATTGGAAGATAAACAGGTGATTGAATAAATCTTAGCATATTCGTTCCTGATGTTACTCCAGCCCAACGAGAAAGCATTCGAGCTTCTTTTACAGTCAATTCCAAAATAACTTTTTCAATTTGAGGTGGTGGAGGCGGCTGCGGCACAGATTTAATAGTTGTTACTTTCATATTCAGTATATTATAGATTGTTTATTGTTTGTCAATTCAATTCCAGCAAGGTTTAAACTTTTCTTTGCGGCTGTAATTCTTTTTGCTTTCGACCCGCTTGGTTACGGGGTTTAATACTCCCCAAGTTTTACGGATGCGAATGTCGGCTTGTTTGATTGTTGTTTTCATATGTTGATAACAATATATAGATTTAAATCTATTTGTCAACCTTCAATGTTCTGACATTCCGTTATATCAAAGGTTTTGGTAAAATCCTTGCCATTGGTCAAAATCAAATCCAATTGGCTTGAATAGTATCCATTGTTATATCCATGTCCAGCAACCCGCACAGGATGCCCATGAATAGGTAGCAATTCAATTCCATAACCATCGACCCGCTTGAAAAAAGCATCAGTTGACAAATCAAACTCCAATCCGTCAAAATCTGCCAGACTCAAATCATGAAAATACAATCTCAAATCATGAAAATACAATTCATGAAACTCACAACAATCTTGACTGTGATAGGATAATAATTCAAGTCCATTGTCAAAGATAATTCCATAGTTATTCACCACGACAACCTTGGATTTATTTAAATTAGATATTTGTTCCATATGTGAATACAGTATATAGATTACTGAGTAAAAGTCAATAGAAAATAAAACTATTTTTGCCGCAAGTAATTATACTGGTATAATTGCTATTTTAAGCGAAGTCCATTCCTCATCTATAATATAGATTTCAATTTAAAAGTCAATCACAATTGATATTCTTTTTTCAAATATTTAGCAAGGTGTTTTACCGTTTTCAAAAAGCAACGTGCCTCATATTTAGTCAGTGTATGAGTTTTCTTTCGCTTGCGATTGCGGAAACATCGGACAGAAAATGTATCATTCATAAGTAAAATTATACAGAATTAAATCTATTAGTCAAATAAAAAAGTTGCCTAGTTTTTAGGCTAGGCAACTCGTAACACATACACTATTATACAACCACCAAAGTTTGCTTCATTGCGTTCATTTCAATCACATTGTTAAGCGTGAGACAATTCACGATAGGCTTAAATTCGCTTTCCTTTTTTGCATATAGCCAAGGTTTGAGGTCATCGTAAGCAATCGGCTTGCCAGTTTTGTCAAAATACTCCGAAAATAGAGTTTTATTGTGCCGATAGAAAAGATAAAACTTTTCATTTGGATTTTTATTGATATGGACACAAGTAGGCTTGCCATCCTCATTCATCATAGGAACGTGCCACGATGTTCCTAGAGTGTATTCTACTTCGCTGGCGTCAATACCAAGTTTCTTCGCCACGTTTTTCTCTACTGCCTTTTTGAATGAGAAATTGACCCAGCCATTGACAATCGCCCGCTTAAACACTTCGCCAAACGGATTTTTCTTCTTAATATCCGTAACCGGAGTTACGGCTGTAACCGTAATAAATCGGGATTGAGTTCCGGCATCCACCGTAAGAAACTTAACCAACCCAGCAACCGTAAGTTTTTGTATAGCTCGTTTCATATTTTTTATTTTTTGGTGTTATGTGTTACTGACAAAAGAGATAATATAGATTTTTAGATTAAAGTCAAATGTTTTCAATCAAAATTAACAGAATCTTCAAAAATATTATTCAACCGGATGCGAATAGTATCTAACTTTGCCGCAATATTAGGATACTCAATAACATCTTCAGCCGTTAATTCGCCAGTGATAATCAGAACATTTTCAATGGCTTCTTTGATAGATTGCTCGTTAAAGTTCATAGTTGTAGAATATAGATTTTTAGATTAAAATCAAATTAAATCCAGCCATTTTCTGATAGTTGCATAGTAATCATATTCCAAACCACGAGCCAAACAGACACCCTGAAAAAATCCAACAGTGGAGGAAATCACATGTATTTTACTGGTGGGCGAGTCTGCCAATGATATACATGCGGTCTTAACATTACTATCAATATGTTTAACCAATTCTTCTAAAGTGCAAGTTTTATAATTCATATGTTCCTAAAAGAATATAGATTTAAATCTATTTGTCAACCGGAATCGTAAAAATCATTAACACCACTTAGACCAATATAAATGGAGTTTTATGCGGTGAAAATAGGTTGCATTTATACTGGTATAATAAGGTGTTTAAAAGGTTGGCATATGAGAATAGACAAAGACTCATATGCCAATTTGAAATGCAATTTATGAAAACAATAACTAAACAGACGATAGCACCAAAATTAGACGGTGACAACTTCAGCCAGCAATTCAACATCGGGTTTATTATTCTTGCTGGCATTCTTAACACGGCGAATATAACCATTCATCTTCAAATCATGCCGCTTGTTAATCTCATTCAATGTCTCAATATGGTTAATGATGAAATTGGCAGCTTGAAGCGGAGAAACAGAAGTTGCCATATTAACATTCAGCTTGGAGGTTACGAAATTGCGAACTTCAATCAGACGTTCGTGAGAAAGTGCGTCCAATTCATTCGTAAAGGTTTTTCCATCGGTGGTTTCGTATGCGATAACTTTTTTCATTTTATTTTTTGGTTTATTGTTGTTATGTGTTACTGACAAGAAAGAGAATATAGATTTTTATTTAAATGTCAATCAGATTTCAGTGTAGGCCACAGAAATATCAATTGGTGGTTTGGAAAAAATCCAACCATCGGAATTAGTAGTATTGTGAGTAGAACTATATTTCTTCTTGGCTTTCTTCTCAGCCGCATTGTGACTGCCAGCTTTGATATAACCGGTTTCAACTCCATTAACATAGACGATGTAAGTTTTCATATGGTTAAGAATATAGATTTTTATTTAAATGTCAATCTTTTCCTTCAATTCTATCTTCACTCCAATCATCATAATCAGGTTCATCCATTTTAACCGTATCGGCCCATTTATCAACATTGGCTTCAATGGCAGCTTCAACCGATTTAATTTCATCCGGTGAAAATCCAGTTTTATTCCAATCCCATTCTTCAATGTAAAAATAAGTAGTGCCACGGTCAACGCCCTTGCATCCCCAGTACTCATATGCTCCGATTCCATCGTTTTCCCAGTCCCCTTTGGTGGTGACTTCAATTTCAACTTCATCTTCGCCACGAGTTGGAAGTTCAACGGATAGTGTAAATGTGTTAATCATAGGATTAGAATATAGATTTAAATCTATTTGTCAAATGAAATCAGCAATTTCAATTGCCTTTTCAATATATTCTCCCTTAAGTTCTGCCAATTTACAATCATAATCAAATCTTAGTTGAATCAATGAGTTTCGGATTTTAACTCCAGTATCATATGGCAAAATTGCCTTTGGCTTGAACCAGCCCATATAAGATGGAGAATAAACCAATCCTTCATCATTTAGTTTAGTTATTTCAGCACCCAAGATATAGGGGAACTGGTCATATTTCCAAAAAGCCATTAGTCGTGTATTCATAAATGTAAGAATATAGATTTATATCTATTTGTCAACAGGTTTTTGATAATTATGCATTTATACTGGTATAAGTGGTTGATTACCAATTATATAGGTAGAATTAGAATGCGGTGAAACTACTCAGTGAATACTTGAACTAAATTACGCCACGTCGAAATTGTCTGTTTAAGAAGAAAATCCTTAATTGCTTTCTTTTGCTTACGAGAACATTTAGCATTCATAAGTTTTTTATTATTCTTCACATAGTATAAATATAATCTATAAAATGTCAAGTTAAAAATGGTGGGCCTTGACAGGAATTGAACCTGCATCGTCTGTATGTGTTCCAATAGTTATCGTTACGCTTCTATTGTACTATACTCCCATTTCCGTTTGGGTACAACGCCCATTAAAATTGGTATTTAGAGGATTTCACGTAAGTAATTCATTCTAATAAAGAGGAATTGAACCTCAATCAACCCTTGCGGGTAATGCACCTTACATCATATTATCTATCTCTTCAGGAACCATCTAAAAGGAGCTACCTTTTAGAAACCTGTTTCTTTGCGCTTAGAAATTGTATGCGTCATTTCGAGGGTTCATGACGCTAACCCATGTTTATCTTAACTGTTATTTACATTTTTAATAGGAATGTAATAAACCGAATACCTATATACTACCGATTCTAATCTATTTGTCAACTGTTTTTACGAAACATCCACTTAACCCGAACCATGTTTGTTTGCTGGCAGAAATAAGTTTTAATCTTCATTTTGTTTATTGGTTGTTTGTTGTTACTGACATAAACAAGCATACAGATTAAAATCTATTCGTCAATCATTATATTCCAACAGGAATTGAATGAGAGAAGTCCAATCAGGCAAGGGACCATCACCAAAGGAGTTATTAAACTCAGGCGTGTCTGATACAGTAACCCATTGATTCTTATCAGAGTTCCACTGCAATTTCAACTGATGTTTAACCCAAGAGTCTGGATTTCCAACCTCAATGGCAAATGTATTGTCTTCAAAACGTTCAATGTTAATATTATTCATAGGCGATAAGTATATCAGGAATAGATTAAATGTCAAGGGAATTTTAAAGATATAATTTACTCTAATAGTTGTAGTAGAAGCACTTATACTGGTATAGATAGTATAACAAAAGAATGCCGCACTTTTAATGCGGCAATCTATTCGTAGCTCTTAATTCCCCACCTTGCCAAGATTATCTAAACCGCCAACCAAATCCAAAATGAAACAGTTAAAACATCTAAAGCAATGGACCAACCGTAAATGTTACTTACTAACTTTTGTTTTTCTGCTTGACTTTTGGACTTCATCATATTAAATAGACAAATCCAACCAAAACTTGATAGAATCGTCCAAATTACGGCTAAAATTATTAGAAATTTAATCATATGAGTATATTATAGATTTTTATTTATTTATTTATCAATTACTTTGTTTCGTAAATATTGTATGTTCCTTGAAATACTCCCCACGATGATTGTTCTTTCATAGTATAAGACTCAGGAACTTCATTGGTTCGCATTTGACGGGTCAAATACCACAAATGGCTTTCCTCCCATGTGACACATATCAACTTTTGATTGGGTGGCAGTTTCAATTCAGCATTTCCGCCAAATTGTTTGGCTCTTTGATTTTGAGTGCAACCAGTTAAAGCCAAGGTTGGAATTAGTAACAGGATTGGTAGTATTCGTTTCATAGTGTTAAAAGTATATAGATTGTTATTTATTTGTCAAGATCCAAACGGTTCTACATTCCAATCATCATCTGCTACTTTGATTATAGTAGTTTTACTAATTGTTGAATCAGGAATACAAATCGCAACTTTGCGAGACCAATTACGAAATATACGAAAATAATATTTTACACCATCAATGGTTACTGGATCTATTCTGCAAACTACGGAATAAGATACAGAAAAAGGTCTTTTATCATATTTAAGATGCGCTTGAATATAATCTGTTACTGCCCCACCGCACGAACCAATTGAACAATATGTATATGGAATTTTCATATTTGTATTTTATAGATTTTAGAATAAATGTCAACAAAAAATAATTTATGTTTTTTGGTAGAGCACTTATATGTATATAAGAACACTCTACCAGAAAGGTAAAATATGGCAAGCAAAATAATGACAATAGATAAAAATGAATTACAACTAATAATAGACAACAGTAAAACTTACGGTGACGTATTACGTCATTTTGGGTTGGAAAATAAAGGAGGAAATCACAATACTCTAAAACGAAGGATAAAAAATGATAATTTATCAACTGATAATATTATTAAATTTAAATCAGGAGGAGGATGGAATAAAGGATTACATGGATTTGATATTAAAGCATTATCTAAAGAAGAAGTATTAAATATAGTGTTTATTAAAAATTATACTGGTGGAATACGACCAAGAACATATATTAGGAGATATAATCTAATAGAAGAAAAATGTAATGAATGTGGATTAACTAATATCTGGAATAATAAACTAATTACATTAGAATTAGATCATATAGATGGCGACTCACATAATAATTTATTAACTAATTTACGATGGGTATGTCCTAACTGCCATAGTCAAACTGATACATTCAGAGGTCGAAATAGAAAAATAGAACATTTTTGTGAATGTGGAAAATTAAGATGTAAATCATCCAATAAATGTGTAGATTGTAATCATAAAGAACAATTAAATAAAAATCATAAAATTATTTGGCCAAGTGATACTGAACTTATGGAAATGATGAAGACTACTTCATTATATAAATTAAGTAAAACTCTTGGTGTTACTTCCAATTCTATTAGAAAACATTGTTATAAACGTAATATAAATTGGAGGAAAGATGGTGCAATGGGAGGGATTTGAACCCGTCTATCGTCCGATTAAAAGTCGGATGCTTATTCCAGATTTAAGCTTCCATTGCATTAAAAAGAAATCAAAGTTTTTACCACCAATCAACTTAATTACTGTCGATTGATGGCTAGGGTTATCCACCTGTTTGCTGCAACCAACATCTATATAATACCGATTAAATCTATTTTGTCAACTGTTTTCAGCTAACCGCCCAATTAAGTTTCTCCGCATAATTCCACACTTCATTAGTGGAAAACGTGCCATCCTCATTTTCAACTTGAACGTCAACATTGGTATGATTTTTGAATGCGGCTGTAATGGCAAATTCCAGTCCGGTATGGTCCACTGGGAAGGTTAGGGTTTCAGTTTCAGTTTCAACGATGTAGTTTGTTTGTTTCATAGGTTATATATTATAGATTTTTAGTTAAAAGTCAATCAACAATTGGATTATTTTCCCAAGCTGGTGAAGTGCCATCAGGATTATTATATTCATACTGAAAAAATCCTCCAATGTCACCACCCAAAGGGTTATTCTCAATAATCTTATCAATACAGGAATAACAGTAAGGATTGTTTTTAAGGACAATATCATCTACCCAGTTAAGTGTTGTCATATTTAAGATTATAGAGATTATTGTTTATTTGTCAATTTATTTGCGGTTAATTCTTTCGTAGGTTCTGGCAATGGCTTCCAGTATGCAGATGAATAATAGTAATGAACCAACCAATTTCATTGTCAATGTTTCTTTTGATTTCTTTTACAGGTTTGAAAAGAATGCTTGGAAGTTTTCTTTTGCCGGAATCCATTACGATGAGCCACTGGATTTTGCCAGCAAGGACCATCATTATAGATGCTGCGGTTGATGTAAGTGTCACCGTATATAGTTTCTTTTTGCATATGAGTAGAATATAGATTTAAATAGATTTGTCAATCTATTCTGGTATATATTTTATATTTCATCGTAGGATAATATTTCCTCAAATCTATTACATAAGAATTTATTTCTTCTAATGTATGAAACTCCTGATAATTTGTAATTCCATTATAATAACAGTCAATTCGTACAATATATTTCATAGTGTTAAAAGTATATAGATTAGAATTAAAAAGTAAAGAAAAATACCGGAATATTTATTAGACATTCCGGCATTTTTTACTTGATTTTTACACCGTAGCCAGCAATTTCTCTCCCCGCACTTTCCATGCCACTTCGATTTCAGGGTCACGAACCCCAGTCCAAAAATCCCGCTTGGCAACCAATCCGGCACCAAACTCCGAGGATTCAACTTGCTTCATCGCATTATCCTTAGAGCGGCTGCTGGTATGCGTATAGTAATCCGTAACCGCTGACATTGCATCGCTCAAATCGTTACCATCATTGCCCTTGCCAGTGCGAAATAAAGTTTCCAACGTTTCAACCGTGTTAAACGTGCGAGTGGAAAGCTTTTCCGGCTTTGTAACCCGAGTGAGAAAACCGGCAAACAAACAACGTGCTTCGGTAACACCAATCTTGACTTCGGACATTTTTTCAAACTCAATTTGAAACTCAGCTTGCACCCCAATAGCCTTATCAATCAACTTGGCAAACTCAGGCAATCGCAACGTAGCATTTTTCGTATGCCGCTGGTTAATTGCAATATCATCACTTTCATCGGCACCACCATTAGCAATCTTATTTTCAACCGAAAACAGATTAGCCGAAAAAGTATTATCACATACAGTACAAACATTAGAAGTATTAACCCACAATACACTTGACTTATCGTGACCATTACCAAAGTTAAGATAAGCCGAAAACTCCCTGCCTGCCGCTTTGAACTTTTCCATACCATTAAGTTCAACTGATAGGAAAACCCTACCACGGTTACGGGTGGAACCATTAGACACAATCTTGTGAGACGTGCCACCAATCGAGCCACGAACCAAATCCAAGAATGCCTTATTCGTAAGGGGTGTAAAAGTTGCCGGATTGTAAGGTTTTCCAATTTCCAATCCTTCAACATCGGAGCATTCCAAAATGGAATATTTGCTAGGTTGTCCCCTTTTTTCCAGTTGCACCGCAACCAAATCCCATTTGTTAAGATAAACCGTATCAAGTGTAAGTTCCGGCACCACGTTCGTTTTACCATGCCAGCCCATTTCAGTTGCTTCGTGCATGTCGTATGTAAAGATTCTATCAGCCATATGTTTTATTTTTGTTTAATTGTTTCGTTTACTGCTACCAACATTTAAGATATTACAGATTTATTTTTAAAAGTCAAACTAAAACAGATTTATTTTTAATGTTCCGGTTTGGTTTGTAATACCGTTTACTTCCAAAAGAATATAGATTTATTCTAAAGAGTAAAGATAAATCTATTCTATTTTTTGCCAGCAGTTCCCATGCCAACCGGCACAGCAGTACGCACTTATATTGGTATAAGTGGTTGATTACCAATTATATAGGTAGAATTAGGATGCGGTGAAAACAATAAAAAACGCCTTGCATTCGGTGAAGAACACAAGGCATTAACACATGAACCCAACACCAAAATTAAGATTTAATTTTTCTTGTTGAACCCTTCTTTGGTTTCTCGGTGACTTGCACCTTTGTCACAGGAACCGGCACACTTGGCTTAAGTTTCAACAACTTAGCAAGTTGCCGCTTGGAGCCGCCGGGAATGCAACTCTTAATCTTCTCATCCAAAGATAGAGCATCATACTTGGCTTGCCTATCATCCGCTTCATATTGAAGCTTTCGCCGCTTGGCTTGCAAATGAGCCGATGAATATCCATTAGTTTTACCCCGCTTGGACTCCGTAGAAGTCGAGGTTGAGGTTGATTTGGTATTTACGTATTTTTGTGCCATAATTTTTTATTTTCTATTCGTTACGTTTAAGAGTATATCAGATTAAATCTATTTGTCAATCACTTCCGTTACAATTGGAAACTTCATATCAATAATATCAAACCCCATTTGTTTAAAATAATCCATAACACCGTTAGGGTCGGTTTGCCAATCACGTTTAAGTTTTTCAATGCTTTTCTTTGGCATTTGGAGAATAATCGAAGTTTTTGGTGTTTTCATATTTAAAATTATATAGATTTTAGGTTAAATGTCAAATTTAAATTGAAGTCCTCTTTCCTGCTGGATTTGTTTAGCCGAATTAAAATCATCACTACCATAGGTAAATGAACTTAATGGATGTTCGTAATATTTACAGCCACAATAAGCACATTGTCCTTTTGGTTCTCCCATATCATCACAGATAGCAGGGTCTTCAAGGTATTTTCCACAAGTGGTTAAAATGATTGGTTCACGCATATAGGTATAGAATATAGATTGTTATTTAAATGTCAATAGAATTTTTGGGAGTTGACAAATAGATTTATATCTATATACTGCTTTAACTATGAACGACAAAATACCACATATTCCTAAACTTGCAAGTATTATCTACTGGAAGGATACCGCCGAAAAGGAGCGAGTCGAGCGGTGGATTAAGAAGTTAATGGAACAGGGACATATCGAAGCCCATACTACAAGGGAATACAATTCTTATTGCGGTGAACCAGTATGGTTTATACCGTGATTATTCCATTGACATTTATATTTTAATCTATATACTTTATCAACTATGAAAATTTACATTTATCATCGTTTCAAAAATTGGTGTCCTCCCCGAACATTTGGAGTGGAATGTTATGGTCCATTTAATTCGGTGAAAGGTGCTACTTTGGCACTGGAATATCAAAAACGTGTAAATGCCAATACGGGAGAATATCTTAGTTCGGTGAAAATCATTCGTAGAAAAAATGAACCAGAGTTTAGAACTTTGGAATGGCCGGATGTCTGTAAGTCAGACCGACGGTTTATGGAAGATAAAAAAGATTGGCATTTGATTTGACATTTAAATAATAATCTATATTCTATAAACATATGAATGATTTAACTGCTAGAGAACATGCCTATGCCATCACAATGGCTGTTAATACACTGGTTTCCGCCATGGGAATGGTAGCCGAAAACAAACAACGAGAAATTGAAGGTAAATCTATGGCATATACCGAACAACAATTTAATGACTTAATTCTTAAGAATGGATGTCACCATAATGGTGTTTTAGGATTAAATTGGAATAATTATTGACTTATAAAAAATAATCTGTATGCTTTAAATATTATGAATCTCAAACAATATACTGTCGGTGAAGTTACATATGGTTATTCTCTTAAATCCAAGAAATGGGAGTTTAAGATTAAGGATTTTACTTTTCTTTCTCCTTGTCCCGGTGGAAATGAAATGGGTGAAAAGTTTGCCAAAATTGTTGCGGCAGGTTACGTTCGCACTAAAGGAAATGGAATTGGTGGTCTGGCACGGTCAAACATTGACAGACTGCTTGCGGTGAAATAATACTATGAATAAAAAAATTGTTGAAAAAGCACTTGAAGCATGGGATGAATATAATTCATTTGTTAATTTTAAACCTACCAATGAAAACTTTGATATAATTAAAGCGGCATTTATCAAAGGTTATATTTGGAAATGTGCCCAACTTGAAATCGAAAAATTTCCAATGTGAAATAATTATAGATTGACACTTTCTCGTAAACCTGTTATTATGTTGCCATTATGAATAATCAATGGCAATTTAAGAATGGGCTGAATACAACGGAGTTTCAAACTTTTCCGTTGGCTTTCAGGGCAATGTTTAATTTAGTCCGCAAAGGCGTCGAAGATAAGAAGCCGGTGGATACGTCAAAGTTTTCAATTGTTGGACCTAAAAATCCAAGAGGTGAAAACGTGCGTTATAACTATAATCAGGCAATGGAGTTTGCCGGTTCATTTGGTTTGGTAAACCAAGATGGATATTTGAATGGTAAAGAGTTTAAACGTAAAAACAGTTGACAAATAAAATATAATCGGTATAGTTATTTGTGTTGGGAGAGTACCTCAGTGGTGATTTGTGAAAATGTTAATCTTAATACCTTGACTTTTGGCGAAGACTATACTATAATTCAATATCCTTAATAACATATGCATATTCACAAACAAAATATTTTAAATCTAAAAGATGGAGAAGTTTATTTTTTAGATTTAGGCGAAGAGTCAGGTGCTGAGGTTTGGAAGAAAAATGACCTTTACTTTTTATTTGACATTCCTCAATATGGAGGCACTCCAACGTATTGTGGACATTTCAATGTATTAAATATTGACGACGCAATTAAAAATGTGTTATCTTGGACTTAATTATTATGAATAAACAAGAACGACTATTGCGAATTAAAGCATTTGCTGAAAAGCAAGAAATAGAAACTACCATTCTATTTTCTGAACTTCCATTCTCCAAGCAGGAAATTGAAGAAACGGTTAATGATATGGAGGCATATACCGAACATAAAAGAAATGAAAAAGAAGCATTGACTTCGGATGAATAATCCGTATAATTAAAATATGAATACTACACGAGCAATCTATATTGGAAACCGATTTAGCCGAAATAATTTTACGGGTGATTATAACAAAGATACTTGGCAATTCTTTCCCGATGGAATGCCAAACTTTGATTTTTTCACTGGGCCTAATTTTGTTTATCTTCCTCATGATTGTAATGAGTGGGATGATTCTGATGAAGCCGATAAATCAATTGCAGGTTATATTACTTTACCGATATGATGTTTCTATTCCCGTTCGGGAATACTTTATACAATTATACTAATATAATTAGTAATGTTACCGCTCGGGTATTTATACTAGTATAAATGGTATATCAGGCCAACTTTTATTTTTAATTTATAGTTAGCTACAATGGTAATCCTACCATCATCCATCTGATTAAATTGTTGCTTTTGCTTTGGCTATGATTTCACCAGCTCGCTTCATTGCGGCAATAACGGATTCATCGCCTTCAACATCACAATTTGACCCTAATCCTATTAAATATAGGGATTCAAGTGCTTCAAGCACTTCATTATATTCAATATGATTTTTCATAGTTTTAACAGTATATAGATGTTTGTTTATTTGTCAATATCAGATTTCCGATACAGTTAAATACAAATCGATTTTAGGAGAATCAAAATAACCTGTTTTAATAATTGCTTCAATATCCTCATCATCTAAGACATAACCAGTATCTTTCAATTTTTCACTAAAACAAGCCTTGGCTTCTTTAATACCGGCTTCATCATTTACAAATGAAATAATACCGTCGAGGACTCCGTTATAGATTGTGATTACGTTAATGGTTTGAATTCTCATAGTGTTAAAAGTATATAGATTTATTCTTAGTTGTCAACTTGGTTTTTTATTATCACCTGCAATTTCAATCCATCGAAGAGGATGATTAGTTTTACGAAATGGGGTTACATTAACTGGATGGCATAGATGACTCATAGGTGCATTTTCCCAATGAATATCAGGCCAGCATACTATGCCACTTAGAGAATCATTAAAAAAACTTTTACCTACTAAAATACCAATTTTATTGACATCTGGTTTATATCCAGATTCTTTCATCCAGTGTTTACTATGTTTAACTAAAGTTCCAATCGGATAATCGGTAAAGTTTACGATTTTCATATTTAAAAGTATATAGATAAAAATCTATTTGTCAATAGGAAAATGCCGCTTGACTTTTAGATGATAATCTATATACTTTTGACTATGAATATTATACGCACAATTTTTACAGACCATAAAAGCGGTGACATTTCATATGGATTTCGAGCCTATGATGATACGGGCTGCACATATTGCACCGGAATGCTTCAAGATGAACTCTTATATAAGGATGAAAACTTTCTAATTCTTATCATTGAACAATATGCCGATGAAGTATTTGATGATATGTTTAGAGTTTCCGATGAAATTATCATTGATGATACAAACTATAATATTGATAGGAATATTGAACCTTGGAAATTGGTTGCTATTTAGATTATCATCTGTATAATACTCATATGATTAAATTACAGGAACAATTCAAATCGGGTGCCGGTGGATTTTCGGGACCAGAAATCCTAACGTATAATCAGGTTATTCGTTCGGATACGGCTGCGGTGTATGAACGGTCTAGAGATGGTAAAGTAAAGGATTTTGAAGTATTTAAGATTAAGTTTTATCCAAAGGGAATGATACAAAAGTTTCCTAATGGTACTACAACCACAATCGAGGATGATACCGAACGCTATCCATCCAATGGTGACTTTGGAAAAATTGCTTGGTGTTGTGGAAAAACGGAGGCAATGCGTCGTTTCAATGAAATTAGTAATTCAGCGGTGAAATTGGATGATGAAGATGATGAAATTAAAATCATTGAAATTGATGAAACTGTGCCAGTCGTATCAACTGGACGCAGGGGACGTGCTCCTAAACAACGTCACGATTTAGTTATTCCCGATGGAGAGTTTACCACTAATGATTTAACTGAATTGAATCAGGTTGACCGTAATGATGCTGTATTCTATATTAACCAAGAATTAGGCAAGAAAATCCAATTCATTGGAGAAAAACGTATCGGTGAAAATAAACGACCCAGTAAGATTTATAAGAAGATTTAATTTTAATGGCTCGATGGTGAAAATGGATTATCATAAGGCACTTCTAATGCTAAGTTCTGGGTTCAACTCCCAGTCGAGCCACCATTTCTATTGACAAACATCTAAAAATCTATATTCTATAAACATATGGGATTACGAATAAATCTATTTAAAATGTTAGGACTTCCGCCAACTGTTGGAGAATATTTAGATGGTTCATTTGCAGTTATGGTTGATGAACTTGATATTTGGAATTAGAAATAAATTGACATTTCCCTTTAAGTAGTTTATATTTATTGTTATATGGCAAAAAAACCCGACGACAAGAATAACGAAAACTTGGATATGTTCAAGGATTTTCTAAAAAAGAAACAGGGTAATACTGATAAACCCAAAATTGTTCCAACACATCCTATGGATGAATTAGCCAAAGAAGGAGAGAAGCTATTGGCGGATGAAAATGCTGTAATTGAGCCGCCAGGAATTCAAGAAGCTACCAAGCCAGCACCCAAGATTGATAAGAATCCTTATTCACGAGCCAAATCATATGTTCTATCCAAAATGGATGAATGGAATAGAAATAAGTTTCTTAAAATCTGTCGTGATATGGAAAAGGGATTGACGGTTGATAATTTTGCCGACCAACGGCTTCATGATGATACATCTTGGAAAATTACTATTCTTGGTAATGATTTAGCCGATGGAATTCCATTGCCTAAAAAGTAAAATAGATTAGAATTAAACTTTACACAACACCGAACTGATTTAGTTCGGTTTTTTGTTTTATAGCATTTATACTGGTATAATAAAACATCCATTTATACCAGTATAGTTAGTTTAATTAAGTAAAAAATACATTTGACATATAGATTTAAATCGGTATTCTATTGGCATATGAAAAAACACATTAAATGTATAGTATCAGTTACAAACTCAAACGGTGAACCTGATTTGTTTTTTATTATTGTCAATGCAACAGAGGAACAAATTGAAAATGGGGAACATTACGATACTGCAAAAGATGAAGCTTGTGATTATGGATACGAGCCTTATTTGGTGTATGATGAAAATGATTCGGCTGGCAAATCTATGCTTTCATTATTTCAATGGGAAACTGCCTCGGTGATTGAATGTAATTGACAAATAAAATACAATCTATATACTCTTAAATATGAAAAACAAAATACCATGTTGTAAAATTACCAATCCAGTTTTGAAAAAAACATTGGCAACTCTAACTAAAGAAAATGGCTATCCCATTGATGAACGATATTGGGATTATGACAGTAACAGTGCTATTTTTTTCGTGCCAAACGATGAAGTAAATCGGGGTGCTGGATTTGCTTTTACTAACTTGACAAGCTATAATAATTCAAGCGGTGATACTGCCTTTAAAACGGTTTCTATTGAAGAAATGTTTGATATTATGTCTAAACCTTATGAGGCTCCATTTCAGCCTATTGAGGTGAAATTGAATGATGAATATACCGCTAAAGTTCAACGGGATGGTTCGGTGAAAGTTGGATGCCAAACTTTTCCTATGCAATCGATTGTTAGTCTTTATACCGCAGTCCAATTGGTAGTATCTAAAAATAATATTTGACAAATAGATTTTAATCTGTAAACTTTACATATCGTTAAAAACAAAACAACAAAAAACAAAAAATTAAATTATGAAAAATAAAAACAACAAAAATAAAAAATCAACCGCAACTGTTAAACCCGCTGGTCCTGGTCGTCCTGCCAAGGCCATTAAATGGCCCGCTACCAAGCAATTCACTATGGATGACATGGTGAAGGTCAATGAAGGTATTTGTTCCAAGCTGTGTATTATTCAGCATTTGCAACGGGATGCCAAGCTTGGCAAGAAGTCCATGATTGTCAAGACGGATGAGAAGCGGGATAATTCTAGTGGGCGGGGACGCAAGCTCGAAGTGTATATGAAGCGGGCAAAGGTTGATGGGGATGTCAGCATTACCAAAGTTAGCCGAACGGTGAAAGTGGTTGATATTGCTCCGGTTACGACTACGGAACAATACGAGGCAATGAAGGCAGAATTGGCTGCTCCGTCTGCTCCGGTTGCGGTTGCCGATATTCCGGCTGTTGAAACGGTTGCGACTCCTGAAGTTGTGGCTGAAGTGACTCCTGAACCGGCTCCGGTGGCTGAAGTTGTGGAAACTCCGGTTGTGGCTGAAACTGTTACGGTCACGGCATAATAAAACAAATTAAAACAATAACCCTATTCTTAACGGAATAGGGTTTTTTATTTGACATATAGATTTTAATCAATATACTCTTGGCAATGAAATTACTATCATTCGATGACAATTCTAAAACAATTAAAAGCAATGTGTACGGTTATGCAACTGGTATTTTATACCTTGCTCCAGCCGATGAAAGCGGGGTAATGAATGTTTGCCCTAACGCATCCAATGGTTGCAAATCCGCTTGTTTGTTTACGGCTGGCATGGCTCAAGCATTCCCTGAAATCAATGAATCCCGGAAAAACAAAACTATTCTATTTAAACATAATCGGGAATGGTTCATGAAAAATCTAATCGGTGATATTAATGATTTTATTATTCAAGCCAATAAATTTAAATTAACTCCTGTTTTAAGATTAAACGGAACATCAGACCTTGCTTGGGAAAGTATTAAGCACGATGGAAAGTCTCCAATGGAACATTTCCCTGATATTCAATTCTATGATTATACGAAATCTCCATCTCGAATGATGCGATTTTTGAGCGGTGATTTTAATAAAAATTATTACTTGACATTCAGCAAAAGCGAACATAATTATGAAGATTGCCGCAAAGTTTTACGCAATGGTGGAAATATTGCGGTGGTGTTTAAAGGTCAATTGCCGAAATATTACATGGGCAAATCAGTCATTAGTGGTGATGCCCACGATATTAGATTCATTGATCCTGATAATGTGGTTGTCGGCTTAACTGCAAAAGGAAAGGCAAAAAAAGATGAAAGCAATTTTGCGGTTAAGTTTAAACAAGTACAGGAATTAGGATTTGTGGCTCCTACTCCGTTGCGATTTACTATGAAGAAAAATAGATTGACAACGGTTTAATCTTTGATATATTAACTACAATGACTAATTATTATATCATCGGCTCAAAATCTACGGAAGACCAACCTAATACATATTGGAATTCTTTAATTGGCTGGACGGAAGATTTTGATTTGGCTCATTCATTTCACGAAGATATTGTAAACTATCCTTTGCCGGATGGCACAACATCTATTATGGTTGAAGATGATGATGAAGAATATGAAACTATTCCGTTGACAAATAACTAATAATCTATATATTAAAACTATGACATTCAAAGCAACCATCGACCAAAAAGTTACCGTCTGGCAACGTAATGAAATTACCTTTAGTGCCGAAAATGAAACGCAAGCCAGAGAAATATTAAATGGTGGAAGATTACCGGCTGATACGGATTTTCTTGATACTGAAACTCTATATGATACGGAACATACAATGACACCGGCTGAAAATAAAGGACAACCAACCTTTGAAATTATTGAATTGAATCCGGCTTGACAAATAAAAAATAATCGGTATATTAACAATATAACAAAAAACAAAAATATGGAAAAACTTATTTATCAACGTACTCGGGACCGCAAAGGGAATCCAAAGGGCGTGCTCGTAGCCAAGAAATTGAAAAACGGAACCATTTCAATTTCATATTCTCTCACAAACTTTAAGGCGGGAGATAAGTTCAATCTAAAAGAAGGATTGGCTATTGCTACTGCTCGTGCAGTTCATGGTTCTCCCATCGAAGTTCCAAACTCGATTCATAATGATTATTCGGATTTTGTAAATAGATCTAAACGTTATTTCTACCCTAATCAAACTGTAAAAATTGTTCCTAATTAAACAATATCCAATTATGTGTCATTATGCGTTCGCCTCTGGTTATGCGGCGGACCATATTGGCATTTAATTTGTATTTATTTATAAAATCAAATTGTATTCCTTCATATATTTCATTCGTAATAATATTTTTAAACTTAAATATTGTTTTTAACTTCAATGAATTAGATATTTGTGATTTTTTAATAAAATTAATATTTCGACGAGTTTCTCCTTTATATTTCCATTCTTTAACTAATGATTTAAACTTATTTACGTTTATATTATATGATATGGCTAATTGTAAAGCAGATGAATATCCAAGTTTCTCATATAAACTTTGTAATTCTCTTTGTTTATAATTTTCTATGTGAATATAACATGGATTAGATTTTCCTCTTACTCTATTCGTATGATTTAATCTAAATTGTTTATCATTCCATAATAATTTCATATTATCTCTACACAATAGTCTCATATTTTCAGTGTTATACCCACCCGTAACATCAAACTTTAAATTATACACTTTATATTTATTTAATTTAGCAATATCTAAATAATATTGTTCTATTTTATTAAGCGTCTTTCTGTTCGATTTGGCATATTCCAGTTCTACAAATATAAATGCTTCTTTTCCATATTTATTCCATGCACTCTGTAAATATTTATTTGTGTGTTTATTAGTTATTAAATGTCGTTTGTGATTATTTCTAATTCTATGCCAAAAGTTTTTAGTACTTCCAACATACCATTTTCCATTGATTTTATTTACTATTAGGTAAATCCCGCTTTTCTTTGACATCGTAGTATCTGTCAAGTTTCCGTTTACGTTCGGTAATTTTGTGCCGGTCATAATAGCGTTTATAACGTTCTCTATTTTTTGCTCTCGTTCGCTCAAGACGTTGTTTAAGTTCTTCATAGGTATATTCTTTCTTTTTCATACATATAAATATCATCAATTTTTCCAAACGCATAGAAAATATCACTTGACTATTTTCTAAAAATCTGTAATATGTATTCAGTTGTAAGCGAAAAGTTAAGAAATCAATAAATTAGTCCAAAAAATATTTCTTGACTTTTTTCTAAAGTCTGATAATATTTATGTCTTGTTAAGATTTGAGACAAAAGTGGGGTGACTCCCATAGACAAAACTCAAAAAGTATATCTAGTCCATATACTTTACTTCGGGTCTGATATGATAGACTCGACAGAGATTAATAAGGAACGATTAAGCTCTGAATTATAAAAGATAGGTTTTTTGGGCAAGTTTCCTTATATAAAAAACTGCCAGTTTAATTTTGCAGATTAGTGTAATCCGGCAACACATTTGGCTCATAACCAAAAGTTTCAGTTCAAATCTGAGTCTGCTACCATTTGGTTTCCTTTGTTAAACCGGCAAAGGATTGTCCGAATCACAGAAAATGTTTCATTGGAGGTTTATCGCCAATGATGAATTGAAGAATAAAACAGATATGAAATGAACTTCTTCATTGGATGTGGTTAAAAACTGATTTGTTTATGCCCTAATTGTCGGGACTACATAAACAAATCAAACTTTAATATCCCATAATATAGAAATATGTTATGGGATCTTTCATTTATAAGGGATATGCCGGTATATAGGGTAGTTATACCAGTATAATTACTTATTGTAATCTTTAATTTGAAGAGTGGCAACAGTAGGAAATAATGAAGGATTAAAGAACATCATTAGTTTATGGTTGCCGCTGGCTTTATCCGTGGTAAACTTCATCTCCCATTTATCACCTCGTTGATTAACTGGGTTAGCATCGGCAAGTAACTCATTGGCTTTAGTTTTGATTGCGGCAGTATTATAAATAGACAATAATCCTTGAGGATTGACTATAACATATAATTGGGCCTTTGAAATCATATCTCTACCCATAATATTGGCTTCCCAATCTTTAACCGCTTCAAATATTATGTCGGCACCACCTTCTCTAAACTTTAATTGAAAAGATAATCTACCTCCCGTTTTAGGACAAAAGAATCCATCTATTTTATCAAACTTATCTTGTTGACTGGTAGGAAGGTCTATTTTATAACCATTATGATTTAAGTAATCTATAATATATGCTTCTTGTTCTTTTCCTAAAGCAATTCTACTAGTATAATCAGTGACAGTGTTTAACATAATATATAAATATTATATCATATAAAGAATAATTAGTCAATGAAAATAAAATGAGTTGGTCCCCCATGAAGGAATCGAACCTTCATCAAAGCCTTATAAAGACTCCGCTAGACCTTCCAGCTAATGGGGGAACCGACTAACTACTAAATAACTATATCACACTATTCTAAATTGTCAAAATGTTTTTTAATTGCCGCATGAGTATAAATCAATTTAGCAACTTCAAAGGTGTTATTACAATTGGCTCCGACAGATTCAAAATGCTTATAATACGGAACATCTACTATTCCAATTAGTTTATCCAATGTATCGGTAATAGGAGTATAATTAAACAATGAACCAAAAACATCCAATTCTCGTTGAGTTTCAAAGGTGAATGAAACGGTAACAGGTTTAAACTCAGTTGATTTATCAGTTGTGATTTTCATATTATGGTTAAAGTATATAGATGTTTAGATGAATGTCAAGCAATAGTTTTTTGAGGAATATATTTCTCTTCAATGATTTCATATGCCGCATCAGGATTTTGATTTCGAGTATATCCAAATACTTCAACGGGACAAGCACGGTTATTACAGAACATAGTCAAACCATAGCCTTCTTTGTTATGATTAAATACATTTCCAAGGCTGATAGACAATGGAACATTACACATGGGACAAGAATAAGATTTTTCAGTCATAATTTTATAGACCATCTGCCGCTTTAATTTCAGTTTTATCTAAAAAAAGTTCTTCATCAGTTTGTTTTAACCCACCGCAAGAAGTGCAATATTTACCATTGCCAAATGCAGGTTTATTATTAAGTTGGTGCCAGCAATACGATTGCCCTAAATCATCGTCATCACTGTATATATATGTTTTAGTCATATATACAATATATAGATTAAATATTATTTGTCAACTTCCAACCGGCAATTTGTTTATGAGAAATGCCATATAATCCATCTCGCTGAACGTATAACATATCATCAACTTTGTTAATAATATACTCGACATCCATAAAATCTTCATCATATTCTGCCGCAGATAAAATGTCAAAATAATGTTCTTTGGTTTCTTCTAAAGACCAGTTACTTTTAATGGCTTTAGCCACAATTACACTGGTTAAATCTGAATGTTGACTCATATAATAATTTAAAATAAACAGCAGTCACATGTTACAGCATGGATTAGTTTTAAGGTTCCCGTACTGTAAATACTCGAACCACATTCACGATCTCGATTTACGAGGTATCCCGTTTTACTGTTAAAATGGTAGCGATAACCGGACTTGAACCGGTACAACTTTTCAGGGTTCTTGGATTTTCATACTACTATGGTTTTCACCACCTACTTAGTTTGTAGTCTGGACTTTACCTTCATCCGGTCTGGATGCACTCCGTCAAGTCTCTACACCTTCCTATTTCTAGGCTTGGCTCGGTATTACCATTTTACAGGCTTCACCGACTTTGAAGTGTTCTACTTTTTGGATTCCTCCAAAAGCACTCAATTTTTCTCTAAGTCCAATGCGTCTGCCAATTTCGCCATATCGCCATTACCGACTAAAATAGATTATACCGATTATTTATCAGAAGTCAACAACTTCCAAAGCGATATGACACAAATCCATACTCCGATTTATGAAATCCTAATTCTTCTAATCGTTCAACCTCATCGGCTAATACTTTACTTGTATCACAAGTTACAAAAAAATTATCATGTTCACAATGAGTTGGAGCATAATCATTGTTATATTTAGATAGAATCGTAAGTGCTTCGATTAAGTCTTTCATATTAAAGAATATATAGATTATTATTCCGAAATCAAGGTTAATTGACTGGCATCACAATCCCACACATTATCATCTTGGTCCTTAACTTGAATATATCCACCTTGTTTATATCCAATAACAACACCTTGAAACTCATTGAGAAAATCACCATCCAATGGTTCAGCAATTACTTCAGTTCCAATTTTAAATGTTTTCATATTAAAGAGTATATAGATTATAGATTGGAAGTCAATACATAACCAACTCAGACAGCATCTTTAACATATCCTTTATACTTATAAATGCCAGATGCACGAGTTTTATTAAATCTCTTATAACCGGTATTCCCATTGTTAACTTGGATACCTTCAATATACTTGTCGGATTCCTTTACAATCTTAACCACACGAAATTGATGGTCTCCATTATGGGGATAATCAAACTCAGCAATTTCATCCATTTTAATGAATCTGCCGCTGGCATCCCGTTTCAATTTAGTATGAGAATCATTAGCATACTTATCATTTTGAATAGTATCCAAAACATCATTAACATTAGAATAAATCTTATTCTTAATTTTGACACCACCCTTGGGAATAGGTAAATTATTTAGTGCGTCAATTACAACATCTTTAATTTTTCTATTCTTGGTATATTGAGCCGATGCTTTGACAATAGGCTTAGACACCTTTGGATTGGAAATAGGATAATCAAATGTCTTTTTCAAATCTGAAGCATTAGGAGTAACCCAGTTCATAATTTGACCCGTTACAATATCAACTTCCAAATCAATATAATCACCAGAATGTTGAAAGTTTTTATTAGGTAGCCAGTTCGGCACATAGCCATTATAGATTTTACCTAATTGATTGCCATTTTCATCATACAAATCCAAATACAAAAGGTCGGAACATTTGGAAGAGATTAGAATCGTTTTATTTCTCATATTATTTTAGTTGTTTTTTGTGTTATTTAAGTGTTAAAAGTATATCAGATAATAGATTTTAGTCAATGACTAATTCTATTCAATTCATCTCTAATTCCATTAACAATATTATCAATATTGATTTTAGTATCAAGCAATGAAACATCCTTATGTTTATAATTAAAAACAGATTGATTTATATACTTTTGAGCCTGATAATAAGTAGCGTGTCCCAATACACCAATTATAACAAGGATTTCATCCTCATTCAATTCAAGTTTAAAAATCCGAGGAGGTTTAGGCTGCGGCACAATTTCCGATGTAATTTTCATAGTTAAAACAGTATATAGGTTAAATTTAAAATGTCAATGATTATTTTTCTTTGGGTAAATTGTGCCAGCAATCCATAATATGTTCAATTTCAGTAAATGTCAATGCCAGACAATCATCATTATTCAAATTTAATTCCGGCTCACTGCCATCCCATGCTATTACATAGCCAATCGGAGTCAAGCCAGATGAAAAGATTAAAACATCTTTATTCCATTTACATTGTATATTCATAATAATTTAATTTGCCAATGTAACTTGTCCGCTATAAATTGCCCAATGAGATTCTTTAAAGGGAACTGGACCTACCTCACTTACCTCACTTCCAATGGTTACATATCTGCCAGCATTATTCGCTTCAGCGGGAATATGGATAATCGTTCCATTGTTTTCATCTCTAGCCAAGACAATTATTCCTTTCCAAGATCCGGCACCACCTCCAATTGCACCCAGATGAATAAGTAAGCATGGATAATTTCGAGTTTGTGTATCGTTAGTAATAGTAGCAGTAGATTTCATAGATAAATACATTATACCGATTTCATTTCCTGAGTCAAGTGAATATTCCAATAGTCCGAATTACTCAATATCGCATAATAAAATCCCTTGGCGGCATCCAAAGAGTCAAATTCTTGAAAGTTATTTTCCCAGCATCCACAGTCCCCATCATCAAATCGATTAGGATGATTATAAACCCTATAAATTACAAAGTATTTCATAACTTCTATACTATAGATTTATTTTATAAAGTCAATATCTTTATTTAATTTAACCACATTAAATGGTTCGGTTCTGGTAATATACAATCTATTTTGAAACGAATATTCAATTTTAACTTTTTGTGGCGTAAATCCAACAATTTTAGCCTTAATAATTCCTTTATATGTGGGAGGATTAAAAGCAATTGAATCTCCTTCATTCAATTGCATTCCTGAAATATCATTCATATAAATCTATTCTACCGATAATCTGACGATTAGCAAGGAAAATCTTACGATAATCTGACGATACCACTTATACCAGTATAAATGGGTAAATTAGCATTTATACCTATATAATAAGAGAGGACCACTTATACCAGTATAATAAGCAATCTTTAATAAAGAACCCTATATATAGATAGATATATAAATCATGCGGTGAAAAAATCTATATTTTTAGTGATTTTATAGTATATGTATAATTAGTATAAAATAATAAACTAAATATATGAATGAATTAAATACTAATTATAAAATATGTTCTCAATGTAAAGAAAATAAATCCATTGAAACCTTCTATAAAAATAAACAATGTAAAGACGGATTACATTCCAAATGTAAATTATGCTTAAAAACAAATCACCAAAAATATTATATTAATAATAGAGAAGATATCAGGGAAAAATCCAAAGAATGGAAATTAAATAATCCAGAAAAATTCAAACAATCTAACATAAATTGGCACAATAAAAACAAAGAAAAAATGGAAGTATATATTAAAGAATATGGAAAACAATATTATCAAAATAATAAAGAAAAAGTGGCTCAATATATAAAAAATTATTATCAACAAAACAAAGAAAAACTAAAACAAAAAGCGGCTGAGTATAATAAAAAACCGGAAGTTATAATACGAAAACGAGAATCTAAGAGAAAAAGTGATAGAAAAAAAATGGAAAATCCTTTCCATCGTATATCTAATAATATGCGAGGTAATATGTATCACGCATTAAAAGCCAAAAAAGGATTTAGAAAATGGGAAGATTTAGTAGGTTATACATTACAAGATTTAATTAATCATATGACTCCATTATTAATAGATGGAATGACTTGGGATAATTATGGTTCAGAATGGCATGTTGACCATATTAAACCTAAATCGTGGTTTAATTATCAATCAACTGATGAGCCACAATTTAAAGAATGCTGGTCATTATTCAATCTCCAACCTAAATGGAAACATGATAATTTAAGTAAAGGTAATAGGTTTATTGGTTAGTATCTAAATTTAGCCAATAATACGAGTTCTTCTACATCTAATTTAACGGCTAACTCATTGAATGGCAACACTATACATTCACCATCTCCCAATACTCTATTAAACTTTAATACTGTTACAGTATTATCATCATTCTTTTTAATTACTAATCCTTTATTAGTCTTAGGTAATAGAAAAAATTGACTCTCTGTTACATCTTTATCAACCTCTGATTGTTCTCCTAATAAAGTAATAAATGAACCTACTTCTATATTCTTTAATGAAGTAGCTATTAAATATGGTTGTTTATTTAGATTTACTGTTTTTATAGATATTTTAGTCATATGTCAATACATATAATCAAATATTAAGAAATTGTATTATAATAAGTAATATGCGGTGAGAAATAAAATATTAAACGTGTTAAATTCACTGTATATAGAGATTATATACAGTATAATAAGTGTAAGGTAGGAAATGGGGTGTTATGGGGTAAAAAGGGTTAATATGGATGTTTATCCATTGCTTCAATGAAATATGTTAATATTTTATGATTAGACTTATTATATAATTACCAATGTCCAATAAACCCTAATAGGTAAAGAGTTATTAAAAGTGACAGGGATATACTCCATAAGATTAAACCTATACAGAATATATGAACAGCTATATATTCAAAGTATTCTATACCGGAATTTGGATTGTATTTTTTAAACATGATTATTAATTGAATGTATGATACATGATGTCAATTAAGAACCATACGGTTCCAACATATAGGAATACCATGCCAAGGAGTATAAGGTTATAATATATAGGAATAGTATTATTAGGAGATTAAAATCAGAAGGAGTTATAATGATTGGTGATGGCATATTCTTAGGTAGATGTATATTATTATAGAGAGTATGGAAAATAATTCTATTAGATTAAGGATGAGCCGCTCATTAGGATTCATGAATAGAGGCAAACCAATGACAAATTAAAAACAAAAGTATAATAAAGCATGACATTCCTCGATAGGAATAATTCGTTTAACAATTATCTCATTACAAAGAACAGTGCCGACTTTAGGAAGAGTAACTTTACCTATCTCATATTGAGTAGAGATTTTATCAAAATTTCCATTCTTACTTTTTAGATAAGAATAGTATTTGCCGTCGATGTGAGTTAGGAGTTTATAAACTGTTGTCATATATTTTATCTTATGTATTATTCAGGGTCGATTATTAAAGAGAGTGCCACTATCAATATAAGTGCTAATGTGAAAAGTATGTCATTCATAATTGTTATGTAGATTCGGTTATCCACAGTGTCAACATTGATATTAGAAAAAATAGGATAGTAAATATTATTAAGTCATTCATATTTTATCTTATCGATAGGATAATGGAGCATACGTTAGAGGCTGTGTTAATAGTCATAGGTAATAGTATAGCAGGTTTATTCTAAAAGGAAAGGATTATTTTTCTTGAAGCCATATTCAGAAATATACTTAGATTGTGCCGGATTTAATAATTCGGTAATAAATGGAATTATGTAGTTTTGATACTGTGTATGTTCTTCCATTATATCGGATGGAATCTCTTTAGATAAATCAATGCTTGACTCGCACTTGGGTATATCATTAGTTAAATCTATAGTAAAACTATGAACTTTGCCGCTTTTAAATTGGTGATAGAATTTATGTATCATAAATTATGATACCGATGCAAACCAATATAAAAATAGCAAGAACTACAATTATATACGAAATAGCAAAATATTGTAATGTTAATAGAAACGTTTTCATTTTTTAATCCATAGAGGCAAACCAATGACAAATTAAAAACAAAAGTATAATAAAGCCAGTTCCAAGTAAATAAGGAGCATATATAGTTTCCGCTATATAAAAACATACGAAACAACCAAGAAATGTAATTAACGTGCCAGCAAAATATTTTAAAGTTAATAGAAAGGTTTTCATTTTTCATTTTCCTTTGCAGCGGCATAACATAGAGTAAATATACATATAAAACATGCAAGTCCAATCACAAGAGAGCCAACTGTTTTATGCATTAAAAAGTAAATAATATCTACTATAATCTCGACAGCTACAAATAAGCACATCACTATTATAAAATATTTTAAAGCTAATAGCAAGGTTTTCATTTATTTTCTCCTTGAATTATAGATAAGGGAAGTTCAACCACAGTCAACCAATTTTCATTTCCTTTTTCACCTTCCAATAAAGGATGACCTTCGAGAATGTATACGGCATTTTGACCGTAATAACTCTTCATTATTTCTTCAACTGAAGGAGTTAAAACTCGTTGCAATTTAGTTAAACAATGTCGATTACTTCCGACTTGAAAATAATCATTCCAAATGACAGTATATTTTTTCATATGCCAACATTGTATAGATTATAGATTGGAAGTCAAGGGTAAATAATTTCCATATTATAATAGGTATTATGCGGTGAAAATACTCTAAAATAAAATTGACATTTTGATATTATATGGTATAGTTATTGGCATATGGACGAACATATTAAACGAGGAATACAATTGGTTGAAACCAGTAAAATGATTTTGGATAGTATCACTTTTACTCAGGTTCAAATTGATAAATTATCATCAGATTTAACCGAAAAAGAATTGCAGTTGGTGATTTCATTGATGGGTAAATTGAAGTTTGATTATATGGAATTAAAAAAACTTGAGCGGGAACATGATAAATTGCGGAAAGAAGTCAATACTTTTTATAAAAGAGAAGTTATGGCTCCCATAACTCCTATGGAAGATTTAGATTTTAGTGTTTGATATTTTATTTCCATTTGGGAGAATATAATACGTAAGCCGAACTTAGAGGATGTGAAATCATATCAAATGCGCACATAGTTGAAGCGGAAAAATTATGCCAGTTCAATCCTTGGATTGAAATGCTCCAAGTTGCTTCTGCTTTCTTTACTAATTGAGACATTAAAATAACGTGTTTATCAGTTATAGCATTAGTAATGGATGAATCATCTTTTTTATTGGTTAAATTACATTTAGTTAATTTAATACATTTAATTTTATGTTGCCGCAAATATTTCAACATAAACTCATCGGAATAATGGTCTTTCCAATCGTTTGTTTTTCTAATTGACCAAGGACTATTTCCTGTTATTAAAGCAAGTGCATTGGCACCACACCCGACAGTTTCATATATACTGCGGTCAAATAAATACATTGGAAACTTGGTTACAATATAATTATTCCATTTTCTATAATCGTTATAATTTCCAGTCTCCATATATAAAATAAAAAAGCCAGTTTTTAACAAAGAACTGGCAAACTTTATGAATGTAACTTTTTGGTTAATTCAATGAACTGGCAAACCGAACAGTGGAAGTTTTATTAGGAGAATCCGCAGTTTCGGTAACAACTGGAGTTTCGGAAACTTCAGTAAGAGTTTCAACTGGCTTAACCTCCTTGGTGACTTTCTTAGTTGCGGTTTTCTTGGTAGTAGTTTTCTTTGGCATAATTTTATTATTTTTTTATTGTTTAATACGAGGAAGAGTATATCAGATTTTAAAAGATTGTCAAGTGTTTTTCAATGGTGTAAATGTTTTATAAAAGTTTCCTCGAATGAATCCGTATTTTTATTATTTAATATATTTTTAATATCATCCAATTTTCTAAAATGTAAATAATTAAATCCTACTTCTGTATTATCAACAATTCCAAATGCAGTTAATCCTCCTACAAATGATAATCCATACATATGGACAGGCCAATTAGAATAATGTAATATTTTAGATATTACATATATTTTGTCTTTTATAGGAATCCCATTTGGATGGTAATTATCTTCTGAAATAAGAGGCTCAAGTTTATTAATACAAACGACTTTATCTCCAATTTCAAACATATTATTCCTTTCTCCAATTTGGATTTGTTGAATATAATGAAGTTTCAAGTTTTTCTGTAACTATATCAAAACTTCTATCAAACCATTTACCAATAGCATTTAAACATACAAGATAAAATAAAAGCGATGCTAAACAAAATGTAACTCCCAATATAAACAAAACTCCTATTTTAATATATAAAAATATTTTCATCTATTTAATAGAAATTTAAGTGCCGCATAAATCTTCTCTTGATTTTTATAAAGAACTTCTAATTTATTTTCAATTGCTGAAAATTGACAATAAGTAGAATGATAAATTGGTTCTAAATCTGGAAGATTAGGAAGTTCTCCAATAGGAGCGTAAATATTATTGATTACTTTTTTTATATTTTTACTCATAACAATTCGGGAGTTTCGTATATATTACCAATTACTTCGGGATTATTTGCCAGCACTTGTTTCTCTTCATCAATTCTTAGATAGAATGGATAATAACCACCAACATTAACATCATAATATACCAGAACTGGTTTAAATTGATTATTACGAATAATATCACCTTCGTAAATCCCAATTCCGTTTTTATCTATAATCTCGGTATATTGGTCTAATTTTATATCTCTGGAAAAAGATATATTTGGATGATATTCCATAAGTCCCGCTTTAATAGCATCGGACATATGAAAATAATAAAATGTTTTATCATTATTATTCCAATATCTAAATTGAAGTTCTCTATTCATAAACACAATAAAAACCCAAATACACAAACATTAAACAAACTAATCATAATCATTATTATTTTATAAACAGACGGTTTTTGATTAAATGATTCACACCATACAAATAATAGGAAAATATTAAGGATTAAAAATAGAAGGTTCATAGTTAGTAAATTACAAATATAGTTAATATTAGAAATAATGCAGCAACCGTACCAATAATCGTTCCTAACATATTTAATTTTAATGAATTGTTAGATTTCATAAAAGCATAAAAATTAACACCTGCCATAAATGAGTTAAGGTATAGAAGACATAATAATGTTAACATGATGATTTAGTTATTTGATATCCCAGTTTCCAAGTATAAACTAAAAGTCGAATTGGATATTCTGTTCCTCTATATTCAAGATATACAGTACAAGATTTCTGAATCCATAGGTCATCTTCTTTAGAATTTTCATCATCTTTAAAAAGATTTTTATCCAGAGGACGACTCCATGGGTCGAGCCATCCGTCTTCGTCTAAGTCACATTCTTCCGCAAACCAAGTAGTATCAACTTCGTTAGCCCAGTTGTTACTGGTCTGAGGATATACCAAGTTCATTTCTCCCTGTGATAATTTTTTCATCATAAAAACGAGTATAGAGATTATAGTTTATAAGTCAAGGAAAAAACCACCATCCGCCACTATTTCCACTATTTTTACATCCATTGTTACTGTCTTGTATGTTTACAAAAATAAAAAAAGAAATAATACCAGTTACCAATATAACAGCACCAATCCCAGTTATAATTGGATGAAGGTCAAACCAATTAGGAACATAAGGAGTAGGAGGACCATATAAATAGTTATCCAATTTACCAGCTTCACGATTAACAGAACCGGCTACATGTTTTCCTAAAGTAAATATATTATGCATATCACGGAATAGGATGACCTACTTTAAATCCTAATTGTAACAATTCATTCCACTTGATAGTTTTAATTTTATCAATTGGAATAGATGCAATTATTTTGGCATTATCCCAATGAGAAGTCCAAGACGGCATTGGTTGTCCCAATTGACATTGGCAATATAAATAGAAATGAGGATATTCATCCTTATTATAATTATCAGGGTCAACCGGAACCATCATATCTGCGGCATCCGCAGGTTTAATTAACATTGAAGGAAAAGCAATCATAAATAATTTTAGTTTAAACTCCAATATCATCAGAACTTTCTGCCAATACATTACGGACTTTTTTAAGGATGTTTTGCCGCTCTTCCATCGTAGCAGGAAATTGTTCTACACTGGTTGAAAATCCATAACAATTTATTTTAGTAATTTCATCGAGATTAGTTTCATCGGGAGAATTAAAATGATACATTTCAAATGGAATAGGACAAGAACATCCACTGTCTTTAGCATAAAATACACGCTTGGATTCGGGATGTTGCCATACTGCCAAGATATTAAACGCATAATCAAGCGGCTCGTTTAATTCATCGACCAACACAAGATTACAGGCTTTTGGATTATAATAAGGATTTTGTTCGTAACTCATAATAGTAAAAGTATAGAGGTTATATCTAAAATGTCAAGTATGTTTTATTGTCTATTATGTCGTTGATTGCAACCAAGCATACCACATATATCACACCGTTTTTTAACTGGCGGCATATCATTTACCAACCCATATTTTCTTAATTCTTTATGATTAAGTTGCCGGTCCAATGTAATTTTAATAGAACCATAATTATATTTACTATAAGAATATAAATGAGACCTATCTTTTCTAACATCAACCATTAAATCTCTCGGTCCTATTTTTTTATAATTACCCCCGAAATCATAAGGACGAGGAGTAGGAATTAAAATCTTACCGTCTAATATTCTATGTCTATCTCCTTCTCTAACGAACTTGACAATATTATAATGAAGTCCATCTATTACAACTTCATCAGATTCTGATTTTAGAGGTTCGCCCTTTAATTCGTGCCAAATACCATCAATTTTAACTAATTGATGATAATTACCAAGAATACGATACGTTTCTTCTTTTTTCTTTTTAATTTCTTTTCTGGGTTTCTGTTTACACAGTAATTTAGTTACGGGATGAACGTAAAACTTTCCGGTTTTATAATAAAAATGAGTGTCAATGTGACAATCTATGCCATCTCTTGTATCTAAATAATATACTTCTCCATTTTTTATAAAAGTATCAACCACGACATCCCATTTTATGGTTTCGAGATTTTTATAATATTCCGGCACCCAATCTGCCGCAATATATTTAGAATAAACCACATCCCAATTAACACCAATATTACTTTTAAGGAACCGTTCAATTTTATTTGCGGGATATGAATATCCATGCCGATATCTATGGTCTCTCATTTGCATTTTTTCACGATGCGGAAGTTCGGCAATTTTCTCAACATCGTGTTCTCGGTTTAATAAATCTTTCATCTTCCAAAATTATATAGATTAAATCTATTTTGTCAATTTATTTCATCGTTCTTTTTTGGCAGATTTTAAAGAGGTAAATAATGCCACAAAATGGAAATCTCCAAGAGTATTGCAAGATTTCCAGCAATAGCCCAATTGATATTTAGTCTTAATCATTTATTAAAATATTGAAATGCCCCACCTTTTACATAGATAAAAATCACAAGCGACAATGTAAATATATAAGTCCAAAAACCGTATTTAAAGGATTTTTCACGGTCAAGACCCATAATTACAAGTCCCATTGTAAGCATACACACATAGGTAATTTGTGGCCAATTAAAAACATTAAAAAATCCACACAAATATAACAAGCCACAAAACATAATAGATTTTAAAAGTGATGCTTCAAAAGTTGGTTTAACTTCTTTACCAATTCGACTGGCTTGAATGGTCCAGTCAACAACAATCCAGATCAATAATATTATAGGAAAAATAGTCATAATGTTTATAGTATATAGGTTATAGTTAAAATGTCAATGGTTATTTTTTGAGGCATTGGAAAATGAGCCGCTTATAATTTTCCGGTGTAAGAGGTTTATTATCAAGTAGTTGGAAAAGCATACCTGAACGATTATTATTCTCTCCACCATACGATGATATAATTGCTCGGGCAGCAATACCACGCTCTTCTTTTGTAAGAGGTCTATCCTTTTTAAAAGGTTCTATAAATCTTTTCATTCCGGCTTCAATTTGCTTAACTTGTCGCCAAGCATCACAAATATTAGAAATATTACCACGACAATATTCGGCTAACTCATAATCAAAGGTAGTTAGAATATAGTTATAAAATTCAATATATGACGGATAGTTTTGAGAAATCCATACATCGATAATTTTCTCAACCGAGGATAACTCGCTTTTCATTTTATGTAAAAATAAATATTTTGCCGCTTTTATTTTTAATTGCTGTTGATGATTGACATATAAAACAATTCCTTCTTTATCGGACCATTTATCTACATTTTCAAGGAGATTTTCTAATGTAGTAAACAAATATGTCGCCGGTCTTTTCATGCCCAAGTCGATTGCCAATTTATCAAGATCAAATTGAGACATTAAAGTATAATTTTTATGATAAATTAAACCAGTCAATATAAAATCAATCTCATTATATTTTAATACTATTTGATTATTAGGACTCACATATTCTGTAATGACGGAAAAATCCCAAGTATCATCAGTTGATAATTCAAATAATTTAGGATACTTTTGTTTAATAACGTCCATTTCATTTCCAGTAGTTAAGGTATAAGCATCTATCGTTCCTCGGGAACGTATTATAAAATTTCCTTTATACCGGCTTATTATAATTGTCGAACCATCTATTTTTTCTACAATAACACTATTATTTAGATTTGACGGAATAGGCGAAAGGTCTGGTTTTTCTCCATAATTAAAAAACTTTTTGTAAGATAAACTAACAGGTTCTCCTAAATAATTCCAAACACTTGACCTGAAAATCAGATTATTAGAATTCCAAGTCGCTCCAATTTGTTTAGGAGTAACTAAATATAACAATTTCCCATTCCAAATATGTTCGTTTACATAAAACTGTTCTCTGTCAATTTTTTGAATGTCTATAATCATAATGCGAGTATATCAGCAATAAATAATGTTGTCAATAATACAGATTATCAATGGGAAGTCAAGTGCCATTTATTACAATGAGGACATAAATAAGTTCTCAGATAATCAACTTTTAAATCTTTAACTAAAACTTCACCGGCACGAATAGCAGCCAATTCGTGAGTTTTAAACTTTATCTTGCCGGATTTTCGACACGGCTTTTTCATATTTAATCACCATTAATACGTTCCATTATTTCATCATATGATTCTGATAAAAGCAAATTACTTCCACTTTTTAAGTAAATGCGGCACCAATTTTTATCAGGAGAAATCCGTTCAACTTCAGACATATTAAATGTATTCCATTCCGCCCAATTTCTACCATCGCTATGGTAGGTGTCAACTGGTAATTCAACAAAGTTTTTAATTTTCATAAGTATTTTGTATTTCTCCACTTTCCACTATTTGTCTAATAGCCTTTAAACAATTAGGATAACCAATCCAATCAACCGGAACATTATTTTTTTCGGCGGTTAATTTTTGATAATGAGGATGAAAATCTCTATCGTATGTATCGAGATTTCTTAGTATTTCTGCTAATCTATTCATAACTTCCTATCGCCCATTCAATTATAATGAGTCCCAGTGGGGTTAGACGAGCCACATTATCATTCACTTCTACTAATTCAGGTGGTAATTTTTCAATATATGGAAATATGACATCGCTTATTTTAACCCAACCTACAATGTTAGCATCTCGTTTTAATAAACGTAACATATGCCTTTGTCCCATATCCAGTTTGTTAATTCTTGGTTCTTTCATATATCAATCAATAAATACAGTATTATCATTCACCTGACCGTCATTTTCAATTTTAATCACGGCATCATCAGCAGGAACAATACTAACAGAAATATCTTTAATTGCTTTGCTTCCATTAGCATTCTTTACATCAATCCATAAAGTATCATAATTGATACTGATTAAATGAGTTCCATTCCAACTAAATGTGTGCTTTCCAATACTGATATTATATGGATTAGTAGTTTTAAGGAGAGCAGTTCGCCCAATACAACTTTTATCTACCAATTCATATTTAGCGATATATTCTGGATATAATTTAATCAATTCACTATATAGAAAAGGAAAAACTTCCATTAAATGAATTAAAAATGTAGGAATTGTTTCTTCTTGATATTGAGTTATTTCACCACCCATCAATGCACGAGGATGAAAATCAACAATTGATTTAATCACACCAATGGTAAATTGTTCTATTTTAATATAAGGGGTTCCACTGACAAATAAAGAATCGTGTCTTTCCACCGGCAATGATGTATTCATAGTCATATGAGCGTAGGGAATATAAACCCAATCTCCAACTATGGCAAGTTTATTGGGAGGAGAACCTTTAATACGCTTATATTCCCCATATTCTTTTTTCATCTGCTCTATCCACGGACGACATTGCTTTGATTTTTTATTAAATCCAAGTATAACTTCAATATGACCGTGAGGACACTTACATCCAAATACCAAATTATTTATACATTGTCCCCGTTTAAGCAATTCACAAGTATCAGCCTTCTCACAATAGTAAAGAGTGCATTTACTTTTATCTTTAATAGTAGGTTTAAAAAATAATTGTTTTTCTTGAGGACTCCAAATTACAGCACTGATTAGTGTATCTTTCATATTATTTTAAATTATTAGCCCAAATTGTATTTCCTTGCATTTTTGGATATCCCATATCATTCATAAGTCCAAGTGCATTTAAACGATGGTCGGAATATTTTTTACGTCCCTTAAAACTTTTAAGTTTCCATAACTTTTTAGCATCGGAACAAAGAACATCATCGGAACAATTACATTTGTTATTCATAAATATCTCCATCGGAGTCCCTTAAATCTTCAGCCCATGCGTATTCCATAATAATTTAATCGTTAAGTAGTTCCAGTAACCGTTTAAGTTCTTGCTTAACCAGTTTTAATTTTTCATTTTTTTCTTTACAAATACAAAATATACACCAGCCCGACTCAATCAGGGAAGGACTCATTGAAACTTTACATATCATGCAAGTTTCCCTGCATTTTTCAACATCAAAATCATCGTCAATATCATTCATAAATAAAAGGTTTTCCCAAAAGTCCATAGGATTTTCTACATAAAAACGTTCCAAGTCCCATAAATACTGCATCGTTAAAATTAGATTTATATCCATCTTTAAACTGCGAATGGAAAAGATCAAAAGATATAGTCTCCGTAACTTTAACTTGACTTCCATTTACATTATAAATGCAATATCCAGCCAAATCTTCCTGTTTTTCAGAATACCAACAATAATTTTCATTTTTCATAATCTCAAGTTTATTTATTTTAGAAATCCATCCAGTTTGCCACGCATAAAACTCATGAGTATTTTGTTTAAAAGGATTTTTATAATTATGTCCAGCACATAATTCTCCCATCTCATACGCCTTGATAGCAATCATTCTCTTATAATCAGATTTATCAGTCATAACTTAATTAGAGTTTCAATTGTATCAACAATCTGTTTAATGTGTTTTTTAGATTTAAACTCTCCCGACCACATTACTGTGCCGCTCAATTCATCTCTATCACCAGCAGCAGGAGCACAACATCCACTTGGAACTAATGAAACTTTATTCTTCTTGTATTTAGAATAATTTTCTTTAGATAACTTAAATACTTCAACATTTTTAGGATATAAATTGCTTATTACAATAAATGTATATAATTCCGGTATCTCTTTCTTATAAAGAGAATGACAATTGGATTGAAATAAATTACAACCAACAAATCCCAATTCTTTTACTTGATTTAATCTAACTGTCATAATTATTTAATACCAACACATTTCATCATAATGTATTTAGTACACATTTTAGTGGGACAAAGTACATATTGTTTATTATCACCTAAGTATTTTATATCAAAATAATCAGCCTCAACTTCACAGCCACAGTTTTCACATGTTCCTCTATAATAGAGTTCGGTTAATTTGGGTAATGTTCCTTCTTTAAGTATTTTCATGTTTATAGTCTATAGATAAAATCTAAATTGTCAAGTCTGATTTGTTCTCCTACATCCATACATATATCCATAATAAAAAGCATCTGTCCATAATTGAGCCGGAATAATATCGCTTACATCTGTGTTTTTACTATATTTATTCCAATAATTACATTTAGCCTTGTTAAAGGCATTACATTTTTTAATTTTATCTTTAAGTTTCATATTTCTCGCCATCTCCTGATTTTAAAATCGGCAACAATTCATAAAATAATCCACACATAGTCCTAAAATCATCATCTTGCTTTCGGGATAATGCTCCTATATGTAAATCATCAATATTATTCGTAATACATTCTAATCCACATTTAATATTGTTAATATGACAGATATAATCTTCATATCCATTTTCGGTTAATATATCTTTTGGATTATACATAATTTTAATTTAAAAAAGTAAAACATTCTCTATGGTCACATTCCCAATGTAGCGCACTTTCACGTTTAGCAATCAGAGATTTACGATATGCCTTCAATCGCTTCAAATCCATTGTTTTTAGATTTTTAAATATCATGAGTGGAATAATACAGATTATAAATTATAAGTCAAGGATGTAATTTCAAGTGTCCCAATATTGGGTCAAGTTCTTCCTTGGTTCCAAATATATAAGCACAAGTAACTTCAGGACGGAAAATAGTAAATGTTTTATCCTCTTCATTAAAGATACTGAGACGTGGTATGATTTTTTTAGTATCTATTAAATTATAGACTTCCGATGTAACTTTGATACTATATTCTGGGTCAGCTACATAACTTAATATATTAGAATGTTTATATTCACATTTAAATACTTCTCGTATTTCGTGTAATGATGCCGCCAAAACAATAGCAGTTCCAAATCCTTGACAGGTTTGATTTTGCCATTCTATTACATCTCTCACATGTCCGTGTTGTTTAATAAAAGCATTGGATGCATGAGATGCTTGAGCCATTGCCCTTCCAGTTGTCATAGATGACAAGTCAGTTCTCATTAAAATATATAATCGGGTATCTTTCATAATTTAATATATTTGATTGAACTCTTCTTTTTCTGGGATATAAACCCAGATTAATTTTTTGTTATTTATATCTTTTACAATTACAGGCTGTAAACCGTTCACTTTCAATGCTTTATAAACTTGATTGGCAGTTACACTTTCCATAAAATTACATCCGTGTTTATACATCTTATATATTTCGTCACAAGTATATTTCATAATCTTTTTAAGCTTTCGTTTTTACTTTCAATAGAAGATTTAATATATTTTATTAAAGATAAACATCTATTTAATTCGTCGGTTAAAGGATGATAACTCCATCCATATCTACATACCAATTTATTTAAATTGATTGCTTCTTCTTCTATTTCATTGGAAATTGTATAAACATCATCACTCATAATTCATTATAACCCTCATTCTGTCTTAATTTATATTCAATAGAATCAATCTGATTTTGTAGTATATCAAATCGAGCATCAACATAATTCTTTAAAGCATATATTACTTGTTCTTCTTCAAGCGATTGAATATATTCTTCAATGTCATCATTTAATTTTTGATTCCATTCTTCAAGTTCTTTTTTCATATAAAATATTAAATAATTCTTGCAATTCCAATTTAGATAACTCTCTTCCTAAAAAGGACACATTCAAAGGTTTATTTTTAGATTCTTCTATTCTACAAATTATTTTTTCATTTTCATCTTCGTCCATTTCTACTAGAATAAGAGTAGAATCATGTTTTTTCCATACTGACCCATCATGGGTAACAATACAATAACAATCTTTTGGAACATTATAAATAGTAGTGTAACCAGTCCAACAAATAATATCAACGAAATCTCCATTATCTTTAATAGAAGATGCGGTAATACCACTATTTCTTAGATATACTTCCACACCAGTTCTGAACGGGTCATATGAAGTAGTAATAGCTTCAAATGTTTTTGTAAAGTAAATAGTCATAATTTAAATAAATCTAACAGGATTGTAATTACAAATAAAAATATCCAAAGTACTATCTTTAAAGATTTCGGTAATAATGGTATTACAGATATTCCAACTTCCGCCGCCTAAAGTGCATCCCATATTTCGTGGAATAGCCAATGATTGTAGTCCCTTTGTGATTACATCTGATTTAACATATACTAATCCAGTATAATATGCCTCATAATTAGTTTGCCGCTTATGCGTTCCCAAATCATATTGAGAATACATGTTATAAATCCATCGTCCATCTTTCTTTCCTTGGACGATACTACAAGTTCCCAGTTTTTCCCTATCTCCATATTTAGTTTTTAAATCAGAGTCATATGCTTCGGGATAGATTGTTGAAACTCTGGCAGCAATTCCACCTCCCATAGCATGGAAACAATTACATTGATGAACCATCGCATCACATTGTTGTTTAAAAATATCAATATCAATTTCAGTAATCATAAAAATATCAGTTAATACAAATTGAGTTTATTACAAAATCTTTTTCATATTCTTTTCTATACCATTCTGCTTCATCTTCTCCTATAAACTGTTTTTCATCAGAATCAAATTGACCTATTCCTCGATTTCCCCAAACTGTATCATATCTATTTCCTTCATCGTCCGATGAATAAATAACTTCCAAATCACCATGTTTATCTGCCATTTCTTGCAGTTCTTTAATATATTCGTTTAGTTTCATAACTGAGAGTATATAGATTTTAGGTTAAAAGTCAATGATTATTTAATTGGTTCAAATGCCACTTGACAATATTTCGATAATGATTTTTTGCGGGGTCAACCAATTCATTATAGGGACAACCTGCTTTTCTTGGGTCGCCTGACAATCCATCCTTGGTAAGATTATCTTTGCGATTAGCACAGATAAAATCATATAGAGATTCGGCCAATTCTTCTTCGTTATTATTCATAAATCAAAGTCTATAGATAAAATCTAAATTGTCAATCATTATCGCCGCTATAATAGGCTTTCTGTTTTTTGATTATGTTAATTGGATACACACATTTCGGACAAGTTATTAAAGGTGTGTTTGACTCTACATCCCATGCTAAAATAGTCCATTTACTATAATGAATATCTTTAGCATCCATAAAACTCATTGCTTTATTACAGATATCACATTTAAGATGCCAATGATTAGCCATTATTAACTTGTTTTTCTAAATTATGATGAAACTTAAATGCTTCTTGTAATAATACAATCAAATGAAGAGTTTCATCCGATGTAAATTTAAGTTCAATTTCATCAAATCCTTCTCCAACTTTAAGTTTTATGCCGCCATTATATTTAATTTCTTTAAGATTTATAGCATCATATCTATATTTTATATTGTGATTTTACTTCTATAGTAGATACGAGAAACATTACAGTTCCGGCAACAGACCACACTAACAACAATGCAATAATTATAAATTCTATCATATTTTACATCCTTTATACATTTTCATTTCGTTAAGATTATAATGAAAACTAAAATCTGGTAATGATTTTTCTTTTATTCTATTTAAATACTTAGAAATTGTGTCAGCGGTGCCACCATCCTTTAAAGTTTCTTTATCTCCAAACGTCATTGCCAGAATATAATGAGACATTGACACGTTAGTATTTCTATTTTTAAACCCATGAACCACCGTAACATCGGCACCTTTATCTATTGCTTGTTGTATCTCTTTAATAGAGTTTTGTTTAGTTTCTTTTTCAAATTGACTATGATACCAGTTTGCAGTATCCGCAACTGTTCCAAAATCACTATAATTATCTATATAAGTTCCATTCTCATATTCACACGGAAGAAATAATTTAAGATTAGGCATTCTATTATTAAGATATAATCTTACTGCTATCGAATCTGCGCCAGCCGCACCACCCGATACAAGCGTATTAAGTGGATATTTTTCTTTTAAATTTATATAATCTATAAGTTTGTCTGCTACTCTATACATTTCATTATATAAATCAAGTGATAATTTATCATAATCATTATGACGAAATGCCGTTCCAACAATCGCAAGTGAATTTTCATCTTTTATCATACTTCAATAGTATATCAGAACATTTAGAAATGTCAATTGTTTTTATTCCAATTATAAATATGTTGTTATTTTTTGATTAAAATCACTATATCTCTATATTTATAATGTATGAAGACATCAAATATAAATTATAACGAACAACAAACTATCATTTCATATAGTAATAATGGAATGCTAGTAAATGATATAGCAAATAAATTAAATAGAAATGAAAAATCTATAAGAAACATTCTTAATAAAAATAAAATTCCAATACACTTCAATGACAAAAGAATTAAAAAATGGAGCGAACAAAATATAACGACTCTTAAAAATATGGTCCAATCTAATATATCTCATAAACAAATAGCCATAAAATTAAATAGAGGGGTGGCTGCAATATCAAAAAAATTAAAAGAATTAAATTTAAATTCCAATTTTCTTTTAAAAATAGAAGAAAATAAATGTTTAAAGTCCCAAGGAAAGAAAAAATGTAATGAATGCCAACAAATAAAGAATATAAAAGAATTTAAACATTGGTGTAGAAAATGTGAAAATTGCCGAAATTTAATATTACAAAATAGAATTGAAAAAATGTCTAAAAATAATGATTTAAAATATATTTTGATGGAAAAATTAAAATGGAATAGATATAGAGTTAAAAAATATAAATTTGAATGTGACATTGACTTACAATTTTTAATAGAATTATATAATAAACAAAATGGAAAATGTTATTATTCAAATAGAGTAATGTCATTATCTACACATAATGAAAATTCTATTTCGATTGATAGAATAGATTCTACACAAGGTTATACTAAAAATAATGTTGTATTATGTTGTAATAGAGTAAATTTAATTAAAAACGATATGACAATAGAAAACTTTAAAAATATTATAATAGATTTATATAATAATATAAATAATTTTTAGATGGAAGTCAATGGTTATTTTTTAAACCAGTTACAAATAGAAGGGAATATGATATTGTATATTGGAGTTATAATATACAATGTAAAAAGACACACCAAATATACAAAAAATACTATAGGACCAAGTATTAAACATAACAATGCTAATTTAAACTTATTTTTTACATTATCAGTTATATTTTCCCAAAATATTATGGCAATAACAAGTCCAATTATCATCCATAATGATAAAAAGTCAGATATAATAAAAGGTAACATATCAATATTTAGTTAGCATTAAAAATATGAGTAGTATAACCAGCACGATAGCCAGCAATATATAATACATGATTATCACTATCGGCGGCATCAACATCACCTTCAAGGTATCGAGCCGGATTATTATCAATCATATCATTGGCACCGGCTACAAATCCTTCAACAAAATGATTATTATTACTATTTGGAACTCGTTGTAACACCATCTGCTGAATAATATAACTAACCACTTGAGCGAAAGTTAATTCTTTATTATTTTCTACTTTTTCGGCTTCTGAATCAGAAATATCAATCTGAAATATTTCTTCCATTGCCATAAGTAATTCAACGCCATCCAATGAGTCAAGTCCGCATGAATGAATCTTATCAGTTAATTTAATTTCAGGATTAACTCCTAAATCTCCATATAACTGTTCATGTGTCAAATCCCTAATTTGAGACCATATATTTTCAATAAACAATAAAGGTCTCTTTTCCACCTTGGAAATATGTGCTTCAACGGGAATTGGAGATTCAATCGGAAAATTAGTTGTTAATGCATCAATTTCTTCATTGGCTTTCTTTTCAATTTCACAAATACATTCATTGTCTATATTGATAGGAGAAGCACACTTGCTACAATGACAATTTTCCATTACAGAACCACATCCATCACAATAATCATCTCCAACTGGAGTAGAAGGAACCGTAGTGTTTTCATTATTAAATACCAATGGAAGATAATTCTCCAATTCTCCAATTACTTTATATTTACAAATACGATGTTTTTGAAACTCACAGTCCCTTGGAACTGTAACAAAATCTACGGGGTCAATTTCAACCAGAATGACTCGTTTTCCATATTCTCTGGCATATTCCAAAGAACCGGCGTGAAGTCCGGGACCACATTCAGTTAAATAATTGTCACATACAGATGAACGTTCAACTTCAATCGTGGAGCCAATAGTATTAAGAATACGTCCCTTTTCATCCACTTTACCTTGTAAAACTACAGTTTCGAGATTTCCAGTAATAGACCAATAATCTTCATTAACCCCCTTATATGCAATTACAAATCCAGCATCCGTCAAAGTCAATCCCAAATGTTCCATAAATTTATAAGATTCTTCGATTGCCCTTTGCGATGGATTTTTACGAAGACGTTCAATATAATTGGCAATTGGTTGATAAGGAAATCCCGATTTAAGAAATGCCATAACCCGTTGAGCATCAAATGTATTAATATGCCGACCATTATAAGTTACACCGGCAGTATTAACTGAAAGTTTTCCATTTGAATATTCCTCAACAACAGTTTTCATAGAAATCAATCGTTCAAGCAATTCCTTATTTCCAGCCTTGAATGCGTCTCGCAATTCATTCCATTTTGGATGGTCTGATTTTGCCGTTAGAATCTGTTTCCCATTATCAATAATGAGAGTCAATGTTTCGTTAATTAAACTGGATGCGGTAATCATATTTTTGTTTTAAGTTTTCAAAGTATATAGGTTATAGATTAAATGTCAAGTATCTTATTTAGGTATAACGGTTGCAGTATTGGCATCAGTATCAAACTCTATAGTAATATATTCACCATATCTTACCCATTTATCAGCAAACTCTTCAAGTTCATGTCTAACATCATCATATGCTTGATGACGCTCTTCATCATCGACAATATTTTGAGTAGCAGAACCAGCAGCATCAATCGCTGATTGATATACTGCATCCGGACTTTTGAATGTAACTTTAAACTTCATATGTTCGTATGATATAGGTTATAGATTAAATGTCAAGTAGGAATTACTTTCACTCTGCATAATTTGGAATCGGGAAAATAAGTTTTCATATAAAACTCAGGAGTTACTTCATTTTTATAGTTGTCAAGTTTAGTATAAAACTTATCCCTTCCAAAATGATGAAAATCATATCTACAATCTTTGTTATATTCTGTCAATGGATGAATAATCATCCATCCTTCAATATGTTCATCAGTATTCATAATTATAGTTTCTAAACATTAAGCCGTAACTAATTCTTCCGGTTGAATATCAACTAAATCAACTACATCGGTTTTAACTGTTTCCGTATATTCATTATATAAATCAATCGACTTGATATATTTTACAAAATTATTACGACTAATTTCATTATTGAGTGAACCATTTCTCATATTATGCCAATTAATATAAGGATAGATTTTAATGATTTCATTTTTAATATCTTCAATATTAACCGTTGGTTTAATTCCTTTAACAAAATTACACCAAATATAAAGTTGTTGAATAGCATCAATAAATCCAGTTGTATCTTTATTTTTATTAAGAGAAAAAGAAGTATTAAACAATTTAATCAATACATGATTATCACCTAATTCTTTAGTTAGAAGTTCAGCCTCTTCAATGTTAATAACCGAAGTATCGGCATATTGATTAACCAAATCTTGAGGATTAATATTGGATGATATACTTTCTACAATAAACTTATCCAGCGGCAACCAAGTTTTATTTTCAATAGCATTCTCAAACCATTTGGCACCAGCGGTAATACTATCAATAATATAAACCCTCTCAATATCCAAGTTCAATTTATCATTGATAGTTTTAATATATCCCATCACATCACTAACATAGATTTCATTATCATTAAACTTGATTTTATTTCCACGAAAATAATTCTTACGTCCACGTTTACTTGGTGCTTTATATAGAAAATAAACGTCTTCATCAATATCTTTAAATGCAACATCGGACTCTTCAACCTCTTCCGATACAAAATCCATATATTCCATCTTACGAATAACCGAAGTCCAACTACCACCCGAACGAGTTCCTTTATTAGCAGAATACCAAACCTTGGCATCGGCCAACAAATCGGATAGATTTAGAGTCGGCACAGTATCAAAATTATATTCTTTATAGAATGCAGATTTAATATTATTGGTTTCAAAGTTCAATACATGAATAATCTTATATTGATAATTTTTAGAAAATAACAAATACCGCATAACCATAGCCATTCCGCTTCTCTTATTGGTATCGTTAATAACAACTCCAACCTTATCGGATGCTGTAATTCCATTATAAACATTAGATTTGCATTTAAAAGTTTTAATCCGGTTCTTCTTGGGACGATAAGTAGTCATTACTGGAGCATATGGATTATAATCTTTTCCATCAAGGTTGTCCGAAGATAATGCATTATCAAATCGATTAATATGTCTAAAAGAAGCATCTGTAATTGGAATACCATTCCAAATAAGTTGTCCCTTCAACGTATCTTCCAATTTAGATAAATTACCAGCCAAGATTTTAATATTATCAATGGCAATACTGCCATCTTCCGTTTCAATCGGCAAACCACTTCCGAAAATAGAATTATATATTTTCTTTGCTTCCCAGATATTAAAAGCATTGGAAAACTTTTCCTGCACTGATTCCTTGATTTTGACAATAATATCTTCAATTTTAGAAATTAAAGCCTCCAATGTCAATTTGGAATATTCTAATGCCTCTCTCGAAGGAACAAATTCCAAATCACCCATTTTATATTTTAAAACTAAATCATTAGAATGAAGCAAATCCAATAAAGCACGGCTCTTACTATCAATCGGCAATTGGTTGGAAATTTTATTAAAATCCAAGGGGTAAGAAACGTTTCCCATGTAAGCCACCGCAACCGCAGCATATCCAGATTTGGGACGAATTTCCCAACCATCACCTTTCAAGGTGGCTGGAGTAGTCCTGAATTTATCAATTTGTAATTGATATTCATCATTCAGATTAACGAGTTGAGGAAGCATTTCCCAATATTTAAAATAATTAGCGGCTTCCTGATGAATATCATACATCATTTCACTTTTAATAGGAATACAAACTTCAATGCCGGTAGGTTCATCAGAAACAATACGAGCCATTTCATAAATTTGAGGAAGTTTAGTTTTATCTCCCTTAATAATTTGATAAATTGCCTTTTCTCCTTTATTCCAAGAAGTAACTGTCATAGAATCACTTACACATTGAAAAGATTTTGATCCAAATCCCCACGAACCATTAAAATCATTGGAATTTCTACGTGTAGATGTTCCCATATTACAATAAATTTTAACAATTTCCTCGGCATTCAATCCAGCACCAAAATCTCGGAATTTAAGTGTCAAATCATTATATACAGGCAATGTAACTATAAAATCAGAAATTGGCTTCTTGGCTTCAATATGAGCGTCAAAAGCATTGTTAGCATATTCCCTCACAACTGCCAATTCTTTCTTGGAATACATTTTATCAGATAGACAATCCATAATTCTGGCTCTCTCAGCAGCATCAAAATCAACTTGTCCAATAAGTTTTACACCGGAACCATTCGTTTCAATCGTCTGTTGTGTTTCGTTGGATATCATAATTTAATAATTTGTTATGCTCCAAGAATATAGATTTTAGATTAAAAGTCAATGAAAATATTTTCGATTTTTGTAATGTTACGTTTATTTATTTTGACTACCTTAATTAAGAATATTAACGAAGACATCGCCAATCCCCCGAAATACTCAAAATATCCTTTATTTATTTTGACAGCGGCAATCGCAGAGCAACTGAATACCGATGGAGTCCCCGAAATACTAAAAATATCCTTTATTTATTTTGACTCAATTGAAGAACTTGGTAATCCATAAAGATTTACACCCCGAAATACTCAAAATATCATTTATTTATTTTGACATTCGATATTTAAGGTCCTCAATATCAAGGTCATACCCGAAATACTCAAAATATCCTTTATTTATTTTGACATGATATGGGAGATTAAAAGTAATCTGGCTCCAGTTCCCGAAATACTCAAAATATCCTTTATTTATTTTGACTTTATATTCCAGCCTAATGATTTTAATCGATCAATCCCGAAATACTCAAAATATCCTTTATTTATTTTGACCAATTGCTCCATTCATATATTAATAAGGGAGTAGTACCCGAAATACTCAAAATATCCTTTATTTATTTTGACAGCCTTCCCGTAAAGGGTTTATTGTCAACTATTTAAAAGGCTTTCCACGAGCGGCTATATCAGAAAAGATATAACCTAACTCATGCTAGGCATGTCGGATGCCTAAATATTTGTCAAAGAACAACTTACATCTTGCGAGCGGTTATGCGTAACTATCTCATCACCACACCGCTCGCAAGAAAAATTAAATTACCATCCTCTACGTTTATTTTGACTACAAAGTTTTTTATAATTCAACTCTTCTTCATTGGTTAATCTCCAATATGTAGCCCCCTCTATTCGTTTTTCTCGATGTTTTTTTTCAACAAAGGAATGAGCGTCTCTAAGAATATTATTTTTTATTTCTGTTTTATTTCTTCTGTGTCGCATAATGTAAACACCATACCTCGTGATTCAATGTTATTTTTTAAAGTAGATTTAAACTTGAACCAAGGGAATTCACCGGCTAATTTAAATCCTTTTGTTGTGTTTAGTACAATTTCATTACAACAAGTTCTTTCGGCGTGTTTACATAACATAGCTACAGTTTGTTTAATAAAAGCATCGGTTCTTTTTTCAAAATTGTTAGCGACAACTGCTGATTTGCTATTAAAACACGAAACATTCCCAGAACGACGTTCACATTTTCTATCCTGTGAAAACCTATCAATATATTCTCTTCTTTTTTCTGACAAATGAACTCCATAATCCTCAGATAAAATTGATTGGAGTTCTTTTAATTTATTTTCTGGAATATGAGGATATAATTCTTTAACTGTATTAGCATCTAATACTTTGGATAATAATATCTTTTCCTCGGCTACCCATCTGTTAATATTATCTGCGTTATACACTTGGAACTTTCTACCACCAACCCACATAGCAAGAAAAGTATCAGGGGCAGTAAATAACATCATTGTTCTATTATTTTTTTTGTCTAAAAGAGAACGTGGTTGTTTTACTACAATTTTAACTTTATAAGCAGCTTTTTGTTTGTTCCCATTATCATCTCGTTGAGTGATAGTATGATGATGAACTCCTCCTACTCGTTCACGAACAATCGCACAACTTCCCCATTTAGCATTTCCTTCCATTATTGCTTTCAAGTTTCCATGCTCTCTGCCAAAATTATCACCTCCCGCCAATCTTAATTGAATTCTATTATTTATTCTTCCGCATCCAATTACAAATTCTATTACATAAGCAATAGACCCACAAGTATTTAACACTTTTATATCACAAGCCACAGAAGGTATTTCTAATGGTTGTCCTTCTTTATAGAAGGGTTGATTTTCCCGCCCAAGAAACACAAGCAACTTCTTTTTATTAAATAATTTAGTAATTTTATTCTGAAGAGTCGATGCGATTACTGATGATGGAATTAAAGGAAATAATTTCCGTGCTTCATTATAAATTTTCTTTTGTAGGGCATTATATTTTTCCTTAGATGGAGAAACATATTTTTCATCCAATCCACTTTTAACTGGTTCGCTCTTAAACAAGGATGATAACGCCCAATTATGAAACAAATCGTTTTGCTTAAATAATTCATCTAATCGAGAATCAACTTCTTTCCATTCCATATTAAGAGGTTCTGCAATAGGTAGGGTAATGGAAAATACATTACTTACAGTATCCGCTGTAAACGCATATGGCTTGGGTTCCTGCCATAGCCAACCATCTCGAAGTTCGAGCAACCCTTTTTTATTTACTTCAAATTTCATAACATTAAGGATTTAAGACCTTTATCGATTTTATCCAATGGAATATAATCAACCGGACTACTATTAAAATTTACAATTGTTCCATTCGTAATATGATAAACATCAACTTGACTTAAATTTTTATAAGTTGAAATATATGCAAATCCGTGTTGCCATGCATTGGCACGCCCACCTTTAGTAGCAAATTCCGGAGAAAGATTACATAAACATCCAATCGACCACGACCACATAATATCTTTATCTCCCGCTTCATTGATACGATTTCGTTTACTAAAATCTTTATAAGTAATAGCATGACTATCCGCATGAACAACTCTATGATTTTGCATCATATATTGAGTTTCACTAAGTCCATTGCCATGCATAACATAGACATCTCCAACTTCATATATTGGACGAATAGAGCCTCCATTCCAAGGAATATAAGTTATATTAAGTTCTTTCCATATGGAACATTTACGAATACTTATACCATCTCCAAAACTTCGAAGCAAATCATTTTTTCTTAATTCAAATTCGGAACGATATTCGTGATTACCTTCGATAAAAATAATTTCAGCATTGGGCACAAACTTACGAATAACACGGAGAAATTCTTTTCCCATATTAAGAGTTTCTTTCCACGCAGAAAAATGATATTCTCCATCGTCAGTCATAATCAATCCTCCCTTATTTATTTTAGCAGTCCATCCAGAGCACTGTTGATTATCAAACATATCTCCCATAATAATAACTCTATCAGCACCATATTTTTTAATAATCTGCATCAATGGAGACAATGCAACTGGATCATGACGGCAATCTGGCAATTTAACCTTTCCATCTACTAACAATGCTGCTTGAAGATGTAAATCTGGAATTGTAATTGTTGTCTCTAATTTATTCATTATTGAAGGAGTATATCAGGTTAATAAAAAAATGTCAATAATTTATTCGGGCACTATTTTAACGGTGACTTTTCCCGGTTGGGTAAGAAAACCTTCATTATGAAGATAATAAATAAAATCGGCACAGAACTCTTTTCGCTCATATCCTTCAAGTCCTAACATAGTCCAAGGATGATTACCATATATCGTAATTGCATTTCCATCTATTTTGAACTTTATATTGCGTAAGTTCATTTATATCTTAACAATATCCTCATAATGATTATTACATTCGGCCTCTTTAATATAACGTTTAGCGGTTCGGTGTCGAGATTCATCTGGAAACTTTCTAATTACAGAATACAATAATTCATTATAATTGTCAAGTAAGTTTTTAACGCAACGATGACACATCCAATATTCTGTTTTATTAGGTTCTCCTAAGTTTAAACAACCTACAGTAGTCCATTTGCATACAGAACAAGTTGGATTTGTTTTATTACAGACTTCATTTATTAAATCAGTCGGTGTAACTTTATTCATATTTTTAAAGAAACGTTTAAAATCATCAACCTCTTCATCAATTGCATTGTTATCCAAATCGTTATATTTATAATTCATAATTTATTTTTTCTATCTTCTAAAATTGAATTAATAGCAGTTTTATAGATTTCTCCTAATTTTGGCTGTTTTAATATCATTTCCAAATGTTCGGTTTCACATTTACTGACTAATACATATTTAAATGGTCCATTACCATCTTTACCATATGTTCCCCACACTAATTTATTTTTAATAGTTTCTAATGAGTCGGTATCAGATAAGTTCCATTCTTCATATAATGAAGTATGTAAATCACCACAACGACGAATATAAGAACAGCCACCGTCTGCTGCTATACTGGCACCATTGGCAAATGTATAAGAAACATAATCATGAGTATTACGAGAAAGGATAAAAATATCCTCGTTTGGTTTCTCTAAAATCTTTATTGCATTTTGTATAATCATAATTTATTTATAAGTTTTCCATATAATTGGAAAACAAGGTATAAAACATAGATACCAAGTGGTTTCCGTGGCATTTAATTCTACGATTTCGGTAAATGAATGATTGCTAGAATAACCGTGATTTTTTAACAAATCTCCACAATGGCAAGTTGGTTCGGATTTAACAGTTTTCCAGTATAATCCAATCCAACAATCCTGTTTAACAAATTGCATTTTCATATTTCTTAATTCCAATAAGAATATAGTAACCACTTGGGTTCTTCGGTGTATTTAATATTATATTTTTTACAAAAATCGGTAATTATAGTTGGGTCTTGTTTAGTTATTTCTTGCAATTCCAACGGATATCCACGATTTGCCGTTTGTTCAGTTCCTCTAATTCCTATAATATACATAGGACATTCGTGATGACAATGAGTAAACACTTCAACCGGACATTTATTATTTTTTACAATTTCACGTTGCTCGTCAAAATATTTATCAATTATTTCTTGGGAAGGACGAATACCATTTAAATATTCTCCATTTTCATCATAAATTTCGAAGGATGGTTTAAATTTCGAAACTTCACGTAAATACCATTCTTCAAAATCCCCATCAAAGGGTTCATTGTCCCACGGAAATTCAGTTCCTTCCTCAAAGGGAATTCCATAACAAATATTAGCATCAGTTGATTGTCCCATAATTTTAAAAGTATATCAGAGTTTAGATTAAAGTCAATCAAAAAATATTTTCATTTTGTCTGACGTTTTTTGCTTTGACGTTATATTTATAGTGTATGAATGATGCATCAAAATTAAACCAAAGTCAAGAGAAAGAAGTTATATGGGAAGAAAGAAATTATACAGAACCAGAGAAGAATTACTTGAACAGCAACGTGCCAGAGCAAAACGATATTACAACAAAAACAAACAAAGAATATCCGCTGTCAGAATGGCCAATTACTATAAAGCCAATAAAAAGCGGAATATACAAAATAATAAATAAAATTAATAATAAATATTATGTAGGAAGTGCTAAAAATATAAGAAACAGATGGAAAAAGCACTTTACTGATCTAAATACAAATCGACATCCCAACTATCATTTGCAGAGCGCATATAATAAATATGGAAAAGATAGTTTTATTTTTACATTTATAGAAGAAGTCGAATCTAATAAAAAACTGTTATATAAAGTAGAATATAAATATTTAAGAATTGCTAAAAAAGAAAAACCAAATGTATATAATTTAAGGTTTAAACCGGCTGGAGGACCAACCGATACATATGGGCGATGGAAAATATCAGAATATAACAAAACAAGAGTATTTACGAAAGAAACAAGAGCAAAAATGTCGGCGGCATTAAAAAGAAGAAAAGTAACAAACGAAACACGACAAAAACTAAGTGATACTAATAAATTATATTATTCTATACCTGAAAACAGACAAAAACTCATAGAAATGAGTAAAAAAGTAAATCGGCAGAAAATAGGAATTAAAAATAGAGACAAAACTATATATAAATTTATAAATGTAAATACAGGAGAAATATTCGAAGGAATTAGATATGATTTTAGAACAAAATATAACTTAAGGAAAAGCAGTGTTAATGGAGTTATTAAAAAACGAAGAAAGACAGTTAGTGGCTGGAGATTATTTGATAATTCATATGTTCCAATTGTCGGAAAAAATAACAAATATAAAAATAAAGAAGAATCAAATTTTTCCAAACGCAAAATTAAAAATAGACCTTCAAAAGAGGAACTTCTCACAATGATATGGAATAAATCCACAATTCAAATAAGTAATGAGTTTTGCGTGAGCAAAGGAGCAATTAGAAAATGGTGTATAGGATACAATATACCACTTCCTCCTGTTGGTTATTGGATTAAATTAAAATATGGATATAAAGATGAATGTCTTAAAATAAAAGAAGAACAATTTAAAAAATTTAATCTTGTTTGTAATTTTGATTTATAATTTTCAAAGACCACGATTTTCCAATGCTATTAGAGTAAAATGGAATTATAGGACTTACAACAATTCCTTCGGCTGGTTTATTGTTGGGATATAATTGTTTATCGGCGATTTGTCTAAAATATTCTACTGTATGAATGTTTTTATCAAAAACAAACCGGTCAATGAGCGGAACAATAGGAATGTTCAATGTATTGCATAAAGTATTTAACTCATCCCAAGTATATAAATTACGAGTATCCAAATCTTTTGCTCTGAATATTCTAAGTTGCCGATCCTTTAATTCTAATCTGTTTCCATTCAATCCGGTGCCGATAGACTCTGCTTGAATAGCAATATTTTTATTTAATTGAATTAGTTTAGATTTAATATCATATTTATCAACCATTTGATATGGAAATCCTTCTCCTTCTTTTAACTTCAGGCGACGACTACAAGCGTCAAATTCGGAATTATTGTAGATAAAAGTAGTGCTACTACCATCCATCTTTTGGGTTATAACTACTTCTTTACCATCTAATTCCAATAATGCTTCAGGATAACTTAATAAATTGAGTTCATCACTAATGGAAATTAGCGAAGATGGAAATCCACCTTTAGTTTCTCCATTATTTATAAAAGTCTCCGGTTTTTCATATTTCAATACTCCCAATATAGAAGTAACATCATCCCCAATATTATATTCTCCATTCGGGAGAATAGACAATGGTTGAACTAACCCGCTTGATGGAGTACCTTTGAACCGAGCATTCCAAACACGATATTTCTGCTTTTCCATGAATTTGAAATTTTCTGTTGGTGGCACAATACTATCAATCTCAATAAAAACTACCTTATCTCCATTTTTAAATTGTCCCTTGGACACCACAACCGGCCATTCTTTAATTTTAGCACATTCAAGGCGCAAAACTTCCGGATTTGGATGTGGTGTTATAGAGTGTATAGTTTCTATGTATGCTAATTTACTCATAATGGTTAAAGTATATAGGTAAAATCTAAAATGTCAAGGTCTATTTATTTTGAATATATAAATAGAAACTATCGGTGAAAACATTATAAAGTCGCAATAAGCTCTGGTTTAGTTCTAAAAATACGAATCCCTAATTCCGACTCATAAAACCCACGATGATTAGAGTTTATAGTATAATCTATAATAAGCATTGGATGATTTGTGTTTTTTACAACATCTATATAATAATGAATTTGTATATCATGTATAGAGAATTTTTCTGGTTTATTATTTAACATCATCCAGATAGTATCTCCGATATTTAATTTAGTTTCAAATGTCATATAGTTTATTCATACGGTCTATTATCTTTTAAATCTTCAGTTAAATAATCATATACTCTGTCTTTAAATACGGTGTCGCTCAATCCCCACTGTTCCGCTATGAACTTTATATCGATTGGAAGTGTATTATATATTTTATCCAATTGATTGTCAGTAGGTTCAGTATCATTGTTATGAGCGGTCAACGCATCAATAATAACATCGTTGAATGCGTCTTGGTCTGATTCTGAATATTCTTTATATTTTTTCATGATAATCCAATAGATTTAAAAAAGTTTTCCCTATGTAAAATGGAAAATAATTCTAATTGTTTAGCATCTTTATTTTGTAAATCATAAATCGGTTGACCTTTTTCATTTTTAATTAAAACAATCTTACCATGTCCAGTATCTTCAATAGATTTCATTAAACTTCTAACTTTTTGATTATTATTGAATTGAGATTTTAGGCGTCTATTAACATCGGACCAGTTATTCTGATATCTTTCTAATAAACGCCGAATTAATTCATCGGTAGATGTATCTACAACAATCACATTATTATTACATAGATAATGCATATTACAATCTATAAGCAATGCTCCATTTAGAATAATAAGTCCTGTTTTACCAGCAATTTGCTTTCTAATTTCTCTAATCATTATAGGCTTATATAAATCTTGTATTTTTTTATTAAAAAAACAATCATTAAATATTGCTTCCTGTAAATCTAATTTTATAATTTTAAAATATTCAGTCTTATTTTTATCGGATAACATTTCCATCACGGTTTTACGCATATCCATTACTTCAATATTTTCCTTAAATGTATCGCCATATGTTAAATTATATGCAATTTTATCCATATCTATATGAGTAACTGGTAAATTAGAATACCCATCAATCAATAACTGAGTTATATAAGATTTACCACAACCAATGGTGCCGGTAACTCCGATAATATATTGTTGATTTATTTTAATTTCCAATAATTGCTTGGCCGATAAAGAAACATAATCCCTAACATCGCCATTGTATTTAATCAATTCTTTGGCGGCTGATGAACTAATTTTAGCATCAATCGGATTAGAAAATAAAACACAAGTATCAACTCCGTTTTCCTGTGCCACCGTTACTTCGTGTAACATTCGTTCATATTCCGTATCTTTAATATCCCGAATACCTTTAATAATAGTAACAATACCTTTGGAACGAGCATAATCGCTAACTAATTGATTATCAGGGAGAACATCAACTTCAAACTCGGTTGATAATAAAGAAGGCAGAGCACTATAAATAAGTCCAATCCGTTCTTCAATATTAAATGTATATTTTTTAGCAGGATTATTCGCCACTAAAACAACCACCTTGTCAAACATTTTTAGTGCTCGCTTAACAATGTTGGCGTGTCCCTCGTGAAAACAATCAAAACTTCCAGCGTAAATACAAGATTTCATAAATTTACAATTATTCCATTTTTACTTTTAACAAATGATATCAATGTTTCTTTGGAACCAGTCGATACAAAAGAATAAAATATAAACCAAGATTGGCGATATAATAGGTATATATCATGTACTTCATCATATGCTTTAATTTTATATTTCATATTATTTAATTGTAGATTTATACCAATAATAAATATTGGTCTTAGTTAATTCATTTCCATATACAGTCATGCTATATTCAAGTAATTTATGAAAAAAATCAACCGCAATATAATTCATATCAAATAGGTTACAAGACTCAATAAAACGAGTCATTCTTTTATGGTTATGATTTCCTGCCGTTGCCCAAAAACGTGGTCCAGCAATCATGGGTTGATTAACATCCCAAAACTCCACCATCAATTTAATAGCATTATTAAATCGAAGAGAAAAATCCTCCCTACTTGCTAAGTAATCTACTGTATAGTCATCCAATACAGGAGAACCTTCAACACACTGACTTGGTGTATATGTTGGAAAAATCCATTGGATATAATCATGAGTATTTTCCAATTCTCCATTGGACATTAACATAATATCTCCAAATGTTTTACCAGAATTATTAGTTCCGTTGCCTATATAAAATTCAATTAAAGCATTATTCATAAATATTTTAAAGCAAAGTAATTTATAGTTAAATGTAATAAGTTGTCGGTGATAATATAGAGCCAAATGGTTATACAGAATAATCTACGTTGTTGTAATACATTATCAAAATAAACTTCACCTTTCTTAGAATTGATTGGACTGTCATCAAAATACCCAGTCGTATCACAATTTCCGAATGAAGGATATTGAAACTTGGGATTGATATGATTTTTTAACCAGATAAGTCTTCTAACTATAATGGGAAATCTATCAATAATAAAATGGGTGCCGCCAATAACCAACAATGCTTTCCAAGAAAAAGTTAAAAACAAGAATAAAGAAGTATAAATCAAAACATGAACCAAGCATGGCATAGTCTTTTTAGACTTATTCATTGCCATCCAATCCGATTGTCCGATTATATAATCTCCAAAGCCGTGTATAATTAGTTGTAACATAGTATGAATATATCAGATTATATCAAATTTGTCAATCTAAATTTTGTGGCTTCATCATAACAATAATTATGATCCCAATGACATGCATTATTCTCATGAAGAACTAATAATTCACATTGAGATAACCCATATGATATTGATAATATCGTTCCATCAATATCATTCTGAGTAATGCAGATTACATCATCATTCATAAGACATATTATTTCAACTCTATCCATTATACTATTAAATTTGACTTTAGAATAATCAAATTTATTATTGTGAATTCGATTTGCTCGTTTGATAAATTCATCAACTGATAATTTAAGTTTATTATATCCACATCTGGGACAATTCGTTCCGGCTAAATGTGAATTCGGAGTCTGTTTAAATGTTCCGTGTAGAGGACATATTATAATTCCTTTTATAGATGATTTAATATAAATAAATTTTGAATAGTCATATTTATCATTATGAACTTTATTTGCTTTAATAACAAAGTTAGAAGTATTTGTTACTTTATTTTTCATACTATCTGTGCCTTTAATTAAAAAACAAGCAAATGTATTCTATACCGTTTAGACTATTGTTGGCACAGATAGGGGTATGTAGCGAATACATATAATGAAATCATTCAATTTATATCAAAAAAATCAAACTTTTCTCTCGGCACTTTATAAAAATATTCTCCATATTTCACAAATTTATTACTTGACTCTTTTAAATGTTCGTCTCCCATATATTTACTAACTATTTTACCTTTAATAATACCAATTCGAGAGTAGTTTTTTGATAATATCACATAATCAGTTTTTCCATCTAATAGAAACTTTTTTTTGCGTTCGGCTATATTGACTAATTCGTAGTCAAACTCAACACTTTTCCATGCTAATCTATGTTCCACCTCTACACTATACTTTCCACATTTGGATATTAAATCCACGCCATACCGTGATTTATTATCTTCCAAAATAATACCTAATTTGTCTTTATAATATTCTTTAACGACTTCTCGTGATTTTGGGTCATGGGCGGCATGTAATGCTTTACTGAACTTTTTTTGTTTTCCGAATGTAGTTTTTTCCATATTTTATATATCTTTTCCTTCTATGATTTTGAACTTGTTTTTCTTTAACTCTTTCAATGCTGAATTGTGAGTTCCGCCATATTCATAATAATCAGTGTCGGGAACCTTTATGAATTTAGAGGGGATTGGTCCATTATATAATCGATACCAATATATATTAGACATTCCATAAAACTTTTCTCGATTATGAATAATTGCTATTCTTACAATATCAGTTGAAAAATTACATTCGTGCCATTTATTATTAGGTTCTTTTTTACATATAGAACACAATGAATCAGGTAAACGTTTATATATACAATCGTGCTCGTATAATTTATTTGTCTTCACTCCGCACATCGGACAGTAATAAACATATTTTGGAGTTTTGCATTTATGCTTAGGAACTAATTTATGAGTTTCTCCACAATCGGGGCAAGTTGGATTTCCAATTATTATAGTTTTACATTTATGGTCGCTACAATAGTTAAAATCTTCTCCACACTTATCACAATAATTAGTAAATGAACCAGTCATATGTAATTTAGGCTTTATTTAACTTTGCATTAGGATAACATTTTTGACACATAAATATTTTTTTCTGTTTGTTATCAACTCCGATATAACCTTTACCAAAACATTTCTTACAATTATTCTTGGGAGCATGAGGAACATTAACTTTAATATCCTTAGTTCCAATTACTAATGGTGGCATAATTTTACCGGCTGCTGTTGATTTTAATTCATAAACAGGCTTAGGTACATTTTGGTTAGGTTGGGCTGGTTTAGGTATGTATTCAATTGGTTCGCTCATATAAATCAAAAATCGCTAATATACTTTATATTATATATTAGCGATTGACAAAAGACAACTTTTTATATTTGTTATTTAAACTTTACATATTTTAATTCTTCATTAGTAAGTTTGGAAGTTATCAATTTCCTCATTTCTTCTTTTTTTAATTTCAAAACGTCTCGTTTAAGTTTATTATTTTCTTTTTCTTTTTGTTCGTCCAATTTAAACTGTTGAACTTTACGTTTAAACTCTTCTTCATAATCTTCCCAGAGCCATCTAATAGGTATTTCATATCTATATGGTTCAGGTAGTTTAAACTCTCCACTAAATCTAATATAATCATATTCATTATATTTTTTAGGGTCAAACCAACCATCTCCTCCCATATCACCCGAATCAGCACAATTATCATAATCCCACCATTTTAATTTGATAGAAATATATCTAAGTATATCTCCAAATCTATCAGATACAATACGGATAATAGCATCATATTCACGTTCAGTAATATCATCAGACCGCAATAACAAATATTGTTCTTTAGTAATTTTCATAATTTTTTATTATAATATTTTCGTCTATCATTTAATAAAACTTCCGATTCGTTATACCGATCTTTACAAAATAAAACTACTTTTTTACAAATAGAAACAAAATACTTTTCATCAAATATATTTTTAATTCTATTAACATCTTTATGTATCCACTGAATATTATTAGCAGTATAATCTTTATTGGAGTCAATTCTATCTAATGATGCAGTCCATTCTTTATCTGTTCCATAAGCAGGAAATCTAATATCCATACCCGTTAAATTACACTTTTTCCCCTGTTTAATAAATATTTCATATGCTAATTTTTTACTTATATTTAATTTTAAATTTCGTTTAGTGGCTCCGGTTTTAATTCTATTCCATACTTGGTCTGGCAAACCATCTGGGTAAATATCTTTTTTATGGCGGGCACAATATCCACACTGTTTACTATAACCTTTTGTTAAATAACAGGTAGGAACAGAAGAAGTTCTTCCACACTTACATTCACATAACCAATATCTATCATGACTTCTTTTTTTATTAGTATTTAATTTTAAAACCTTCCAATTATTAAAAATTTTTCCAGTTAATTCATATTTTGGTGTTAATTTCATATCTATAAATATAAACTCATTATACAAAAAAACATAATTTTAAATGTATAATGACATATATTAATGATGATCAGCTTTAAATATTTGTTTTTTATCGGCACACTTTTCAATTTCTCTAAACGAAATTGGAGTAGCCCATACATCCCATCCACAATCAATTTGCTTCATTCGCAAATCAGTCGGCAAAGTTAAATCACAATTTCCGTGGCTATGTGATACTAATGATACGGCACCATTTGACATTTTATCAAATACATAATAAGGATAATGATTACATATAAACAATTTTCCATTCCATATTAAATTGATATAATCACCTAAATATAAAATTTTATTTAACCATTCATATCCTACTACTTCATATCCAAATTTCTCAATACAATGATTATAATATTCCTTTTCCCATGAATTATTATGATTACCTCGAATAAACCATAATTTAGGATTTATTCTTCCTATTAAATTATAAAATTTATCAATAGGAGTATTTAGACAAAAATCTCCTAATATTAAAAGAGTATCCATAGGCTTACATGTAGTGTTTATTTTATCCAAAATGCCAGAAGTCATTTCATCTGCGGAATTATATCCCCGAGATTTCCAAATTGGAACTTCCCATCTTGGATCGTGGTTTAAATGAGGACAACCAGTAACGAATAAATTGCCATCATCTCCATCTTTAAATGTTAATGTTTTAATCATATCTCTTTAATTATTGTATCCATTATGATACGCTTTATGCTTATATCGGTCTTTGTTTTTATTAAAAGGATTATTATAACCCCTGTTTAATCGTTTATCATTCATTCCCTTACTCCACGCCTTACAAATCGCTTCTGATTCTTTACTCATAATTGATGTTTAATCTCGTCACGAATGGCATCAGAAACATTATAATCATATGGATGTTCATGATGTTTAACAATTTTTAATGTTTCTTTTTTACATGCATCCCATGCCGTTTCCCAAATATATTTTGAGTCCATATTATATGTAGGATTATCTAATTTGATTATCCATTTAGAATATGCTTTATCTAATTTTGATTTTTTCATATTATTTAGTATGTTTTATATTTCCACACATTTCACATTGTAAATAGTAACGAGTTCCTTTTACTCTATCCATCACATCTACAAGATTAGTAATTTCAATTATTTTCCATTTGTGCTCGCATATATGCCAATTACCAGTAAATAAAAACTTTAATATTCTATACATAACATTATTCTAAATAATCATCTCGAAACTTAAGTAATTCTTCCAATGAGTTAATTTCTACAATATTTTCACTATTATATCTATCTGATGCTTTGTTAATTATAAACTTCATAATATTATTCTTTAATATGGTTATATACCCCGTTTGCCTTCTTTTTCCATTTTCGTTTTTTATTTATTTCCAGTTTTTGAATACAAAACTCAAGTAAATCATCCATCGTCCAACCTTTTCTCCAAGCGGCATCTAATAACAATAACATACAATCCGCCCATTCCATTGTATCGGCTGGATTTTCGATTAATTCCACCACTTCTTCTTGTAAGTGTAGTAATGGAGCAATACAAGTCCTTTCTGATGGAGTGCCAAATGTTTCATTAGAAAACTTGGTTCTATCTTCTATAAACTTATTAAACTTTTTTAAATCGGTTAACATATTTTAATCAAACGTTTTATGAATTATACAATAAAATATTCCAAGTAACATAGAAACAAATCCTGCCGCTTCTATTGCTTCTGTAGATTTCATTCTGATCGAAACTGCTCCACATACTATCCAAATTATAGTAATAATAAACAACCAAGGATTAGTTAAAAATAAGTTCATAATTTATTACAGTAGTTATTACTTCCAAATAGTTTATCAAATAAACCAGTTTTTCCAAACACATCATCGAATATAGGTAAAATATTATCTTTAAGTAAAATTGGTTTCACTACAGAACATTTTAAATTACAAAATGGACAAGTAAGATTGACTTTATCACTAATAGAATAATATTCAGTGCGTGTCAAGTTTAAAAAACTTAAATCTTTTGATTCTAATTGAAATATGCATTGACAATTAGGACACCTGAATTGGTTGGTAGTCCACCAAGTTTCAAGTTCTGATTTTGGATTTTTGGCAATTCCATCTTTAATAATTTTCATAATTTATTTTTCTATCATTTTCAAAATATCTTCTTTTAAATAAGAAATATCTTCATGCTGCCAATCTCCTTTAAATATATTATCCCTATATCTAATAAGTCCAAGAACCGATAAGCAAGCGGCATTCCAAGCATCTTTTACTTCGGGAGTATCTGAATAATAGTTCTCATAATATTTATCCTTCCATTTCTCATATTTCGATTTTTTCATAATTTATTTTTCTATCAAGTTTTCAATGTTATATTCAATTATATCTAAATCTTCATGTTGAGGAAATCCTCGACATACTTTCATTACAGATTTAATCTCTTTTAACGCAGCTTCTATGGCAGCGTTCCAAGCATATTGGGATACGGGTAAATCTTGGGTATGTCCCAAGGGAGTAGTGAAAAATTTTTCACTCCATTTCTTATATTTCGACTGTTTCATAATTATTTAGCATATTCCGAAAGAATATCGGATATTTGTTGACTAATTTCGTTTGGCACTTCATCTTCTAATTTCAAATCAGGAAAAGTGTCATTTACTATTAACAACATATATTCTGGATATACATCGTCTAATTCAAGATATATCTGGTCTATTAACGTCATATCCAAAGTATATCAGGAATAGATTAAATGTCAAGCTTTTACATACCACGATGGAATATTACCAGATTTCCACTTAGCAAACGTCTTATCTTTAATATAAAACGTTTGATATGCAGTAACATAATCATTGTGTTTATATTCATCTGGCATACATTGGAAATGAGAAGTTTGTGGTAAATTAGGTAAATTTATGGCTGAATAATTATTCAATATCCATGCCAATACTGCTTGTGATTTATGTATTCTATTATATCGTTTAGAATATTCATTAAATATTTCTCTACAATGTTCTATCAACCAATCATAATTTTTAATAGTTTCTCTTGTCCATTTAGAACAGGGATGATTATAATGAGTTCTTTTATATGGAGCCACATCAAATGCATTACATAACATTTGACACGATTCCATTCCCATTTTAACTATATGTTTATCACATAGTTCTTGTGCCGCAATAATCGGAGATACGTTTACCGCAAATATATTCATTTTTCAAATTTTAACAGTTATACTCATAAAGTCAAGTAAATATTTTTGGAGTTTTTTCGGTGTTTTATTATTTTCAATGATATTTATAATGTATATGGGAAGAAAAAAAATATACATTACAGAGTCCGATAAGATTGCCGCTGCCAGAAAATGGAGAATGAATTATTATTGGAAAAACCAAAAAAAAGAGCAAAAACGAAATCTTAAAAACTATTATGAAAGAAAAAGAACCAACTAATTATTATAAAAGTTGTCCTAAATGTAATAAAATAATTTATTATAAACATCCTCAAACGTTACAAAATTCAATACAACATAATTGGAATTGTAGGAAATGTGTATTATTGGAAAGACGAGGACTATACACAGAACAAGAAGAACAATTTTTAATAGATAATTATTCTAAACTGGGAAGAGACGAATGTGCTAAACGATTAAACAGAACTACATTTTCAATAGGAGTAAAAACCAGTAAAATGGGACTTATTATGACCCCACAGCCAAAAGATCCAATAAATAACCAAATATGTGGAAGATGTAATGTAGAATTAAACAAATCACATTTTACAAAAGATAAACGACGAATAAATAAAATAGGTATTATGTGTAAAAAATGCATGTGGAAAGATAGACAACGACCCGATAAAAAATTAAACAAAAAGAAATATGATTTTAAATATAAACACATTAAAAAGAAAAGTCCAATTTTTAAATTAAGATGTAAAGTCAAAAAACGAATAATGGCAGCAATAAAATCCTCAAAACTTAAAAAGAGACATTCGATCATAGAATTATTGGGATGTTCTATTATAGATTTCCAAAAATATTTACAATCACAATTTAACTCAGGTATGACGTGGGAAAATTATGGTTTTCGAGGATGGCATATGGATCATAAAATACCATTATCATCCGCAAAAACACAAGAGGAACTCGAAAAACTATTTCATTATACAAATATACAACCTCTATGGTGGTATGATAATTTAAGTAAAAAAAATAAAATATTATAAATTATTCTTAAAATTAAGAAGTGTGCAGTGAAACCCCCAAAAATTAGTATCTATAATTTTCATCATATTTTTAATTTCCATTGCCTCTTCACATTTAACATTCATCCATACATTCTTTTTAGAAATAGTAATATTAGTAGGGTCATACTCAAACTCTATTCGTTTACCTTCCAAGTGTTTAATAGGGGAGATATCAATGTTTTTACCATGAATGTCAGGTAGATAAATAGAAATGTGTGCGCCATGCGCCGGAAGCTGAGATTTAACAGTATTCCAATTATACAGTTGAAATAATCGTTGATAATAACGAACAATGTCGTAAGAACAAATTATTCTTACGCCTTTCTCAATCTGTAGTTTTCCTATGGATTTAAACACAATCTAAGTATATCGAAGTATATTTAGAAGTCAATAAAAATTGAATGATGGTTAGCCGATATTCTATAATTATGACTGACATTTATCTCATTATTGCTAATGGAAGTGTGCTAACAACTTCTGCTCCAACCTGTCCGCATAAGGAAACCGGCACCTTTGGACTTTTAGGATTGCTACTTCCGTGGTATTGGCGAGTAATCTCTCCCACGTTAGGTTTGGTAGTATCGAACTTCTTCTAATTGAAGGCTTTACTTCAACCAGCGTCAATCTCCATCATTCAACTATAAATATATCATTTTTTATAGTAAATGTCAAGTGCTTTTGTGGCAAATCCAATTGCTTCTATTTTTGACATCCAACCGGCTTCAAATGTTGTTCCATAATCTTCAATATAATTAAATAATCTCGTATTTGAAAAGTTTAAATTATCAAAATAATCAGTTTCATTATTCCATACTCCCATAGACCATGAAGACCCTCTGGCTCTAAAATAATACCATTTTCCATCCTTCAATGTTCCTTCTATTTGAACGGGACAATAACCTTGAGGCATTTCTAATTTATAAGGATTTTGAAACTTCCATACAAACCAAGTTTTCCATCTATCTATATAATTATTCAATTTTTTCATATGTTCCACTTGATATTTCTTTTTTAATAGAACGTCCAAATAAATATCTAATCCAATAAGTTCCATTGGAAGTTTCAACTTTATAAACTCTTGCATTTTCTATAATCCAATAAGGACCAGTACAAACAGTTCTATATTCAATAGAATTGATACTTATTTTATTATTTTCGGCCCATTTATGAATATCGGTATTATCACCATAATAGATAACAACAACCCAAATGATACATAACACAATAAAAGATACTAGTATAAATCCAGATTTCATTTATTCATTTCCTTCTCTGGATCACGTTACCAATTCCAAAACTCACAATTTTTCATAGGAACATAATTATAAATCATATCAAATATTAGTTTGGCATCATCTATTGCTTTTCTTTTTTTAATAGAATCTCCATAAATAATATCTTCCAATAAACTTTTCAGTTCATCTCGTTCTTGTCTCAATTCAGATATAATCCGGTCCTTTGATGGTAATTCAATTTCTTTCATATTAAGTAAATAAATATTTTAAATGCGTGAATATTTGATATGTTAAAGCAGCCATCATTATCAACATTGCCAATGAAACTATACATAACATAGGAATCAATACTAAATAAACAAAACATTTCATAATCATACTTCAACTATATAGATTACATTCTATTTGTCAAGTGTTTTTAACAAAACGTTTTACTCTTGCCTTTTGCCACCATTTTAAAACCTTACCGGCATATTTTGGTTCACTGCTACTGGCAGATTGAGGAATAACATTTTTAACTTTTAATGTATCCTCAACTTGTTGAAAATCCAAATATCCTAATTTTACAAATAAAGTAGGCTCTAATAACCATCCTTCATTCGTCACATTTACATCAAAAACTCCTTCTGGTTTTGATGCCATTACTTGTTCTTTTGTTTTATAAACTGTAAATACTTCTCCCAGTGCATAGGGAACAGCCGTAATACATTGTTCTATGGTTGGAGACACACATATTCTGGCTCCTAATGGTTCAGATGGAGTTCTATTAAATCCAGCTTCAAAATCTCTTGGTATTAGAAGTTCTTCTTCTTTTTCAAGAGTAGTTGAAATATGATACCAATGCCGCTTTTTTGAATATAGCATAATTCATATTAACCCGCATTAAATGATTTTAATACAACTCCAGATTTAGCATCTGGCATAGCAGTTCCAATTAAAGTTGCTTTAATATTATTAGGAGTAGTCCAACTCCAACGTATCACGCTATGATAGGTTATTTCTATTTTTTTAGCATCCTCTTCATTTTCTGCAATTACAACTGTGGCATCATAATCATCATAACTCCATTTATCAGTTCGTTCAAGTAAATATATATTCATAGTTTTACATTTTATATACTTCTAATTTCTTTTTAGATTTTATCACTTTTTGTATTTCTTTAATATTGGAAAATATCCAGTTTTTAGAATTAACAGCATACTCCACTGAAGGATATACTCTATTCAAACTTCCTTCTAACCATTGACAATATATTTGTAATGCGTGTTTAGCCTTGTTACCAGTAACATTCCAATCCACTTTTCCATTTAGTTGAACTAAACACATATTAGTTATCTGGGTAGGTGTCTGCTGTAACTCAACGTCAACTCCACCACTTCGACAATGTAAGTTCATACTCATAATTTATTTTCCAATTTTAGAAGTTTCTTTAACAATCAAACCTCCAATAGAATTACATATGATATTATCCGGTATATTATTATTTTTAGCATCGTTTAATATGACTAATAAATCACATACCAATGATAATCTTCCGACTTTATAACCTTCGTCATATCCAATTTCATATTTGGAACGGTTATCTTGCCAATCTGCTCCTCCTGATGGATTACTCATAATTGTTTATTAAATACTTTATCTATTTCATCAGATGCTTCTTTTAAGAGAATTATTGCTGCACTAACATAAGAAGTCACGCCATCTCTATTAGAAGGATGACATATTTGTTCGTTACACAGCATTTTGGCAATCATATACACTTCATATGGACTTGGTTTATTTGTTTGTTCTATATTATGGATTTGATTATTCATAATTGTTTTTTAACTATAATATTTGGAATCTCACATCCGGCCTCAATTCTATGTCTAATTTCTTTTACCATAGCATCAAAAAACTCAAGCCGAAGCCTAATTTTTTCTTTTTTAGATAATTTACGATTCATATATTACAACATTTTCAACAACTCGTTCTGATCAATAATTTTTATACCATTCTTCTTGGCTTTAATTGTTTTGGATGATTGACTATTTGGATCGGCTACTACCAAATAATCGATAGATTTAGAAAACGTGTCCGAATATCCATTTCCCGATTGTTCAATCAATTTATGATAATATTCTTTTTTCTCTGGGAAAGTTCCAGACAAAACAAAAATCAATGCTCCATCTTTAAGGGTAGATTTAGTGCTGGCAGAAATACTCAATCCATTCTTAATGAAACGAAGAATGTAATCTTTTTTCTTGATTAGTTCATCATTTATATTGGATGCTACATTTGGAAGAGATGATTCATTAGCATATTTAATCAACGTGACGCCATCCAACCAATTAGTTAAAGAATCCATTTTACCCTTTAGGGATTCAATAACAATCGCTACACGCCTCTTTCCAAGAGAAGTTATTCCTAAACTTCCTAAAAATTCATTCAATGGAAGTTTTCTTTTTTTCTCAATTTCTTCAATCAATTTCACAGCACGTTTTTCTCCAAATCGGGTTCCTTTATCAAGGATTAAATCGGCCAATTCATTTTCTTTATTTTTCAATAAATATAAATCTGCTGCCGATTCAATAAGTTTATTCTTTAATAATGCTTCAATTACCGATGTCCCAATTCCTTGGATATCCGTCGATTTTACAAACTTTTCCACTTTGCCAACAATCTGTGCGTCACAATCTGAATTTACACAATAAATATTGACACTATCATCCCCATTTACATTAGACCTTTTTTCTAATTTTCCATTACAAATGGGACAATGTGTAGGAGTTATAATTTTAATTCTATTTTTTGCCGGTTTTAAAACTTGACTTATATTTGGAATGATATCATTACATTTTATAATTTCAATTTCATCATTGATATATAAATCAAGACGTTCAATTTCATCATAATTATGAAGAGTTGGACTTTCAATAGTAGCTCCACCAATTTGACAAGGAGCAATGGTTGCTACAGGACAAATCTGACCTGAAGCCCCCACTTGAACCTTTACGGCTAAAAGTTTAGATGTTGCTTTTTCTGCTTTAAACTTTATAGCAATAGAAGATTTTGGTCTGTTGTTAGAATCTCCTAATTTAGATTGAAGTTCAATTGAATTAGCACAACAAATAATACCATCCAACCAATAATTTATTTTAGGTCTAATAATTGCTGTTTTTTCATACCACTCCCACACTTCATCCAAAGTTCCGACAAAATGTTCTACGACATTAAATCCTAGTTCTTTTAATTTTTTAAAAGCCTCTTCTTCGGTATTTCCGATGGGATTTCCATTTATATCATATAATTTAAAAGCATAAAAAGTCAAATGTTCGGAATCTTCTCCCGATTTTCGTCGAGCAAGGGAAGTCAAATTACGAGGATTCGACGATTTATTAGAATCAACCTTATCCCAATCATCAACATTCAATACAATTTCTCCACGAACAAACCCACTAAAATTATGATTCGTAGATTTAGGAATACCTTTAAACAACAATGCGTTTTGAAATAACCGTTCTCCAATTATTCCATCTCCTCTGCTTACGGCATCTACCAATTTATCATTTTTAAAAGTAAGACTTATAGACATTCCATCCATTTTATGGCTTGCTATAAACTTTTCATTTTTAGAAACTCCGGATTTTAATAAATTATTTTTAATCCAATTATCAAACTCTACACGGTCAACTGCCTTATCCTGTGAACCCATTGGTATTTCATGTTTTACTTTTGATAAAATCGTGCCGCCAACATCAAATCCAACTCTTTTCAAGCGAATATCATTGGGATTTAATTTTTTTAATTCATCAATCCATCCATCATATACACTATCATCTACGATTGCTACACCAATCGTATAATAGGCGTAAGCCGCCTTATCTATTTTCTTCTGTAATTCTAACAATGTCATAATGCTATGAGTATAGCGATATAGTTTTAAAAGTCAAGAGTTAAAAATATTGTCACTTTTTTGTTCTTTTTTAATTTCCATACATTATGATAAATGTAAATAAAAATGATTTCATATTATTATTTTTTATATTCTAAAACTTCTACATTAGCATTTTCAAAATTTTCAAAATACCCATGCCAAGTTCCAGTATAAACATCTTCGATTATTCCGCTTGATAATTTAACTTTTATAATGTTATTATAAAATTAAAGAATTATTTCCAACTCTCCCATCTCAATTTATTATAAAAATGGAGCAAGATGTTATTTCAACGTATAAATCCATAAAATCTAATAAACATAAACTGGAGTTTCCGGCTATTAAAAAATCATTATCCATTCAACTTGACAAGCGTATCTATAAGTGGATAGACAGGAACCATATAAAAATCACCACTCTAAATAAACAAGCAATCTGTTCTTTTAATGCTTATAATAAATTAAAAGAGATGGACTTTTCTAAATTAAAAGACCCAAAATTGTTTTATAAAAATAAACAATTTTACTTGTCCTTGATATTTGATGATAATAAACAATTTACTGATAATAACAAAGTATTAGGAATTGACTTAGGATTAAAACGAATAGCAACATTAAGCAATGGAATTATATTCAAAGGAAACGAGTTTAACAAACATAAACGTAAAATTAGATGGAATAAACGTAAATTACAATCCAAGAAAAATAATTCTCATTCTGCTCGTAAAAAATTAAAATCATTAAGAAGAAAAGAAACCAATTTTAGTAAAAATTACATACATAATTTAACAAAAAATATAATTATAAATAATAAAGAAAATATTTTAGTAATCGAAGATTTAAGTAAAATTAAAGTTAAGAACAAAGGAAAGAGATTTAACAATCGGTTAAGTCAATTACCATTTTTTAATTTTAGAACCATACTAACATACAAGGCACAACTATATGGAAAAATAGTTGAAACGGTTAACCCTGCTTACACCAGTCAAATAGACCATAGAGGATTGACAAGTGGAACACGTAGAGGATGTAGATATTATGGTTCAGACGGAACAATGTTAGATGCCGATGTAAATGCGGCACTAAATATTGGAAATCGGTATAAAGATAATAAATCTTTAACCAAACACTCCATTTCGTGCTGTAAAGTACTTGATGGACAGGTGAACGTCAACTCACCAATCGTCTCTATCAGTCAGAGGCAAGCACCGACCCTTTAGGGTCGTGTGTTATTGACCAAATAGTTATATGTTTTAATGTTAGATATTTTCATGTTTAATATATTACTTTCATCTGTATCCAATCGGGTGCCGTATCAAACCAATCTTTATTATTAGTTATCATAATATCTTCTTGATTGTCTCCCCAGTGAATATTATTATCTATAATTTTAATTTCAGAAGGAAACTTTAATTTACTATTATATTCCTTAACCAATGGTAAAATGTCAGTAACCCTGTAATAACGAGAATACCACAAAGCATCGCCGTCACCTCCAGCCGAAGCACATTCATTATATAATAAATCAATGAGTTTCATCAAATGTTCTCGACTACTCATTTTATTTATATCACAATAATTTTGTTTAATTTCCATATTTTGTTAAGTCATCATCGAACGTCATATCATATAACAGTTCTTCAAGTTTGTCAATCCTCTTTTTTAGAGGTAATTTCTTCAATGCTTTTAAATACGATTTCTTATGTTCTGATTTTTGTTTATTTTCACATAAGCCACATTTACCATTATAATGAGCGGTGATTTGCTTACAACTATTACAATGTGATTCGTCGTATAACATATAATTTAATCATATATAGTGCTTAGTATATATCTATCTATTTTATCCAATTTTGGAGTTACTTGAAGTTTATGAAAATAATTTTGAGTTTTATATTTAGTTGCTTTCTCTCCTTTAATTACCACAAACCCTAAGTTTTTCCATTCATCCCAAGTATGCCAATCTTTAAAATTGGAATTATCAGGAGTTGCAATTTTGCCTGTAGTATAATACATATTACTATATCGCAACCTCATATTTGATTGGATTGCTACACTTATAATTTGTGGCTTTACCGATATATTTAATTGCATTCATAATTTTATTCTCAATTATACCAAATATCCGACAAACCTCAACTTTTTATATTTTAGCACCATGTCATTTTTTATTTCATTTGTAATTTCTGAATACTATTTATATAGTATGAGAACAAAAATTATAGGAATTTATAAATTAACATCACCATCAGGAAAAAGTTATATTGGTCAAAGTAGAGATATTATCATGCGGTTTCGTGGTCATAAATCAGACACGAAAAGAAAACATCAAAAATTATACTATGGTATTAGAAAATATGGATATGAAAATTTTACCAAAGAAATTTTAGAAGAATGTTCAATGGATGTATTGGATAAAAGAGAAGTTTACTGGATTGATTATTACGACTCCATTAATAATGGTTACAATTGTGATGTTGGTGGACAAATTCATAAAGCATTTAGTGCGGAACACATAGAAAAAATAAGACAAGCAGCCATAAAGCAAAATGCCGAAGGTAGGGGAGCACCAACTATAGAATTTTACATTGATGATGTCCTTTACAAATCTATAAGTGATGCTAGTAAAAAATTAGGTATACCTCATAAAACAGTTCATAACAGATTAAATTCTCCAAATTTAAAATATGCTAATTATAGATATGCCGATGTAAGTAAAATACCAAATAGGGAACTTCGGGTGTGGCAATCAAAAACAGCAATGGTAAACGGTATAATATATAATTCTGCTTCTGATGCGTCCATAAAAACCGGAATAAATTTTTGCACATTATGCAGATGGCTACGAAATAATACCAATAATTGTTATTATATTGCAACCGGAGCAGTTAAAACAGGACCACTTTGATAATTGATAAGTTCTGTATCAACATATTCCCAATCAAATATAGAAGTGAATTTCTCGGTTTTTATAGTTGGCAATTTATAAATAGGGCGAGTTAGCAATTCTCTTACTTGAGTTAAATGATTTGCATATAAATGAACATCCCACAAAAATCCAACTAGTTTACCTTCTTTTAAGCTGGATTCTTTTGCAAGTAAGTGTAAGAGAAGACCATAGCTGCTTGCGTTTGCGGGAAAACCCAAAAAAGTATCCACCGAACGTTGTGTCCAAGCAAGATTTAATTCACCATCAATTACAGATAATCTAAATCCATCGTGACACGGCGGCAAACTCATATAGTTTAATGCCAATGGATTCCACGCAGATACAATCATTCTTCTATCCATTGGATTTTTCTTTAATGTATCAACAACATTTTGCAACTGGTCAATTCCATTCTCCATGCTCCAATCAGAATGGGGGTCATGAAAATCCCTCCACTGGGTTCCATATATTAATCCCAAATCATCTTCTGCCGCCATCTTCACTTTGGTTGCGTCATCATTACCATATGGAACTCGGCTCGGGTTGCACCATCCATCCCAATAATGACATCCCCTGTCTTGGAGCCATTTTTTACTTCTTAATCCTTTGATGAAGAATTCCAGTTCTACTTTAGTAGATTTGAATGGTAATTTCCGACTCGTCAATAAAGGAAACCCCTCAGCCATATCATGCTCGAACATAAACCCCGCAATGGTAAGACAATCAACTCCTGTGCGATTGCCTTTCCATTTACCTTCGGTTAGTATCTTATTTAATAATCTAAAATATTCTTTATCTGTATTATTCATAGTTTTTATTTTTTAATGTAATTCTCTTTCATAATATCTTATAACTTTAGCATTGTCAAACTCTTTTATTATTTCTTGTTTATTAAATAAATGTTCGAACTCAAACATAAATGTATCTCCTTCATATTCTTTATCTATCAGAGTAACATAAAACTCTTTAATATCAGGCATACATAACTTATATGTATCTCTGCCACCGGCTACAATAGAATCTTGAGGTATAATATTCAGTTTAGAAGTAGGAATGTAATGATACATAGTAGAAGTTTCACATATAGCACCGGCACCTTCTTTTATAGAGTTGGATAATACCCATATAGTTCTATTTTTTAGAGCCGGAAGTTTCTCATATGTTTTTCTTCCAATTACAATAGATTTATTTAAAGTAAACTCTTTAAACCATTTAAAATCTTCTTTTATTGGACTCCATGGTAATTTTCCATCTTTACCTATACACCGATTTTTAGACATCGCCATTATCGCTAACATAAATTATTTAAAACTTTCTTCTAATCCACTAATTTCATCCGTTGCATAATGACTATCTAATTCTTGTAAATAATTATATTTAGGAGTATTATGTATTTCATCAGTTATTTGATTTCTAATATTAACTGCTTCTTTTAAGACGGAATCTATAAAGTGTTGGTCGGGAGGTTGTCCTATCCAGCAAGTTCTTACATTGCGTCTTCCTAAAATCTGATTTCGAGCACAATAACTCGATGATAAAAACCAATGAATATAACCATCATTGGAATTAAAATCTCTATCTATATATGGACTTATATTATAAAACATAACCACTTTATCAGTATGACCGGCATTAACTCCTTGTATATATTTCCATGCTTTGGCTAATGCTTCTTTGGCAGTGTAATATTTATTATCATTCATAATTTTTATATTTAGATATATTCATTAAGTGACGTTTTCTGTTCTTTAGTTAACGGTTTCATTACACAATTTTTTTCGTGGTCTGGTTCTGAACTCTTAATTACATTTTTTCCACACCAGTAACACTCATATTCGGTTACTTTTTGCGCTTCAATTAGACGTTGTTTTAATTTATCAAGGTTTATAGGCATAAATTATTTTTAGGTGTTAAGTCTATATAAACGTGTTTTTCTTCAGTATAATGTGAATTATCACACCACCAAATCCAAGGATTATCCATATCTTGGGTCATTTGTTGAAAACACAAAGGACAATATTGTTGATTATCCATTTTTCAAATAGGGATAAATTGCTTTTTGCTGTATATCTCCACCGGTTTCTTCGATTGGATAAAATTTATCTTTCTCTAAGGTTATAGTTTGGTCTCTGTCAGTCATTATACCAAGTTTTCCATTCCGTTCAACTAATTTTATTTCGACTATGCCAACGCTTAATAAGGTATTCCATATTTTTCGTAATTCTTCATCAACTGGCATATAAGGAGGAGAATACCATAATTCTTCCATATGAGGTTTTTCTATATGATTATCCAATTCATCAAATAATCCCGTATTACTCCGTTTTTTAATACGAGCAGCATCGTCCGAAGTAAATGGCTCTATAAAAACTAAATCTTTTTTATCTTTAAAGTTAAAATTAGATGAAGTTCCATCAAATAATCCTGTCTTACTCCATTTTTTAATTAATCGTATGGATAATTCTTCGTTAGTTTCATTATTATTTTCGTTCATAAATGGTTATATTTACATAATTCCGTGCCAGTTCTAAGAAATACAAATTGGTTATAAAATGTTGGATATTTATCAAATGAAACATATATACAATAGATATGTTTTCTATTTAAAGTAAAACGTGCATATTTAACACAGTTATCAACAAACTCTTCATTGAAGTTAGATTTATCAATAGTATCTATTCTGCCGCACAATTCTCTATTAAAACTAGCCTTAACAACTTGAGGAATATCATTCACTCCCATATAATTAACATATCGTCTATGTGTCATATTGTATTTATTAACAATGTCTATAGATGGAAATATTTCCAACGTAGTATCTTTTAAAATTGTGCCGTGATGATTAAATCCTTTTTCATACCAGTGATACTCGGATGGAATTACAGGATTAGAATAAGTTGATACTACAGTTCCAATTATTCCTAATCCTAACAGTTTCGTAAATGTTCTTCTATTCATAAAGTTCCGTTCCATGTTCTATCTTCCATTTTAAACATACGTAATAATTCATTAGCATATTTTTTTGCATTTTTAATATCTTTTAATTTCCATTTAATTCTATTAAATCTAATTGTGCCGCCTTTTAATATGGAAATATAAGCACCTTCTTGTAAGAATTGTAATTCTTTATTACTCAATTTACTCTTGGATATTTGAGCGTCATAATTTTCATTTTCAATTTCTAACCGACACCAAAAGTTTTTCCATTCAATCGATATAACATATCCTCTGGTTTCAAATTTTGATTATCAAATAATTGACTATAAATTTTATCTCTAAAATGGTCTAATATTTTAGTTTCATTATCTTTTACAATTTTAAATGCTATATGATATGCTTCTGTTTTTAATAATTGTCGTTTTAACTTTTTTCTAATGGGAGACATATCAATAAACTCACTCATTCTTGGAGATTTATATTTAAAATCACATTCCTCATTTCCATTGGAATATTCTTCTTCAAACTGCCATCCGTTATTTTCAAACTCTTCAATAACTTTAATTTGGGACGGAGTAAATTTAAAACAGTTAAACACAGTTTTCATTATATGATATTTTTAATATCTTCAGCCTTTAACGCCGGATTATCAAGTGCTTGTTTATAAAATTTATCTCTATAATATTTCAATATATACTCTTCATTGGAATTAACAAAATCAAAAGCAAACGCCCAAGCCTCTCCTTCTAATAACTGATGTGCTCCTTTAAACTGATCTCCATATGACATATATAAAGTTTTAAACTTTTTCATTCTTGGAGATTTATATTTAAAATCACATTCCTCATTTCCATTATGATGATTGGTCGAATATTCTTCTTCAAATACCCATCCTCTATCATCGAACTTTTTTAAAATCTTAAGTTGTTTAGGTGTAAATACAAAGTAATTAAAGTTAATCATATTCTATTTCTCCATTATCTTTTAGTTTAAACGATATTGTATTATGTTTAGGTTTAAATCCAAGTATTTCTTCTCCGGTCTCCGGGTCAATTCCATATTTAGGCCAATGTTTTTTATATTTATCGGCTTCTTTATTCAATTCTTCATCAATATTTAATCCATTAACTTTAGCCCATAAACCTGTCAAAATAAGACCCGATACATCATCACCGTGGCAAAATAATTTAAATCTATTCCGTATATCTTTACTCAATGGAGTATCTTGTTCCCACAACGACCAATTATTCCGTAAATACATCCCCATTGTAAAATGAACTCCACTCTGATTTTCTGCTTTAATATATTCAATATCTTTAGTCTCTAATAAACTATATAGATAATCAATGGCTTCATTTAATGTTACCGGAACAAAATCTTCATTTATAGGTTTCATATTTTAAAAATTATCAGTAGTTTTCCATAAATCTTCAAACTTCAATGGTGGTGTTTTAGATATTATTTCATCATAGTCCTCTTGCGTTATTTTAACAACATTGTCTTGTGAAAATGATTTATAATCATTGAAAATACCATATTCCGCCCAAATAGACAATTCGTAAATACATACCGTTCGTTCATCTTTAAGATAAGGTGGTTCATAATCATAATCTTCCCCATACGAAGACCAACCATGTGCTCCACCCGAAACATAAGTTCCAGTTTTTACATATTTTTTAGATACTACTCTGCCGACCTTATTTAATAATTCCGGTTCAAGTTTAGTATGAATTGTTCTTTCTCTGCCGCCCCATCCTTTGGCTCTTAATAATAATCGAGCAAATGACATTTCAAGTTCAGATACATCCTTTTCTTTACCTGTTAAAAAATAACTTTTAACGGTATTAAATCCGGCAGATATTATCAATTCATTTAATAATTTACGTTGTTCTGGTGTAATGTGATTATCTAAAATATCTTGAGTAGTAAGCGGATATCCAGCCCTAATAAATGTTTCTGGGTTGAGTATTTCTACATAATCACCAACTCTAATAACTTCATTTTTAGGTTTTTTTACTTTAACCAATTCCCACGGACTTGGACTTTTTTCACATTTACACTTCTTTAAAATCATATCAACAATTGACTTACAACGTCGGCATTTCCATATTTGATTATTCATAATCTTTGGGTATCATTCCTCTAATTTCGGTTTGAGTTTCGGTTATTCTTCCATCAAACCATCCGTCTTGCCAATGAGAATATTCAGATGAAAATGGAGTGTATGGATTAACGCTACTATCATAATTATGCCAAGCGGCTTTCCAGCCTTCATTATATATTTCATTTCTAGGTTTCATTTTAGTTTAATCCAATCCCTTCCATAATTCAGGATCGGGATGTAGTTCTTTACAACGATCAACGAATGCTTTTCGGTTTGGTAAATGACTTTTACCTGCTAATGTAGCAGTCACAATTCCAAGTTTAATATCCAAATCAATAATACAATCGGGATTGGTCCATACAAAAAACATATTATTCAACAACCACCAATCACCCACCGTCATCAAATCATCAATAAGGTTCCATATCGAATCGAGTTGAGAATCGGTCATTATATTAGATTTCATAATCTCGAATTTATTTCACTACATTTTTTTAAGATTTCAGATTTATTATACGTTATATCAGTTTCATTACACATATACCCATGATCGTAATTTGTAGTTGTAAGTTTCATTCCCCGAAATTCTTTAGTTCTGGCTTTTAATCTATCTGGTCGTTTAATACCATATCTATAATGAATTTTATTATCCGTCCACCATTTTTCTTGTTCTATTCTCCATATTTCCATTTTTACAGGTAAATAATATGAATTAGGATGCTGAGTTCCGGCATATCGAACAGTCAGTCCATAGATCCATACTTCATCTCCCAAATTAAATTTAGTTTTCATTTTTTATTTTCGATAGATTTTCTTGTTTAATATCTTCTAATTTTCTAAATTGACGAGAATCAAATGCGGTTTCTGTTCCGGTTGGGATATAGATTACAGGACATCCTATAAGTTGTAATCCCGCATATCCAGTATCAGTGTTATACACCACATTTTTAATTACATACACTGCATTTTCAATAGGAAATCCATCAGGATATGAAAATATAGTTGTATCTATATATCCATAATTAGGCAAGTTTTGCCCTGTATTTGCTATACATACTACTTTATCAGATATATTAAACATTCTTATTCCTCAATTCAGTCGATGATATCGGCATATTAAAATTAGCCGCTTCATCTGATTTAATCATTAAATGACTGTATCTATCATCAATTTTAATCCCATTACGACCAAATACTAAAAACTTAACATTTTTACGAGTAAAAAAGTATTCTAAATCATCAACTGGAATGCCATATTTATCATCAAACACTCTAATAAACGTATCGGCACCCATTACAAATGTTATTTCACATTTAGGATTGTGTTTTTTAATTATATTTATTTTATCTATAACCAAAGAAGCATTAGTAATAATATATGTATTATCAGCAATAGAGTCCAATCTATTTTTTATGTCAATTAAATCTATCGTTCCTTTATCTGCGTTTTTAATAGATAATTCAAGTAATACTGGATAATTTAATATTTTTTCAGATAATTCCTTAATTTTACGATGCCCTTCGTGATAAGGATTAAAACTTCCTCCAAAAACAGCAATTCTTTCAATGTTGGATATTGATATATTGGAATAATAACCAATCTCTCCTTTAACTAATGAATATAATTTACCAGCATGTGCTATCTTTAATTCTCCAGTCATGCCCTTATCATCCACATAATTATATTCCCAAATATAATCATCTCCACTCATAGAGTCAACAACTTTATTTAACAAATACAATATTCTATCGGATATGTATAAATCTTCTTCTACTCTTGTCATTACACCATACGGAATTGTAATTTTAAGACATACCGTAAAATAACTGATATGTATGGCAATATTAACTTTATGTAGTCGTCCAACTCGTTCTCCGTCAAAAGCAATAGAACTGGCGGCACCAATACCAATAGATTTATCGATATCAATACCGGCAATACGACACTGCTGATATGATGCCAATGCTAATTTACGAGCGGCTAATGGACTGGAATATTCATCTATTTTAGTTCCTATAAAATTATCAAATATAGTTCTATCATACGGAACAATACATCCAACTATAGTTTTGGATGCTCCGCTAATTTTACAGTAATCCGCAATAAATGATTGTCCTCCACCTGATATAGCAACAAATGCCTTGTAAGGAGAGTCGTTAATTTTATTTACAATTCCTTTATCCATAATTTTATAATAAACTTTCGACTAATTCTTTTTTAGAGTTGAAAATCTCCGATTCTTTATAAGAATCATTTCCAATTTTATATTCAACACTACAAAGTATTTTTGGTTTATTACTATACTCCTCTAATTTAGCATTATACATAAATGCTGGATAATAAACAACTACGATTTTTTCTATTTGGGCCGATGATGGTGTATTATTTTTCATATACCATACAAAATTGCCAATTTTATATTTTGTTTTCATATATCAATTTAAACTGGTAACTGTATATTCCGGTCTAATACCTTTATTCATATCAACAGACCCATCGGAATTGAGCCTAACATATCCAATATCATTTTTCATTTTAATGAATTGTTTAATAGCAATCTTCTCTCCCAATGTAGAAGCAGCCGATTGAACCAATTGTCCAATAGTAATCTTATCATCCTTGACAAACTTTTGATTCATCAGACAATAATCAGATATATATTTTCCAATTTTACCCTCTATAATTTTATCAATAATATTTCCCGGTTTATTTTTATTAGTGGAAAATACATCCTGTTTAATATGGTTAATTTCTTCCGGTTTAATTTCATCTTTACTTATAGAAGTAGGAGTAATTGGAGTGGAACATATATGCATACAAATGTCCTTGGCTAAATTGACAAATGTTTCATTTTTTGCCACGAAATCAGTTTGACAAGCCAATACAATCATTGCGCCAACTTTGTGATTATGAATGTAAGAATATACAATGCCAGCATTGGCTACTCGGTTTGCCATATCAGTAGTATCGGTTTGCTTTTCTTTAATTAGAAAATCTATTGCTTTTTCTACATCTCCACCGGAGGTTTCCAATGCAACATTGATTTTATTATAAGGAGACATTGTAATGTCTCGGATATGTTTAATTTTTTCTGGTTGTGTCATAAATCGTTAATATTCTGAGTTAATGCCCATTGTATGGAATCTTTGGTATTTAATACCATTCTCCAACCGGTTTTAGTTTTACATAAATGGGTATTCTTAACAAATACTGGAGGAAGTATATCAGATTTTTTCTTCAAGTCAAGATATTCCGATTCTAAAAAATTGATATAGGCATTAAACTTTGCTTCTCTGTCTAATTTGGATATTTTCTCACAATTTCCATTGGCACATTTAGATTCTGTATCATCTATATCTTTAAACAAAACAGTTCTATTATTACAATGTTCGCATACCAACCATAATATGAATGGTATTTTATTTTTCATTTAATTTATATTCCATTTCGACAATTTCATTGACTCGTTTAACTATATCTTTCTTATTAGTTTGATATAGACCAGCCGATGAAAATGAAGTTAATTCTAAAAGCCAACAGTTGCCATCGGCATCTTCTGCGATATCAATGCAAAATATAGAGTCGGGATAATATCCAACTTTTAATATTTCTTTACATTTTTCAGTTGCTTTGGGCGGCACACTTGGAATATAAGTTCGCTTTCCTTGATATTGGTAAGTCGATGCCGCAATTATTTCTCCTCCATTGTATTTACTACATACTAAACGATATTCCCCTGTAATTTGTTTAGGTGTAGATATAATCATTATATCGTTATCAATTGCACTGCTGGCAATAGAGTTTTCCCAGAATCTATCAAAATCCTGCATATCTATTAGTTGAGCCTGAAATGTTTTTTCGCCACTATCAGGCCGGATAAAAATCAATGCTTCTTTTCCAAATGTTCTATAGAAATAGAACTTATCTTCCTTTAAGTTTTTAAGAGTAGTAAACGCATTCGTATCATTGAATAAATGTTTTTGAAAATACGGATAGTATTTACTACATAAATAATTATTCCAATTATTATAAGCAATAGGAAAACAACCTCTGGGTAAACGACTCGCTATATTTTTAGTCATTTGAATTGAACCTTGAACTATAACACAATCATTCTCTTCAAATCCAGCCGGATTAAAGTCAAAATGATTATGCCGTCCAATGACAAAACAATATCGTCCAGATTCTTTAATAGCAGAAATTAAATCATTATAATCTTCGCTATCAGTAAAGTTTTCTATAATATATTTCACTTTTTTCATTATTATTAGTGTAATAAAAAATATGATACAAGTCAAGTAAAATTATCAATACTTCCTATTTTGTTTTATATTTATATAATATATGAAAATATGTAAATTATGTCAAGTAAACCAACTCAAATCCAATTTTTACAAAGGACATTTAAAATGTAAATCTTGTTGTATTAAAACCCAGAAAATATGGGCCAATTCTCATAGAGATTTAACAAGAAAATATTTTAAAAAATTTAAAACAAACAATCCAATTAGATATAAAAAACAACAACAAAAATATATAAATAAAAATAGAAAAATATTATCAGAAAAAAGTTGTATATGGAGAAAAAATAATAGACCTCGGTGGAATAAATATATAAAACAATATAAAAAAGAAAATATAAATTATAGATTAAGCGAATTATTAAGAAGTAGAATATATAGTGCTCTTAAAGGAATAACAAAATCAAAGTCAACTATCCAGTTACTTGGTTGTACGTATGATGAATTCAAACATCATTTAGAATCTAAATTTTTAGACGGTATGAATTGGGATAATTATGGTAAATGGCATATAGATCATATAAAACCATGTGCTTTGTTTAATTTATCTAAAAAAGAAGAACAATTAAAATGTTTTAATTATAAAAATTTACAACCACTATGGGCTAAAGATAATTTAAAAAAACATACAAAATATACACCACAAATGTTTAATCATAACCAATATCCATGTTCATAATGGGCAGCATCATTACAAGCATAAATCCATCCACAACTCCAAGTATCATATCCAACATTCATATTCTTCAGTTTCGTATGTATATGGATTTTCTGTAGAAGTAAGTCCACAACAATATGAGTTATATCCATCCTCAAATATAGAATCATCGTTCATTTAATTTCTTTTTTAAATCTTCGACAGTATATAGATGTTTGTCTTGTTTGTCAATCCATTTCACAGATTCAGTTAAAGTTTTCTCCAACTTTTTACCATCCGTTTTAACTTGCTTATTAGTAAATCCCCAGAATGTTAATTCGTATAATATTTCTGCCACTTGACCTTCCAGTGACAGATTTTTTACTTTATTTATAATGGGAGTATCAATATATTTATTCCAATCTGCCGGTCCAATTGAAAAAAACTTATTATATTTATCTAAATTACAATTATAATGTCCTTGAGGAAGTGGCTCTCCACCCCACGGTTTCAATCCTTTATTTGGTTTCTCATAATTATGATTTAATAGACATACTTCAATATAATTTTCATAAGTTCCAAATGATTTAGCCGATTTAACGCATATTGACATTTCATCGGGTTTATTATGTTTAAGCGTAAGTAATTCATTAACTACTTTACTATATGCGGAAGTAATCTGTTTTAGTGTATGTCGGTCACATTTATAAGCATAACTTTTTTCTTTTTTATAAAGATATTCATATACTCCATTTTTTCCATTTAAATGGACTATTTTAAATAAATCTCTCAGAGTCATATATTTACCTCCGGTGCAATTTCTAAATATTCATAGTTAATATGGTCGGGTTCCATACGAGCAAACCTTCGATTACAATATTTACCAAAGTTCACCAATGCATCTTTTTCATGTTTTCCATGAATCAGACATGAAACTCCCTCTTGGGAGTATCCTGATATACCTCGAACTTTAACGCTAACTTTTGCTTTAATATAGAATAACATAATTTTAATTTAAGACATTGTGGTTGATGGAATTAACTCTGCGATTTTTCTAAGATTTTCCAAACTTACATTTTTACTGTTCCTGCCATATTCAAATGATTTCCAAATAACACTACATAATTTAGCTGATTCTACTTCATCCAACCATTCTTGTTCGGATGCGTATAACACATAATCCACACAATAATCAGTCTTTTGACTCCAATTTTCTAATATGTATTGAGTTTCAAACACATACTGTCCCCGTGTTTCAGCCGTGAAATATTTATTACCCACTTTGGTAACTACTACGGGAGTAAGAACTTGTGGAGAATTTCGGGCGGCATTTCCGGTATTCAATCGGAATAATTGCTGTCCTATGACTGGTTTTGGTCTCATATTTCAAAAGTATATCAGGTTATATCTGATTGTCAAGGTATTCTTTCGAATTGGTAAGTTATATTTATAAATATGATAAAAGAACATCACATAGTTAATATGGATATGGATAAAGCTTTCGATATTTTTCAGAAAAGTTATACCAAATCAACCGGAAAAAGTTGGGATAAAGATAAGTTTATCGATAGAGCTATAGACTGGGAGTTTTATGGTGATGATAATGGATTTGTAGCACTCCGAAAACAAAAAAGTGATTTGGTTAAATTAGTTGGTGCCGCTGGAAGTTTAAAATCTGTATATAAAGGTATGCAAGATATTAAACATTTATATAGTAGTAAAATGGTATGGGGACTCGTATCAAGAGATATTAGCAGTCAATTGGAAAAACTTGGATTTTATGTATTTAGATTAAAAGGAGGGCTGTCTGATAAAATGATGATATTTTTTATAAAAAATACAATTCCATCATCCGTACTGGGCGGGGCAACTATCAATGGTATTGATAAAGATGGAAGTCTTAATTTAACATATGGTGATGTGGGGTCAGTTGATAAAGTATTGATTGGAAATAAAGGATATTTTCAATTCCTCATTAACAGTATTCAAAACAACGGCAAAATCCCAGATATGATTAAAAACAAATTAATTGCCGCAATCAATAATATAATTCAATAATCTATGATTAAGCTAATTGACCTTATAGTTGAAAGAAGAAGTCATCCCAAGTTAAATCCGAAAACCTCAGTGGCGTCTCAAATATTAGAGTTTTCAAAACAAGACGATTTGTTTGTATCATTTACTGCAATTGCCAAAATCGGAATAAATCCAAAAAGTAACTATGATACTCCTCTTGGACTGTATTGTTATCCACTTAAAACCGCATCGAACTATTATACTAAAAATAATAAATTAGGAATTGATTTTCCATTTGCATCGGAACATCCATATCTATATGTTCTTAAAAAAAATGAAGGCATTCGAGAACTTAATATAACTACATATACCAAAGAACAAGGAAATCAAGACATAGATAAATTAATAAGTGTATATTCACATTTTTTTGAGCCGGATGCATTACAAATCCTTAAAGCTTCATGTAGTCGAAATACGAAATTTTCCAGAGAGCAGATTGGAGAGTTTTGGTATTTTTGTAAAAAACTGTCGGAAATGATTGCTCAAATTAAAAATACAAAACCGACCATTATATGGAACATATTATTATATAAGAATCTTGGATATGATTTGGTTATAGATGAAGGAAGAGGAGTTATACATGGAAATGAAAAATGTCAAGCATTCTTTACAAATAAAAGAGCATTCAGCGTTTATAGAGTGTTGGATAATCCATATTCCGAAGAAAAATCAGTAAGACGTAAACATATTAATTACCAAGCATTAACTAAAAATATTAAAAATCTTAAACAATATATAGAATATAAAAAAGACGAATTAAGTTATAATGATATTACAAATATACTACACTGTGTTCAAAACTCTCCTCAAGTTGTACATTATTTAGCCGCAAATATCCCATTAACAGAATCTAATATAGATAGTCTTTTTAATAGAACTCAAGATAAACAGGGACTTATTGATATTTTACTTAATCGAGATATTCCGCTTACAGATTATAATATAACTGTATTATTATCCAATTCTCCAGACCTAGAAAAAACGCTGGAAATATTATTAAATAAAAATATTCAATTTGATGATGATATTGTAGAACGTCTATTGCGGGCTGCAACTGATAAAATAAAAATGGTTAATATTTTATTTGATAAAAATATTCAATTAACTAGTAATATAGTGGGGTCGATGCTTACTATAGTTCCAGATAAGAAATATATAGTTCATATGTTATTAAATAAAGATATTCCTCTGGATGATATTACCATTCATAATTTATTATCACACTCCCCCGATAAAAAAGATGTAGCAGAGTTTTTATTAAACGTAAAAGGAGTTTTACCAAATGCTATATTTACTTCTGACAATATAGAATATATGTTAAAAACGGTAATGGATAAACAACAAGTTGTAGATTATTTATTAAGTAAAAATATAGAATTAGATATGGAAAGTATAATAAAATTAATTATAAATGCTCCAAATAAACAACAGATAGGAGATTATATAACAAATAAAGATATTATATTATCACAGTATTGCATACAATCCTCAATATATGATTCGGATGATAAAGAATCAGTAATCAATATGTTTCTGAAATGTGGAATGCCGCAAGATAAAATATTTACAAACGATGTGATAAACCATATTATAATCACAGCAAATAATAAAAAACATTCAATTGATTGGTTGTTAAGTCATAATATTGGATTGGATGAAAGTAATATTATTAATATTTTAAGATATTCGGTTAATAAACAAGCATCGATTGAGTATATATTAAACAATTATGAAATGACAAAGACGGTAATAGATTATTTATTAGTAGAATCTCCCAACCAATTGGATACGCTTGATGCTTTACTTAGTAAGAATATTCAATTATCTCCAACTTCTATAAATATTATTTATCAAGCATCAAACGATAAAATAAAAACATTAGAAAATCTATTGAGTAGAAATGTTCCACTAAAACCTGATAATATATACTATCTATTACATAATTTTCCCAATTCTATGCAAATTTCAGATTATATAATAAATAATGTTACATTGAATGGTGAAATTATAAGTTCAATAATTAAATATACTCCGAATAAACTTAAAACGATAGAGACATTACGAAATAAAGGAATTGATATAAATAAATTATCAACCCCAATAGACACAAATATATTTATAACGGCTGTAAATAAACAAGAAAACCTAGACGCATTATTAAAATCGGGAATGTCAATAAATACTATATTTAGCGATGAAAACGTAGAAGAATTATTAAATAATTCATATAATAGGGATGATTTGGTTGAATTTTTATTAAACAATAATGTACCTCTAACTTCTAACAATGTTAGTAACTTAATCAGGTATTCCTCTCATAGTCAAAAACCAAAAACAGTCTATATTTTACTTAATCGAGATATTCCACTTGAAGACCCTAAAGTTGTAAGTTATATAGTAAACCATGCCCCAAATAAAGTAAAAACGTTAGACATGTTATTAGACAAAAATATAAAAATATCAAAAGACCAAATAGACGACTTATTTGCATATTCGACTTGCTCAGAAACTAACGAGCTTATAAAGTATTTTAAATTTAATGATTTACCTCTTCCAACCGGATATATAGACGAACGACTCCATATATATAAAGAATATTATAGTTGATTGTCAAGGTATTCTTTAATTGTCTCTAAGTCAACAACACCTACCCTAAAGGGATAGGTGCTTGAACGGCCCCGAGGAGCGGGACTTATATTCGTATGGCGTATTGACTGACGCCTGCCCATAAGTCAGATTTGTGGTCTGTGATACGGGATGTTTGGACATTTTTCCAATGTTGATAGCAGCATTGATGTCCGAGTCATATATCATTCCATTTACTTTAGAGTAAAATCTACAACCTCTTCTTTCACCTTCGACTTTACCCGTTACCGAGTCTCGTTGTGATGTATAGGAAGGGCAAACAAACAGAACAGTTTTACCTTGGTTCTGTGCCTTATAGGTTATTACTCTACGGAGTTCAAACATTGGAACTTGTGATATACTTCTTTTATTTTGGTATTTGTGTTTCTTTCTTTTTATGCTCTTGAGGTTTTCAAGACAAATTGTATCGGCTTCCGTTCGGAGAACGGCATTGGAAATTAGATGGGTTTGGTTCTTGTTCTTGTTTCGTTCTTTTCTTCGTAACGAATAACGAAGTTTCCTACGGGCACTCTTCGTTCCCTTGGATTTGAGTTTGTCTTTCAAGTATCTCAATCTTCGTTTTTCACCGTTGAACTTCTTATCAATAATAAGTCGCCCATCCGAACAAGCAGCACTCCTACGGATGCCGATGTCCACTCCTAATGCCAATCGTTGTTTGAGTTTTTCAACTTTGTTTTCAAAAGAGAAAGCGATACATACTTTATCATTATCCACATATATTAGAGGGTCTTGGTATGCGTATTTTTCCATCAACTCTTTCAGTCGTGGATAGACAACAAACTTGAAGGTCTGTCGTTTTCCTGTGGTCGTGATGCGAATAGAAAACTTATCTGGGATTGAGTAAAGTCGTTTATCCAATCTCATTGAGAGGTTCTTTTTTACAATGAGAGTTTTCTTATGCTTATTGGATTTCGCAGACCGATAGGAAGCAAGAACTTCTTGTTCTGCTTTGATTATTACTTGGGATGGGATTTCTGGATTTGACTTACGAACATTTTTATACACTTTGGAGTGAAGAACTACAAGAGAGTTCTTTGTTTCTGGTAGTTGTTCCTTGGAAGCAAGGTTGAATACAAACCTTTCGTATTCAAGCAACTTTTTCAGTTCTTGACAATCTCCTAAAAGTGTGGTATTGTAACTCAACATAGTTTTAGATTTTTGGATATTTTTTGTATTCGTGAAAGGAATTCGTTATCATCAAAATATGATTTTAACATATTACATCCCTTACAGCAAACTACACAGTTTTCTTTTGTATAACCAATTTTATTATTTTTCCTATCTAAATTATAAGCACAGGTGGCACCTACCTTTCGATATGGTTCCCATTTAACTAATTCCCCACAATAATGACAATTGGAAATTTTTGTTAATTCAAGAAATTCATCAAAAGTTAAATCTACAATAATATTTTTCGTTCTATGTTTTTGAGAATTTAGAAGAAAATTATATAAGGAACGAAAGGGAGGCAAATGCCGTTGTTTATTTCTCATTGTTTCTCTTGTTTTTTCGGTCAATATTTCAATTTCTCCGTTTTTATAAAGAATACAAAAACAATCACGACACCAATTAGACCGCACGTCTTTTTCTTTTCCACATTTACAAAAATTTCTCTTGTGTTTCATATTAGTCTTCTATATATATACAAGATGAAAACAAAAACACCAAATTATATTAAGAAATCTCAAAAAATGTGGATAGAACGAAAATTGAAAGATGGTTGGAAAAGATTCTCGGTTATTCAACCACCCGAAATAATTGAAAAACTGAAACGATATCAAAAAGAACTATATGCCGAGTATAAAATAAATAAACTCGATTATCTTTGACATTTTTATTTTTCGTGTTATACTTCTCCATTATGAGTGATTTCAAAGTAATAGAAAAAGCGTTTCCGAGCAGAGAACCTGAAAGTGGTATTCCACCAGAAACAAGATGGATTATTGTTGATGCCAACGACAAACTTTTGGATGATGCTGGTGGTTATGGATACAAAACCAAACAGAATGCTTTGAAAGCGGGTTGGTATAAGTTTCAAGGTGGTAAAAACAAGATTGACGAAATCAAATCGTGGTGGAAACAGAATAAAGCATTCTCACGAAGATTGAATAGATTTCAGGAAGATAACTTCAAAGAGATTGCTTACAACCAAATCAACTTTGAAGAAGAGACAGTCAAAATTGCCAAAGAAATGAACATTGACGGGTTTGAAGTAAAGTTTTTGAAGTATTTATGAGCCATAGCAAGTATCTGCTCCAATTCCATTTAGTTTTTTCAACTAAATATCGTAAAAAGATATTGTCGGGAGCATTGAGTGATGACTTGAAGCAGATTATGTATGATATTGCTAATGAGAAGGATATTATCATCAAAGCAATGGAGACGGACGATGACCACATACACCTAATGGTTGACTATCCTCCTACAAAGTCGGTATTAGAAATGATGAATAACTTCAAGTCCATTTCAACATTTAGAATATACAAAAAACATAGAGCATTTCTCAAAGGGCATTATTGGAAGGAAAATACTCTATTCTCTGATGGATACTTCGTTTGTTCCATTGGGGAAGCATCTCCAGAAACAATCAAAAAATACATACAAACTCAGGGATAAGTTATCGTTGCTCCTCCCCTACCCTAAAGGGATAGGGGTTTCCGCAACGATAGATAATATGAAATGTACTAAAGTTTTAGGGTTGACAAATAGAAAATAATCTATAAACTGTGGCAATATGAAAGATAAAGAACCAATTTACATGAAGTATTTTACGTATAACTTTTTACTTATGTTGTTAGAAAAAGAATTGGAAGACGCACACAAGTTATATTTAAAAGCACATGATATGATTGGAGAACTTGAAGTTAAAGAAGATTTATATGGATTTCCAGTAACTCGAACTTATGACCCTCATAAAGATAAACGAGCAAGCGACCAATTATATATATCATTTCAAGCCAGAACAAAGGTTATAAATGATATGAAAAAACAATTAGGGTTTGCATATTCAAAAGCGGCACATCCTAATATGATTAAAGAGAAAGGATTTTTTCCTACTTATGAATAAGCGACGAATATTTAGCGACGAATATATTGATAAAGAAATTGCTAAAATTGATGCCATACATGAACGTTCTAATGTAATTTGTAATTACCCTAACTGCTTAATAGATGGTCTTCTTTCTTTTCAGAAAAAAGAAATAGATGAATATATTAAACATAGAGTTGATGTTTCGTATGTTGATGGATTTTGGGCTGGATGGTCTTTGAGAGACGGATATAAATATGAATAATTATAGCGATAAAATATTAGAAATAGCGACGAAAGCGCACGACGGTCAATATAGAAAATATGGATGTCGTTTACCATATATAACTCATCCGATTGCAGTTGCAAATATTTCAGAGGAAATCTTAAAAAACGAACTTAAAAGTTCAATTATGCTGGAATCTGAAATAAATGAAAATATTGAAATTATTCGCAGTATTGCATATCTTCACGATACAATTGAAGACACGAATCTTACAGAATTAGAATTGATTCGTGATATTCAGCCGCTTACTTCACATTATCAATTTATAGTTAATAATGTAATGTATTTAACAAAATCAAATAAAGATTTTGATTTATTTATTTATTTGGATAATATTAAATCTAACCTATTTTCCAGAATAGTTAAACTGGCGGATTTACAACATAATATGTCCGATTTGAAAGTTCAAAAGAAATTAGATTATTATAAACTTGTTAGATTTTATTTAAATAATTAAAATGAATGTGATTAAATCCACATTTGCTTCTTTAATGACACACCAGTGATGGAGTAATATATACGATGAAGGGTGAAGTGTTAGATGATAAACAAATTATTATTTAATGACACAAATATGGTTTATATGTAAGTCCATAATTATCAAATGTGTTAGATGATAAACAAATTATTATTTAATGACACAACGTAAACGGAACCGTCAGGCGACAGCAACACCGAGTGTTAGATGATAAACAAATTATTATTTAATGACACAAAGAGAAGTGTGATTTTGATATTGACAATCAATCAGATTAGGATATAATGTTAAACATTATGAATATACATCTCCTTATAGGACAACGAAAAGAAAAATATGACGGAGAATATGCTCCTGAAGTATTGGAAGCGATGGATGAATATGGGTATAATGAAAATCCATTTTGTTGGTTAAATGAAAAATTAAAAGAATACCAAGATACTAATGAGTTTGAAGCAGTTAAAATCATAACTATTATGGTGCCGCATTCGGAAATTATGAAACAACTAATACCAAATGACAAACCAATTACTGCGGCAATAGTTAATCCTTGACATTTTATAAAACTCCTATATACTTCTATTACTATGAAAAAACTAAGTGCGATTATTTACTCTATATTCTGTATAGCCGTGGCAATGGTAGGTTATAACATTAACGTTGCGGCAAATAGTAACTGGCCATTATTCTGGTCGATTATGGATTATATTTTCACTCCTATTACTATTGCTAAATGGATGATTTGTCAACAACTCAACATATCCATAATCAAACATACCTTTGCGTTTTTCTTCAATTAAACTTCTCCTTGACTTCAATTCTATAATCACTATAATGTGGTTATGACAAAAAAAATAAAATTAAAGTTTAAAGGAAATAGATTTTCACAAGCATTTGAGTTTTTACGCAATTCATTACAAATCCTTTTTACTGGTAAAACTTCAATTGAAGTTAACTTAGAATTAACAAAAAATATATAATACTATGAGTAACTTAATTAAAGAAGCGAGATTGATCTTTTTGGAGCAAAACGACGAAACTAATTCGTATAAATGGTGGAATGCTCAACTATATGATGATGGAAAAGTAAAAATTCAATATGCGAGGGTCGGTGCGGAGCACCCTCAAAGCGGAGAATGGGATGGTGGCGAGAAATATTTTAACAAGAAAGTGTCTGAAAAATTAAAAAAAGGCTATGTAGAACAAAAAACCATTGGGTCGGCAACTGCTTCATCCACTCCATCAGTTACGGTGAAAAACTCCGATTTATTAGAAATTGCCAAGAAACAAATTATTAAAACTTCCAATCCAATTCTTGAGCGTTTAATTAAACGCTTGGTAGATTCTAATATTCATAAGATTACCAGTAGCACTCAAATTACATATAATTCAACTACTGGATTATTTAGTACACCACTCGGATTAATCGATAAATATGGAATAGATGAGGCCCGTTTAATATTAGCCGACATATCAACTTTAGTAAATCAAAACAGGTTTAATAATGAATTTAATAAACTAGTATTTAAATATCTTACTATAATACCTCAAAGTTTAGGTATGAAAAAAATCCAGCCAATAACTATAATTCCTAATAATGAGGCTTTACAAGAACAATTAGACATCTTAGATTCTTTAAGTGCGTCATATCAAGCACTTCAACCAACTTCTCAATCTTTACCGCAAAATCAGACAACAGAGGAAGTATTTAAAGTTAATTTAGATATATTAAATGATAATAATGAAAGATCTAGGCTTAATAATTTTTTTGAAAAATCAAAGAAGTCAATGCATGGATATGATAATATTAGAGTAAAGGAAATGTATAAAGTTGATATTAACACAATGACTTCAAACTTTTTACACACTGATCCAAACATAGTGGAAACCTTCCACGGAAGTTCAATGGCAAACGTTCTTTCAATATTGAAAAGTGGATTAAAAATTAATCCTCCATCTACAGCAGCCATAGCCGGAAAATTATTCGATAATGGAATTTATGGGTCGGTTAATAGTACAAAAAGTTTAGGATATTGTTTAAACAAATGGTCTCAAGGTGGAGTAGGTGATGCAGCATTTTTATTTATATGCTCATTCGCAATGGGTAAAACATATACCACTACGGCATATGGATGTAAACGTCCGACTAATTATGATAGTATTTGGGCCAAGGCTTCTTCAAATAGATTGAAAAACGATGAATTAATTGTTTATTCTGAAAATAGAGTAAAAATCAATTATTTATTAGAGTGTAAATAATTAGAATTATTCGTCAAGTGTTAGATATTTATAGTTAGAATATTAACCATTGAAGGATATGAATAAAAAACAATTTACTAAAGATACATCACCATTTCCATTATTAAATAATAAAGAATGGCTATATCAGAAATATTTAGTTGAAAAATTAAATACAGAAAAAATTGCCAAGTTAGTAGGCTGTGCGAACGGAGCAACGATTAGTAGAAATCTTAAAAAATTTAATATTCCGATGCGAAGTTATAGTGAACGTAAACGCAATGCTAATGTTAATTATTTAAAACTAAATATGCCAGTAATCAATGGATCTCTTCTAGGAGATGCGTTTATTACTAAACAACGTATAAAAAATGGAAGTTGTGGAATATCCAAACGAAATATCCATTATAATCATCTATTATATTTTGCCTCTAAAATATTGACAAAAATCCCAGAATCAAGAATTTTTGGTCCATATGAATCTTCTACAAACCTAACTCCAAATGGAAAGCCAGTATATTTTCTAAATACATTTAAATTACCAGAAATAGCCGAATTGCGAAATAAATGGTATCCGAATGGAATCAAGATTATACCGAAAGATATTGTTTTAACAAAGGAAAGTTTATTACATTGGTTTTTGGATGATGGATATTCATATTTTTACAAACAGCGGTACAAAACAACCGAGTATAAATATACACGAGTATTTTTTTGCACAAATAATTTTACAAAAAAAGATTTAGAATGGTTATGTGTAAAATTAAAGAACGAATTTAATCTTAAATTTACACTATCAAAGAAAGGAATTCGAAAAGATGGAACTCAGTCATATTTATTAAAACTAAGTGATACTCAAGTAGAAGAATTTTTTAAACTTATAGGGAAATGTCCCGTAAAAGAGTTAGAATATAAATGGAAAATTGTTTAATACTTGACTTTTTATAAATCTTCGATATACTCATAAGATGAAAATACAAGTTACTCGAACATTTGAGCCGATTACTAAAATAGTAGAGGATTGTCACGAATGTCCCTATTTTTGGAAAGATAATGACGGACAAATGACACTGCAAATGTGCGCCCATCCTAAGTTTGGAACGGGTGGATATGATAATGTTATTCCGGACCTTAGAAGGCAATGGGAGAAAGATTATAAAAATAAAATATCAAATAGATGTCCGTATCGAATACTTCAATCTACACTAATGATAGCAAGTTAAAATTATGAAATCTATTTATGATAAACTATATCGTGGACCTATCTTTAAAAGATGGTTCCGCAATTGGTATGTTTTAGAAAAGGGAAAGGGATATAGTACCAATTATACATATGGTAATTGGTATGATGCTACTTTTAATGAGGGCTGTGTATTTGGTCCTTTTTGGAGTGAAAATAGTGTAAAATGTGCCGCAATGGAAGCAAATAACCAAAATTATCACAGTATGTTTTCATAATTATGAAATGTTTATTTGGACATAAATTAGGAAAAATAGACGGCGACTTCCAATATTGTATTAAATGTGGAGAAAAAAGAGTAAAATGGATATGAAATCATTCAATGAATATTTTAAGGGTAAAATCGATATTTATTTCGACGAGGCTATTATAAATGAAGAAATATATAATAAACTTCGTGCTGAGTTTATATCACAAGGAATATCAATGGCAGCATCAACGGTTGCTTTAAGTGGATTGGAGTTTCCATATGCTATTCGTGACGCATTACAATTAGAAATAAATGAGTTAAAAAACAAATTATGAGTACAAGTTATAATACTTATGTTGGACCTTATATCAAAATATATAATCCTGAGTTATACACCACGATTGTTATTAAAGGATGTGCTTGGAATAAATGTGAAAAATATAAAATATTGTCACATAGCAATTATTGTTCTATGTGTGGAAATCCTATCATTGAAGTGGAAGTTCCATCTATAACAAAAAAGATTAAACTTAATGTATATACCGAATTAAATGAAAAACTATATAATCCATATACAGAATATTCTCCTAAACATTTAAAAGATTATGATATTTATATTCCAAATATCAAAGGATATGGATACCATCCTACAGACGAAACTTATGAGTTTGAAATGATTGATGGTGATATTCATAATGTATTATGTAATTTTAATATGTCAATGGAAGATGAAATCATCATATTAAAAAAGAAGTTTGGAATACCAAATGTCAAAACTCAATATGGCGTACTTGGATATTTAACTTGACTTCCAATCTATCATCTATATACTTCTTAACGTAACAATTAACAAATAATAAAATTATGTGTGATAAAAACTCAAATCTAAACAAGGCAATCTTGACTCAAGTTCAAGAGTTTGCCAATAACTCAACCACGTTCTCAATCCACGATACTACTGTGGCATTGCGAAATAAGGCAAATGCTGGCAATCTTAATCTGCCAGAGTTTGAAAATCAAATTGGACAATATAAATATAACATTCCTCATAAGTCGGTGAAAACTGCATTTTTGGAATTGTTGTCCGATGGCATTTTCGCCGAAATTGGACTTGATGTTAGTAGCCAATACAACGGAGTATATAATGAATACACCGCTACTGTGACTACTCCTACCCAACCTCCAGTCTCCATCGTAAGTTCGCCTGTGGCAAATGTTACAATTACAAATCCTCCTTTTACACCTACATCTCAATCGGTTACGGTAAATAAGAAATCCAAACAAGAAGTAGAATCTAAGGTGTCTAATTATTTGGATAGTCATACAGGGAAACAAGTTTCTATCGAACAAATCCGTGCCGCCATCAAATGTAATGGCTGGACTTGTGCCGAAATCTTGGATATTGTTAAAACTCAATATCCTAATAATACCCAACTCGGAACGAATTATTATCCTTCTAAGGAATTGGTTGTTGCTTAATATGGAAAACTCCACATTAAAAGACATAGCCATCATCGTCCCAGCAGAGTTTATTGATGATTTCTATAAAGTAATTGAAAGTGGGCTTGAACGAGCCAAACTTACAGGAGATGTTAGGAAGTCATTAAAAGAATGGTGGGAAGTTGAACGATGTTTCATTAAATAACAAAAGAAAAGAGGCTGTGAATGCTCCCAACCTCTAAAGAGGTTGGGCTTCTATCCTAACTTGCGTTAGAAAAAGAGTCCATTCCGACTCTTAAAATATTTCTTGCAGCATTCAAATCCCTACCAATGTTAAGATTACAAATAGGACATTTGTGTTGTCTTTCTGACAACTCTTTCTTAACAATGGTTCCGCATCCCGAGCATATTTGGGTCGTGTATCGTGGGTCAACATTTACTACTTCACAGCCAGCTTCTACCGCTTTACTATGGAGCATTTGTCTAAATGCTGCCCAACCCGAGTCCAATATGCTTCTATTCAACGCTCGCCAATTGTCATTCAACATTTGGCTTGGTCGAATATCTTCCACACAAATATGAGAATACTCGTTCACTAGTTTCTTGCTCAACTTGTGTAGGAAATCTTTTCGTTGGTTCTTCACTCTACAATGGAGTTTAACCAATTCTCTCTTGGTCTTTATCTTCGTCTTGTCATCCTTCGGTTTAAGTTTCAGTTTGGAATACTTACCTTGGACTTTGGAAAGTTTCTCCTGTGATTGTTTAAGAAAATGAGGATTAGGAATAGTGGTTCCATCCGAACAGGTCACAAAGTCAATACATCCAACATCAATCCCAACTGCTCGTTTCCATTTTCGTTTTTCAATCTTCACTTCAACTTCACACGAGAAAATAGCATACCAATGTGTGCCTTCACGCTTAATGGTCAAGGTCTTTACCTTGCCTTCCATTGGTCGGTGGAAGTTAATACGAACGTCTCCAATCTTGGACATCCACATTTTCTTCTTTCCTATCTTAAATCCTGTCTGTGGAAAGGTGAAGGAGTCATACCGGTCATAGGACTTAAAGCGTGGGAAACCTGCTTTTCCACTCTTATCCTTCAATCTGCGGAAGAACCCAAGATAGGCAAGGTCAAGTCGGGCAGATACGTTTTGGAGGACTTGCGAATGGACTGGAGTTTTCAGTTCCATATCCTTAATTATTTTACAACAATCAAAGTGAGTTAAAGTTTTCTTGGTCTTCTTGTAGTGGTCGTTTCGCTTCTCAAGGAGTTGGTTATAAACGTAGCGACAAGTATTCAGCGTCTCTTGGAGACGGATAGCACTGCCTCCTTTGGGAGACAATTTGAACTTGTAATTGCGTTTTACTTTCATTCTATAACATACATATCATCCACTTTAAGGAAAATGTTATTTTATTTCTGTTTCCTTAATATGGTCGTCATTCATCCCCTTGGCTAAAGCCGAAGGGGCTTTCTGACTCCAAAAATGTAAATACTATGGCTTGAGAATATTTATGTTAATAATTTATTCAACAAACTTATCAACAAAGGTTAAACATTTATTTTTCCATTCTTCTACATCGGAAAAATCTGGCCCAAACCGTGCTCCATATGATATACTCGTAGGTTCATTGTATAATTCTACATTATCTTTCTGAATAATAAGCCTTCCGCTATATCCATCTCCTTCCGAGATAACCATAATATCATATTTATTATCTATTTTATTTTTCCAAATTGTATTCATAATCTATTTTACAATTCCATATTCACGTTCAATTCTATTAATTGTAGAATCACATCCACGATTAATTGCTTCAAATGCCCAATATTCTAAAACCTCATCTGGTAATACGGGATATAACACCGATAATCTTTTTTCTATATCATCTAATGTAGATTTAAGAACAGTATCTCTAATTTTATTATATTCATTAACCTGATATTGAAGTTTTAACTTCCATTCATCTCTTAATGATGGAGAGGTTCTGGCTACAATAGTGCCTTCCGTATATTTAGCAATACTCAATAGTATATCATCACTTGATATAAAAATATTCTGCTTATCACATACTCTTCTATTTTTTACAATAACATTTCCATCTATTACTATATCAGAAATGCTATGTAATGTTTTATCAGATGCGGCTTCATTGTGAATTTTTGGATCGTAATTATAATTATGTATAAAATAAAATGTATTCATATTTAATCTCCATCAACTATAGTAGTTTGTTGTTTTGCTTTAAATCCTACACATTTTCCAGTATCATCAATTTTACAAAGAGAAGGGACCGAACACTTCAATTCTTTATTGAAGAAGCATCCGGTTGCCCTACAGTCAATCTCTTCATAATCTCTACTCACCCAAGGATGATGGTAAGAATTATCTCCCTGTCTTCCCATTAAATGGCAAGTATCCATAATAATTAAAACTGTTTACCATTGATTGGAATGGTTTGAACTGACTCCTTAGTGCGAATTTTTATTCCGTGTTCCTTTAGTGATTTGGGCTTAATTAATTGAAACAATTCTCCAAGATTAGTAATTTTATTTTTCTTTTTCTTAGTTAATTCATTCTGAGTTTTAGCCGCATCTCTAAGTCTCTGAAGAACCGTTTCTGCCGGAGTTCCCTCTTTATAGGTTACAACAAAGGCATCAAATTCATCTTTAATCTTACCTTCTGGATCGTTAATAAATACAAGATGATTATAGAGTAACTTAGGCAATTTATTAGCTTCTTTTTCCTCTGCTTCCTCAACAGCTACCGCTTCAAGGTCTTTAATAATTGCTAATATAGTAGGTTCATCTACATTGCGTTCAGTTAATGTTAATTTAATTTGTTCTATGTCGAATTTTGCCATATATTTTTATTAATTTTTAATTATGTTAAAGTATAACAGAAATATTAAAAATGTCAATAAAAATATTTTCATTTTATATGACGTTTTTTAATATGACATTATATTTATACTCGTATGAATGATACATCAAAATTAAACCAAAGTCAAGAGAAAGAAAAAATATGGGAAGAAAAAAGTTATATAGAACCAGAGAAGAATTACTCGAACAGCAACGTGCCAGAGGAAATAGATACTATAATAAACACAAAAGAAAAATCAATATTAAAAATATGCGACGATACTATAACAAAAAAAAGTGGAATATACAAAATAATAAATAAAACAAATAACAAATACTATATAGGAAGTGCTAAAAATATTAGAATTAGAATTAAATATGGTCATTTATGGGCACTAAAATCTAAAAAACACAGAAACAGACATCTTCAAAGAGCATGGAACAAATTTGGAGAAGATAATTTTTATATAATGATTATAGAATATGTTCCTATAGAATTATTAAAAATTGTAGAACAAAGATATTTAGATATAGCAAAATCAGAAATAGATAATGTATATAACATACAGTTTATAGCCGATAGATTAGAAGTAACTGATTATATGCGAGAATGTGTTAGAGCATCAAATAAAAACAGAGTATGGACAAAGGAATCTCGTAAAAAATTAAGCAAAGTTCATACTGGGTATAGACATACAGATGAAGCCAAACAAAAAATGAGCGATGCCAATAGAGGTAAAATTATTTCTTTGGAACATAGATTAGCAGTTGGAATTGCGACAAGAGAACGGATCAAAAAATATGGATCTCCAATGAAAGGAACTCACATGTCCAAGGAAACAAAACAAAAACTTAGTAAATCAAGAACTGGAAAATATAGAGGGAAGGAAAATCACGCATTTGATAATACTATTTATAATTTTATCCATAACAAAACTGGCGAAATATTTGTAGGAACTAGACACGAATTAAAATTAAAAGCAAATCTTTGTATTGATAGTTTATATAAACTAATAAATAATAAAATATTTACTTCCAAAGGTTGGGCATTAATATATCCTATTTAATATTCATCTGTATTAGTTCAATGTTCCATTCTTTAGCAAGTTGCTTGGTAAGTTCATTGGGGTATTTTTCCATCTCTTCACAATAATATACTTTCGATATTTGTTTATAACCAATAATTTTAATACATTCGGGACAAGGTAAATGAGTAACTGCTAAAAACTCAACTTCATATGGTAATATTCTATTTAATACATTGGCTTCTCCGTGAACTACTCGTTTTCTTCGTTCATCTCTATCTGACCAATCTATATCATGTTTAGGTAATGCTCCATTATATCCCAATGCAAAATCATTTCCATTCTTTTTTAAAGCACATGCACCTACTTGAACGTAAGGGTCTTCACTTCTATATTTGGCAATATCATATGCCAGACGCAGACAAGTTTCTTCCCAAGATAATCGGGGTCTTCCATTCATATAATTTCTTCAATAGTAATTTTATATTTTTTAGTCGTATTAAAAGGTAGTAATCCATAATATTTCATTTCCACAAATCCTTTTTCTCCATACCCAGAAATTAAAGTATTAGGACTATGTACAATATCAAAATAATATAACCCCGTATAAAAAAAAGGTTCTTCAGTAGAAGGTATATTATGAGAAACTGAAGTTAGCATAATGTCAAATGATACTGGTTTAAACACAATAGGATGTTCTATTGGTATTTCTTTATACATTGGTTCTAATTTAGATATAACTTTATCATATGGAACATATTCTATAGTATTAACATTAGAAATAACATTTACCAAAAAATGTTTATTATCATTTCCGGTATTAGTATCGCCTATAATTCCTTTGCGTTTTATACCCAAAATACTATTGTATTCTATACTATCGTTTATTTTTAATTCATTTATTTTCATAATATTGTCAAGTCCAGAGTATATTCCTATGAGTTACTAACCAAATCATGTATTCAGTATCAGTATCATATATCAATTTTTCCAGCCGATTGGTTTCTCCATATAATTCTTCATATTTTTTCTTGGCGTCATCAGGATTATTATATTGAAGAGGAAATCCTTTGGATATATCAAATGGAGGATATGAGTCATCTAATTTTTTCTGCATTTCGGCTCTGCCGGTTTTAGCCCAATTATATATTTTAATAATTGCTTCTTTTTCAGATTTAAGATTATCCCATCCTATTACATTTAAAGCATCTTCGCCTTCAATATAATCAATTATACCGGCAAATAAAACATTCTCATAAATTGTGTCAAGATCTAACCATCTATTACTTATTGACTTCTTAACCCACTTATTTCTAGGGTTAAGCCAACACCTAATTCCATATGATATATCTCGATAGAAATAAGGACATAAAATAGTATATTTATCTTGTAATTTATTCCAGAGTTTCATTTTAATCGTTTCAGTAATTCTTGTTTTAATTCTAATACTTTATTATCATATATTCTAAATCCACCTGAATTATTACAGGCATCTTTCGCAGAATAATCTACCCATCTTGTATATAAATCTAATAATTGTTCGTTAGTTACCAATTCGTTGACTACCCGCTTTATACCATTATAACCCATGGATTTTTGGAATATTCTATCACTTTTAATCTTTTTCTGTCTTTTTAAGTTTTCTAATGCCAAATCCTTCATCACTTCAATTGGAAGTTCGTATTTTTTACATCGGTGAGGAGCATCATTATCATTTACTAAAATCCATTTAGTTTTATATTTTCCCCATCGGACATGAGTAGTTCCACATCCTTTACATTTAGGATTTTCAATATAGTGGGGATATGAATAATAATCATCAACCCACATACTATCTGCGTCCATATCGGCTATATCACCCATTTTTTAAGTTTAACATATTTGACTCAAATGTCAATTTAATTTGACATGTAGATTAAACCTGCTATATTGAGAATATGAAATTAACCGGCAAACTTTTAGAAAAATATTTGGAGAATCCAAATGGAATGGACGAAGAAGTGAGAGAAGCATTGAAATTGCCAGATAATAGATATTATTCCATTGTTACATGGAGTATAAATGAAGCATCAATTGGAAATGTATATGTGTCTAGGGTAGAACGAGTTGTTAAAAATAAAAAAGTTTCAAAATCAGACCAGAAAAGTAATCCTTGACTTACAATCTTAAAACTGTATAATATGTGGCTATGTGGAAAAGAATAATAACCGATATGCCGCCTGAAAATACAAGAATTATTATATCAGATGGAGCAACCATTGCCATTTGCCGTTATATATTGGGAAATGAGTGTATTCATTGGTTGTTTGATTCTGAATCATTTTCAGACATTAAAATAATTTATTGGATGGAATTGCCAAAACTTCCACCTGAAATTAAACAAATATCGGCGGAAATATAATTTATGTATAACCTAATTAGCACTACTAAACCAAATGCAAAAAAAGAATATGATTGTATTTGGTGTTCTGAAAAAATCCTAAAAGGAGAACAACACGTAAAAGAAGTCGGTGAATATCAAGGAGATTTTCAAAGTAATCGCTGGCACCAAGAATGTCATAACGCCGCTCAATTATATTTCGAGGAAAGTAATGAAAATGAGTTCACTCCACATAATAATGAACGTGGTTCAAAAAAAGAAAAAATCCTAGATGTAAAACCAGTATATATAAATAAAATGATAGATAGATTGACTAAAATCGTATCATTTGAAATGAATCCTAATGAATCTAAAAGATATTTCAATTTAGTAGATAGACATAGAGCAGTTTGTAACGCATATTCATTTAAAATATTATTCTCACCAAATGGAATAGGAACCGGAGTTCAAATTATTTGTGGAACTTGTGATGTTAAATGGGATATAACCGATTATGATAGTTGGTAATTTATGAATATTGAAACCATAAAAATAAGCGATGACGTTTCAATTGAAATATGTCATGGACACTGGACCAAAATAATATACGAAATACCAGAAGATTACGAAGACCAAAGTTGTGAGTTTCCAATTTCAATTGAAGAACTTAGAATTTTAAAAAAATATTTAAACTCCAGAACCGATTTATGAAATTAGTATTAACATACGATATATCGGACCACTGTACTTATTCATATCCAAATCATATTCCATTTGAATATGAATCAAAAGAAAAGGCGGAATATGATTTATATGAAGAGTGGCAACGAATTGGAAGAGAATTAGTCATGTATTCCAAATGGGAAGAAAAGTGTCCCAGCACATCTTCTAAACAAGAAAAATGGAAAGCGTGGGATAAAATGAAACCCAACGTTAATTTAAATATTAAATTGGGAACAATTAAAGAATTGGACGTTAATGATTTTACAATATATCAATCTTTGTCCAATAAACCACGAGAATACAATGAGCCAAAAATCATGACCTTGGATGAATGGTTTAATTATTATAAAGAATAATATGACAGAAAAAGATACAAACTCGGTAATTGAATTATTACAAATGGCAATATGTCCTAATTGCGATGGTAATGGAATTATCCAAACTCAATCTCGACAATATGTAACACGAGAGATGGCACTAGATTGCGGATGTCCCGATATGGAAGGTTCAGTATTTAATGATAATGAATACGACCAATGCCAATGGTGCGATGAACGTAGGATGTTAATAAACAAATATAAAATATGAATTATTTTAGATTTGATCCTATATTTATAAAACTATATGAAGAAAAAAATTAATTTATTTTTAGATGATGAACGTCTTCCAAGACATGTATATTGGATAGAATTACCATTGGTGGAATGGACCATTGTTAGAACTTATAATGAGTTTGTAAATGCTGTTTTAAATAACAATATTAATATCGTTAGTTTTGATCATGACCTTTGTATGGAACATTATCAAGAATATCATAGAGCCAATGATACTGATAAAAATATAAATTATAATAACATTAAAGAAAAAACCGGATATCATGCCGCTATATTTATGGCAGAATATTGTATTGAAAACAAATTAAAATTACCAGAATATTATATTCATAGTATGAATTATATGGGAAAACAAAATATTCTATCCGTTTTAACTTCGGCTCAAAAAGTCATTGACAATAATCTATAACCTGATATACTCCGTTCATTATGAAATTACGAATTATGCTTAGTGCAATAACTGTGTTTTTATCTTTAACACTTGATAAAACAATTAACTTCTTCTATTCTCCTATTACTGGACTTGCCACTGCTAATAGTTTAAATGATAGCGTAGGTAATTATGGATGGGCTAAGTTTGTCCGTGATGGTGAAATTAACGATTTAATCTGGTGGTCTTGTGCTGTGATTTTATCTATTATTTGGATACAATTTATGATTAAATATAATAAACAAAATAATTAACAATTTATGAAAAAACAACTACTCATCGGGCTGCTTGCTATTGGCATTGCAGCGACACTAACTGGATGTGGACCTGCTAAAGTTCAAACTCCTAAAGAAATTAAACCAAATGAAACTTGCTGGGTAATTCCACTTGATACATTGAGTCAATCAGGACAAGCAAAGTTTAATTCGGTTGATTTTTTGAATCAACGAAAAGTTGCATCAAAACGAATTATGATTGATAAGGTTGTACGGTCAACTGGTCGTATGTGGTTTGATTATGAATGGATTGATGCTGTCCGTGTTATTACCGTTGACCGTTCATTGGTTACTCGGGAATGGACCGATAATAAAGAAACTGGAACAACTGGTAAAAGCGAAGGTATTCCGGTTAATACCAAAGATAATATCGGATTGATTATTGGACTTACCATTACTGCAAACATCGAAGAAGATGACGCCAGCACTTATTTATATTATCACGGTGAACGAACATTAGCCGATGTCACCGACCAAAACATTCGTAGTTTTGCAGTTGCTGAATTAAATCGTCAGGTTTCGTCATTAACTCTAACTGAGTTTCAATCTAAGCAATCTGAAATATATTCCAATTTATTCCAAGATGCGGCGGCTACATTTAAAAATAAAGGTATTACTATTCAATATTTAGGAAATGCAGAAGGTTGGCATTTTAAAGATAGTAAAATCCAAGATAGTATCAACGAAAGTTTTGTTAAACAACAAGATAATAAAACCGCTCAAATGGAACAATTGGCTACCATTACTCGTAATGCTACCAAGGTATTAGTCAATTCCAATGAAAATGCAATCATAGTATCAACGGCTCAGGCTCAAGTTGATGCTGCAACTAAACTTGCCGCTGCTAAGGAAGCCGCATTATTTAGAAATCAGTTACAGATTGCCCTAATCGAAGCCCAAGCCAAAATGGCAATGGCTACTAATTGGAATGGCAAGTTACCAGAAAACATTCTACCCGAAAGTTCTCCAATGTTGCTTAACCTTGGAACATCGGCAAAATAAGTACTTGACAATTCTTAAAAATCTGATATAATATAAACTAAATTATGAATAATACTATGAATTATCGAAGAATAAATAACATCATCAATAATACTCAAGGAGCATTTGTTTCCTTGACTACTAAGAACTATTCTGGCACAGTTAATGTGCTGAATGTATCGGACCAATACGTTACAGTTAAACCTGTAAGCAATGGAATGCCATTGAAGTTTCACAAGAACTCTATTCTCCATTTGAAGTCATTTGGTATGGAATATAACCGAAAGTATGCCAATTACCGTTTTCAATAAAAGGTTACACTAAACGGACAAGCCACTCTTAATCGGGTGGCTTTTTTATTATTTATTGATATAATTTAAAAACTTTTCTCTATAATTTTTAATAAACTCTACATTTCCATTTTCAAGTTCATTTTTAATTTTAGAAATATTTATTTCAAAATCCATTAGTTTATATGAATAATTATTTAATTTACAAAATTGTTCCATTGCTATTTTCTTAGTAATTACTGATGGGCTTGTATGTAATCTTAATGGTTTAATTTCTATAAGTTCATTAGTATTTAAGATAAAATCCGGTCTAGTTGTCCGTGAAGTTCCTTTATAATCAATATATTCAGTAGAATATATTTTTAATTCGGCACTTTTCCATTTTATATTATTTTCATCCAAATATATCATATATGACAACTCTCTAAGGCTTCTAAAAAAATGTTTTTTATAATAACCTTTCCAACCTTGTCCAGAACCTTTAGGAGATGGTTTGCCGTACATAGGATTATTTTTACCGGAACTATTTTTAGATTTTTTCTTACTTGCTTCCAATTGTTTCTGGTCGGCAATTTCTTTTCCATATTTTTTAAACCAAATATCATAAACAGATTTTCCGTACATAGGATTATTTTTCCCCGATGTTACGTCGCTCATTTTTTTACGAAATCCGTCAGTTTTCCATATAGAAATATCTCTATTTTTTAATATTTTTTCTATTGTTTTTTTAGAATGTTTTTTTCCATAAAACGGATTTCCCATTCCAATATATTGAACAGACCTTTTTTTCATATTACACATTCTACATATTTGTTGTTTTTTATCTGCAATATTACAATTATATTTATTAGAATGAAATATGTCAATATTACATAACGGACATTTTCGCATAAACTTTTCATTGACATTTAATTTATTCTGTGGTATTGTATTCATGTAATATAAATATCAATCCACAACCAAGAAATCCAATAAAATAACATGACAACTGTGTATATCCTTGTAGGCTGCCCATCCAGTGGAAAATCAACTTGGGCATCAAAATGTGAGAATCATAATGCTGAATGTGTAATATCCACCGATGATATTAGAGAAGAATTATCGGGAGATGCAACCGACCAATCAGTATCAGGAAAAGCATTTTCTATTGCTCGTAAACGATTACAAGAATACCTTAATGAAGGTCATTCGGTGATAATCGATGCAACTAATATGTATCGTAAAACACGCAAAGATTTCCTTGATATAGCCAAGGATAATAATTCTAAAACGGTTGCGGTTGTGTTTGAAGTTACTAAAGAAACTGCAATTGAGAGAAATGCTAAACGTGCTGCTTCGGGTGGTAGGAATGTTCCTTCCCACGTTATAGAAAATATGATAGGTAAATACCAACGACCAGATACTATCGAGTTTAATGAAGTTTTATTTATATCAAAATTATGATGTATTTTCAAAATAAAAATCCTAAACTTAATATAGGAAAAACTACCGGTAAAAAGTTTGTAGTAGCATTCGATATTAAATCATATTGTATGAATGAAAATGGAGAATTAAGGGCTGAAAAAATAAATGCAGAGACTGATTTATTAACTTTCTTAGTAGAGGGAAAATCAGTATTAAACGCTTATTTTAAAAAAGAAGATATAAAATGGAATATATGACACAACAATATTTAACAGATTTAAAAGAACAAGTAAATCATAGATTACAAGAAGCCGAAAGAATATTATCGGGAGACCGTGATAATTATGATGGAGCAGATGGTGCAAGATATATACAAGATTTATGCATTGATTGTTTGGATTTAATAGAATATATAGAAACCCAACCCATGACATTTTAAAAAATAATGAAACAAAGAATCATAAAATTTAGAATCTGGGATAATCAAAATCAAATATTTGTAGAAAACAGTTCATCTTTACATTGTTTTTCTAATTGGTCGATTGATACTTTTACCGGAGAAATAATTGATTATATAGGAACATTAGGTATTGAGCCAACTTATTCTCAAAATAAAAATCCTAATTTATATATTAAAAATCTAAAAGCGGTGAAAAAACCACGTTATATATTGCAACAATTTACCGGCTTGAAAGATTTCAAAAAGAGAGAAATCTATGAAGGTGATATCTTGGTATCTGACCAAGACAAGTCATATAAGCATAATTATAGGGTAAGATATTACAATGCTTCTTTTGATTTAATATCGGCATCGGATGATGGGGATGAATATGGAACATATACTGTTGATTTAGAACGGGCAATTCAAATGAAAAACGCTACAATTATAGGTAATATATTTGAAAATCCAAAATTATTAAAGAAATCGTAACTCTATTGTTTCATTCCCTGTGATATTTATATAGATGATAACCAATGTTAAACGATTAAAATATGTAATACTTAGCGATTTACATTTAGGCAGTGGAGTATGCCAACATATAAAACTTATATCTTTACTAAAAAATATAAACACTGAAACTCTGGTGTTAAATGGAGACATAATTGACATCGACCATCTTAAACGATTATCTAAAAAAGATTGGAAAATATTATCATTATTAAGAAAACTAAGTAAAAATACACATATTGTATATATTAGAGGAAACCACGATTCTAAAATTGCCGACATAATTTCAGATTTATTGGGATTTGAATTTAAAAATAATTATGATTTTATATGTAATGAAAAAAAGTTTCATATATTACATGGCGATGAGTTTGATTCATTTATAACTAATTTTCCACTTATAACCGAAATTGCAACTGGAATATATTATTATATACAATTACTTAGTCCTAAAAAACAAGAATTAGCCAGAGTTTTAAAACGAAGAAGTAAAAACTTTATAAAATCTTGCGAGATGACAAAAAGAAAAGCAGAAGCACTTGCAAAAGAAAAAGGATATGACTACATTGTAGCGGGTCATTGCCATTCTGCTTTCTTTTCTCCTAATAGTCCATATATTAACTCAGGATGCTTTACGGAATTGGATTGTTCTTATATAGAAATATCAGACGATAACATTCGATTGAAATACATTTAAGATATTCATTGCTTTATCAAACTTTCTTTTTAATCCAAAGTCAAATCCGTTTGGATATAAATAATTTATTATCTTATACATTCCATTTATGTTAGTTATTCTTATATAAGAACTTTTAGAACATATTCCATTTCTTTTTTGTATAGTATATTTAATTTCTAGCGATTAGAAAATTGAAAGTGACATAAAAAGTGACAATAACATATATGAATATTCAAGAAATAAATGTTACATCCTATCCAATAATTCTCGTGAGTGACATTCATTGTGATATTGACAAAATGAGGAAAATTAAATCTCTATATCCTCATAATAAAATATTATGTTTAGGAGATATTACCGATTTATACTCTACAGGTAATAATTCAAACCAACGAACTATACAATATTTTATAGATAATGATATACCGGCGTGTTCTGGCAACCATGAAGAACATATTTCAGGTGTTGTAAATGGAAATACCGTCATGTTTTTGGATATTCATAACTCATTGGATATTGATGATTATAAGTTACCAAAACATCAATGTAAATATTTAAACGAATTACCAAGAGGCATTAAATTAAATGTATCAAATGGTAAATATTATTTATTATACCATCATTTACCTAAAGATGTATGGGGCAGAAAAGACAAAGGAACTCTATCACGAGAAGAATTTATATCTAATTTTAGCATAACTCACGACTGTATAGGAGTGTGTCATGGACATTTACACGTTCCATTCATAGAGGAATATAATAATTTAACCACTAAAAGAATAAGTATAGGAGCATTAAAACATAATCATTATGCTATTATAGATGAAACCGGAGTTAAACTTAAACAATTATGAGTGATAATAAACAAATCAAAACTTTTGGAAAGGGTTCTAAACGTCGTAAAGAAAATTTTAAAAAAGTCCAAGATAACTGGGACCAAATAAAAGGGTTTGGAAAACGTAGATTAAAATAACTTTACAATTTATGTTTATATGATATAATCTATTCATTATGAATATTGCTGATATAAATCCAAATCAACCAACGTCTATTAAACAACAATCTCCAATCGATTTAAAATTAACGGGTGAAGTTAAGTGTAATAAGTGCAACGGAATAGCATTTACACAAGCCGTTATCTTTAGAAGTGTATCTGCGTTAATATCGCCAAGTGGCAAGGCTGGATTTTATCCCATCGAAACTTGGGCATGTATGTGTGGGCATATTAACGATTCATTCCTTCCTGTAGAATTACGTGCTCCAAAACTCACTTGACAAAAATCTAAACTCTGATATATTTATTGGAGTGAGGCTAATTAGTTTAACGGTAAAACAAGATATTCTAAACATCTTAGTCATCGGTTCAAATCCGATATTAGCCACCAATATGACCTTTGAAAGATTTAGCGAAATATGGGATATGCTGATAAAAATGCCAGATGCTAAAGAAATTGTATTTTCAACTGGAATGTCTCAACATACAATGAATGCTTTAATTAAATACGCAAATGGAGATAAATCCGAAGTTGAAAAAATCAGAGAAGCATTACGTAGAAATAAGAGTTGACATTTTAGATTTTTCGAATATACTTATAATTATGAATACATAGATTGATAGTCCAACATAGGTAGATACAACACTTCGGTTATATGCTCTTGTCAGAACTGACTTGGGAATGTCCGAAGGAAAAACAGTTTCACAAGCCGGACATTCTTATATTGGTGCATTTCTTCAAGCATCTAAAGATATTCAACAGGAATATCATAAAGAGTTTCCTCAAAGTCCCGGCACTAAAATATGTCTAAAAGTTAAATCCTTAGACAAATTACTTCAAGCCGAAGAACAAGCCAAAATATCAAACATTCCATACTTTCGTGTGGTTGATTCCGGCTGTTCTAATTTCTTTAATGGTGAACCTACAATTACTGCACTTGGTATAGGACCGGCAACCAAGGAACAAATACAACACATTACCAAAAAATTTCAACTCCTATAAAGAGTGAAAATGTATGGTAATAACACCATACATCAATTAAAAATAAAAAATGAATACGATAAATAAATATCTAACATTCTCAACGAAACAACAATATCTGAATTATAGAACCGAATGGAAGTTCAGTTATAAATCATTAAGTATTGAAATTAGAAATTTCAAGCGAGAAATTCATGCTTCATGTCATCATATAACATGGTCAGAATATTCTCAATTACTTAAACTTAAACTTAAAGCAACCGAAATGTTACAAGAATTAAAAGAGGCTAAAATACTGGCACAAGAACAATATCAAGCATCCCATAAATAATATGAATATTACTAAAAATAGAGTTAATACTATAATTAACCGATATGAAACATTATTACAGGAAGTTGAGTATTTTATTAATCAACAGAACCAAGATTGGAGAAGCGGAAAGATTCGTATTGACAATGGAAATATTGAAGAGTATATTAATACCGCTTGTAATTGTCATCCGGAATATGAATGGGTTCATCGGTCAACCATAGATTCATTCATTGAATGGAATGAATCTAAAAAAACTTCAACTTGACTTTTTAGATTTTATCGCTATAATTATAATTGAACTATGAAAAATATAGAGAATAGAACAATTGTGTTAAAGTTAAACAAAAACTTTATTGTAACCGACGTTGCATTGGTATCCAAAACCATATGCGACTTGGTTTCTGGTACTGTGCTTGCACTTGACATAAATTATAAATTAAATGATAACGGAACTCCCAGCGACACATTGGACTATTTTAATCCGGTTGAATGGGATGAATGGAAAAAATTACCAATTAGAGATTGGGATTTGGTAATTCATTCTAAAAACATGACGGTCAGAGTTCCTACTGTAGTTGTTACCAAACATTACAGTAAGGTTAGATTTAAAAAGTTTAGTGGAAAGCCTACCAAAGAAGGACTTGGTATGCGTGATGGATTTACCGATATATATACTGGTGAAGAGTTAGAACCAGATTCTGCAACCATCGAGCATATAATGCCTTTAAGCCGTGGTGGAACTGATACTTATGATAATACTGGATTGACATTAAAATCTACCAATAATTGGAAAGGAAGTAGAACTGTAGAAGAAGCCGGATTGACATTGGTAATCAACCCATATCATCCTCGTCCAATTCCTATATCCAGTACAATTAGAAAAGTTAGGAATAGAGATTGGTCTCATTTTTTAATGAATCATAAATAATTCAACTCCCGCTTTAAAGCGGGATTTTTTATTAATTTCTTACATATTCCCAAGATACATCATCCGACGTATTTACTCGACATATCCAATGACCTACCGGAGTTTCATGAGAAATATTATTATTGGCGAGTTCAACCCATTTTTTATGTTCGTCGCTATTCCAATATTTATCTATTAATTCTTGTTCAGTCAGTAGTTTCGCTGGCTTCATCTTCATCGTCTCCATCATCATTGTTTTCTTTATGGAAGTTCTCAAAATCTTCATCGGTAAGATTTAAAAGATTTACTAATGTGTTTATAATATAACACATTGTCATCTTATTAAAGTTCATACCCATAATTCTATGTGCTATAAATATAACTAATTTATTTATAGCTGGTAGTTTATCAGACATAGAAGAAATATTCAATCCATCTTTTCTTAAAGTGCCGGGAATAGTTCCATTTTCCAACGCAGTTAATATATCATTCTCAATTTTTTGAATAAACATTTTATGTATCTCTTCCGTAGTCTTCCCTTTTTTAGCATGTTTTATAAAATACTTCTGTATATCTTTTTCGGATAATCGTCTCGCCACACTGAAACTAGAAAGTATTCCCAATTTATTTAGTATATGTGTTGGTTGAGTCATGATACTAATAAATATCAAAAAAATAATTCACCATCTTGATTTTTTTGATATTTCTTGTTTGGGTGAACCTTCAATCCAATCCGAATCAAATGTATTATTTCCTCCACGGATAAATCCTCGGCCACATATAAAAGTACAGTTATAACATAGTATTTGTAAATTATCAATTAAAAAGTTTTTTCGATTTCCATCTTTATGGTCTAATAACAATGGTATTTTTTCATCGGTTAATCTTCTTTCGCAATAACCACATATATTGCATTTAGGCTCCATAAACTTAGCTCTTATAAGTTTATCTCTAACTTTAAAATCATTTATATCAGGAAATTTATTTTGTAATATCTCAGATAATGGATATTTTCCTATATTTGGATCTAAATAGTTTGGTTTTCGTTTTCCATGTATATCTGCTTTATAATTACCATATATTTTAGCATACTTTCGATAAGTAGTAAAATTAACTCCTAATACTCGTGCCGCCATATGAGCGTTAGTAGATTTTAAATTAGCTTCATCTATTTCTTCTCGAAGCAAAGGTCTAGCTCCCCTTCCACCTCTTATTCTTCTGGCTGGTTCTGGAATTAACAATCCATTTTCTTTCAACACTTCTACGCTCAACCCAGATTCATTTATAACTGCTTTATTTTTTAATGAAATAACTTCTTTTTCAAGCTGCTCCAATCTTTTAAGAGCAAATGCTAATGCTTGGTCGGAAGAAACTGAATCTACATTTTCCATTTTATTTCGATTTTACATGACCGCAGATTGGTTCCTTGGCAAGATCAATATCATACTGAACTAATATTTTTTCACGAAGAAGTTCAGCACGTTTATACATACCAGCATTTAACATTGCAAAATAAGAATTATAAGTATACGGAACCTTTGGTATATCTTTATCCCATAATACACATCCTGGGCGTATTTTTAAATGAGTTTTTTTACGATCCTCTTCGACTGCTCGTGTAAGAGCTTCCATATAAGGATCATCAAATAAGTCCACATCAACATCAAACTCTTTTTTGCTAGTTGACTCCATACACACTATTATGCTTTTTATGTTAGATTTCATTATCATATTATAAATATTTATTTTACTTTCAAATCTGCATCATTAAAATATTCTTTTAATTCTTTTGTTTTTTCATTATATCTAAAAAATTTACATTTCAAATAATCCATAATAAATTTCATTCTCATCATATCTTTTAATTTTAAATTTCCATTTCTATCATAATATATCATATGAAAACTTATGAGAATATGATATTTTCTTCTTACAGGTCGGGCAATTTCGGAACCATTGTTTCCCAATATTTTTGCATTCGCTTTTCACATATTTGTGTTTTATGTCTGTTGTAATATCGCTCGTCTCTAATCCGCTTTTGTTCTCGGAGTTCTTCAATAGTTCGATTGAGTTTTTTTCTTCCCATATAGTTGTATTGTTTATATTCATATATTATAAATATAACGTCGAAACATAAAACGACGGAATATTTTAACCTATTTTACAGTCGGCGTCATTTATTAAATCTATATTATTTATTTTTAATTTCATATTATCAAATACATCTTCTTCAATTGAATCTGCTACAAATGGGATTTTAACTAATGATTTCGATTTTGAGTTCTGTCGCCATGCTCTTCCAAAACATTGTTTAATAGCTCTGGAATCATCATCTACCGATATAATAGAACATCGAGGATGTAATCCATCCAAATCACCAAGATTCAATCCAACTCCACCTGATTTTACTTGAATTAAAAATATGTTTTTTTTATTAGATTGAAAATCTTCTTTATTTTTTATTTTTTCCTTTTCTGATACTTGACCAGAATATATGCAGTTAGTATTTAATCTTTCAGATAATACATTTATTGTCTCGGTGTAATTTATAAATAACAATACAGACATACCTGCTTCAATTGCTTCTTTAGCTAATTCTACAAACAAATCAACTTTTAACAACTCAATTCGTTGTCTATATCGTAATCGTATTACAATCTGAGTTTCTTCGTTTTTTAAAAGTCCATCTAAACGTTTCAACTCCGTTAACATCTGTTTAAAGTTTTCATTTATAGAGGTAACTTTATCTTCATCTAAATTATAAGCCTGAACTATAAACTCACATTCTGGAAAACTAGGAATCTCATCTCTACGTTTACGAACCCCTCGTTCTTCAAATAAGTATCTATTTATTTTTTTAAGAACTTCTTTATCATTATTAAACTCCAAACACCAAGTTCCTTTTGATACTCCGTGTTTGTAAGCCCATTCATAATATGTTTTTCCATTTTTAAACATTTTTAAACATATTCCTATAGTTTTTAAATCTAATGGAGATGTAGCTATAGTAGCACTTAAAAACATTTGTTTAAATCCTTGGTGAAATGCTTCCAGACAACATTTTGATGTTTTAGTTTTATAATTTTTTAATTTATGAGCCTCATCCCATATAATGATAGAATCTTTAGGAAGTTTCCACGTAAACTTATGACGTTTTAATTCTCGTTTTAATACGAATGAAGCAATAGAAGAATCTTTTCTACCTCTAATTAAAAGTTCATAGTTTATAATTCCTTTACATAAATGCCGCAATTTAAAATGGTCGTCTATAACTTCATTCCATTGAGAAATAACTGCTTTGGGACATACGATAACAAATGGAACATTCAATTCTCGAATGGTTCCTATTGCACTGAAGGTTTTTCCCACTCCCATTTCACTACCATCAACAGTGGCATCCCAATGTTTAATAGCAGGAACTAACTTTGATACGGCATCAATTTGCCAAGGTTTTAATATATCAGTATATTTTAATGTATATTCCGGAAGTTTAAATATAGGAGTATCTATGATTGGTTTTTTATAATCTTCAGGGGTAGAAAAAGAAGTTATATCAGATTTAGTTTGAAATAATACCCATTTGTCTTTTATTTTTCCAATACTAAACCCATCATTCAACAATTTAAACTTGTTTGGCTTCCAATAATTAAAAAATCCACTTACTAAGTTAGCAGGAATAATATATTCACGTCGCCACTTATCGAGATTTCTATATGGTTCACTCCAGTTGAATGGTAACATTATATCAATCTCCAAACTCAGGCTTACTATATCTTTCAATATTAGTAATGTCGGTCCTCATTCTATTATTGTCACGAATGATTCCAACCTCAACTGCTTCCGATAATAATCTTACAAATTGAGTAGCATTCTGATCATCGGGAGAATATCCAAGTCCAACCATATCATTCATATATGAAGTTCTTGATTTTCCAAACTTTCGTTGGCACACTCCTTCTAGGTGTCTAACCACATCGATATATGTATTTAGTCTTACTACTTGTTTAATTGTTGTATCTTTAATGTAATATTTCATAATATGTTGAGTATAACTGGTTTGTCTATATAAGTAAAGTTATTTTATAAAAGTTTATAAGCTAATAATTTTGCATTTATTAACATTGCCAGTTTTTTCCATCCTATATCTTTTAAATGCAATTCATTCGCCCAATCATCGTCTTTTAAAAATCCTTGTGTATTAACAAAAATACAATTTTTTTGGGTAGATGAAAAAGAAGCAAATCGTTTTTGTAATTCTTGAAGAAATAATTTTACTATAGCTACTTGATCATTCACATTAGTCCAATTTTTAGCAATTAAACTAGGCTGTAACCACGGTCCTAAAACTAAAATCCCCTTTCCCATTACAGAAGCAACTGGATAATCATAATCATGAAAAACAATCCAACAATCAGGATTTACTTCATCTCGTAATTCAAATAAAGATTCATAATCAGCAATAATCAAATCGAAATAAGCATTGGCTCGTTTCCAGTTTATAGCTTTATTTATATCACCATCAACATTTTTATTTAATAAAATTACAAATTGTTCCCCTGCAAAATCATCTCCTCCACTAGACCAGAATAAAATATTACAATCGGTTAATGCTTCTTGTAGTCTTGCTCTTTTATTAAGTCCCATAGTTTCTTCGGTACTATCTCCTGCTTTTCCATGATTTTCTATGGTTATTCCGGCTAATTGTGCCAAATGATCGTATAACCCGCCACCAACGAATGGAATAGGATAATCAACCCAACTATCACCAAATGCTTTATATTTCATAATATTATTATTTGTTTATAACTATAAATATGATATAAATAACAAAAAACACAGCTTTGTGCTGTGTTAATTGCTGCTGTTACTCGGAGATTATTACTTATGTTTAAATGTGGAACCCAATCCTTGGGCTATTCCAAGATTAATCCATCCAGCAACCTGTTGAACTGTCGCATTGGTTCCGGTAGAAGTATATTGGTCGGCTAATGTAAATCCATTTATAATTACAGGAGCTATAAATGCATTGGTTACGCCAGCAGATTTAAGCAACATATTAACTTGTCCAGCAGTTAATGTATTGGTTCCGGTTGAAATATCAGCCAAAACCACTTCCGCAACTATAAAGTCTGGACGATATTGAGGATTTTGCTGAACTACTTCAGCAGTTCCAATGGAAGCTGCTGATGTGATTGCAAACTGTTCTAATGCAGTTGTATTAGGAGATTGAGTTGTACTACAACCTATAAATCCTAATACTGTAATGGCTAATACTAACGAGGCTAATAATGTTTTTTTCATATTTTTATATTTGTTTATTTTCAAGTTACAAGTATATCAGGTATAGATATAAATGACAACTTATTTTAATTAAAATGAGAATAGTTTAATATCAAACTTTGCAGAAAATCCATCATGTTTTTGTAAAGATGCAAAATGATTCATGGCACATAAATCAGCTCTAAAATGATGATTAAAAACTACTATATCGAAATCGGCTCCAACTCCTAAAGAAAAATCCTTTGCTCCATCGTTTAAATATGTAGTTGCCGCAGATTTTAATTCAAAATCAAATTGGTCTAAAAACTTAGTAGTTGGAAATAAAAACAATCGAATATCTTCCATAACAGCAACATGATCAATCATAATTCCACTGGTTGATGTTACATCGTAGGTTCCTAATTCTAATCCCGTACCAGTATGCTCAGTCTGCCAATATTCACTTTCAAATGAAAATCCATATGTTGATTTGGTAGCATATTGAGGCATAAATAAAACTGGAGCAGCACTTACATCAAACTCTCCTGCTTTAAAATGGGAATCTATGTTAGTAGCAGTAATTGGTAATGCTATCTGAGCACTCATTGAGATTGTAAAAAATACAGTCAATAATAATGTTAATATAGTTTTTAGTTTCATAATTTTATTTTTTATTAGACCCTTGGATATGACCGAAGTAAAAAGCTACAACGGTTAATACCAATGTATAAATTGGTTCAACGATAGGGATTCCTAGCGCAGACATAATACATACAGTTAAAACTAATAATATTGCAATAACTGCTCTTGAACTTATTCCAAATAACATAGAGCCGTCTGGCTTTGTCGAAGGAACTGTCGTATCTTTGATTTCATCTGACATAATTATCCTAATAGTAATGTTTTTTTAGAATTAAAAGATTCAGTAGTATTGTCTTCATTAGACTCTTGAACTTGTCTTTTTAACATAGCCAATGCTATTTTAGGATTGACATTACCAACTTGAAACCCAGATATACCATTTTTTTTACAAAATGATTCAAGTGCTTTATAATCTGCCGCTGACCAACTCAATAATTGTTCGTTATTCATAACTATATATAAATATTAGGGATATATTCTTTAATTGGGATTTTATTTAACTTATTTAAAGTAAACATATTCCATTCGGTTTCCCATACATATTTTATATTATATCCGTTTTTATATAAATAACTCATACGGTTGACTGTTCTATTATATAATTCCCTATATGTTATTTTTACAACCGGATGTATATTATTATTGGGATATTTAGATGGATTACCATGCCAATAATCTCCCAAAAATTCATAAATTGTATTAGTCGTTGGATCATATCCATCTACTTTTTTTCGTAAAATGTTTACCTGTCTATGATTAACATCATTTGGTATTTTACAATATTCCAAAAATAATAATTCCGGTTTAGATATCCTTCGAATACAATACGGACATCCATGTCCGTCAAAATGGTCGTTTGGACGTTGATCGAATATATGGTTACACATATTACATATAATTTTAACAGGAATATAGGTATCAATATAATTAACTAATTTATAATCATATAACATTTTATGAATTGATATTGCCTTTATCTTAAATGTGTCGGTATTATGATCTATGCATCCATTACATGAGGGACATCCCACCGATTTAATTAAAAATGTATCCAATTTTCTACTAAATATAAAATTACAAATACTACATTTTGCTGTTATACTATCTTCTCGTTTAATATTATTACCATCCACACAATATATAAAACTATGTTTATGAATATTATACAACCGTTTAAGGGTAACATCAATCGAAATCACAGACAATATTGACCTTTTATCTATACCGCATTTCTTACATCCTTGCCCATGTAAATGACTATCTGGACGAATGATAAACTCTCCATGTTTAGGACATATAATTATAACCGGTATTTTATTGTTTACATATGATACTTTTTCATATATAAAATAGTTATTATGTTTTACATTAGATTTATTTATAAAATCTATCAATGTATTTTTCCGAGACATATCACTTAGATTTATTTTTTAATATTTTAATATGTTCTTCTAATACATCGTTTATATATTTATTTAATTTAAGTTTATTGGAGGAACAATAAGTTTTAAGAAATGTATGGTTTATTTCCTCAATACTTATGTTTTTTAGATTTTCGGTTAATTCTTTCATATGACTATACATATAATCATAAAATCCCGAAATCGTAAAAAAGTGAAATTATTTTTTATTCCGTAATTCGTCTTGTAAATCACGTAAATAAAGAGATCCTTTAAGAAATGCTTCTTCTTCTAATTTTCTAAGTTTTGGATTGTTTTGGGCATACCCCGATCCAGCATCTTCATTTCCAGTAAGGTCTCCACGTTCTCGTTGTTTTTGGTGGACACATTCATGAGCAAAACTTCTAAGTATATCAACAATAAGCCTTCCTACTATATATAATTTTATTGAATTATCTTCTGGATTATAATAAGCAGTATAACCAATAGGATCTTTAGAAGCATTTTCTTCGTCGGTTACTAAAACAATACGAGGAATTGTTTTCAGTCCCTCACCATCGGCAATTTTTTTATATAAAATTGCTATATATTTTTTTAATAATTCTTTTTTAGAATTATCCATATAAAATTATTTTACTTTCTTTAAAACTTCATTAATTTGTTTTACCAATAATACTTGTTTCATAGTCAAAAAAGGCTTTCTGGCATATGACTCTTTAAGAGCTTTCAATTTTGATATTTTTTCACTTAATGGCAATGCTTGTCCGCTATCTTCATCCATGCCACCTTGTTCTTCTTTTTCGTCGGCAGTTAAAACATCACGTTCTCCTTTTGGAGCATCTAATGGATTTCTTTCAGGTTCTGTTTTATCGGCATATGCACTTTCAATCGGCTGGTTACAATGGTCGCAAGTTAAATCGGCATTTTCATAATTAGGTTCTGATGCAACTATGAACCATTGAGCATCATTTGGATCAAGTGTTAGTTCTTTATTCTGGTCTGCACATAAAGGACATAAAGCTCCACCATCTTTAGTTATATAATATAAAGGATACATTCCCGGCCAAGCAAATGCTGGATACGTTCCTTTTTCATCCATAAACTTTCCACCCGATTTATCTTCGTCCATTCCTTGAATACCAGTTTCCATATCCGTTCCAGTATATGGATCTTTTTGATTTGGTTCATACATCTTATGAGGTTTAATAGCAGAAGTATCGGCTCCACCCATTCTTTCACTTCCTCTACGGGGAAGTGGTTTAGTATCGGGATGTGTATTCTTCCATATTCTATCTAAGCGTCTATTAGCATTTCTATCAGGAGTTTTAAATACACTCTCATCAACTTTAATAGCCAATGCATCTTGATTACTATTAGGTTCTGGAGTTTCTTGTTCGGGTGTTCCGGCAGGACGAATATCGGGTTTGTCAATTCCTAATTCTGATGGATTTTCAATATCTACTTCTAATTCATGGGCATCGTCAACTTCTCCAGCCTGTAACTGATATGGATGTTCCTCTTCTTCGGTTTCTGGCTGGTCGTTCTTTAATTGTGAAGGATCGTTTAAATCAGAGTTTTCAGGTGTTTTATCATAGATTGTGCTGTTTTCTTTAGCATTTTCTACTTTGTCATATCCTCCCAATGCAGATTTAGTAGGAGTTTTTGGAGTAACATCGGCATCTACTTCTTGAGTATCATTAGTAAATGGATTTTTCATATCTGATGAATTATCCGGTGCTGTCGGTTGCTCGTCTTGCGACGGAACACTAACATCATCCTTTTCAACATTGTCATCGTTAAAATTAGGATTAACAGAAAATTCGTTTAAACCGGTCTTGATAAAATATTTATTACTCATAATATATAAATATAATAAAAATAGTCAAAGTAAGAAGTATTTAAACAGAAAATGAAGGAGTAAACAGATATGATAGAAGTCCTTTATTTAAGATAATATTTTTTAATTGATTATTAAAAGACAGTTCGGATAGTTCCAATGAATTAATTAAAATTGGAATGATATTTTTATTTATTATAATAGATTTAAAATTAGTAGGAACTCCGCTTATAATCTTAGAATTAACTATTACTTTAGTTTCTTCTATATTATCATATCCTATATAAACTATATCCCATGAAGATGGAACTTGCTTAAAAAAATTAGGAAAATATTCATTAAAATCCGGAATAAACTTAACTCCATCATTAATTATTAATATATGATTATCAGTATATGATAAAATATTATTTAATAATGTATAATAAGTTATAAAATCATTAAAATTTTCATTCGTTTTTAGTGTGGATTTATTAAACAATATTGGATTTGTTTCTTTAACTATAACACTATTAACTGAAGAAGTTGGGGTAGTAATACAAAAAGTAGATATTCCCAAGGAATCAACACTATTAAGTTTAATATTGGGATTTATTTCAAACATTCTAGCACTGGATAATATAGACGAAATTTCTATTCCCCCGCCATCTATATTTATAGATATTAATTTTTGTCCCAATTCTCTAACATCGTTAGAGTTTTTAATTTCATCTTTAGGACAAAATGGAGATGGAGTTTTTATTATTATCTTTGATTTTGATTTTAATGATAAATCAGGGTAAAACTTAAATGAATTTACTCCTATATTTAAAATATATTCTTCTTCTAATTTGCCATGTGAAACTATTAATGTTTTCGAAGTATATTCATCTGAGTTAAATATTAGGTCTATACATCTAATAGAGTTATCAATTAAAATTAATTCAGATTCTCTTCCAGACCAAATAAACGAGTTGCCCAATTCATCCTTTTCAATATTATACCATCCAGAACCAAACAATAATTTGTTATTCATTTTTATGTAACTCTTAGTTAAGATTTAAAATATTCTCTTTTTCCCGTCTAACATTCTATTTTCTTTATTCTTTAATGTATCTCTAAAAGCATCAACAATTCGCTGGTCTACATCATATTTCTTTTCTCTGGCTTTAAACATGTCAGCAAATATTTTTTTAGTTTCTTCAATATTTACTCCGTCTTTTAGGTTTATGGATTCTTTCATATTCATTGTAAGTGCGTCTTCGGATGAGTTTAACATATTTAAATTTCTATAATATTTAGGGTCTTTTTTCAAATTGGAAAGAACAATCTCTTTGGCTTTGGCTTTATCTTTCTTAATCATTTTACCTAACTCATAATCCAGTCCCATTTCTATATCATCTACGGTAGGTTTTTCTTTTTTAGAAAAAATATCATCAACATCTTTGTTTAAATCTTGCTGATTGGTTACATCTTGTCGAGTATTACTATTGGTTCCAAGTGCTTTATTTCCATTATTAGATGTAAATGAATTGGGATTTTGACTTACATTGGGAGAAGCAAATGTACTTAAACTAGGAGCATAACTAATAGAACCATTGTTCCCTCCCATTCCGCCATCAAATGCATTTTCGGTAATAATATCTTTATATTTACTCATACACTATAAATATCATTTAATATCGTAAATACATAAAGTATGTTCTTCTGGATTTCCTTCTATGGAATAATCAGTTTCATATCTGTTAGATGGTGAAAATCCATTATTTTCTAATATATTCCATGTATTTTTATATTGATTATCAATTCTATCATCATTAAACCGGCGACCATGGACTATTAGTTTAGATGTAATTTTTTTAAAATCAGTTAAATATGTATTTAAATCCTTTTCATATATATGTTGAAGCACCAAACTACAATAAATAACATCAAACTTTATACTTTTAATTAGTTCCCAATCATTTATAAACTTCACATTTAAAAATTGTCTATCATATTTTAATTTACAATATACGGATGTTAAATTAAGCATTTTTAAATTATCATATCCAACCACATTCCAATTATCAGAATAGTTTCCCATTCCATATGTATTTCTACCTATACCACATCCAAAATCTAAAATAGATAATGGTCGAGACTTATCTAATAATTCATATATTGACGTATCAGGATTAAACTCATTAACAGTCTTTCCTGTTAATATATAATCGGCTACAATTTCCAAATTATTATAATCTATATGGTTCCATCCATTAAATGTATCATTCATAGTAATCTTATATTTGTTAAACTTTCAAACTTATCACAAAACTGAGACATAACTTTTTTATTATATGTTTTATCAGGTTCGTCTTCAAACCATGTCTTATAAATATCAAATGCTTCATCCGACATTTGTTTTGTTTTTTCTTCGTTTAATAATGCGGTTTCGCAGATTTGTTTAAAATCACTTAAATCCTTTTTATAAAACCAGACGCATTTTTGTAATTTATCCGAAAACAACCAAATACCGGGATCTTTTAAAAATGGTGCCGATATAATTGTCGATTTTGACCGCATTGCTTCTAATGGACGATATGAAAATACAGTATTTCCTTCAAGGCTCAAACATAACGTAGAATTAGATAGAATATTCCACCATTCTTTATTGGATATTATAGGAACTACAAACTTTTGATAAGTAGATTTATATTCATCAGATTCTTCGGAATCTATTATATAATTGAATACTAATCCTCCTTTAAAATTAGATTTTAGATATGGATCATCGTCTATAATTTTTAAACATTCTACTCTTGGATTTTTATTATTTAATTTAAGACCTCCCGTAGTGCTTCCCCAAAATACCAATTGGTTTATTTTTGTAGATGGAATAGTAACATTTAAATTGTCTATATGAAATCTAGGAACCAATATAAACTTATTTATCAATGATGAATCATATAATCCATAATCAAAATCCCATATCATACCGGTAATCCAACCATCAATTCTATGTACTATAGTATTTTTAATTCCTATAGTTACTGTAAAACTTCCATCGTCTAAACTTATAGGTAATAACTTTCCTTTATATTTTAAAAATTTATCTTCATTTGAATTTATTCTATCAGTCAGTTTTTGCATATTTACATCATACCAATCTACCAACCATATATCAGATGACGGAATATCAAGAGTATCACTTACAGTTACTTCATTGTTTTTTGACAATGTTGTAATTAAAGGAATAATTCTTCCATAACACACTTTATTATGAGATATATGGATTTTCATTATAACTGAATATTATCGTACTTACAACATTCTTTTCTACATTTATAATATGGACTTTCTACATTTAAATTATATTTCTCGGCAAACTCTCGCATATATGTAAAGGCAGTCAATACATTATTATTATATCGTTCAGATTCTTTACTATATAATGCAGGAAATGACATAAACAATATTCTTAATTCCTCTCTAAAATTAGAATTGTTCTCTATTTTTAATTTTTTAATCAAATCATTAGAGGTTATTATATTCCATTTTTTCTTAAATGTTTTTAAATTTTGATATTCTGGAGTTTTTATTAAATCACCAATTGATAAATTGTTATTTACATGAACGTATGGATTCATAAATCCAGATAATGTTACAGACTGAAAATACTGTAAATGAGATTTCATATGGTTAATAAAATAAGGCATATATACCCATCTATCATCTTCATTTCTAAACAGTTCATGTGCTCCAAAATTTGTCATCAATTCTATATTTTTTTTCTTTTTTATATATCTAGCACCAACAAACAGTCCCGGACAGTTCATAAATTCTTCGGTGTTCTGTGGAACTGGACTTGGATTATAAATACCTTCTTGATGATGAGCATAGCATAATCGAACACAACTATGATTATTCAATTCGCAAAATTCTGTTATTTTATTAAGATCTTTTAGAAGGGATGGTGCTGGGGTTTCGTCAGCATCCAACCACATACACCAATCATCGAATGGTATATCACGTATTTGAGCACGGCGAGCAGATTCTAATTCAAAAAATTGTTGAAACTGATCTACTCGTACATCATTTCCAACTTCTTTTTGTAATTTTTCTTTAAACTCCAATGGTCCGCTATTAAGAATACCACACGTATCAAAATACTGCTTAGATACTTTTATTGTATTCGCAGTCAATTCTAACCTATCATCACATCCATATAAAATTCTTAAATGTTTTTTCATAATAAATTATCCCATAAAGTGTGAATAAAATAGTCATACATTCCATTTCTATAAATAAATGTATAATAATTATCAGTTAAAAATTTTTTCATTTCATCGCTATGAAATAATCTAAATATTATTACTCTGCGTTTAGTAAAATTCTGCTCATCATCTAAAAAAGATTTAATTATAGAAACATCTATAAAATCACGAATTGCCACAAAATATAATATTGTAGGACATCTTTTAGATTGCATTGTTTGATGTAATGGATAATCTTTACTTGTTAATTCAATACCGTCCCAATTAAATTGAGATTTCAAAATACCCATATCATATGCATTATCAATATTGACATAATATCCATCAGTCATTCCACGTAAAATACTTATTACAGGACATTGTAATTCTTTTTTTGAAATTGCCGGATTTCCATATACTATATCATTAGGCTCAACATTATGAGTAACTACAGAACCTGCTCCTACCATAGAATTTTCCCCTATTTCATTTCCACACACCAATGTTACATTGGCACATATACTAGCACCCTTTTTTATGTACGTTTTCATAAATCTATGTTTCCAATCTCCTATTGCTCTTGGAAAAAAATCATTTGTAGTTATTACATTTGGTCCTATAAATACATCATTTTCTATTTCTACGCCTTCATATATGAGAGAATGATTTTGAATTTTACAATTATCTCCCACCGTAACAGAAGGACCAATATAAACTCCCTCCCCAATTACACAATTAGAACCTATCTTTGCATCTTTACAAATATGAGCGTAAGCCCAAATTTTGGTATTATCTCCTAAAAAGGTTGTTTCAACAATTGCAGTTGGATGTATAAAAGTCATATTTTATAAAATTTTTTCATTAATTCACTAGCATGTTCTAGGTCTGGCAATCCCCATTCACTTTCACTGGTATATATATTTGAAAACGATTCCATTCCTTCTACTTTCCCCATTTTATATTTAACCAATCCATTATAATTAAATCCAAGATAATCTATCTGTCCTCCGTAACCAGTACAAATAATTTCATTATTATAATGAAAAGCGTCAAATATAGTAAGTCCAAATCCTTCTGATTTAGTTAAACTAACATAACAATCTCCCAATGAATGTAATGCTAATATTTCATCACTACTTAGGTTATCTAATAGACATATTATTTCAGGCGTATTATTATATTGTTTTAATATATCAATTATTAAGGATTTACAATACTCTTTATTTTCATTACTATATGATTTATAATGTGTTTTTAATATCAATCGGACATTATCTTGCCGATTAAATGTTTTACAATATGTATGAATTAAATCAGATATGCCTTTACGAGCATTCAACTCACCAATGGAATAAAACGTGTATTTATCATGAGACGTAATTTCTTTATTCGTTATACTATCAGTTAATTTAATAGTAGATTTATCGGGAAGTTTTTTAGGAAGAAATATATGAGGAACTACTTTAATAGGAATAGTTACTCCTGAATCTTTAAATGCCGCTTTATTATATTGTGAAGGACACCATACTTCATTTACGGTTGAGTTTATACTATTAACCCATTGAGTAGGAAGTATATTAGTTTCCCAAGTACAATATCCGTATACTGATTTATCCTTTAATTTATTCTTTTTATCTATCCAAAACTTGGTCCATAAATCAGGAGTACTATGTAATATAGCCATATTATATTCTTTTATATCTTTATATATTAAAGATTTTATAACTATATCGTAAACATCATCACTATTTAACTTTGAGTCATCGAAATATAATGGTTCCCATGTTATAGGTATTCCTCTTGAGAAATAATTAAATAAATATCCTTTTGCAGCCTGTGCATAACCGCTAGTTCCGTACTGCCCATAATATAATATTCCACGTATCAATGAACTTGATACTATGGATAAAGTAGCATTAATCATTATTTAATTTATGTTCTTCTAAATATTTTTTTCTAGCATTATATGCTTCTTCTTCTGTTAAAAATGTTCCTAATTCAATATATTTTCTATTTATATAAACATAAGATCTCCAAGGAAGTTTACTTCTTTTAGTAGATTTGCATACTCCAGTATATTGGGAAGAAGACTTAAATTTTTTACAAAACTCTATAAAAAATTGTTTTAAGTTTATATTTCTATAAACTGATAATTTATCTGAAAAATTAAGTTTACAGTTTAACCCATATAAATAGAGAGCAACTTTATCATATGCCTCAGCAGCTTCAATTTCAGAATGAAAATAATGACGATAATTCTTTTTATTCTTATATATTTTAACCTCAAAATGAGTATCTCCTTTTACGTCCCGGCGTTGATGAACTCCTATATACTTAGATGATGAATTTTTATTTTTAGAATGATTTCCTTGATTTAACTTACTTAATGTATTTTTTGTAATTTCACTCATAACTTCATTTCCATATGTTCCTAAATTTAGGTTATATCCAGTAGGAGCCAATGAATTATATTTTAATATAAAAGTCTTTTCTTTTTCACATACATCTATAAAATTATTAGTAGTATATATAATTTCTTTACTAAAATTATGTTCTCCGTATTTTCGTAATGCTCGTGATAAATATGAATTAGAATATGGACTCCTATGAGTCTTCATACGAACATTTAATGTATTTTTAGTTCTTCCTATGTATAATTTTCCATTTATTTTATTTTGTAATTTATATATTTTATGTTCCATACATACTATAAATATAGTACAATATGGAAAAAATATAAATTATTTTTATGAATTTATTATATGTAATGACCCAACGTTTAAATTAGTTGGCTTTATTTCCATTTTGGTCTACTAAAGTGAAAAAATAAGAACACCCAGCCGCCTGAGAGAACTCGATAACATTTTTGCGTTCCACCATAGGCACATAATTTACCTTAAGTTCAATAGTAGGGAGTCCACTATCTTCGTGTTTGGGATATACTACTACATCTCTAAACCATTCTCTAGAACCAAATACTTTAAGTGTATTTTCCAATATTAGATTTACTCGTTCTTTTGTCATATATTTTATTTTATTGTCTTTAATATTTTGTGAATTGTTGCTACAAATGTTATTTCTCGTTCAAATACTAATGTACTTTGATAAACTGCATCGGCTAAAATTAAAATAACATCGGGCGACTTATCTCCACTATAAGTATCGACTACTTCAAATAAATACTTATATACTTCTCCATAATTAGAAAACGAAGCGTCTGCCACCAGTTGTCGTATCTCAGTAAATGCTTTCCAATTTGACGGAGATTGTTTTATTAACTCTACCAATTTTAATTTATAGTCATAATCAATGGATGATACATTTGAAATCTTAAGTTCAGTTCCATCTATACATTGTTGAGCGTAATTGATTATTTTTCTTAAATCGGGAAAATAAGATTTTACTATAAACGCAACCGATTCATTCTTAAATGTAATTTTTTCAAGTGTTAATATCTTAATTAAATGTTTCATTACTGCCACTTTATCCATCGGTTTAACTTCAAACGACTGACAACGAGAACGAATTGCTTCTATAACTTTGTCTTGGTTATTAGAAGTTAAAATAAATCTAACGGAAGCCGAATATGTCTCCATTAGATTTTTAAGCATACATTGTGCTTCAGGAGAAACTCGTTCAAACTCATCTAAAAATATTATTTTAAGAGGTTGAAATCCAGTTGTCATTGCAAAATCTTGCACTTTATTACGCATCGAGTCAATACCAGTTTCATCCGATGCGTTTACCATCAATGAATCACATGGAATATTTTTAATCAGTAATTTAGCAAGGCTGGTTTTACCTGTTCCGGGGCTTCCGTATAGTAATATCTGCGGTATTTCTTTTTTATCAAGCCACATTCGTATAGATTTAAGTAAATCTTCATTTCCTATGAAATCTTCAATTTTAAGTGGTCTATATTTCTCCACCCATAAAGATGAAGTTTTACTTACGTCAATTTCTTCTTCAAATTCAAATTTAATCATATATTATGTTTTCCTCCAACTATTAAATGGAACGTATAATTTTACATCATCCACAATTCCTGTTTTTTTATCTTCATATTTTATATATGCAGATATGAATGCTCTACTTTTATTTGTAATTATAGTTAATCTGGTTCCTTTTTTATTAGATTTTATATTCCACATAAATTATTTATTACATCAATTCAAGGTCAATACACCAATCTTGGATATCATCACAAGTATGACATACCCAACCCCATTTAGTCGCAACTAAGTTTCGGTCCATACTTACAAATTTTTTATTGAGGTCGTTAAAATCTTCTTCGGTTTCCCTTACTAATTTATTGTTTTTAACTACAAATCGAGTATGGTATTTATCCCTACATGGGCCACATGTATAAGGATGTCCTCCTCCATTTTCTTGGTAATCATTTAATTTTTTAACCAAATCATCAGACCAAGGTGCCGTTACATATTTTATATCACTCATAATCCAAGTTTAATATAAAACTTGTAAAAAATCAACTTATTTTATTTCGTTTTTCAATATTTCCAATTGATATCATATCTCCATTTTTCCTTGCTATCGCAGTAGTTTCCCATAGTGGTTGTATATTAGTATAGTGAACTGCCTTTAATAGTTCTTCCTTATTTGTTAAATCAAAAAAACTAATAGGAATAATATGATCCAAGTTCCATCCGTTTTTTCCATAATTTTCCCAAGTCATTCCCTGTTTAAACCTACTTTCAATATATTTTCTAAAATCTGAAATAGAACATCCTAAATCTCTAACTGCCGAACCCAATTTAGCATTACCCATTAAAGCACACCACAATCGGGTTCTTAAATTACATCCTATTTTAACATTTATGTTATTGTTTCTTCTTAATTTCCGAACTTCATTTATATGAACTCTATTATTTCTATATCGTTTTTTTATATGTTCTCTATTTTCCACATAATATATCTTACCGGAATTGGATCGTTTCTCTTTATTTTTAAGATGATATTGTTTGTGATAAATAGACCTCTTTTCTTTGCGAGTGGACCAATATATTTTGCTTTGTTCTTTAACTTTTTCTTTATTTTTAATATAATAATTATGTCTGTTCTGCTTTATTTTATATTTGTTATTCTTCTTATAAGTAATAAAATATTCTTTTCGTTTATACTTTGTTTTTTCTCTATATATTTTATTTTTTTCTTTATTTTCTTCTTTATTTTCTTCTTTATTTTTCAATCTATACTTAATAAAATATTCTTTATTATTTTTTCTATATTCTCGACATCTAATATTATTTTTTTCTTTATTTTTTTGATGATACTTTGCTCTCTTTTCTTTTGTTGTCAAAATAGTAGAGCATTCTTTTTTTACAACATTTTTCTCTATTTCTGGTGTAATAGTCACGTCTCCATTTTCGTTGGGCGTCTCTAAGTTGTTCTTTTGTTTCATATATTTTTTTTCTTCCCATAATTAGGTTATCCTTATAAATATATAACAAACAACATAAAAATCCAAACATTTACATTTATTTTGTATTACTGAATTGATAGTAATTACAGTCGAATAAATCACTGGAAAATGATAATTTAATTAAACCTCCCTCATTTTCATATATTTCCATAATACCACCCGACATATCAGTATTATTACGGTAACTTTCTGCTAATTGAGTAACTGGAAATTGTAATCCCTTACTTAATTTTGTATTTATAATTGCAGACGGAGGAGATATTCTAATCTTATTAGAATTAGAAGTTAAATAACCAAATACAAACTCAACTTTTTCTTTCTTATTCATTGCTACAGAAAATAATGCAGTTTCATCCAATGCAACCTTTGCCTTTAAAAATTGCTTGGTAAAATCATCGGAAAAAGGAATAACTACATTTGGAGTTCCTATATCACCAAGTCCAATAGGAGTTTTAGGTATTGCAATCGGGTCTGCCGCCCCGTAATACGTCTCCACATCATCCGATGCGAAATTAAGTCCTAATACCTTGTCTCCATTAAGATTTAATGATAATTTGATTTCATCGGTAAATGGAGAAATAATTGCTTTAAGTTTTTCACAATCCCCCGCACAGATTACAGCATCATTTGGTCCTAATTCATTAAAATTTTTAAGAATGACATCACTTAAAAATGACATATTATCTGCGGTGGCTCTTGTATGTAATATATTTTTACAAACTATATATTTAATTTTAGCCTTTGATATTATCTTACCAAGACTAAACTTTTTAATATAACTGTCCAATATTTCTTTTTTCATTTCACTATATTATATCAGGTTTATTTTTACTGTAAAGTTATTTTAACCCCAATACTCATATGGATTTAAATCATCCGTAGAAGTTATACCTTTAATATAAATACGAGCAACCGTTCTATCATTATCTTTAGATGTTAATTTAGCATATAAAAACGCAATATTATCATCAATAACAACTCTGACATTAGACCACATGGGACGTTTAAGTTCCCACCATTCTTTTATTATTTGATTAGTAATAACCCCTTCCCGGAAGATACACATACATTCCTAAATTGCGAAGATGATAATAATTACGCATACCAGTATCAAAATCATAATCATTAGAACTTCGGTCTTTTTTAAAATAAAGACCTTTCACTTTACATTCGGAAATAGTAAATCCAGCATTCCAATTTTTAGGATTCCATCCATCATCTGCTTTCTCGTAATCAAACTTGGTGAATGTATCATCAAGTCCAATATAAAGCGTATATGCTTTCCATTGAAACTCTTTAAAAGAATCATCGATAGAAACTTTACCAAATATTTCATTAGTTGGAGATGTTAAATTACCAATATTCATTGAAATATCTGTTAGAACTCCTATTTTTCTTGCTGCTTCATATTCTTCGGGTTTCCATGTAGTATAATGATTTGGAAGAGTTAATTCTTTATATTTTTTCCAATCTTCTTCATCTGCTGGAATAAGGTCAATTACACGTTTTCCTTTTAAGGCTAATAATTGCTCGTATATACTATCTCTTGCCGAAGTTGAAATATATACTTTATCACCTTCCCAACTTGGAAGTGATATTGGAGCATGGTCCGATAGTAATTTTCTCCATTCAATAATCATATAGGCGTTAATGTAGCAGTTTCCTCTATCTTCATATATTCAGACAGATATACTTTTGAAGTACTATGTTCTTTCATTCGTATATTCTTTATTTTAATAGGAATAACATATCTATTTTCTTTTTTCTTAAACTTTCGAGAATACTGTAAGCATTCAACCAAAGTTCCCAGTGAATGGAAGCCGCTTAAATATTTCTTACCATTAACTCCTTCACTAACCATTTTAATATTTGCTTTAATCCATTTGTTTATAGGAAGTATTCGAGAACCATTTATTCCGTGAAATAAGGTTTTCAAGTTTCCGTGGTTATCCATCTCTACTAATCTATATGTTCTCATATTGTATAATCAAGGTAAAGGATGATACTGTTCTAATAATTGCGTTAAAAAATATCTATCAAATATAATCATACTTAAAATTATTACTAATACATATATTATAACTTTAAGTGTTAATTTAATATTTTGAATCCACCACCATTGTTTAATTTTTTTAGATTTGTCTGTCTTCATATTGTATAATCTTTATAAGGTAATTTTTTCTCCCATATTCTATATGCTTCTTCTGCTAATTTATCATCTGTCCAAGGAGCAGTAATCAAAGATAATTCTTTCAATGGCTTATGCTCATATCGCTTTAATCTTTTAGATTTTCCACCACAATATTCAAACACATATTCTGGTCTCATATCTTTTCCTTTACAATCATACGCAATGTAATATGCACCAGACCATTCCATACCAAATATTCTATGTATTTTCATATACATTTATCCTGTGCTTCTTTTAATCCACAGTCGCATAATATGGCACTTCCCCACATCGTATCTTCCTTCCATCCTAACTCTTTAAGCATTTGTAATTGTTCTTCATTTGTTCTATATGCTAAATCCTTACATATTCCTTCATATTTTCTAATCCAACAATTAGGTCTATGAATAGGACGTTTAGTAGCCCACATAGCGAATGCTCCAACTATATCTTTTTTAAGAGTCCATTGGTCTTTTTTATTATTCCATTCATCATCTCCCTTTAATCTATCGAATGTTTTCGGCATATTATTTATAGCAGAAGTAAGTTCATTCATACATGCCGGATTTAAATATCCTTCATCAGTTAATAATGGTTGTTGTATAATTTCGTCGTATTTTATTTCTTTATTCATAAATTTAATATATTTTTAAGTATCTCTGGTATTTTCTTTATATTGTAATATGGGATTCGTAACAAGTCAATTTTATTTATTTTGGCATATTCATTTTTCATCTTATCATGTTTTCGTAATCGTTTAAATTCAACTTTAGTAAATTTATGTTTTCCAACTCTAATTCCATCGTAATGTTGTGCGCCCCCTATCCCTTTAGGGTAGGGGAGCATTCACCAACTTTCACTAAAATCAAATGTCTTAAGTGCCTTTTGACTACCTCGATTCGGAAGTTGCCTATTTATAGCACTATATATTTCTAATAATTTACTCTTTAATTCTCGTTCATACATTTTATTTTTATCGACATATTGTGCGATAAATTCTAATAATTTATCGGGGTCGGTATCATCTCCTTTAAATGCCACGCAATCAATGGCATATGGATTATATGGAAGCAAATATATCCATTTACACTTATCCGAATGACGAATTAAATCATATTGTTTATTTAATTTCCAAATATTAAGTAAATCATTATAATTATTACCAGATTTAGCCGTTATAGGTGCTCCTTTAACAATATCAAATCTATCTCTTCCTTTTGGAGAATAATGTTTATCTCCTTTGCGGGATATAAACTTAATTGAGCTTGTTTTTGCTAAATCTATAGCATCAATAGATGGTATCTTTTCTTCCATTTCCATTATTTCTTCATCTATCAATAATAAATCTTTACCTCTTAATATATCCTCTAAAACTTTACCTACAACTGACTTAAAAAATTTAGGATATGAACTTCTTACTGTATCAATACCCATTACTTTTACTTGACCAATGTTTCCTTGCTTATCTTTAACTACTGACATAGTTTCCATGTCATATACTTTAAGCATGGCATATCGTTTCTTAGCAATCCAAATAGAACGTTCAGCAATAACATCGGGAACTATTTTAATACGATTTCGTGAAGGTGAAACATTAAACACCTTTGGCACCATATACTCATAAAACTTATTTATTCTGTCGGCTGCTTCCGTTACAAATTTAATTGTATAATCGGTCATCTCCTCTTCCTTTATATTTTCAAGTTTTCCTAATTCTTTAGTTGAAAAATAATTAGAATCAGTATCGACATAGATAATAAAATCATTTTTAGGAGGAGTTACTTTATACTTATTAAACTTTTTAACATATAAATCATTAACTACCTGTTCGGCATATTTAATAATAGTCTGACCTGTAGAAGTAACAGATGCGGCATTATCAATATCATAAAACCTAAAGATTGGAAGTCCCAACACGCCATATACAGAATTAAGGAAAATCTTCTGTCTTAATTGACGACGATTATAAAATGCCGCCATTTCTTTATTTCCTTCTTTGGCATACTTTTTAGCTAATTTTCGATATTCTACCCGCTCCGAAAACCATTTATCCAATATGGTAGGTATAACCCCCAGTTTATTCATTTTATAAACAACTCCGCTGGATGATACGGAAATACTATGATTTAACATCATAATATTAAACTCATCAATAGTATAAAGCATCCCGTTAAGATTTATTTCTTTAATATTTCCATTATTAAAAGAGTTCCAATCCCAATCCTTAACAACCCCTATTTTGGTATCGGGACTTATGTTTAATGACATGATTACACTCGGATAGAGAGACGTAATATCAGCAGAACAAACCCATTCATAAATACCGGGAGTAGGTATTTTAACATATGCTCCTTCAAATCCTTCATCATCGGAGTTTTCCATCTCTTCATATGCTTCTCTACCGCCAGCCGGTTTATTGGGAGCAATCAATTTATTAGCATGTAAATAATCTACAATAGCCCCATCAATAAACCTCGATGACATTTGAAACCATTCATATGGAATATGACCTTTATGACATACTCCAAGAGCAAGGTTTATATAATCATACTTTTCGTTTAACTCGACTACTACTTTAACATCGACTAAATTATATTCTACAAATCTATCAATATCAGTTTTATACAAAGTATCTAAATTTCCTTTATATGTTAATTTTTGATGTTTAAGTTCTTCATCTTTGGCTACATTGGCTAATGAATATGAAGACTTCATCTTTTCACAAAACTTTTTATATAAATCAATGTAATCGAGAGAAGATACTCCTCCTATAACCATTTTTTTAGTATATAGATTTTGATATACTTGCCCCAATGGGGATAATTTATAAACGGCTGATTTTCCCAATACATTTTTAGCTCTATTATATAGATATGGATTATCGAAGAAGTTTATGTTCCATCCCGATATAATAGTAGGATTTATATTCGTCCATAGATTTATAAAATAAGTAAGCAATTCAGTCTCGGTGCTAAATGATTTAGTTATTTCGTTTCCAACAGTTTTATTTTTTACTTTTTTATCAGGGTCTAATATAAGAGAATAATATTTATCACCGGTATAATCATATGTTGCTATAGCAGTGATTGCCTTATCTCCTTGCATTACATCGGGAAACCCACCTTCGGTTGAAGTTTCTATATCATATATCAATATTCTATGACCTTTGCTAATATCATCATTATTTGGATATAAATCCAATAATATTTTCATTTCTGGGTTTAAATCAGATTCAAATAAGGTTGGGTCATTATCATCATAAGAAGTTATACGTTCAAGTTTATCCCCAAATAAACTAACATAACATCCTATATCTGACTTTTTATATGCGTATCTAAAATCGGTAATAGGATATTGCTGCCATCTATCATCAGCATCATCCAATACCGATACCATTCCATTATTTTTATTATTATAAATTGCTTTATACAAGAGTTTTAAACTTTCTTCGTTGTTTAGTTATTTCGTATAACACTATACCAGTACAAGTTCCAAGATTCAAGCTTTCAATAATACCATACATTGGAATGTTTATGCATAGTTTACTTCGTTCTATGGCAGTATCGCTTATTCCTCTGGATTCATTTCCAAACCAAACTGCTAACTTAGGATGGGTAAACTTACCTTCATCTAATAATACATTTTCCTTACCTTTGACGTGCGGAGACGTAACCACAGAAACATACTTATTTTTATCCAAATAATCCAAACATTTATCAGTGGTAGGAAACACTTTAACATACGTCCATTTAATGGCAGATGCCGATATTTTATTTAAAGAAGTCCTATCTCTCATGGTTTCCCATTTATCTGGTAATATTTTATTTCCATCTACCACATATAACTTTTCAACTCCTAATGCATTTACATTTCGGATAGTCGAACCTATGTTTTCGATTGTTTTTGGATTTTCCAAAACTGCAATTAAAGTAGTGCATCGTGTGCCTTTAACTTTATCTGCTCTAATTCTCAATGATGATTTTTCCATATATTATTTAGGTTCTATCGAAGATGTTATTGATTGTTCTACTGAGCCAGTTATCTCTTGTTTAGGAGCCTCAATAGAGGAAGTGGGTGCGGGTGGCTTAGGAGTTTCAATTTTATTTATATCTACCTTAACATCCAATTTCAACATTAAAGATTTAAAAGTTTCATGTCCTTCCGGATTTATTTTTTGAAATGAATCTAATAGATGTTTAATTAAAATATCTTTTTTAAGCCATTTCAAATGGGAAACCTCAAATTGTCTATGAATAAACGAAATTGGGTTTACCGTATTTATAATACTTAAAAGAAGACATAACTCGTCTTCGGAAAATGAATTGATTAATTCAGACAATAACATACTGTATGATATCAAATTAAAGTTAAATGTCAATTACAAAATAATCTTACTTGCTTTTTGGTCGCAAGTACCATCTTTAGCATATTGGCAATATTTGCAATTTTTCTTTTTTAATCCGGGAATTTTAGGATATGTTTTATCAGTCAAATATTCCCCATCCTTATTAAAACATTCATTAACAAACTTAGAAAACTCTTGTAAGGTTTCATCGATATCTGCTTTATGAGACGACGGAACAAATACATTCAACCTAGTTTGAGGATAATTTGCATTTTCATAGGTCTTTCGTTTTAATATAAAAAACTCAACATTTATTTTACTTAAAGGAATATTATATTTCTTACTATATAATGCTTTATATAAACGAAGCTGTGCCAATTTTGTAAAATCTTCTTTTTCAGAAGTCCATCCCCTGCCTGAAGTTTTAAAATCTACGATTCTAATATTACCCGATAGTTTTTCCTTAAGAACTAAATCTAAAAATGAAGTAACATTCAACTTATTAAATATTGCTTCATTGATTTCAGTTTCAATTCCTAATAATTCAAACTTATCACGAGGGAAATATCGGCGTCTATTTTCGGGTAATATAAACTCAGACAAAATCAAACGTCCATCTTCTACAAACTCATCCAATTCGGCTTTAGTATGAGGGATTTTTTTCTTATCTATTTCCTGTTGAAACTCTGATTTAAACATAGTATTTAAATCTATAGAGGCTGCTTGAGATTCTCCTTCATTATACAAAGTTTTTAAATAATGTTGAATTGTTTCGTGAATTGCGGTCCCAAACGATAAATTAAGAGTATCCTCAAACTTTCGTTTATTTAGAATATAATCATTATAATATTTATTAGGGCATTTGAACCAAGTTGAAAATTGAGAATATGATACTCTTTTATTAGACATTTAAAGAGTATAGCAAGAAATAGAACAACCGTAAAGTTATTATATCAACACTCCGTAGAACGTCCTAGATTTTCATCAACTGTGAAGGTAGTATTATATCGTTCATTAGTAGAACGTTGCCGCTCTATTGTTTTAGTATGTAACAATGCATATTCTTCTTCTTTTGGAAGAATTGCATATTCTTTAAACCCATCGATTCTCTCGTGTAATTTTCCAATCCACTTGATACGAGGATAATCCCGCTTAAATATTCTACTTTGATAATCTCCGATATTCCAATTTATCCATTTATGTGGATTATTAATATCCCATCCATAACGGGTAGCATCTTCCTGTGTTACTCCTATAAAATTATTTATACGAGGAACTCTGTATAATTCAATGTTCGGATTACTTTCCAATAAATATTTGAGATTATAATATATCAATCTATCAGGTGGAAATTCATCCGCATCAATATGAAATATATAATCGCCACTAGATTCTTCTATACATTTGTTCTTAAAAGCGGCATAATTTTTGTTAAGTGAGTGGTAAAATACTTTTACATTAAAAAACTCTTTATTTAAATCTTTATATGCCAATGCTACATTTTCAGTTTCTTTTATAAAATTATCTTTATCAATGACTATTATAATTTCATCTTTACCGGTTAAACATTGGTTTATTTTACATAACAATTTTTGTAATGAATCAACTTCATTACAACAAGTTATACAATATGATATATTTGGATAATTCATATAATTAATATTGCTTTTTTTTCAATGCTAAATATAAGGCATCTGTCCTATCAGACGTATTATTTAAGTTGGATATTAACTCATCTCGGGGTTCAGTATCGATATAACCATAATAACTACCACTCCCCAATATAAGTAATACATTATCATATATTTGAATATCGGGACATGCAGAACTAGTATAAGTAAACGTAGATTTTTTTATTAAATCTTCATAATATTTAACTCTATCATACCAAAACTCAAACTTAGGCGTAATATTCATAATTTTATATTATCAAATACTTCTCCACAATTTTCTCTAATAACCAATGATGCTCTATGGTCGTATGGTGTATTATCTCTATTTAATATAATCAATTTACAGGTATCGGATACTTCTTCTAACAATCCTGCGGCGGGTTGAACTTGAAGGCTAGACCCTATGGCTAATACTACATCTGCCAATTTTAATTGTTTCATGGACTCTTCAAATGTTTCATCATTTAACCATTCGTCAAATAACACCGTGTTAGGACGAATAATACCACCACATTCACAAATAGGAATGTCAGTAGTTTCCATTACTTTATTAAAATATTCAACCGTATATCTGGCTCCACATGCACTGGCACATTTGAATACGGAATAATTTCCATGTAATTCCAATACATTAGTATTTCCAGCAAGATTATGTAAATTATCAATATTTTGAGTTACAACCGCTTTAAGTTTTCCTACCTTCTCAAGATTAGATAGAAACAAATGAGACCGATTTGGTTTTTTATCTAATAATACATTCATTCTGGTTTTAAAAAACTTAAAAAACATAGGTTTGTTTTTTCTTTCTCTTAAAAATCTGCCGCTTAATATTTGTTCGGGAGAAAGACCATCGAAATCTTTCATATATAAACCACCCGAAGAACGAAAATCAGGTATATTGGATTCGGTTGATATACCTGCACCGGTAAATGCTACTATATACTTAGCATTATTTATATATTCTTGTAATTGTTCTATATTATTCATTTAAACTTTATAGTAATAGTATCTACTTCTTTATTGGATGTTAATTTATCATTCGTAAATGTTTTATTAAAATCATTAAGTGTTTTATTATCGGTTTTCAATAAATTATTATCAATTTCTAATTGTTTAATAGTATCTTCTCGATTATAATTTTTAAGTTTTAAACTTATAATATCATTTCCAAGTTGTTTATTTTCAGTTTCTAATTTAGAAGCATTATTCTTTAAATATATAATTTGATTTTTAAGGTTAAGATTTTCAATGCTGAGTTCAGACATTCTATCTGCTGATTCCTTAAACAAGATATGTAATAACGCATTATCAAATAAAATAGGAGTATGTTTTCCGGTTAATATGAATGCATGGTTATTGTCTGTAAAGGGAATTGCCTCTGCACAATTTCCTATTTTTTCATTTAAGATATCTGCCATTGCACTATTATGCGTTAATACAACACATTCTCTACTATCACTTGACCATGCGTAGGCTCCGTTTAACATTTTAGTAGTATGACCTACTTGACGAGTTGCATCATAATAAGCAACTAATTCGTTTAACTTACTAAATATACTTGACATATTTTATTAAATTATTTCATCGGGACAAGCTTCGGGAGGCTTATTTTCTTTAATTTTGGAAGCACAATTGCCGCTTGTCTAGCTATTTCAGGAACATGTTTATCCAATATAGAATGAAATTGTTTATCCATCTCTTCAACTGAAAATTTAGTAGTATTTTCAATTCGTAATTTTTCAGCTTTATCCAATATATCTTGATTATAATTAAAGAAATAAGATTTCATTTTTTCAGCCGCTTTATTATAATCAACCACGAACCATTGACTCTCTTTAACAAACCAATCATTTACTACTTCAGCCGGAACTTGTTGAAGAGTTCCTTCAAAAAAATCAGAATGTTCTGGATTCATATAATCTAAATGACCAGACCAATTTGGTAGAATAGTAGGTTTACCCAATACAGTTCCGGTTAATCCAGACATACCCCAACTTTCACCGTGACTAAAACTAACAAATACTTTAATTTTATCAGAATTAACCAATGCATTCATTTCAGAATCGGTCAAATCTCCATAAAACAAATAAACATTAGGAAGTTTAGCATTGGGAAGATTGTGTTTTACCATACTGGTAATATCATTTAATTTATTTACACAATCATGTCTATCTACCACTCCTATCTGAGCACCATTCACCTTAAGTATTAAACATGGTGGATTTTCAATTCCGGCGAAGGCTCGAAGAAATGTCTCAATTAATCTACCAGTATCTTTTCTATCAGAATTACCATTTCCCGACCACATTCCACTATAATAGAAAGCAAATGTTTCTGGTATTTTTACCAATTCTTCTTCAATCGAAGGAAGTTTTTCATTGGTCTTTTTATAAATAGAAGTATTTATTCCCCATGGCAATACTTCGATTGATTTATTAAATTTCAATGGTTCTTGAGTTCCATTTGGGTTTTTCTTAACATATTCGGTTTTAAGTGCAACCTCTTTATTAAAATTAGACATAACTATACTCAAGTTAAATCTATTCATTCCCTCAATAAATTGAGGGCTTAATGCAGAGTTTTCAGTAAGAGCAGAAATACCAATGTTGTAATTTCCATGTGGTTGCCATTCGTTGGGAATACTCACATGAAAATATATGTCTGGTTTTTTATTTATATTACCTCTAACAATTAAAGATAATAATTCTTTAGTTTCTGGGTCTTGTGCCAAATCTTCTATACTACGTTGGCCCGTTGCGCCCCAAGGGGTAAGAACTATTCCCAATTGATAATCCTTCTTTTTACAATATCGCAAAAGAGATTTACCTATTTCTAATGAATATCTACCATATCCCGACGCAGTTTGCAATGCAGATTGGTAAATTACTAATGGTTTATTATTTAATATGTCAGTCATAAACTTTTCATCTTTTCTCGTATTTGTTCCTCATATGGTTTAATATGAGAAATATTTCCACCGTGTTTTTTATACTCTTCGATAATATCAGAATTGGTTCGGGGAGGAATTGGTAATGTATTATTATGTGTTACGAATCCCTTAACATTAAGGTCAACTGCTCCAATAGATTCTTTGGTTATTGATATTATATTTTTATCATATTGTTTCGATAAATCAATTGCCGCATCTAATTTATCAATCGACTTAACTGATGGAATTGGTTCTGGTTTAATATCAGTACTTCCAAATCCTTTTTCTGCTCGTTCGGTCTGTGATAATTCATCGACTAATTTAAACTCGTGAACAGTATATGCCGAAAATATAATTTGAGCCATTTTATCTCCAATATTAATTTTATATGGCTCTTTTCCAAGATTTATTAGAATAACTTTTATTTCTCCACGATAATCGCAGTTATGTATTAAAAAATCATTACAAAAAAAATTATGATTATTCTCTACTGTTATATCATATGTCTTTTTTTTAACTTTACTTATTGATTTTATTGTTGATAATTTCATTTATTATAGTTTTTAATTCTGTTTTGGAATAACATACATAAAAGTCATTGTTATATTTTAATTTAGCCGCTAATGTTTTTTCTATTAAATTTTTATCTGGAAACCCCTTCATCTCAATTACTATTCGTCTTCCTGTATTTAATATCAACTCAAAATCGGGTAAATATCTTCGCATTTTTCCTTCACAATCAATATATTCTATCACATCGAAGTTTCTTCGCCAAGTTTTTATATTTTCATTAGAGTCGAATATTGTCATAGCCTCTAACTCCAATCCACTTGCATAAAAAATATTTTTATAATATCCAGTTTTAAAATGATTAGATACAAAATCCAATTCTCCAGATTTACATTTATCCGCCAATGTTTTGGATATTTTATTCCTCCATATTTCGAAATTATCTTCGTCTCTAAAATATTTAGTACACCCCCCTTCTTCTCCCCAATATTTATTATAATTTTGCTTCATAAACTCCGAATGCTTTTGTAAATATGGATATATTTCTTTCGTCCTTCCAGTTAAGTGTTTTTTATTTTTCTCTCCAATTAACCTAACTCGGTCGTCAATTTCTTTAGTTAGACCAATATTCCAATTTTTATGACCTTCTTCATATGTTTTTTTAATTATTTTACTCTGTCGTTCTTTTAACTCTGTAGTCCATTTTGTCTTTCGAGAAGCATTAGTTTTATTTCTATATAATGGATTTTTCCAATTTTCCTCCATCATTTTACTTATTCTTTTCTGTTCTTCATCTGAAACGACTGGACCATATGTTTTTTTATAAACATCAACTGATAATTTATGAGTTTTAATAATATGGTCTATTAATCTTCTATTTGTCGTATGTCCGCATATTTCACATTTTATCATAATATTTCCTTAGTAATCATTATCTATGTATAAATAGCGATTACAAAGGGAAAATTCATTAAAAGTGTAATATTTTTTCACCTAATTTTAGTTCGTCGGCACGTTTTATTCCAGTTTCGGTATATACTTGAGTACCCGGTGTTATTTCTATATAATCATCATCAGTTTCTATTGCTAATAATTCTTTATCTCCTAAAGATACTATAGCAGATACAAAATCTCGCTCCAATTCTAAATTTTCATTAACTGAATATACAATATCATTTATTCTCAATTCTTCTATAAATTTTTGACCCTTTTCAGTCTTAATAGTACAATCCCCCGAAAAACAATCTATCGTGCCACCTAACACATCAATCCCATTTTTAAAAGATAATCCACTGCGGGGAGATATTCTTCCAAATAATCCCGTTGGAATTGCTATATTTATACCAGTTTTAAACAGTTTTCGTTCCAATGGCTGGAGTTCATAACTTTCAATACTATATAAGTCATATCCTGCGGCATATGATGTTCCTCTAGTTGGAACAACCGCATTTACATCTGTCTTTTTAAGTTCAATCATATTCACATAGTATAACCATTTTGTGAAAACATTCAACTTTTTATAGAATGTGTCTCATTTTTAATACTTTCTATTTTAGATTTCATTTCATCTCTATCAATTTTGGGTATTTCAAATCCAACTTGTTCTCTGGTTGTGATATTACCAATATAATCTTTAATTGAAAATACTCCAAATGACTTTGGTTTAACCCAATTAGAAAATACAAACTCCATAGTAGTAATAAACTCTTTACCCATTCTTTTTTCCGAGAGACCCGTTGAACTTAACATCCATTCTCTTCCTTCTTTTCCATAATGTTCTCTGGTTTTATGGGGTGTCATATACCAATACATAAATCCAACTCCAAAATCTTCCCATCTTGTCATTTCATCAAATATGTAAGGAGTAGGAGGGCTTCCTTGAACGTAACGGGCTACTGGATATACTGGATACGCCCATCGTCCACATTTCTTAACTTTACCATCACTATTACTTCCCCAATTTCCGGTAAACTCAATTTGATTTCCATTATCATCCACGAAGTTCATCTGGTCCTGAAGACCTCCAGTTACAGTTGCAATAATAGGAGTTCCTGCCATTATACTTTCAGCCGTTGATAATCCGAATCCTTCACTTGAAGACGCACACACAGTAACATCAACGCTATTATATAACAAGTTCAATTCTTCGGGCGAAACCTTACCGGGAGAAAATATAATATTGTAATTAGGACATAATGCTTCTTTTACTGCAATATTATTAGTTCCGGCATCTAAAATTATTTCCGAGTGAATAATAAACAAACACTTGGATGCTTCTTCTTTAGTTAAACTGTCACAAAATTGTCTATATGCTAGAATTGCATTGCTTATTCGTTTTCGGTTAATATTTCTAGAATTTAAAAATAGAACGAAATTATAATCTTTTCCTTGAAATAATTTACGTTTAAACTCTATTAACTTTGGATCGGTTGCCGCTACCGGATGAAAAGTTTCCGATGAAATCCCATGTGGGACATGGTGAATAAGCTTCTTATTTATAATTTTCCCATTTATTTTATATGACATATATTTAATGTTTTAATTTATCATTTTCAAGTTTATCAAAAAATTCATTAGTTTCGTCGTTTGGATGTTTAGAATTTATAATATAAACTTTATCTTTTGTATCCTCAAAATATTCAGATGCGGGTCTAATTCCATCTTCTAAAGATAAACTTTCTATCTGACCTGTTATTTTATTATATTTACTTGATGTTATATTTATCATAATTTATTTATAAATGTTCTATGTTCTTTTAATGTTATAATCTTTCCATTTCCTTTATCTAAAGTTTCTATATGGGTATAATTTATATTTTCGAGTGCTATTTTCACTAACCATTTCGACATATTATATGCATTTTCATCACAGTATTTTTTAATTCTATCAAAATCTTCTTTATCTATATTCACTACTCTTTTTTCACTTGTTTTCATAATATTCATTTATAATAGATTGAAGATGTTCCGTCTTATTTCCTATACTTGAATCTACTTTTTTAATTTTTTTAAGTTTATCATCTATCCTATAAAATTCACATTTTGTATTTTCCAAAATATAATTTTGACGTATTATATCTTTTATTTTTGATTTTGTTTTATTGTGATGGGACTCATCCCATTCAATAATTACTTTTAGAGTTGGTTCATAATAATCCAAAAAATATCTATATATTCTATATTCTCCATTATTTTTTCCATGTCTTCCATTCCATTTTAGTTTTTCATTTAAGTAATTAAAAAAATCACATGCTCTGGAATTTACAGATACTCTCGTTTTTCCATTCAATACATTTCGTATCATCACTTGTCTATGTTTCTCTTTATATTCCGGCGTATTCATAGAATCTACCCAAATTTTTGATTTTTTATGTCCGGTTGCTATATTTTTTCTCCATTCATCCGAAAATGGAGGTCGTGGCTTGCCTTTCAATTTTTTTGATTGTGATATTAATTTACATTCCCAACATTCTCGTTTAATATTGCGATTAGCGTAATATGAACCTCGTGTTTTATAATATCTTATTTTATTACATGTAGGACAATTATCAAAATATTTTATTTCTTCACTCATACATTATAAATATAACGAAAAAATAGAAAACATTAAAAAAAATAAAATTAAATAAACTTTATTAGATTTCCATCGGCATCAAATTCACCATCTATAGATAAACAATTCAACGGATCACACGTCCATTTATGAAGATTATGTGTCTGCTTACTTATTCCAAATAACCCATCACATGAATCATAAAAAGGTCTATTCCAAATAGGATATGGCAGCGCATCCCATATACTCCAATAAACTATAGGAATACCCATAGAATGAATAGCGGCTTCAACATTAAAAAGCCACCCATAAAATCTTGGGTCTGTAATCATGCATATCGCATTTGGCTTTTCCATTTCAATTACCTGAAAAAGAATATTTGCATCTCCATATCCATGTGTAGAATATATTTTGGCATAGGAATCTTTAATATTTAATTCGTGATTAAATACAGGGGAAATATCAGCTACTTTTCCCGCTTCTGGATGTTGACTGGCTCCTCCTATCATCGCCCAATCATATTTATGTATTGTTTGTTTTACTAATTCTTTAGAGGCACATGCTACGCCAGAAAAGAATCTTATATCATCTCCAATAAGTAATATTTTTTGTTTTTTATCCATAATTTTTATTTTTTATAACTTCCAGATAATTCTGCATTAATGTGAATAACACATATTTTTCCTATCCATTTTCCTATAATAAAAGAATGAGGCTCACAAAACTCTGCAATTTTTTTGTAATATATATCGGGGATGGCAACCATGTGCCGATCTTCTTTATTACTTGGACTTTTCTTCATACATGTTATACATATAAGCGAATTGTAAAAAAATGTAAAATATTTTAAACTTTAGTTTTTTTCAATGATATTTATATCAAGTTACATGAATACAATAAATAAAAATATGAATGAAATATATGATAATACCTATTACGAATGCGGTTTGAAAACAGGAATCAGTCTATATACAAATTATAGATGGATTCCAGAAGTAAGTTTTCCTATAGCCCATACTATAATAGAAAAAATAAAAATAAATGAAAATAACACTATCCTTGATTTTGGATGTGCCAAGGGATTTTTAGTAAAGGCATTTAGGATGTTAAATGCGTCAGCATATGGAGTTGATATTAGCCAGTATGCTATAGAAAACTGTGATCCTTATTGTAAAGATTATTTAAAACATATAAACAATATAGAAGAAATTTCTAATATATTCAATTTTAAATTTGATTTAGTAATTGCTAAAGATGTATTTGAGCATATTCCATATGAAGCCATTGATGATACTATAAAAACATTAAAAGAAAATAGCAAAAAACTATTCGTGGTAGTTCCATTGGGCGATAATAACAAATATATTATACCAGATTATGAATTAGATAAAACCCATATTATTAAAGAAAACTTAAATTGGTGGAAAACAAAATTTAAAAATGCAGGATATAAAAACATAATTAGTAAATACTATATCAAAGGAATAAAAGATAATTGGTCATTCGAAAAACATGGAAATGGGTTTTTTATATGTCAATAATAAAACATAAAAAAATTAAACTATATTCGTTCGGAGCTAAAATAAATAATAATCAATCGAATATAACATTTTTTGATTGTCATTGCATACCGCATTTAATAGATACTCTTAAAACAAAGGGATATGAAATAGAATGGTTAAATCTTAGTGGAGATGGATCATTTACATATAACAACGATTGTAACGTATTGATAAATCAAGGATCGTTTAACATATTCGAGTTTGAAGATAAAACATTTAAAACATGGGACTGTGGAGATCACCCAAGTCTATCATTGAAATTATGCAAATCCAAAAATTTCATAGGAGCAGCAATTGGACAATATAATAAACAATTATGGGATGATAATATAAAAATTAAAATTTTAAGAGATAATATTAAACCAGGTGTTCATACTGAATTGCATTGGCAATTTGGTGATAACAATTATAAAGATATCTATTTATATAGAAATCAAATAAAGTTGGACGAAAGATTATTATGGAGAGGAAGTTTATATGAAGATCGACCAGATATAAACGAATTTAAAGGAAGACAATTTATAATAAAACTAAAAGAAAAACTAAAAGAAAAATTTATATTTGGATATTTTAGAATTCCATTTGATGAATATATAAAAGAATCTATTAATTATAAACTTGTATTATGCAGTGGAGTTGGGGGAGGATATTCATGTGGAGATTATTGTTTCAGAGATGCTGATATGTATGCATTAGGGATTCCAACCATAAGACCCAAATATGCTATCGAAACATATATTCCATTAATTCCAGATTACCATTACATATCAGTAGATCCCGAATTTGATGAAAGTTTTAAATATAAAAACCATGATAAAATTGCTGATAAAATAATTAAACGGTATAATGAAACTATAAATGATGACGAATATTTAAAATATATTGCAAACAATGCAAGAAAATGGTATAATGATAGCATCGTATATCCTAACATTATAGAAAATATAATAAAATCATTAGATTTATGAATAAAAAAGATTTAATAGTTACAACTATAAGTGAAAACTACAATTGGGTAGATATTAAAAATTGGATTGTATCTCTTAAAAAAACATCATATTCTGGTGATATATTAGCAATTTGTTACAATTTCAAAGAAGGAAGTGAATATATTAAAAAATTACAAGAGCATAATATAATTGTGTTGTGTCCTACTAACACTTATAGAGGAACCGAAGAAAAAAATTTCCTATGGCATTCGGGTTATGTTAATCCTCAAAATGCCAATATTTTAATTCATAATATTCGTTTATTCCATTTGTGGCAATATTTTGTAGAAACAGGAGATGATGTTAATTATGATAGAATAATTTTCACCGATGGAAGAGATGTGGTATTTCAGAGAAATCCATCTGAATGGTTGGATAAGAATATGACTAAAGACATTTTAATTCCGTCCGAAGGAGTGTTATATGACAACGAACCTTGGAATAAGAACGAAGCATTAACAAATTATGGTCCATATATTTATGAATATATTCTTAAAAATAAACCAGCTTGTAATGCCGGTACTTTTGCCTGTAAAACTTCGATATGTAGAGATTTTTTACTTATTAAATATTTAATGGTTAATAACATAGGACACGCCCATCAATCTTGTTTTAATATTATAACCAATACATTACTCAAGGATAAATGTCAATGGGTAGATTATAAAGATTTATGGGCGTTACAAATTGGAGCAATTGTTAATGAACTTGATAAACATTCATATGTTAAGGATAACATTGTATATTGTAAATATAAAAACGAACCATATTATTTAGTTCATCAATATGATAGAGTTCCATCTATGAAAGCATATTACGATAATAATTTATGAGTTTACAACACACATATCAAAACATACTTGGGTTTTTTAATTTCCAAGATATTTATCTGGACCAAATAAATAAGGCAAACAACGGATATAAATTTGTAGAAATTGGTTCTTTACTTGGTAAAAGTTCCGCTTTTATGGGAGTAGAAATTAAAAACTCTGGCAAAAAAATACAATTTGATTGTGTTGATTTCTGGGATGTTAGGGGAGTAAAAGAATTGGAAAAACCGGGAGACCAGACAGGATTATGTTATTCAGTTGATGGTGATGATATATTATTCGTTAAATTTAACGAAAATATGAAATTGGCTAATATAGATGATATTATAAATACTCACAGAATGTCTTCTATTGATGCTTCTAAGTTATACGAAGATGAATCATTGGATTTTGTGTTTATTGATGCCAGTCACGAATATATTGATGTAAAGGCAGATTTAGAACATTGGTTTCAAAAAGTTAAATGGGGAAGAACCATCGCAGGGCATGATTATGATTGGGCCGGTGTTAAACAAGCAGTAGATGAGTTTTTCGGAGCAGAAAATATTACAGCATCCGGAACCAGTTGGATATATCATAAACCAAAATATAAATATTCAATCATTATATCATATAGAGACAGAGAAGAACATTTACAAACATTATTACCGGTTCTACAAGATAGATTTAAAAGAGTTAAATATGAAATTATAATAAGTGAACAGAATGATGCTGAATTATTTAAACAGAATGTATTATATAATGTAGCCACATTAAATTCTACCGGAGACGTTTTAATATTCCACGATGTTGATTATATTCCATCGGAAAATGTAAATTATTTAGTCAATGATTTAAATACTCCAGTATATCCAATAACCAATGTTATTTTTTTAGATAAAGATGGAAATGAATTGGATATGGAACAAGTTCCAGCCGGATACAGAATATTTAAAACGGATGCCTCTAATTTTCATGGTGGTGTATTTACATTAACTCGTCCAATATATGATAAAATGAATGGATTAAATCCTTGTTTTGCGGGATGGGGATGTCCCGATGTGGATACACGAGAACGAGTAAAAGAAGCAGGATTTATATGGAAACGAAATCCAATTGGTGTATTTTTTGCACTATACCATAAAAACCGAGACCCCGGTGTAAATGACGAAGCGGAAGTAAAAAATAGAAGTATGGCTTATAATAGACCATTAAGTATTACAAAAGGAAAAGATGATTTCTCATATACACTTGAGAAATTTGAAAGTGGCATTCCAAATGTTATATGGTTAAAAATATCTAATATAAAAATATGAATATAGAAGTATCAACTGGCGAAATATTTGACAAAGTTACTATATTAGAAGTTAAACTGATGAATATTCCAGTAAGCGAAGAATATAAATTAGAAAATGTAAAAAAAGAATATGAAAAATTAAAGTTTATATATGAAGTTACCGATTATCATACAAATAATGAATTACATGATTTAGTCGCCGCATTATTCAATACAAACTCTACGCTATGGCATATAGAAGATAACTTAAGAATTAAAGAAAAAAATAAAGAGTTTGATAATGATTTTATTCAATTGGCAAGGTCAGTATATTTTACCAATGATAAACGAGCAAATATCAAAAAAGAAATAAATAAACTTACTAAATCAGAGTTAATAGAAGAAAAAAGTTACGAAAAATATACAATATAAAACATATGGATAATCCAAATTTAAAATTAATATCAAAATATTTTATTCCTAAAAGGGTGTTAGACATTGGAGCGAATAGAGGACAATTTCATAATGATTGTAAATATTTTTATCCGGATTGTTTTATTTATTCTATAGAAGCAACTAGGGAATGTGAACCTGACTTAGCCAAGCAAAATCCCAATTATTATATAGGATTTCTTGGAGATGAAAAAAAATTAATTAAATTTTATAAAAACAAAACAGATTTAACTTCTACTGGTAATTCAAAATACAGAGAATTAACAAATTATTATAGAGATGATAATATAATAATAACCGAAGAACCGGTTATATTATTAGATGAATTATTTCAAGAAAAATTTAAACCAGATGAATATTTTGACTTGATTAAATTAGATACTCAAGGATCAGAACTCGATATTATGAAGGGGGGTAAATTAACATGTAATAAAAGCAAAGGTATATTAATAGAATTAAGTATTAAAAGATATAATGAAAATAGTCCACTAATGGGTGAAGTTAATGACTACATTCAAAATATGGGATTTGTTCCTGTAGAAGAATTATTAGTTACACGACATCCATTTACTGGAGAAATTAGTCAATGTGATGTTTTATATATAAAAATATGAATAAATGCTTGATTATTACCTATGGATATTTTGGAGATATTTTTTTCCAAACTTCTATTGCTAAAAAATTGAAAGAAGAACATCGATTTGATAGAGTTGATTATCTAATAGGATTTCCACAAATATTACGATTGATTAAAAATAATCCATATATTGACAATGTATATTTAACAAATGACCCAACTCCATTTCCAAAAGCAGATGAATTACTGTTAGCACAATATGATACGATATTCCAAATGAAATCGTTCTCTTTTATTGAACCTCCTCCTATGGAATGTCAATCTTGGGTTGGTATAATAAACAAAAGTTCAGAGTTTCATATTTACACAAATCCAGAATACGATGAAATAGCCAAACAAAATATTTTAGAATTAAAACAAACGAATAATAAACCGGTTGTTGCTATGCCAGTGGATTGGAAAGAAAGAACATTTCTATTCACGGAAGAAGAATATAAAATAGGAAAGAATCATTCTGACCAAACTGGATATGGAGGAAAACGAAGAGATATAGAATATATAAAAGAAAAATTATCGGAACATTTAAACCTACTTATAGTGGGACTTCCTATTGATGTTAAACAGACGATGACTGTCAATGTTCCAGAAAACGATCAAACCTCAATATTATTTCAATGTTCTATTTTAAAAGCATGTGATTTATTCATCGGGTCGGAAAGTGGAATGTGTAATATGGCATCCGGAGTAGGAACAAAAACTATAATCACCGGAGATTTCGTTCATCAATTATACGGATGGAATGGAGCATTACGAAAAATTAAAGAACCTAAACTTGGACCTATTCACTATTTCAAAGATAAAGGACATATAGAATTGAATCCATTTTTAACTGATAATGAAGTCGTAAAAGAAATATTAAAAAACATATGAATAACTTTTTTGTATTAGGATATAATGGATGTAATTATTTTGATAAATGGTATGATAGAGAACAATTTAAAAATACTAAATTATATTATTTCGATAATAATAAACAACAATTATCGGATATATTGAAAAAAGATTTAGTTTATACCACTACAAAAAATATAGGATGTTCCGGAGGTTGGAACTTAATGTGTGATTATGCTTTTAAGACATTAAATTTGGATAGAATTATAATAGGACAAGAAGATGCTATGATTTCTGAAGAAATATTAGAAGCTTTATATGAAAAATGTAATCCCAATACAATAGTTGGCACTTATGATAATAGTTTTGATTTTGCGGTGTTTTCTTTACATAAAAATACATTTCATTTGGTAGGAAGAGCCGACGAAAATTTATTATTTGCTGGATGTGAAGATGACGATTATAAATATAGATGTAAATTAAATAATATAAAAATTGAAAGTTTAGGAATTCCGCATTATTATAATGTTAGTATTGCTAATAATGATAATTGTAAACCAAGGGAAACTTCAGTATATAATTGTGAATATGTAAAACGGAAATGGGGGAATTGCACATATAATATTCCTTTCAATGATATAAATTATAAACAAACTCCCACCGAAATGTTTATAAAATATTATGGGAACGTGCCGGAATATCCAAGTGAATCAGAATATAAAAATATAAAATAATATGGATATTTCAACCTTACAACAAATAAAAACTAAATATAATTTTAATCCATCTACTATGTTAGATATAGGTGCCAATAATGGATATTTTTCTAATTTATGTCTTCAAGTTTGGCCCAATATAGATATAACTATGATAGAGGCAAACTCTATACATGAACCGGCATTAAAACAATTAAACTTGGAATATAGTATTTGTTTACTTGGAACCCAAGATTTACCAGAGGTTAATTTTTATAGAAGTAAAATGGAACAAGGTTCAACTGGATGTTCCATATATAAAGAAAAATCTAATTTTTTTAGTGATGAAAACTTGGAAATTGTTAAACTTCCAATGTATAAACTTGATAATTTAACACCATATAGTTTTGATTTTATTAAAATGGATACCCAAGGCTCAGAACTTGATATAATAAAAGGAGGAATACAAACTATTAAAAGATGTAAATATCTTTTAATTGAAGTATCATTGAAAAAAACAAATGAAGGTGCTCCATTAAAATATGAAATTATTGAATACTTAAAATCCATAGAATTTAATGAAATTGATATTCTATATAATCATTACAATAATGGAGAATTATTACAACAAGATATTCTATTCAGAAACAACAGTATATAAAAACTTTACAATTAAACAAAAATATAATAAAATATGACTATGAATAACAAAAATATAAGAAACGGAGTTCCGGTAAAAATAGGAGATAAGTATTTCGAACTTACAGTTATTGAAATGGCGCAAAAAAATAAAAGAGGAGAACAATGTTGGAAATGTTTATGTGGATGTGGAAAAAATACAATCTTAGTAGGGAGTGCGATAGGAATAAATCGAACATGTGGATGTTCTCATTTCAGATTGGGAAATAAAAGCTGTCACTTTAAAGGATATGGAGAAATATATTCGTCTTTATGGACTTCTATTCAAATAGGCGCAAGGGAACGAAATTTAGAATTCAATATTACAATTGAAGATGCGTGGAATTTATTCATAAAACAAAACAGAAAATGTGTATTATCTGGAGAAATTTTAACATTTAGATCAAAATCAGAAATTGCAGATGGAACCGCATCGTTAGATAGAATAGATTCCAGTAAGGGATATACTATTGATAATATACAATGGATACATAAAGATTTAAATTTTGCCAAACAAAAATTATCTCAACACGAATTTATAAATTTATGTAAAAAAGTAGCATATTTTAATAATAACGAATGTATCACTAAATTAGGACCATCTCATAAAGATGAACGTGGAAATATACAAATGATATTAGAAAAATGTGAATGTAAAAGTGTGTCTGTGATTACAAGCAAACCAAATACTACACGAGCAACTCATTGGCACAAATTGGATTTTCATTATTGTATAGTATCAAGAGGACAAATTTATTATTATGAAAGACCAGTTGGAAGTGTAGAAAAACCAACTTTAACCATAGTAAAAGAAGGAGAATTATTTTATACTCCTCCAAGAGCGGAACACGAAATGTTTTTTCCTATAGATACTGAATTTTATTGTTTTAGCGGACTGGATAGAAAATCCGAACATTATGAATCGGATACAGTGAGATTACCAGAGAAATTAAGAAACATATATAATAATTGGAAGGATTAAAATGACTAATACTGTTACCTCTTGTCGGTTATGTGGATGTTCTGATATACCTATAATATGGGATTTCGGAAAATCTCCATTAGCAAATGCATTTAAAACAAAAGAAGAATTAAACAATTCTGAATTGGAGTTTCCACTTAGATATTTTAAGTGTAATAATTGTCACTCGGTTCAATTAAAAGATGAAGTTAGTTCAGATATTTTATTTAAAGAATATTTATATGAAAGTCCCCCTAATTTAATTCCTCATTTCAATGAAATGGCAAAAACTACATCCGAATATTTAGAACTTTCTAAGAATGATTGGGTATTTGATATAGGTTCTAATAATGGAATATTATTATCAGAATATAGAAAATTAGGATATAATATAATGGGAATTGAACCGGCTGCTAATATAGCAGAAAAAGCTAGAAAAAATAATATCCCAACTATGACTGCATTTTTCACTCCTCAGACGGCAGAAGAGATAAATCTAATGTCACAGTCTCCTAAATTAGTAACGTGTTGTAATTGTTTCGCTCATATATCAGATTTAAATGAAATTGTAGTGTCATTAAAAACGATAATGCCTAAACAATCTTATTTTGTATTTGAAAATGCATATTTATTAAATACTATAGAAAATCTAGATTTTGGACAATGTTATTTCGAACATTTTTATTTACATTCAGTTGCTCCTCTATTAACATTATTCGAAAAACATGGACTTGAATTATTTAAAGTAGAATATAATAACGTTCAAATGGGGTCTATTCGAGGATATGTTAGATGGAAAGAAAATACTAAACTCCCATTGGATTCAAGTGTTGCTAATGCAATTGACAATGAATGTCAATTTGGATTGCTTGATATGGATACATATTTAGATTTTAAAATAGATATTGATATTATAAAATCATCGGTTAGAGATACACTCGAAATATTTAAAGAAAACGGAAGTTCAATAGCGGTCTATGCTTGGCCAGCTAAAATGACATTATTAAATAAATATTTTGAAATAGAAAAATATTTAGATTATGTAGTAGAAGAATCATCTCTAAAAATAGGAAAATATGCCCCCGGAACACGCTTGGAAATTAAAAATATAGATTATTTCAAGGAAAATGACCCAGATTACTGTGTATTAGGAGCATATAACTTTGAGAAAGATATAAAAGCAAAACACAATTGGTATAAAGGACTATGGGTTAATCCATTAAAATTATGATAAAACAAAAACTCTTAATAACCGGTGTATTGGGATATATTGCTCGTGGATTTTGTGAGTTATATAAAAATGATTACGATATAATTGGAATTGATAATAATTTCATTCCCGATAAAGTAAAATGGCTTACTGAAAATGGAATTAAGTTTTACCATCGTGATTTATTCAACATTAAAGAGTTGTTATCCACTGCTGATATTGTATTACATACCGCAGGAATAACAGCAGTTCCAACCGTTAAAAGTCAAAGCAATCCTACAATCGATGCCGAAATATATAAAGTAGGAGTAGAAGGAACCCGACAAATAATAGAACATACATCTAAAGAATGTCAGATAATGTTTTTATCAACTCATGTTGTATTTGAATCATTGTCAGATTCGATTTCTGATATAACAGAAGTATATCCACCATGTCCCGAACTTGCATATGCCAAATCAAAATATCAATCAGAAAAAGATTTATTATACTCCAACAAAAAGTTTATAACATTGAGATTAGCAAGTGTGTATGGATATAATGACTGTATTAGATGGAAAATATTACCAAACTTATTTTCAAAAATGGCATCGGTTGACAATAAACTAAAAGTATTTGGAAATGGAAATAATATTAAACCGTTAGTTGGAATTGAGGATGTATGTGGAGCCATTAGATGGTTACAATTCAGCAGCCGAACCCATGACCACAATGGACAAATATATAATATAGTAAATGACCATAAAACAGTAAAAGAATTGGCAGAAATATGCAAAACATATAATCCCCAATTAAATATTGAGTTTACTAATGATGAAATACCAAATCTAGGATATTCATTATCAAATAAAAAAATAAAAGACACTGGATTTATATTTCATCAAACCGTGGAAGAGAATATAGGAGAGATGATGTCATTTTGGAAAAATAAATGAAAATATTATACATTTCTAAGTTTCATATTAGTGATTTCATGGCAGATGTAGTGTTTCATGGATTGAAATCGCTATATGGTAATGATGTTATAGATTATCATCCTCAATGGTACATGTACGATAATATTGATAAAAAATCATTATTAACAACATTTCACGGAAGAGGATTTACATTATGTGGAAATCTTCCATTTTCAGATAAAATAGATAGGTCTGATATAGAAAATAAAATTAAAAATAAATACTTCGATTTAATAGTATATGGTGCAATATATAGAAATCTAGATTTGTTGGAATTAGTATTGGGTAATTACGAAAAAAATAAAATTATTTTTATAGATGGGCATGAAATATTAACAATATATGATGATTTGATTAAAACTGGACTGTATTTCAAAATGACAATGGAAACCGATATTAAAAATGTGTTTCCTATTTGGCTGGCTATGCCAAAAGAAAAAATATGCAAAATAGACGTAGTTAAAGACAAACTAATAGCAACTAACGTCCCAGGAGCACATCAAACATTGATATTCAATACTGAAATAGAATACTACAAAGATTATCAACAATCTATGTTTGGATATACTTGGAAAAAGGCATGTTGGGAGTCTTTAAGACATTGTGAAATAATAATGAACAAGTGTATTCCATTGTTTATAGATATAAAACATTGCCCAATTCAAAGTCTCCAAAAACTACCAAAAGATATTTTATTAGACGTATTCGATATTTTTAAAAATATCGATAAATCGTTTTTAGATAAACAATTTATATATAACCAACATTTGTTAATAACAAATTTTGATTTTAATATATTTAATGAATTAGAAATAGATTTCGATAAATACGCAGAAATCAATTCCAAATTATATAATTATTTATGTAACAATTTAACCACCGAACACGTCGCAAAATATATAATAGATACAAGTAAATCATGTTAACGATATTTTACAGAATAAGCAACAATTCATATAAAAAAAATAGGTTGACACATGCTACCAAGGAACATTGTCTTAATAATTTTTTATCTATATTTGGAAAATATAATATAAATTTAATTGCGGATAATGTAACGGAACCATCGTTATTAGAGTTTATAAAATCGAAAGAATCTACCAATTTTAAAATAGAATATACGAATCTAAATAACGCTCATGCATTTAGACATTCCATGCGTAGAGCATGTAAAGAATTAAAAGATAATGATTTAATTTATTTGGTAGAAGATGATTATTTACACTTGCCTAATTCGGATACAATTTTATTAGAAGGATTGCAAATTGCAAATTATTGTACGCTTTATTGCCATCCAGATAAATATATAAATGCAAATTGTGGAGGAAATCCACAAGTTGAAGGTGGAGGAGAAATTACCAGAGTTGTTTTAACTAACTCATCATATTGGAAACTTACTAATAGCACAACGATGACATTTGCTACTAATATAAAAACATTAAAAGAAGATGTAGATATATGGGAAGAAGCAACAATCGAATCATATCCACGAGATTACTGGGCGTTTTGTAAATTGATAGATAAGGGGAGAAGTCTAATATCTTCTATTCCGGCAAAATCTACACATACAGAAATACCGTGGTTATCTCCGTTGATTGATTGGACTAAAGTTTAATATTGACAATTTTTAAAAACTCTGTTATATTTATACTCTATGAAAAATAAAATTATTACAACATTGTCAATTCTTATATTGACGGTATTAAATTCAATTGCAACTCCCACTGTTACATTGTATCAAAACTCATATTCATATGGTTCAGGTGGTCAATTTACTGCGGTAACTAGTGGTAATGGAACATTTCAAACATTTTGCATAGATACATCCCATGAGTTTACGCCCGGAACGTCGTATAACTATTCAATTGGAAACTATACGTATGTAGGGTCAGGCAATCAATTAACTATCGGAGTTGCTTATTTATATAATTCATTCTTAGAAGGTAATTTAAACGGATACCAATATGGAGATGCTAATTCTGCTGGTTCATTACAAAATGTAATATGGTCTCTTCAAAACGAGTCATATGGAAACTCCGAAGCGTCATTTGTATCTGGAAACCCATTTTATAATGATTTAATTACTCAATTTTTAACTATAAACAATGCAGAATTATCATCCAATGGGGCATATGGAATAGAGGTAATGAATCTATATGATTGTAATAATAATCAAATTCAAAGTCAATTAGTATCGGTCCAAGAACATGGAACGTTATTAGTAAGTTCGTTTTTATTACTGGGATTAATTCCACTTAGAAAATATTCATATTGTAAATGATAAGTATAATTATTCCAACATTTAAAGAACCAAAATATTTGGATTCATGTATAGAGTCTGCCATAATGGGGCAGACTTTTTTAACTAATCAAATTGTAGTAGTAGTCGATGGAACATATGAAGAAAATAAAGAAGTATTAGAAAAATGGAAAAATAAAATAACTCCTATTGTATTTGAAACTACGATGGGACAAAATGCAGCAACGAACCACGGAGTTTATAATTCTGCTAATGACTATATTCTTATAGTAAACGATGATAATGTGTTTCCCATTGGATGGGATAAAATATTAATTGATAATTATCAATCTAGAACAGTAGTAACCCCAAATCAAATAGAGCCACGCTATAGCATATTTAAATCATTTATAATTCATGATTTCGGGCAGACTATCGAAACATTTAATTTAAAAAACTTTCAAGAAAAAGAACCATCTTTTAGAAATAAGTTATTCGCACAATCAGATGGAAACACACTTCCTATATTTATGAAACGTAAAGATTATGTTTCTATAGGAGGATGGGATGAAGGATTTCCAAGTGGGCATGTAACTGATTTAGATTTCTTTTATAAATGTAATATAAATAATATTAAATCAGTTAGAAACATGGCATTAAACTTCTACCATTTTTCTGGCGTGGCAACACGCAGTCCAGAAAAAATAAAAGAAACTCAAACAAAGGAAAAATCTGGGTTTGACTATTTCTTTTATAAATGGAAATCATATCCTAAATATGATAGGGATGTTAATTTTAGATTTGATTAAACAGTATGAATTAACTGTTTAATTCCATCATATATATTCACTTCTTGATAAAATCCCAATTCTTTGAGTTTAGTAATATCTAACCACATATTCTTTACTTGTACTATTTTATGAAACTCCGTTGCATCAATAGAATGTATTTTACTCGTTGATTGTGCTTCTGATATAGAAAAGCGTATAGCATCTCCGAATATTTGAGGTATTCCACTTCCAATATTTATAATTTGGTTAGTATCAGATTTATGTATACATAAATGTATAGCTTTACATACATCAGTAACATACATATAATCCCTAGTAAAGTGTCCGTCATAATAAAGGTTTATATCTTTATTATTTTTAATTTCGTCTATAAGATACTGTAAAGCATTCTTTTGCTTAGATACTCGGTTATCGTCTGGTCCATACACATTACATAATCTTAGTATTCTATACTTTATATTATTAACTTTACAATATGTTTCTACCAAACGTTCTGCTGCTTGTTTGGTTATTGAATAATAACCTTTAGGATTTCCAATATATTCTTCTTTTGCCGGTAATGGAACATCTCCATATACAAACCAACTACTTATAAAGTTAAAAACAGTATGGGAATGACAATTTTCTAATACTTTGATAAGTTTAGTTAAATTAGTATCGACATCTATTTGTGGACGATTATAATTATGAGTAGTGCTTATCATATATAATACATTGTTATACGTTGGAAAATTATCTTCCCTATTATGTATGTGAGTATCAGGATATAATTTTTTATAATTACTTCCAATAAAACCCGTACCACCAAATAAATCGACTGTCATATAGAATATATTACAACTTTTATTAAATATTGTCAATTAAAAATATTTGATTGTGTTTCGTTTATCGTATATACTTATAATATATGGGACGAAAATCATTAAATAGAACATACGAAGAAATTCTTAAACTTAAAAGAATAAATGCCAATAACTATTATAAATTAAATAAAGAATTGGTAAATAAAAAACGAAGAAAATTATACAATGATTTAAAAAATAAACATAAACACTTATGATAAAAAATCCAACCAAATTACAACTTAAAAAATTAAAAGGAATTGTATATTTAATAAAAAATAAATTGGATGGAAAATGTTATATAGGAAAAACAAAACATAGATTTTCAGATAGATATTCATCGTCTAATTGGATTAAATATACTACAAATAAATATTTAAAAAACGCAGTTATCAAACATGGAATTGAGAATTTTAAAGTATCAATATTAAAACACGGAATATTAGATAATGAAAAATTATTAAATTATGAATTAAAATCAATAGAAAAATACAATTCAATTGTGCCAAATGGGTATAATTTCGTAAAAGAAACAGGGGAAGAACATCGAGAATTTAGTGAAGAAATGAGATTAAATCAAGCAATATCTCAATGTAAAGGAAAAATTTATAAAATTAAAGAAATATCAACAGGAGAAATTAAAGAGTTTAGATGTCCTAAAGAAATAATAGATAAATATAAAATAAAAGAACAAAATCTCAACCAATTATTCATTGGAAGTATAAGACGTTTAAAGGGAATTTGCTTGCCGGAAACAAATCCAGAACAATATGGAAAAAATAGCAAACTTAAAACGTTAGTAGATCAATATGGAAAAATATACCAATTTTATAATTGCAGTAAATTTGGAAGAGAAAACAAATGTGGAATAAATATGATATTACAATTATGTAATGAAAAATGTTTAATAGCAAAATCTAAAGATGGACGAATATTTAGACTGGAAAAAACATTGTTAAATAGTACGGAATATTTAATATCCACCAAAGAAATAAATGTTAATCAAAAATATAAAACAATAATATTAACAAAAATAAACGATAATACCGATTTTAATATAAATATAAATGAAATCCATAAATTTTGCAAAACTCATAATATATCAAAACGAGAAATATATACATTAACTAATAACGAACAAAAAACAAGCAAAGGATTTAAATTAAAAAATATTATTTATTTATAATTCCTCAATACATTCTCCATATATTTAAAATTTTCACTGTCCCAATTAGGATTGGCTCCGACGAAAAATAATCTATATAAAATATCATTAGCAACTGGATAATCTAAATAATTTCCATACTGTTTAAACCCCGGTTGCATCAATATATTTGATCCAAATAAATATCTGGTCTGAATTCCATTCATCTCCAAAAAATTAACTAATTTATCTTTAAAATTTTTATTAGGACATATTAAACACGTTCCAAACCAAGAAACATCAGCATCTTTTAAAGTATTTATAAAGGTTAACTCTGGGATATACATATGAAATAATGCTTGAGTTAACTCTTTATTTTCTTTTCGTTTTTTATGTATAATATCTATTTTTTTAAGTTGTTCTATTCCCATTGCGCCTTGAAGGTCTAATAACTGACTATTAAACCCCGGCCTAAAATAAGTATATTTATGATCTTGGATATCATTTAACTGAGGTATCCATTTACTAAATCTAACTTTGCACTGCCCATCCATACTTAAATTCTCTTGGCCCCTACAATAGCACCCATGTCCCCAACGGCTTAAACTTCTACATATGTCTGAAATTTTCTTATTATCTGTAGATATCATGCCACCAGAAATTGTAGTGAGATGGTGAGCCATATAAAAACTGCAACTTGTAGAAATAGCATATTCATTGAACGATTTTCCGTTATATAATGAACCATTACTATCACATCCATCATTTATTAGTATTACATTATATTTTTTTGAAATTTCAACTAATTTATCCATATTAGGTAAATTTCCAAGTGGAGGAGAAACAAATATAGCAACTGTATCTTTATCTATTTGATTTTCTATTTTACGTAAATCAAAATTTAAAGTGTCAGTCTCTATATCAACTAAATTTAGTTTTAAATTATTATATAATAATGCACTATAAGTTGTTGGAAACCCAGATATAGAACATATTATATTAGAATTATCTTTCCATTTATAAAATTCCTTCAATGCTGATATCATTATCAGATTAGCGTCAGACCCACTACTTACAGATACACTATATTTATTACATACCTTTTTAGAATATTCATCCTCAAATTCTTTCACTTTATCGCCCGCAGCCGCCCATTTAGATGTTAAAAATGTCTCTATAACAGAGACAAGTTCCAAATCATCTATAAAAGGAGTATTATAATATAATTTATTATTAGAATTGGAATAATTCCATTTTGGAAGTGGTCCATATTTCGTCTTTAATTCATCTATAAACTTTGATATGTCGGTTCGAATTCCAGTATCCATTCTAATATAATACAGTATAGTTTGTTAAGTGTCAAGTATATTTATTGATATATGTTAACAATATGTTGTATAATTTCTATATTGCTCCTGTGTCAATTCAGAACTGAGTTTTGGATAGAATATTGTAAATTATGCAACCTAAATAATATTTCCTTTTATGAAGATTATGAATTAAAAAAATCAAATGATGTTACATTGGAATATTTAGATTATTTAAGACAATATCATAACTGTTTTTTCATACGCCTTATAACCTGTCCTATATGTTTAACAATTTGGCTCGGTATAATGGCTGGAATATTTACCTTATCATTAATTGAAATCCCTATATTTATCATTGGTTCTTTGATTATATTTGGTATAGTTAATAAACTAATATAATGATTATAAAAAATGCAACAGAATGTAACAATTTCATAAAAGAAAATGGATTATCTTCATTTGATTCTATGTTCGGACAATTAGACCAATGTTTAACTAAATATCTAACTAAATGTAATTGTCATAAAAAAGAAGATAAAATTAAACTATATCAATCTTGCAATTCTATTTATTACAATTTAACTTCGCAAGCTATACCAAGACTACGAGGGCAGATTTTACAACAAACCGGACATAGAATTATATATTTCTATGATAACAATAAACTTATTGGGTCAATAGGTCATTAGGTTTAATTTTCCTAAGAGTATTTAATTCTTCGGGTAATTCTTTATTATCTATCATATATTCGGTTTCAATTAAACATAATATATTCCATGCCGCAGCAATTGCATGATCTTCATCACGTTGACCATCCATAAACTTATATAAATGTCTAAATGCAGAATCTAAATATCTATTAAGCGGAATACCTTTACGCCAATTATCGTCTCCATACTTCTTACTGCCATTCTCAAAATGTTCAGCCAATCTAGTTATTGCATGACACGGAAGTAAATCAAATCTTCCCTTTCCCTCTTGAGTATCTCTACGTGCTCCAGTACTAAATTCCTGTCTATAACCAGAATCTTTAACTTCGAATTGGGGTTCATTATTCATTGTTTTTATCTTCTAATAATTCATTTGCTTCTTTATCGGAAAGTCCAGTTGATTTTAATATCATTCACTATAGTTTATCATTTTTCTTATAAAAAGTAAACTTTTTTTACACTTTTGCATTTTTGTATTATATTTATTCTATATGACATTAAAAACCTTACGAATATCAGAAGAAACTCATACAGCATTAAAAATTTTTTGTGCTAAAAATAAATTAAAAATTAACAATGAAACTGATAAAATAATACATTCATACTTAAAAAAATATGAAAACAAAACTAACAACAAACATATTTATTAATAGATCTAATATAGTACATAATAAAAAATATGATTATTCCACTTCAAATTACATAAATTCACATACTAAAATTTTAATTATATGTAATATTCACGGGAAATTTTATCAATTGCCATATCATCATTTAAGAGGAATAGGTTGCCCTAAATGTGGGAAATCTAAAAAATTAACAATTGAAGAGTTTATATTAATATCTAATAAGAAACATAATAATAAATATAATTATTCAAAATCTATATATGTAAATAACCATACTAAACTAATAATAAGTTGTCCTAAACACGGTGATTTTTTACAAAAGCCAAACGATCATATGAATGGACATGGATGTGATATATGCGGAGGAAAAATAAAAATAACTTCTAAAGAATTTATTATTAAAGCAAATTTAATACATAATAATAAATTCGATTATTCTAACATAGAATATACAAATACAACCACAAAAACAAATATAAAATGTGTTAAACACGGAGAATTTTATCAATTACCATCAAGTCATTTACAAGGAGTGGGATGCCCCAAATGTAACTATGAAAAACTTGCGTTAATTAAAGTATCCAAAGCAGAATCTGATTTTTTAGATTATATAAAAATCGACATAAATAATAGATCTAAATTTATAGAAAATTATATAGTTGATGGATATGACCCATTCACCAATACTATATATGAATTCTTAGGAGATTATTGGCACGGTAATCCTAAAAAATTCAAACCAAATAAAATTAATAAGAGTGTTAATAAAACATATAAAGAATTATATGATTATACATTTCATAGATTTAAAAACATTAAAACTATAGGATATAACATAAACTATATATGGGAAAGTGATTGGAACACTTTTAAAGATGGACTAACAAAAAAACCAAATATATTTAAATTTTAATATTCCGATTCACTATCTAATATTTCTTGTATCTCTTTTTCTGTCAATCCAGTAGAACTTAAAATTTGTTCAAGTTCAACACTTCCGTTTGGAATAGTCAAAAGTAGCGATACATATTCATTTGCTTGATACGATGGAACTTGAAATCTACCACCAACAAGTTTTAATATTTCTTTATGATGTCTAAGTTTTTTAGATTTTATCCAAGGATAAAACTTATCAGATTTAGGAATAATTGCAATCAATAATTTATAAAATTGAGCCGATGGTATTTTATCCAATACTTGGTATAATTGTGCCATTTCTTCTAAAATATTAGCATCCATTGATAATGCTCTCAATATCATAAAATGATTAAACGATTTTTTATCTTCTTCTGATAATTCTAAATAATAGGTAGGAGACTGGATTTGACGTATGTGTTTAACATGGTCAAATATAGATTTTTTCTTGGGACCTGTATTTTCAGATTTCTTCTTCATCATCTGCTTTATGTTTTGATTTATAGAGTGATGTTTTCTTATGATTTCGTTCAACTATTAATATTCGGTTTAATAAAGACTGATCGTTTTTTTGCAAAATATCATCATTATCTTGAAGAATATCCATTTTCTTAAGTATAAAAGGAACATCTTGAGATGTCAACTTAATCATTTTCTTATTAAGAAAATAGAATAATATATACACTGTAACTATACTTATACTAAGTAATATCAGAGAAATAATTAGATATATCATTGTTTATATTTCGAAGTATATTTTCCATCCCAATCAACGTCTTCAATATAAAGTTCTTTATATGGATTGGTATGTTTTTTATTTTTTTTATTTTTTACGTTTTTATACTTATCACGATTTTCTTTAAATGATTTCCCCATATTTTTAGTAGTTAAATGTTTTCATTGCCATACATATATATTAGATATGATTGTTAAAAACATTATTAACCCAGAGAAAAAAGACAATGTAATTGGAAATGTCTTTCATATATTCTATCCTGATATAGCCAATTCCATATTATTTGATAGTGATTTATCTTCGTGTATCATATACGGAAGTAAATCAATTGTTATGACTAATTTGAAAAACATTCATAAACTTATGAAGGTTGATAACAAATCAAACGTGATAATTTTTTCATATATTATGACTATAGATGGATATCGTAGGATAGATACTTATCAAGGTCCAATCGATACCATTGGTAAATATATTAGACGATATTAAGATATTTGGTTTCAAGTCCATCGGCCAGATTTACTTTCTGTGTCTTTGCCTTCTGTATCATTATAGATGTAATCGGAAGATATGCGTATAACTTTTCCGGTCTTCCTTTGCCTCCAGTTTTAGCACCAAACTCTATAATTTTTTGGTCGCTTTTCTGGGCATTAAAGTTCACCCTGCATGTAATTTCCTTTTCAATATGAGGATTTAATTTCCAAACTTCCTTAACTGTGAAAGTTTGAGTTTTGGGCCAATTAGTAATTTTATTAGAGTTTTTCATAATTTTTTCTTTAAGCAAATTAAGTATATCAGATTTTACGATTTTGTCAATAGTTATTTTAAAAGTTCGGGATGTTGATGAATATTCCCAATAATTTGTCGATTATGCATACGATATAATGATAAATTATTTTGTATTTTTATTAGATTATTTTCTAACTTTCTGTTTATAACATAACCAGCATCTGCTCCATATATATCCTCAGACGGAATACACCATTCTACTACTCCATTTCCAACAAAATCATTCATATCACACCGGTAACAATACTTGATAATATCTCCTTCATAAATCTCAATTCCATTATTATCTTTTAATCCAGTAAATTGGTCTATTATAAGACGACCATTGAATGTTCTACTTAATATAGAATTAGGATAATCAAATGGCTCCTCCGATTCACAATCACACCGGTCCCAACAATCGCAATCTGGGTCTAACATATATTCTTTATAAGGAATGCCATCTATAATCTTTTTTTCTTTAGTATCCCATATTTTAAACTTTAATTCACGCATGACTAAATTATAGCATATTTTAAAGTCTTGTCAATAAAATAAAAAGTCCTCGACCAATGCCGAGGACTTAATATAAAATATTTAAACTTATTTCTTCCAATCAACTGATAATTTATTATTTTTTTGTTTAGGAAACTTATATGGAGCTTTTTCACCTTTAACTGAATAATCACGTTGTAATTTAATGTCTTTTGTATTTACTTCTCTCATTGGTTTATTAGGTAAATCATCTTCTTTTTTAACTGCTTTTTCATTAAAGTTTTTTTCTTTATTAGATTTATCTCCAACTGTTTTTGCAGTTGGTTTATTTTGCTGTGGAAGTCCCTTATCGGGAGCATCTATAGGTTTAACTTTGTTATTATCAAGTGATTTTTTATAATTTTTTTCAACATGAGTTTCTTGATTTTTTAAATTATCTTTAATAAAGGCTTTAACTTGAACTAAGTTTTGATTTGTAATATACACTCTATCTTCATTTCGGGTATAGGCTTCAATGTTATAACAATCTTCCCATCTTGGAATTATTCTAATTTTATATAAATCTTCGGCTTCAACTCTAATATCGTCGTGGTCATCCCATTTAACTGTATAATTCTTGTTAATTGCAGACACGGTTTTCTCAATATCATCTAAAATCTCTTGTTTGCATTTCTTTTCTGCTTTATGCGGAACTTCTTTTTTATATTCATCGGCATGTTCGACTTCAGGCAATCGTTGATTTATATCTTTACCAGTTACTGATTTCTCAACTTCTTCTTTAAGAATACGCTTTACGACCTGTTTAAATTGAATTGGAGATATTTTTATCATATAGTATAAATATAATATAATTAAGCAAAAGCTCGGTTATCAACACTTTTTTTAATATCTTCTTTACAATACGTGAATATTTTCAAACTTGGAACTGTCTGTTTTAATATAAGTTTTTCTGCAAAATTATTAGTCTCGTCTAAATATGCCATATCAAATGGTTTATTTGTACTTTTACTTAGGTTTATAGCTTCAAATAAATCTTTACTATTATTATAAATCTCAATTACTATATTATTTTGATATAACGATGTAAGCATGGTGATAATATTGGTTACACTGCCGCCAGTTCCTAATATAGCAGCATGATATTTTCTGTTTAAAAAATAACCAGTCATATAGTCATTTATTGATTCTTTAACTTATCATTTTCTTCTTTATATGCCATTAAACTGCGTTGTAAAGAAGTGATTTCCTCCTGTAAAGTTGCCGATAATTTTCCACTTGTTACTAATTGAGCATCCAAATCTGCCATGCTTTTCTTTAATTTTACGTTTTCACTTATTAATTCATCTATTCTAGCATTAAGCCCCTCAATTTCTCTTAAAAACTCAGCTTTCATAGTGTCAATGACCCCCTTGACGATATTCAATGCTTGAAGTTGAACTTCGGCATCGGATTTTGCTTTTTGTTTCTTCTCGGAAGAATTGGTTTTTTTAACGGCAATTAAATATGCGGCAACGCCGGTTATTATGGCGGGAATACCGGTTTTTAAAATTGGAGTATATTCAATCATATACTATATAAATATATGATTGAATGTCAAACCTTTAACTTTTATATATTAAATTATACATTTTCCATTAGCACAGCTTGCTTCGGCAGTATGTTGTGTCTCGTCGTCGTCTTCTTCTAGTTTTTTATAATCGACCATAGACCAATTTTTTAACAACTCGTCAAACTTTGCATTTTCTTCATCTGTTATAACGGCTTCCATAGGAGGCTGTTTGTAAATTTTATCACCCGTAAAAGGCAATAGAGAAACTGCGGTAAAATCCTTTTGATTATCAAATAAAAACTTGGTAACATCATCCCACTCTTCATCTTTTACCATAACCGTACAACTAACACTGTGGTTTAATGGCTTAGTATTTACACTTGTAGTTCCAGAATTAACCCAATTTTCTTGGGTTAATTTAATAAGTCTTAAATGTTCTATTGCCGATAAATCAGCTTTAATTTTTACATTTTCCGGAACTTCTATTGGAAATGTAATAACATCATCCGTTTTATTTTCGCTCCAAACACTTTCTTCACAAGCATGTTCATTAAATAATTTAAAATATTTATATACATTATCTTCTTTATTAACTTGTATTCTTCTAAGATAGCGCCTAGAATGATGTGGATGTATTCCGGATGCGGCTGATAAAACAATGCTATTAGTATTATGTGTTACTGTTCCATTTTTTAATTGATAAGTATGCGTTTTATCAACTTCTATATCTACTGTTAATTTACGCATTCCAGTTTTTATTGATTTTATTTTCATAATTTTATATTTGTATTTATCTGATCTATAACTTGTTCTATCGTTTCGGTTATATTCTTTTTAAATTGTTTTTCTTTTACTCGTAATATGACATATTTTTTCGACTGTAGTAAAAACTCTTTGACAATATCACGCTCTTTTATATGTTCCATGTTATGCCAATATTCCCCATCAAATTCTATTATGATATTGGATATTACAACATCTGGCACACAATATTTTAAATTATATGGATTGTCCTCAAATACAATAACTTCCGAATTAGTAATTGGACATCCTCTAAACAAATACTTCAAATCATCCGATAACGACATATATAATAATTTTGAAAATTGTAATTGTGACTTCGACTCTCCAAAAAAACAATTCATTTTACTATCTATATATTCACGCCATTTTATTTTTCCATCCGTATCTCCATATTTACAAATAAAAAAATTCAAATCTCTACTTTGATATTTTTTAACTAATTCCGTTGCCTCAATCAATGACTTTCCTTTTTTTAAAACCCAATCATCGACTTTCCTAACACATACTCGATTTCGCTTCCATTCTTCAATTTTAAATTTTGCATCGGCTCCATATATACGAACACAATTTTCCATATTTAAAGATGATTTTTTAGAATGTATATTCTTTATATTTTTTATATCATCTTCAGAATATCCATTCAACCTTAAAGATTCTTCCGACACCGATAATTTTCTATTTTTTTCTTTATATTTTTTAGTTCCATCGACTTCTCCGTATTTTTTAATATAATATGGCAACGTTCCTCTTGGTTTTAACTTTTCAGTATATTCTTTATATTTTTTAATACCGTCACATTTTCCAAATTTAAATATATACATTCGTTCAGAATGAGTGCATGAATATGTCTTAAATCGCTTAGTTCCAATAATCAGTCCATATTTATGAATTAAAAACCTCTTTAATCTTAATAATTTTGTGTTTTTAGTTTTCATTAAACGTGTATTAAACCATATATTACACATGACTTAATACATATAAATATCAGTCAAATGATAAAATATCATCGTTTTTTTCTAGATTTCTCGCTTCTACATATCCCCGACCTTTAACTAAAAATTTATGATTTGGAGTAGTTGTAACAATAGTTCCATCATCCATTTCCACATCTATAGTATCGGATACTCCATTTATATATAACTTTGTAATATATTGCCAATCATTATTCTCATCTTTAACCATAATCTTAGAAGTTACAGGTAAAAATTGTTTTTCATTTAAATTTTCATAATCTTCTAATTTATATCCATTTATCTCAAACAATTCCGATAAAGTTTTATCTCCGATAGAAGTTTTTATAATAGTCTCGGGAACAACACAACCTTCAGGTTTTATACATGTAATTCTTGCCGCTTGATTTATGCCTATTTTCTTAGCCCATATTTTATTAGTTTCGACTGCTACTTTGGCAGATTGTTTCTGAAACTCTGGATTGAATAATATATCAGGATTATCCATCATTCCAGTTATAGAAACTCCTAATAATGCTTCGTTATTTGACAATTCCTCGGAAGTATGTCCTAAATATGGAAATGAAGTATATCCAGCTTGTAAAGTTCCTATTAAAGTAGCCGCCCAAGTAGCGTCTTTAAACTTATCACTGGAAGTTATTTTTGCTCCATTTATGGAAGTTAAATTACACATTTGGAATCCACAACGCCCATCATCGGTTACTGGAATAAATGAAATTTCGAAGCAGTTATGTATTAAAATATTATTAGCAAAAAAATTATGATTATTCTTTACAGATATATCATATACATCTTCATTTGGACGAACCGTTATTTTTTTTATTTTAATTCTGGTAATTTTTTTATTCTGTTTTGTTTCCATAATTTTAATTCTTTTCTTAAACTACTTCCTGTTGTTAAATAATCTTTTATATTTCTAATTGTAATTATAGGATATTCCGTAAATATATCCTGTTTTCCTCTATCGTAAATATTATATGGGATTTATAAAATCAATTTATTTTTAATAAAATATCAGTCTCTGTCAAATCCTTTGCCTCTATCCATCCACGTCCCTCCACAAATACCTTATGGTCCGGAGTTAATTTCAGAACTTCTCCATTTTCTCCTTGGATTTCTAATATTTCTGCATTTTCACGGGTTTTCATAGCCATTGTTATTTCATTATTTTCTAAAGAACGAGTTTCTATATTATATGATATTGCATCAAACTTTTCCCCGTTGTTGTATCGTTCTACCAATTCGTCTATTCTAATATCTCCTTTAGTAGTAGATACCAATGTATCTCCTGTTACACAAGGGTTTAATAATTGACGTTCATCGACGACATAGAGAAATCCAGGTTCTCCAAATTGTTTTGTTTTTTCTATTAACAATTTAAATTCTTTGAATGTAGTTCTTCCACGGACAATGATGGCTGAATTATTACTTCTGGCTCTCTGTGGATTTTTATCAAACCAGTTACCAGTTTTGGCATTCATCATTTCATCATCGTCTGCATCGAATATCACGCTACATGCACTTCTTCTAATTCCTCCACTTAAAACAGCATCGGCACAATGCATAAGTATATCATATGCATTTATAGGCTTAAGTCGTACTTGGTGGTCCTTTTCAATAATTTCATCTAATAATTCTTTTACTTTTTTATGACAATTTTTAAGTCCTTTATAACCGGGGGCTTTACCACCACCCGTTTTAAGTTTTGCTCCTTTTGGTCTTATTTTACTATAATCAAATACAATTTTTCTTCCGGAATATGCTGTATTTTTAAAATAACAATTTAACAATGCTTCGATACTATCGGACCATCCTTCAATCGAATCTTGTACTACATATGTAATAATAGTTCCAGTTTTATCGTTGGCATTTACCAATGCAGGAAGACGATTTAGAAATCGTTTAGTTAATCCAAATCCAATACCAGTCCCACATAATAATGCATAAAAAGACTCCGCAAAAGCACGAATAGAATCTATATGTCTTACTCCGCAATTAAACATTCTACAGTTATGAGCTTCTATAGCCTTTCCTCCAAATTGCATAGAACGCATAGAGGGAGTAACTTTCCGTTCACGTACAAAATCAAATGCTCTTACAATTTCCAATTTATCTTTTTCATTTAAAAAACTGTATTTTTTTAAATGCATTTTTTCTACTCTGGATACAGTTTCTTCCCATGTTTCTCTTCTCTTTTTCTTTTCTTCATATTTTGCATATTTTGTAGTAAAGGTGAAGTTTCCCATCTCATCTAACATATTTGGTATCTTATTCATAAATTATTTTTAAAAACTATTGTAGTAATAACTATATCTATATTTTTATAATAAATAAATTATTCTCCTTTGGATTTATTCCATTTTTTACGGATTATATCTTTTTGAGCTTCTTCTTGACCTTTGAGTTTATTAATAAGTTCCATACCTTCGATAGAAGCCATCTCATACATTCCAAGTCTCCCAGTAGCTGCATCCAAATCACAAATATAACTACTACCATCGGGACCAAATCGATTTTTAATAATATGGAACTTAGCAGTATTAGTAAGTTTATTATCCATTGTTCTTGCTTGAGAAGCTACAAAATCAGAAGTCATTAACTTCTTATATGATTCCGCCATGTCATCTCCTTCAATAATATCATTCTGAGCGGCACTATTATGCGTATAAATATCATTAGCAAAAAACATATGAGTATCATCTACTGTAATATCAATAGTTTCTTGATCTCCTATACACTCAATACTAACAATTTCATCAAGGTTAAATTCTTCTGTGTTTAATTTATGTTCTTTCATAATATTTATTTACAAATCTAATACATTTTTTAATTACTTTTTCTTTATTTTTAAGATATTCTTCTTCTGGAATTCTTAATATTTTATATCCTAATGATATTAAAAATAAATCTCTTCGCTTATCTTTTTCTATGATGGATGGGAAGGAATGCCAATAACTACCATCAAACTCTATTATAGCATTCCCACATTTAAAATCAACATAAATTAAGTTTAATCCATATTTTCCATTGGCAAAAAATGATTGTTCTTTATTATAGGTAAAATACTTTACCAATTCTTTTTGTTTAGATACTAATTTAGATGTTATATTATTAAACAACTCTTGTGATATTTTGCTGTATGGATTACTTTTACCTCTACAATTAGAAACCATTTTTTCTATATGGTTATAATATTTCTCAACCCCTTCAATCGAACCAAACCTTTCAATAAATCCTATTAGTGACAATGTATGATTTCTTTTATCATATGATGCCCTCCAACGTTTATATCCATCTTCTACTCCCCATTTACTTTGAAATTCCGGCAGCGTCCTTCCATTTTTCCATTTTCCTTTTTGCTTTCGTTTCTCAATTCCAAGTTTCCAATTTTTTAAATATTTCTCCCATTTTATTTTACCCTCTTCTTTTCCATATTTTTTAATATATCCATCCAATCCTAAATTAGATATTTTTCTTTTAGATATTATTTCTTTTTGTTCCACTGTATAATTTTGATTTCGTGCTGTAATTTTTTTATTTTGCTCCTCAAATATTTGTTTGCCGATTAAATCACCATATCTATGTTGTAATGATGCTAATGAAAATCCATCTTTTCCGAATTTTTTCGATTCGGTCAACCTCTTTACCCAACTTCCATCAACATTATATTTTAATAATTTAACTATCATTTCTTTTTTTATATTTCTAATATAATTTTTATTAAATATTTTTATTATACTATCAATTTCCAATAAAGAGTGATTAGTTAAAATTGCCTTAAATGGAGCCGCAAATTTTTGTGATAAAAAATGTTCTCTATTTTTGTAATATAATTCTTTCATATTATATAAATATGGACCGTAACCACAAAAACATCATTTTTTAGTAAATAATTTATCTCCTATAGATAAGCCACTTATAATACTTTTTAGTTTTTCATATTGTGTTGGAAACCTATGATTTTCAGAACATTCTATAATTTTACCACTTTTCAATGTAATTCTATACACTGGTTGTTTTTTAACAGGATATATATAAGATACTTTTCTATATCCGTTATGTGTTAATATCTTATCTCCAACTATTATATTTTTGATTTTAATATTACCTTTAAGTTCTTCGTTCACAATAGTTTGTAAAGACAAACACCGATTAGCCTGAGAGACCGACCAACCGGCTATTTGGAGTGACCCTAATACAGACCTGACCTCTTCGCTTTTTGCCCCGGCATCTTCATATGATTTAGAACCTTTGGGTGCAGTCGAAGATAATAACAAATCCACATAGTCAACTACCCACATATCAATATGAATACCGGTGACAATTTGAAGATGTTCGGTAAATGCTTTTAAAGTATCAGCCGTAGCTGTTTTTAATGGAAAATATTTAATGTATAAAGTGCCAGCCCCATTAGCCTTCGTAGCATCCAACGCTACTTTTATTTTAGCCTTATTTGCTTGACGTTCTTGAAATGGAATGCCAGATAAATAAGAATCATATCTGTGACCAGTATAATCAGCACTTAATTCCATGGTAAAATGAAGAACATTTTTTCCTTGTTTAAGTGCTTCCGCTCCAAAATTAACCAATGTCCAGCTTTTACATCCACCGGGATTTCCACATATAATACCCAATTCTCCCTTTCCCAATCCGCCATCCATCAATTTATCTAAAATTGGTTGATTTGTTTTTATTGTGTATCGAGTATCTTTAGACGACCTAGTTTCAAAACTCTCAAAATAATTTTCCCCAATATCTCTATCCATTCCAGCTTTAAGAGCTTCATCTAACTTTAATTTAATAGTATCAAACTTTTGATTTTTAAGAAGTTCTAATGAATCTGCAATTGCCGATTTTAATTTTTGATGCTTACAAAACTCTAAAAACTTATCCTTAACATACGTTAAATCGGTAGCAGATGCATTTTTAAAAGCGGATAATAACTGGGATTTTACCGCCATTTGAAGGGTACTATCAGAAATTAAATTACATTCTTGTCCCAAAATCATCATAGTAGGAGTATCTTTATACTGTTTCCAGTGGTCTATGATTTTGGAAACTATCCATTTTTGTTGGTCGGTATCAAAAAAATCAGGAGTTAATATATCATATATTCTCTCCAAAAAAGCCCTATCTGAAATTAGAACTGAAATTACTTTTGCTTGAAACTCTTTTTCATATTGTCGGGATGCTAACGTATCTACTTTATTATATTCTTCATTCATAGTTTAACAGTCTATAGTAAAAATAAGTATCTTTCAACTTTTTTTAAAACCGGATTTTATTAAACTTTTTTATATTAAAATAATTTGACATTTTTCATTTTTAATATATACTTATAGGTAAGATACGAAATCGGATGTAGGTCCGCCAAGTTCTTAAATATTAACAATAAAAGAAAAGGTATATATGTCAAACTACGAAATAAATGTTCTCGTCAATGGTTCACGTTGTAAAATCTATTCCCACAATGGAAAACGATTTATAGAAGCAAAATCAGGTTCTAATTATGTATTAGAAATTAAAAATAATTCATATAATAGAGTTCTATCAGTATCCAGTGTCGATTCGTTAAATACGATTACTGGAAAAAATGAAGATGCATTAACTGGGGCTGGTTATGTTATAAATGGATATACATCCGTAAAAATAGATGGATTTAGAATTAGCGATAATGAGGTATCACAATTTAAGTTCGATGTAAAATCAAAAGGATATGCCGCATCTAAAAAAGATGGAAGTGAACGTAATGTTGGAGTTATTGGTGTTCGTATTTTTAATGAAAAAATAAAACCGACAGTAAGTTATACTAAATATAATAACGATTATCTAAGTTGTGATAATACAAACCCATCGAAATATTATAATGATATAACATGGGGAAGTTCGATACACTCCCAAACAATGTGTAATGCATCAAATTGCACGTCTAATTCTTCTATTGGTGGATTATATGGAGATGGTAAATATGGATACAACATAAATAACGTGGTGCAAAACTATCCAATAGAACCCAGAGGATTTGATATGTCAACTTCATTTGGAGAAGCGAAGGAAAGTAAAGTTATCGAAGTAGAGTTTGAAAGGCAAAATATAATAGATTCAATTGATATTTATTACGCTACAAGGGAATCTTTAATTGAGATGGGAGTTCCTATAACAAGTGAAAAACAAGTAGCATTTCCCGAACCTTTCAAAGAATCAAGATACTGTGAGCCTCCTAAAAATTGGAAACCATAAATAATAAAGCCCTTTTTATAAGGGCTTATTTATTGAGGATAAATGTCTTTTAGAAATTGAGGAGTTTCAAATACACTACCTTCTTTACAAATATTTCTATATAAATCTTTATAATATGTATTAGTATGAATATATTTAGGATTATATTCATCAAGTTTATGTAATAATGAAGTTGTCGTGGTTGGCATTTTTAAACACCATCCTACCATTGGTTTAGTATAAAAATCATCTTGGTCTGTTGGACTATCGAATACCACTTCTCCATATTCAATATCAACCTTATATTCTCCATATACTGGTTCTTTTCGATACATATCATTATTATCATATGTAATAGGAATATAATTACGAGACATTTTAAGTATATCTCCTTCATATAAATCTTTTAAATAGTTGTCCTGAAGCCCAGTATATCTTTGTATAACACATTCTGATAAAGGTATTAACACAGTTGGTCCTGCATTTCCTAATACTACAATACAATTAGATTCCAGTTCTTCAAATATAAAGTAATACATGTTATTTAACTTTTGATTCCATGCTCTAAATTTAAGAGTATTTATATCCATATTATTTTCCATCTCTTACTTGATTATCCAAGAATGAAAATACGTCAGATACCCAATTATTATAATCTGGCATATTTACATCTAATCTATCATTTCTTACTAATTTAAAAAATGCATTTCTATCTAATTTTGGTATTTTATTTTCAGTTAATATTTCTTGAAGATGTAATTGGGAAGTAGTTCCTAACATAGTATCTTTTAATTGCATCAATGCATAATTACGTTCTATTATAGATTTATTAGTAACAATATTCTCACATACTACAAACTTATTTCGCATATCAGTCGCATGATTCACAATCTCATCAATAGTATGAATTGTTTCTTCTTTTAAATATGGAAAATGCTTACATACAGTTTTTAAACCGGCTCTTTCAATTCCATTTATATTATCACTTTTATCTCCGTCCATACTTCTAAATAACACAAAATTATTAGGATGAATATTATATTCCGAAATAACTTCATTCACTCCATATATTCGTTTTTTAGTAGGAGAATATATTTGAACTTTAGAACTTGCCAACTGTAAAAAATCCTTATCAGTTGACATTATAGTTACTTTTTTGGAGTTTTTAAATTGCTCCAATGCCAGATAAGATATTACGTCATCGGCTTCAACCATATTTTCGCTTACTATATTTACTGGTAATACTTGAAGATAATTTATAAATTGAAGATATTCTTTTTGTTTCTGTTGGTCTTCATTATCAGGAGTAGAATCATCATCATATACTCTATTCAATCTAATTTTATTTGTGCTATATGCTTTATAGGCAGGGAAGATTGCTTTTCTTTTTTGAGACCCCCCAACTCCGTCAAATACTACTATACAACGAGAAGGAGTTAATAATTTAATTGCCGCACCTAAAGATTTTAGAGAAGCCACAACTCCACCACTATGTTCGCCATTGGCATTCATTGAGACGGTGGCACAAAATGCTCGGATGAATAGATTATTACCATCAACTATTAAGATATGATTATTAGTTTTATCTCTCCAGTTTAAATGGGAATCCTTCATTTCGGACTTTATGTTTTTAAAAAAAGAAAATAACTTGGCTTTATCTAAATCATCACTCATAAGTTTTTAATCCAATTCCATAATTTATTATACCATTTTATAATATATTTTCGTTTATGTTCTTTAATTGCGGTTTTCAATACTTTAGTAGGATATAATCTATTATTTAAGTTTGGTTCATCCAAATAAAAAACCAATCCAGTTGCTTTAGATAAAGGCTGTATTTCTAAAAACTCTTTGATATCAAATGCCGGAAACTTTTTATTTATAGTAGGTAATGTTATTCCCTTAAAAGAATCAATAGTATTTGATTCAATTGGAATGTTGAATGGTTTACGTTGTTCGTTTAATATTTTTTCTTTACGATGTCCCATATAAAAAGTATATACTAAATTGAAACATAATCAACTTATTTTAGAAAATAAAAAAGAGTGGACTTTCACCACTCTTTTCGGTAACTATTTAGAAGAGTTATTCTTCTGATTTTGATTCAGTAATAGGAGGAACTTCCTCTGATACTTCTTCAATGTCTTCCACAATTTTAGAATTAGGGTCTCTATAATTCATAATATAATCATTACAAATCACTTGATAAAACTCTTCTTTAAGATCTTTATCAGAGTTCATAAGTTCTACAAACTTAGAAGTATTAAACTCCAATGATTCTCCATTTGCTCTTTTCCATGTATATTTAGCAGCAGTTCCAGTTATAATTCCACGCTCTTTTGAGAAATTAAGCCAACTTGCCAAATCTTGGATACCGGAATCATAATGGATTTCAAATTGTGCTCCTCGTGCTCCCGGTCCCATTCTACTCTTAATAACTTGACAAGTACATTTTACTCCAATTACTTCATCATTTTTCTTCAATTTTCCAATGGTTCCCATTCTTACTCTGGTAGAACACGCATAACTTAAAGATTTTCCACCGGGAGTAGTCCATTTGTCTCCGAATGGACCTGCATTCATATTAAATCTTAATTGATTAGTAAATACAATCAGGATTCTTTGTTTAGCAATAAGACCGGTTATTTTTCGGAATGCCTTTCCTAAGATTAGGGATTTTCCTGTATTATATCCATCAATCCCATGTTCTGCTTCAAGTTCTTTTTCGATAGTAGCTTGTGCTACTGAATCAATAAAAATAGTTAATAATTTATCTTTATTTGCTTTTCTAAAAGCACCTATACAAGTTTCTATATGTGTAAATAAATCTTCCAATGTTGTAAATGGAACATAATTTGTATTTTTAACATTTACTCCAAGCGCAGTCCAAAACTTTCTATCAACTGCAAACTCAGAATCAAAAAATACACTATATCCACCAAGTTTACTTGTTTCTGCAATAATATGAGCGCACATTAAAGATTTACCGGTGTTATGATTTAGCATCCCATTTCCAAAATAACAATGTTCTGGATGTTCGACCGTAATATCTACAATTTTATATTTTCCAATTAAAGCAACTGATAATACTATACTATAAGTTTCATCATCACATAAAATACTATGTTTATTAGGGATTATATCTTTACATTCTACCCATCCAGAATTTGTAAAAAACTTATGTTCTCGACTCACTTTTATAGTTTTTCCATTATCTAATGTTACTAAATATGTATCCAATATACCTTTATTAACAAATCTGGTTATTTTTGTATATTCACCATTCAATGTTTTTACTTTTATGGTTTTTCCTTCTTTAAGGAGAGAATCTACTTCTCCTACAGTTATTATTTTTTTATTCATATAATATTTCTTTTTAATTTTTCTAAATTTTTATTGTCTATTATTATTTTACCAGAATTTATAAGAGTCGATATAAAATTAATATCATATTTTGATATGTCAATATCATTCTCCGTCAAATACCCTCCATATTTTAAATTAAATCTGGAACAATATTCTTTTAATGCCTCTGATTTTAACACATTTAATCTAATTGGCAACATATTATATGGTTTTATTTCATAAATCGAATTTCCTATTACTATATCAGGACAGTATGTTCGACCAATTCCCATATCATCTTTATATTTTATTCTATGTTTTGATATTTGGAATGTAATATTGTTAAAAATCAAATGACACATTATTCGCAATTCTAATGAAGATCTACAAAAATATTTTATTCCATCGTTTAATATCCAACACTTAACTCCAATTCCTGCATTTTTTCCGGGCGATTTACCATACATCGGATTTAACCGTCCGGTTTGTGGATTATTTTTAGGATATCCGTATTTTTCACATAATTGCTTGCATTTTACACTTCCAAATCCAAATTCATTCTTCAATGTATTATAAACTTGCTGTTTATATTTTAACTTATGTTTTAATTCCTCAAATCTCTTTATGATTTTTGAGGTAATTGGTTTTAATTCTACTCCCCGTGTAATTGGTATTGCTTTTCTTCCGTTTATCTTAGACTGTATATTAATATAATTTTTAGAATTCTCTTTTCTCTGTATATCTAAATTTTTATATTTTAAAAAATATAAAACTTGCTTATGCGAAATATTTTTCATTATGTTTTTAACATCTTGTAATATTCCTCCATTATTAATGGATTCCAATACTAACATTCCATATATTTTATCTAATTCTATAAGTTTTATATTTCTTTTAGCAAGCGCATATTCACTAAGTTGATTTGATTTATATTTAATGTTATTATATTTTAATTTATCAACTAAATTAAATTCATTTGCAATTCTCCTAATAGGCTTTCTTCCAATTTTTAATTGGAAGATTTCCGTTTCGCTTAAACCATCGTGTATAGATGATATAATCGTGTCTATTGTCTGTGCATCTGTTACTTTTTTAGCCATAATATTTAATATTGGTAATATAATATAAATATCAGGCTACATAAAAATTATTCAATAATAACTTCAATTAAAGTATCTTCCGTAACACAGCCTTCTAATCCTGATAATTCGGTCACTCTACCTACAGGTAGACCTCCGTGTGCTCTATTAGAAATTGCCAAATCTAATAAAGTTGAACCGGTTGATACCCATTCTTTTATTTCGGATGGATTATCATCTTCATCTACGAAATATGCTACTTTGGTTCCATCTTTAGATGCCTTATTCATTGCGGTTTGTAGCAACAACGCTAAATCATCTCTATTAACATTAGACTCTACTTCTACATGTTTTGATTTTGTATTTATATTTTTTTCTTTTGCCATAATTTTATTTTTTAATTTGTTCTAAAGGTTCATTTGAAATAAGTGCTATATATTCAATTTCATAATTAGAAACTAAATATGAACCATTTTCTTGTTTATCAGATAAGTTTCCAATACCAACTGGGGTTAATGTAAAGGTTCCGCTTTCTAAGAATTCTTTAATTGGAATTTGTTTAGGATTTACAGTTGTATCTAAACAAAGAGATACTTTTCCATCTGGACTTAAGTTAATATCCGAAATTTGAGAACAAATATTTGTAATATCCTGATTCATACCACTATATAAAAATGCATGTTTAGTTTCAACATATTGTTTTTTATATTTAATAATAGCTTCATTTAAGACATCATTAGGATATATTCTATTATTTAGAGATAATTTATTTGCCATAAATGGAAATTCTACATCCATAGAAATATTATATCAACTTTTTTAGTTTTATCAACTTTTTTTAAATAAATAAAAAGACCGTATAATACTAAAAATATTATACGGTCTTTTTTGTAATTATATTTTAAGATGATTTTGCAAAAAACTTGTCAAAATCTTCTTCTTCTGCCGCAGTTGGAACCGGCGTTGCAGTTTCAGCAACGTCTTTTTTATCAACTGTAGCCGATGCTTTTTCGACTTCGGCTGTCGAAGGCTCTTGACCTTCTGGAGCCAAATAATCTTCGATAATTGCGTCCAATTCCTCATACGTCTTCAATGGGAATACTTGAGTAATATCCAATTGTTTTCGGATGCTTTCCATAGCCTCTTTATTGGTAGGAGATACCGCTAAAGTTTTCTTCGGACTTGGAATAATAGTTGTCTCAGGAAAAGGTTTTCCAGTTTTCTTATCAATTTTCTGACCTTTTTCAATGAATTTAACGTCAATATCATTGCCTTCACGTAAATCTGTAATATCGCCCCATTCAGTATTACAATAAGAAAGCAATTGCTTATATACCGTAATTCCAAATCCCCAGAAACGAACCCCTTGTTCCTCTTCACCACGAACAATAATAGGAACATAAGTTCTAGCAACCGACTTAAAGTGCTTGTTTGCTAATTCCTTTTCTTCCGTAGTACCGTTTGTAGTAAGAGCCTCAAATCTCTCTTGAAATGGATCAGGTTTTCCAAAAGTGGAAGGTGCCAATATAGAAGCAATTCCATTGAACTTGTAATAAAACTTCAATTCAATAAATGGAGAATCTTGTTCTTCACCATTTGGGCGATAAGGAACTATTCGGATTCTTTGAGTACCTTCTCTTGGTTTCCAGAGAAGACGATTAAAATCAACGGTTTTTTTACCAGATTCTAATTGTTTAAGTTTATTTTGTAGTTTTTCTATGTTAAGTGCCATAATTTTTAATTTAGTTAATTGTTTAATTATTTTCGGTCAAAATCAAAAACTATAATTATGTTCCATCTTCTAACCTCTAATAACTATAAATGAGTTTAGCAAAAAATCAAAAATATTACAACTTTTTTTAAGATCCCATTCGTTCAAATTGTAACGGAATAATTTTAACAGAAATATCTCCATTGATAATAAGGGAGTTTTTATACAATTCCCATTGTACCATATAAGTTTTATCAAACACTCCTCCATTTTCATCTCGTATCAATTGATTTAAACTATTTATGGTATATAAAATATTAAACTCTTTTTTTCGATGTATTAAAATTGTGCTTGGAAGTTTTTTAATATTGTTAATCACGTTGTACGTTAAATAACATTCTTGTTTGTTATTTACATTTGAAAATATAAATATTCTATTACATTGAGTGTAAGTATTATATATTAAATCTAAAGTTTTATTTATATTATCGTAGTTACAAAACGTACATAGGAGTTGTCGATTTATCGAGTACATGGGGTATATTGTGTTCTACTCATGCTTAAAGGTGGTCTATTAAAAAAGTAACTGCTTCTTTTAAATTTAAACGATTCGCTTCTTTTAAAAGAATTGATAATTCTTCTTTTAAATTAAGAGGAGGAACTAGATTTGAAAGTGTAGTGTTATCTCCACCAATTATTTGTTTAACTACTTGTTTAGTTGCCGCAACTTGATTCGGAGTCTGTGGTTGATTAGGCGTTACCGATGGCTTATCAACATCTATATCTTGTGATTTTCCTCCGATTGGCTCTACTGCTAATTGATGCCCGTTTTGAAATATATTCGGCTCATGTTTTGGTTGTTGAGGCTCTTCGTCATTAGGTTCATTTTTAGAAGGTATTGATAATGGTTTTTCAGATGGTTCAGTTACCTTTGGTTTCGCTGGTTCTTTTAATGTATGAGTTCCAGATTTAATTGCGGCATCCCGTTTTTCCTTTGATGAAAATGTCGTAGTTCTTCCACTGTTTATACTAAACGCTTGTCTATCGGGAAACTTTCCCTCTACCATTCCATTTGTAATTTTTAATGATTCTATTTCAGACAATCCATGGTTAACAAAATACTCATATAAAACATCCATATGATTGTTATTTTCCATATTAAATATTCCATCCGTAACCCTTTGGTCGATAGATACTTCTGATAAAATGTAATCAAATAAACTTTCCATATATTATAAATATATACCAGTTTTTATGAAATACATTTTATATTTAAAATTGCAATTGAAGACTTCCATATGAATCTCCAATATAGCTTTTAACTGGAAATATGGAATTAAACGACATAATTTTTACAACTTCATCCAATACTTCTTCCCCATCTGGGATATAAAAATCATATAGAATTGAATCATATGTATATAATATTGGCATCGTTTTTTTATTCTTCAAATATTCTTCCACTAAATTAAGTCGGGAAATTGCAAGTTCTCCTTCAAATGCTTGTAAAATATAATTAAATAATTTATATGGATTTGGGTCTAATATATGCTTGGTTGTTATTTTTCGATTAAATATAGGGGTTAGAATATATCCATTAGATTTGAAAAACTCCCATTTATCAAACACATAAGTTTTTAAGTTTGATAAATATTTTATATGAGAATATTTATCTTCGATACCGCCATAAAGTTGTCTAAATGTGATTCGTTTGGCTTCTTTTATTTCGTCTACGGATATATTTTGTTTTTGAAAATATAATTTTGCCAAATATTCATAAATATCGATTGAAGTATCCAATGTATAATTAGTCAGATAACATATTATACGAGGATGAAATGCACTGTAATCCACCAATGCCATTTTACCATCTTTTCCATATCTGGAAATAAACTTATCTCTGGTTCCATCGAAATTATTCAGTGCTGCAAAATTGATATTGTTAAACTTATTAGATGGTCTTCCAGTTGAAGTGTATAAATTATATTCACTATATATAATATTATTGACTGGATATTGTGAATATTGTTTATAATATAACTCTCTATCTACATATATTCCATTTTTTTCAATTCTGGATAATGCCGGAATAATATTATTATTTATACTATTAAAAGCAATATCTAAGTTAGAAGAGTTAATCAACGGGTTAATATCAATCCATATATCTTCAAACATTTCCAAATGTTTTAATATCGGTATTGTTTGATTTAACTTCCCAATATTATCGTATGTTCGATAAATAAAATCATGCGCCGATGTTGAATAATCGGTTAATTTTAAAATTTCATTATCGTTTAAATAAGAGGATAAATTTATATCATATACATTCTTACAATTCAATAGTTGGATAAATGATTTTTTATCAATTACCCATTTTATGTTTTCCGATGACAATATAAATTGTAAAAACTGTATTTTTAATTCGGTTGATAAAGAAGAATCTGGATGATTTATAGATATATAATAAGTCATCTCTGATTTTATATGTTTAATAAAAATTACACTTATTTTATTTTCAGCCGAATGTAATTTATAGTCGATTGGAATAATATGAATTGCCAATGCATCCGTTCCTATAGAACTGATGAACCGTTCAAAATCTAATTTATTTTCAATCATTGAACGGACATAGTATCAGAACTGATTAAAAACTCAAGTATTTTTAAACGGGAAGAAGACCAATTTTTGTTCGAACTCCGTTTCGGAGTGGAATTACTCCAGCCGTGATTGTAGTCGTCCATTTTCCGGCTTCTATATTTTCAGTAATATTTGTTATTCTAAATATAATATTTGTTTCACTATATGGTTCAGGAAGACCTCGAACTAAAAACATCATAAATGTTCGTAACCCACCTATACCTTGAATAGTAAAAGTAGCTTGTATACCGGGCATTATTCCAACATACGTTGGATTATTATCATAATCTCCATCGTCCATTAACATATTAACAACATCAGATGCGGGAAGTACTAGTCGTCGTATAATAGTTTTATCATCGGAAACCGTAGTTAATTGAAACATTTCAGGAGTTGCCGATAAAGTTTGTAAATCCTTCATCAATGTAATTCCATCGTTTTTTGGTTTATCATTTTTTACATCGTTGGAGTTTTTGATGGAATCATCTAAAAATAATCGGTCTCTAAACATATAGTCTAATAATTCATTAGTTCCATTATTTGATTTTGTATCGGCGTTTTTTCGTATATTAGTAGCCGCATATAATGAACGTATCGCTTGACCCGAACTAATAGTAGGCTTAAACTCCATTCCTGTCAAGATTGAATTATCTGTCATATATTCAAATATAAATGGAGTCCCTACATTATCAGGAATATATTTAGTATCGATTATTTTCATAGTCGATTGATTTCCATCTGGAACGGGATTTCCGGTTGAAGATACTAATCTAAAATCCCAGAAATTTCCACATGCTGAACTTATAGAAGACATCATTTTATCTATTAAATCAGTATAAGTAATAATTCCATCATCATGCACTAATTTTTTAAGAAAATTAACATTTACATATAAATTTTTTAAATATCCATTTTCAAAAGTTCCAGTTCTTACCGTTGGAAACTCACATATGGAATCCACCGGAGAAACTCCATTGTTATATCTTCCACTGTTAATAAGTTCATCTAAATTATCTCGATATGTCCCTCCCAATTGAATACATACATGATATAACCTTTTGTCGGCGGCATCTTCATTTTGAGGTTTAATAAAATTAGAACATATTGATAATTGTGTTATATCATCATTTGATATATTATTTGTAGCTTGTGCATCCTGTCCATAAAAATATTTAGGTGCAAATGTATTGGGAATCAATAATATTCCACCATCGCTCGATATCATGTTTTTATGCCCAGTTATTAAAATGTCATCTATGTCAATTCTAAAAAACTCTCCTCCACTAATAGTCGAATAATCCACATTACAATAATTAAATATTTCAATGATAAGTCCTAAGTTAATCCACGTATTTGCCAAGGGAGAAGTTATATCAAAATCATCTTCCCTATGTACGAACGTATTTATGAGATTGTTTTCAGAGTTAATATCTCTTCCATAAAATATACCATAAAGATATTCTTTCCAATTATCTTCATGTTTCTGTTTTAAATATTTTATGAACTTATTCAAAAATACTTCATCCGATGTTTCAGGAGTTCCTTTATGAAGATTGCTGTTTTTGTCAATTACGGATTTTAATAAATCTATTCTCTCATCTACGAAATCAATTAAACTTCCGAATGGCAATTTTGCATTGGATGTATTTGAAGTCGTATCTTTCCCATCGCTATCAACCGGAACATCTTCAGTAGTGGAATTAATTATCAATCCCGAATACATTCTATCTCTGGAAGAAATTTCAGTCATACACTTAATGGTAGTTCCTTCGACTGACCAATTAAAATTACTAACTGTTCCAAGCATTACGTCGTAATTTCCATTTGAACCTAAAATATTCTGTGTATATAGTGGATATGGGTCTCGGAATAATGTATTTAAATTTGGAACACTGGTTACATCTATCAAATTCATAGGATTAAAATTATTCCATCCCCATTCCAATACAAATGTTATAGAAGGAACTAAAAAATAAGGAGTCATATATTCCAATTGTGCTCTGGAAAAACAAACCCAATTTATAGTTGCCTTTCTATATAATTCATGTTGAATAATTATATTTATACTTTCAATTTGAGGGCTGGGAACTTGAATTGGATATGTAGAAGTTCTATTATTATTTATTAGAGTATGTGGAGTAAATGAGGAATTAGGCTGAAATCCTATAATACTTTCATTGTATCCGCTAGTTCTGGAAAATCCATAAGTGCTAAAAAAATCAGAAGGAGATGCTAATATAAATCCGGGTTTATTTGCGTTTACACCGGTTTCCATACCTTGTCCGTTACTTGTAACTCTAATCCACGGAGTTTGTGGTCCTCTATATTTAGACCAATTTCCAGTAGTATTACCCCAATCCCCATTATTAGCATTTACATAATTCAATCCTCTATTATCACCTTCTCTTCTTGTTAATTCTGATTGTATTTGAATTGGGATGTTACATGGATACCATGGAATCAAATTTGGAATCGAAGTTATTGACATAAAATAATCTCATCATTGGTTAAAGCATCATATAATAATTGTTTTCTCTCATTGAATCTCCAAAAATTACAATCTCTTAACTCTTTAATTATATTGTTCTGTCTATCAACATCAGATTTATGTAATATTCCATTTATATCATAATGATGAGATTCATCATATTCAAATACAATATTTTTATCTTTATCATAACCATCCAAAAAATATCCAGCAATTTTATATTCTCCTCCGTTTTCTGCATGTTGGAAATTATAATTTCCAATTTTATTTATTTTATCTATAAACTCACATGCAATTTTATTATAATTGAAAAGTTTTCCATCTTTATATTTTATATTTAATATATTTTGTGTAATAATTCTTCTTTTTTTTCTATATTCTTCTGAATTATGAATATTTTTCATATTATCTATATGAGATTCATTCGACCACATTTTTTTACTATTGATTTGATGTTTTTTACGATATTCGTGAGATTCCATTATAGGCTTTATTTTTTTTCTAAAATCTGGATTTTTCCATTGTAAAATTGCTTGTTCTTTCAATTTTAATTTAGTTTCCAAAGATACCGGATGTTCTTTTAACCTTCTTGACGTGACATTACTCATTTTTTCTTTATATTCATTAGTATAGAAAAATAATTTATTTTTTGTTTTTCCGCTCTCTTTAGTAGCACAGTTTCTACAGTTAGAATTATTTCTTGTATTTAATATTAATGATTTTTTACAAGAATATATTTGTTCTTTACCACATTTAGGACATTTTTTCGTCCATTTTTTCTCTCCAGTATTTTCGCATACGTTCTTGTCTAATTCGGTCTGAGTTTCTTTCATACCACTCTCGTTTCCATTTAAGTTCGGCTTCATATTTTTCTTCTTTAGTTTTATATATTTTATGTCTTCCCATAACTTTTTATTTTTTGTTCTACATATAAATATATAACTCTATACAAAAAACTCTAACTATTTAGATTGTTGAATTGGGTTATTATAGAATTGACATTTATAGGTATTCTAAGTTGAATACCAGCCGGAACCGATAATCGACCATTTCCCAATCCGTTATTTGCCAATGATATAATCCAATAAAGAGAATAATCATTATAATACTTATATGCCAATACATCTAAATACATAGTGTCATTTGTGATTATTACTATATCACTATCTTGAGGAGTAACTAATGGGTATGTAACCGATGAGTATATTTGTTTTCCGTCCCATCTTATAGAAGATGAAATGTTAGAATATCGTGATGAATAATTATTTACCATATATTATATGTATTATGAAGATACCGATACAACTAAACTTTGATCCATTGGGGTTGGAGATTTTCCAAGTGGAATTGCAGTATTCCAAGCATTAGAAGTAAATACATTAGTGCGAGGAGCGTTTCCAAAATTAGCACCGCCCGCAATAGGTTGTTCTTTTTCCAATAAGTTCATAGATACTGCAATATCAACTTCTCTTGGTAATTGACCATAATTAGTCGTACTCGGAGACGTAATATAGTTTGCCAAATGAGACCACGAAACTCCGCTTTCTTGACTGGTTGTTTCCCAACTTGCATCTTCAGGAACTGTAAGATTCACCGATTTTATAATACATGGTTGATTTTTATACATATCCCCGATTGTTATATAATACATCGGAGGAATTATATATCTATTTGTAATGTTGTTTACTCCTTGAGTTCCTCCTGATGTATAATTTGAAGGTTTAACTGCGGTTGTTAAATAATTAATTCTTTGCCAAGTAGGTGCCAGTTCAACTATACTATTTATTATAATTTTAAAATTAAATGATAAATCTCTGGAAAATCCGGAATAATTAAATATTTTATCGGCTCTTCCTATAAAAGAAAACTCATCATATGTAGCACTATCGTTTGCCGCCAATCCCTTTATAGTTGCTCTAAAAGGAATATATTTTTGATTTACGATATCATAAAAGTAAAATGCTAATTGGTCATGAGTATATGGTTTCCAAGTTACATTGCTCCATCCAACCATTGGTCCAGTTCCTTTTTTATTTACATCTAATACTGTTAATGTATTGATAGCATCAAATGCCAATGAAGAAGGTAGTCGTAGGGAATTTTCTAATTGAGTTGCAATATCATCGGATACTAATTTAGTAGAGGAGTCTCTATATTCTTTTAATACCCCATATTGATAGGTTAATCCACGATTACTATCAGTTTTATTTTTTGTATTAAATAATTTATTATATCCATTTATGGTGGTATTATTATTTTGTAATATGCTGGAATTTTGTTTAGGATTTGTATTGTATGTAGATTTCCCCGAATTTGATACAAATCCGGTATTTGTTATATCAATCAATACAGATTGCATTAAAGTATTATACGAACTAACCGATAATGAGTCTGTTTTTTTACTTGGATAATTTTTTGATGAATCTGCATAATCGTAAAATTGATACATTATATCCGAATTTGTAAATGGACCAGAATTGGCAATATTAGAACCTACATTGTCGCCATACCTATAGCCGGATTTTAATGTATTCGTACTTTGATTTGTATTATATCCAACCTTTCCAACTCCGCTAATACTACCATTTACTAAAGTAGATGTTAATACAATATTATTCGTAATATTTCCATTCGTATCAACCGTTACAAATAATCGAGACGCATCCACCGGATATTCTCCGTTTTTCCTAATTATAGTTGACCCAGCTACCCATTGTTGCTGAATGTCTTGTTTTATACCATTTTTATCATTATATGACAATCTATATGTCTCATCATCTATCATCATTCCGTAGGCACCCTCACTGCTATTAAATGATATTCCTTTTTGGGATGCTGGTTTTATATTAGCTATCAATGCTGATATAAAACTTGGACCGTTTGACGAATTGTTAGTCCATTTTGATTTTAATTTATTTAATCCCGAGTTTGCAGTCTGTGCTCGCAATAATCCATGTCCATCGGTAGTTGAATTTATATTAGGAAGAGCATCTGCAATCGTTCCATTGGGTGGTTTTACATTACCCGTAGAAATACCTATTAACGAGGTCAATGCTCCTAATAATCCACCGGATAAATCTAAATGTCTAGTTACTCTTGGAACAATATATAACGTAGCTCCACGTCCTGCCGATACTAATACTTCAGTTGGAGAATATAATCTAGTTTCATTAAATGCATTTCCGGTTTGCATTAAAAATTGTTTTCCGAGCCATATCAATCCTTTACCCGACGTTAAAAATTGAGCCATTCTATCAACATCTAGAAGAGATCCACCAACTGGGAATATGAACGAATCTAATTTAGTATTTGGGTATTTGTTAGATTTATCTATATAGGTATAAACATAAGGTTCTCCATCGGATGTATGAGGATTTAATTTATGATATAATTGTATATTTACACTATCCCATACAGATTCTAATCTGCCGGGTGCGGATGGTTTAATAGTGGTTAATTGTTGAATATTTGCCATATAATTTTAATGATTAGTTCCATAATTTCCACTAAACTGTAGATTCCTAGACATAATACTGGATAAACGTTGACTATCAATATTAACTCCGATTTTTCCATCATTCAAATCTTTTCGTAAATCATTGATTGCTCCTATTACTTGTTGTAATAATTTATTGGAATCTTCATTTTGATTTACTTGTTCTTTAGAATTATCAGTTTGTTGTTTAACCTCGGTAATAGCCTGTTCTTGTGTTTTCTGAGGCGCAGATGTTAATGTATCTATACTATGATTTATTGTAGTTGCTATTCCACCGGTTCCTGCTCGTAATCCTGCCGCAAATTTTGACATGCCCGGAATGTGATCCAATATCCAAGCAAATACATGTCTAAACGGATAAGTTAAAGCATCATATAACATAGAGCCAACTGATACTATTCCTTTAACTATTGATAATCCTAATTGAGATGGTGATTTTCCACATAACTTATCCCATATCCATTTAGCCGCTTTTACAAATGGATCAATTAACACATGATATAATGATTCTCCTATTGCTAATAGACCCATTAAAATCTTAGTTCCAAAGTTCATATTAGGGTCATTCCATATAGTTTTCCATCTTCCAAATAAATCAATTATAAATTGAATTGCAGTTATTACAAGTCCAATCGGACCTAATATTTTTGAGAATGCTCCAAAAAAAGTAGCAAACTTAGAACTTCCTGTAAATAATGTAAATAAAGGTTTCATATATTCTACTAACTTAGAAATCCAACCTCCTATTTTTGAAATTATAGATAGCTTTTTGAACCATCCGACTACGTTTGATATTGTGATTTCTATTCTGGAAATGTATTTCCACATAATAGACAATTCCTTTCCGGTTTCAATAGTAGCCCATCTTGCATTTTCCAATCCAGATGATATTCGTGATATTAAAGACACCGTAGCTAAAAACATAGGTATCATCGGAATTATTGCAGGAACTATTGATAACACTCCATCTATAAAAGGTAAAAAAACAAGACCCAGTTGAGCAACTAATTGATTCCATTTTTGTTGAATTGCCACTATTCTTTCTTGGTTACTTTTAGTTTGTAAATCCAATTCAAATTGTTTAGTTTTATCTTTTAATACATTATCATTTGCTTCTTTCAACTGAGTATATGCTTTAATTTGGTTTTTGACTTCATTAGTTCCATTAAGTCGTGCATTATTCCATTCTTTATCGGCTTGCACCATATTCATCAATTCACTTACACTTCTTCCAGTTGCCTTGGCAAATGCCTCTTGTTGAAATACATCTAATTGATTAAATCTATTTTGTTTTGTTAATCTCAATATTTCTCTATTAGACTCTTCTAAGTTTCTATGATATGCCAATTCACGGGCCTTTTGTAGATTTATAGAATGTCCCAATAAAACAGAAGCTTCCATTTCTTCTTGAACGCTTTCTGTAAAATTAAGAATATGACGAGAAGCATCTGATACCGAGTCCATTGAAGTTCCTAATCGTCTAAACTCAATTGCCGATTTAATTGCTATAGAAGGTATTCTGGACATCAAAGATAAGGTATTACTTGATTTCGATGCTATATCTCCCATTACTTGTGATAAATTAGTTCCGGCTGCATTACTTAATGCTCCAGCCATATATGCCATACTCTTCTGGCTTTCCATTGTAGTTCCGGATAAAACTGCCATATTCTTAAAAAATCCAGCAGATATTTCTTCGGCTACTCCTAACTGAGCACTTAGTAGTGCGGTTGTTTTGACTAAATCTTCCGATGTTATGTATATACTTCCATATGCGTGTGATAATTCAATGGCAGATTTATAAACACCTTCGATGGTTACTCCCATATCCATCAATGAAATTGTGATTGCCTGTGCGTCCCATTGAATAGTTTTAGTATTCTGCCTCAACATTCCCATCGTTTTATTAAATACAGTAACCGCTTTATCCATATCTAAAAATAATTTCCACGTCTGCTGGGCGATGTATAAAAATGGAGCGAATATGGATTCATTCATGTATTTAAGAAGAGCCATTTCTTGTTCTTCTGCTTTGATTCGTTGTTTTATGGAAGACACAATATTTTTTTGTTCTACTTCTCGTATTCCGAAATATTTTCCAAGTCCGTTTTGGGCTTCAAACTCTTCAGTTCTACTTTTATTTAAACTTGCCGATAATTGTCCTTGTCTTTGTAACCTATTATTCCAACTCATATTGAGTTTTTCAGAAATCCCAAGCATGTCGGTAAGAGTATCGTTGCTATTTTTTAACAATTCATTATACTCCGCAAGAACTTTTGGATCTACATCTTTATTTTGGTCTGCCATATAATATAAATATAGAATTATTGAGTTTTAACCGTTAAAATAACCCTTGACTTTTTATATTTCTCTGATATACTGTAAACATGATTGAAAAACGAGAAAATGTAATCTTCGGGTTTATCGGAGATTTGATTAAGTTTATTGCTGAAATTATAATTCTAGCAGCCGTTACCTTTGTAGTTATATTTGCATTATTTGCACCTGCTTTTGCGCCATATTTTCGAGGACGATATATGGGTGAGTTTGGATGTGGGAATGACGATAAGCGAGTAAAATCAAAAATGGTAATGGTAAACTTTGTATTGTGGATGATTTGCATTTTCTCTTGGATTGTTTTACTTGGATATGGATTAACTCCTCCTGATGGATGTGGATTAGCTAAGTAAAATATAATTAATTAAAAAAGTTTGGCTGGCATATATGTATATTTGTAGATTAAAACCAGATTACATATATGCCAGATAATAATACAATATCAATAACCAGACCATCAGTGACAACTCCTATCCCCATAAAGGCGGAAGTTCCTAAGTATCCAACCGAAATTATATCATTACCAAGTCAAGGATTTCCCTATGATGAATCCAATCCATTAAGTTCAGGAACGTTAGAATTAAAAAACTTAACGGCAAAAGAGGAAAATCTATTGACTAATCAAACATTGATGAAAAATGGAACTCTGCTTGATAAACTATTGGAATCGGTAATAGTTGATAAAACAGTAAAGACAAATGAAATGTTAATGTGTGATTTTGATGCGGCAATATTTGCGTTAAGAAGAATGGCATATGGAGATTCTTATGAAGTTACTATTACTTGTGGAAAATGTGGAAAAGATACTCAAGTTGATATAGATTTAAGTCAAATGAAAAACTCGGAGTTAGTCGAAAGCAATTTTATAAAAGGGCAAAATAATTTTATATTTGAATTGCCATATAGTAAACGAACTGTTACATTTAAATTATTAACCAGAAAAGATATATTTAACATAGAAAAAGAAATTGAGGCTATGAAAAAGGTTAGTAAACAGAGCACTGAAATGACAACTCGTTTAAGTTATATAATTACTTCTATAGACGGTGAAAATGAAGTTTCTAAAATTAGAAAGTTTGTAAATGATGGTGAATTAATTTCAAAAGATAGTCTCGAATTAAGAAAATATATTAAATCAATATCTCCAACATTGGATACTACATTTGATTTTACTTGTTCCTCATGTGACTCCGAAAGAAAGCAAGAGGTGCCTATGGGTATCGGGTTTTTTTTCCCTAACTAAAGAATACGTATTATCCATACACAATATAATATTTGATTTGGTTCATGTAGGTCGATTCGACCACGATGCATTATATTCTATGCCAATTCCACTTCGTAATTTTTATTATAATCGATTGATTAAAAATAAAGAACACGAAGAACGGGAAATAGAAAAATCCAAAGGAATAAGTGAAGCTAAACCTACATCTATTAGGAGATAATTAAAATTGGGTCGTAGATGGATGGCTTAATTGTTGAACTGATTTCTGTAAAGATGGTATTTCTATACATTTTATTTGGTCTTGATCACGTTTAGTATAATCTAATTTTTTCTTAGCAGTATCAAGTTCAGTTTTTTGAGCTTTTAAATTAACAGTTCTCTGTTTATCTTTTAACTGTTTCATTTTCTGCTGATCGGACACAGACATAGCAACCGATGGTGGATTGGTTACTGGTGCTCCTCCTGACATATTAACATCATCTTCATCTTCATTTTCCATATCCATTGCATTGTATTCATTTACAATTTCTTTTACAATGTGTTTAACTAATTCTTTTAACTGAGATTCGGTAATCATATTAATCTTGTCCCGATTCGGAATCATCAAATCCTATTTCTTTATCTATAGTAGGACGGTCCTCACCAGCTAAATGTTTGGCTAACAACTCATCATCATTAGTAACTTCTTGGTCACGATTATGTAATTCTTCGGCATCTCCAATAGAATCTTCGGTATGTTCATCTGGTTTAATCGATTCCTCTTTGGCTACGTCTAAATTACGGTCTGCAAATACGAATAATTCTTCGGCTGATGGGTCATATTTTCCAATGTAAATGTAAGTAGGAGTTTTATCATTTAATCCACTTTTTACTTTTTTCATTGTCTGAATAGCAATTTTAACTTTACTTCCACCAATAGAAGAACCTACCCGATGAAGTGTTCTTTCAATAGAAGCATCATCTGCCCACATTCTAAATGGAACTTCTCTAATTTCTCCGGACGGAGTATACAATACTATTCCTTGTAATTTTTTCTTCTTTGCTGTTTTAGGAGTTTCTTCTCCGGATGGTTCATTATCAATAGGAGTTTCATCTCTTGGAACTTCGGGAAGGTCAACTGCACCTTGTCCTGCTAATGGAGGAGCAGCCGCACCAGATGTAGCATCTTCTTTATTTAAACCTTTTAGTGTCTTGGCTAAGTTGGCTCTTTTTCCTAATTTTCCACCTTTAGAAGCTGCCGCATTTAATTTTGAAGATGGTATTTTTTCATCTTGAGGAACGTGTAATTGTTTATGTAATGCACCTGGTTTTTTAATTGCTTTCTGTATCCATTTTTTATCTTTTCCTTCTTCTTCTACTTCTTTTCCTTCTGCCGTATTGCTTTCCTCAACTTCTTTCAAACATCCAGATTTACATTCTTTACATTTCTTTTCTCCGAATATAACATTCTTACCGCATTTGCATTTCTTGCATTTTCCCTCATTTAATTGAGTTAAAACTTCCTTGGCGCAGACACGAATAAGGGTTTCTAAAAGTTCTTGTTTTATTTTCATATATTATATTGTAAAGTTATAAATATAAATATAACAATTATAATACAAAAACCAATAAAAAAGCACCAGAACAATGCTGGTGCTTGGTTGTTAATATTCAATTATTAATCATTTAATTTCTATTTTTTTAATCTCTTCTTTCTTAGGAGTAGGTTTAATTTTCTTTAATGTAATCTCAAGAATTCCATTATTAAACTTCGCATCTACGTTTTCTTTATCATAATTAGAACCAAGAGAAAAACTGCGGCTAAATGAAGATTTCTTCAATTCTTTATGAATGTATTGGGAACCAGTAGAATAATCTTTTTTATCTTGCTTTTCTCCTCTGATAGACAATATATCATCTTTAATCTCAATTGTTACTTGGTCTTTTGATAAGCCAGGTATTTCCGCCTCGATTAATGTGGATGTTTCGGTATCTTGAATATCTACTTTAGGATATGAGTTTTTTCCATAAAAATCAATTCCAAAATCATCAAACAAATCAGGAAATGAGGAGTTAAAAATCTCATTATATATTGATGTATACGGGGTTAAAAACTCATCTCGGTTAGAAAACAAAGATGGAAACGAAGTATTGTAACGGACTAATTTATTAGTATTCATATTTACCTTTCTATAATAGTTGTTTATCTATAGTTTATCATCATACCTACACAAGTAGCATATGATACCAATAAATATATTCCGAAATTTGAAAAATGTCAAGTATTTTTTACTCTATAATTTCATCGATACAACCAAGCTTCAAAGCGTCTTGAGCAGACATAATCCAATCCGTATTACTTTCATACACTTTTTTTAATTTATTTTTTGATATTTTAGTATGTTTTAATACGTGATTATTCATTATTTCTTGCAATCGTTCAGCTTCTTCTATATTTTTTAGTTGTTCTTTTAAAGTTCCATCAGACATATCGCTTAATTGATGGTGCATAAAAGTAGAATAACTATATGAATATCTCTTATAACCAGTTATAGATATAATAAATCCAGCACTTGTAGCGCAACCTGTTACAATCGTATTAATTTTGGTTTTGCACTTTTTCATTATTCCTATCAATCCAAAACAATGATAAACATCGCCGCCATGACTATCAATGTAAAGTTTAATGGGAGGTGGAGTATATTCTAAATTATGTAATGAATATAATTTTTTATTATATTCATCATCATCTTCTATTTCTAATATTGATTTTGTTAATTCTCCAATTGTAATTTGTGTAACGTCTTTATTGAATAATAATATTCTATCTTTGGGAGTGGGTAATATAATAGGCATGTTTATTTAAAATTTAATGATGGATGTAGTTCATTATGACATTTGTGACATAGAGTTATACCTGATACTTTATTGTTTATGTGATAATCTACAACTGTATCCGATATCAATTTTTTAATTTCAAAATCTTTTAACATTTCTTCTGTAATTTCTACCATATGTTTTTTAATAATTTCGGTCATGTATTCTTTATCGTGATGTATATGTAATTTATCATCACTTCCACATTTTACACATTTAAATCCATCTCTTACTAAAATTGGATATTTCCATTCCTTATATAAACGTCTATCAGCATAAACTATTGGATATATATTACTTATTCCGCCTTTCCATTGAGAATGATTACTTCTGTTTAATGTTGGAATAGTTCCGTTTAATCTATTTTCTTTCATTGTTCTGGAGTATTTATTTTTTCTATCCTGAGTAAATGCAATAGATGTTGCTAATCCATTATTTTTAACTCTTTCATCTGTTTCTTTTGAAAGACCACTATTCCAAGTAGTAAGTTCTCCAGAATTAAATCTTTTTATTCTGGTCTCTAATGATTTTTCCAAACATTTTTTATTATGTCCCCAATTGTTATGTATTCTACTGTAATGTCCTTTACACAATTCACAGAATGATTTTAAACCATATGACCATTTGACTTTTCCTCCACATCCACATTTGCATAAGGGCCACATTCCATTAAGATAAAAATCAACATAGAATGCGTCAGATTTTATTCCATGTGCAATACTATTATGACGACTTAATGATTTATAGTTATCAAACTCAATTTCACATAATTTACATTTATATTCAGACATAAAAAATCCTTCCAAATATAAGTATATAGGAAGGATTTCAAACCGCAATATATTTTATTTATAATTACGCAATCTTATCTTTGATTATGTTAATATTGCGTAATCGTAAGTCAATACTGAAGTATGGCAAAATCGTAGCTCAACGCTAACGTTATATTCAACGGTTCACCAGTATCAGTCCAATCTAATGTTCCGCCATCAAATGATACAGGAAATGCACCTTTTAACGTCCATTCTTCTACTTTGTCGCCAATTGGACCAGTCATGTTTAATGTAATATCTTTCTTATAAAAGTCAGCATATCCATCACGCCCAGTTACAGATTCATGAGATAATCTAAACCATTCAAATGCGGCTTGAGCAGAAGAAGGAACTACTGGGTCATACAATTCAATAGTAATCTGTTCCCATGTGGTTTTTCCTTTATAAAAATATTGTAAATTGATATAATCAATAGTTTTACGATCCTGTTTCCACTTTGGTCTATCGGTTTTCTTAATAGTATATGTAGGAATGCCGTCAATATACATTATAAAACGGTTCTTTGTCTTTGGCTCAAATTGAGTGTAAAATATTTCTTGGTTGGTGAGAAGATCCGGCATTTTTTTATCTTTCAGTTATTCAACCACCGTTGAATTGTGTTGTTTAATATGTTTCATTATATATAAATATACTGAAAAAATGTTTTATTCGAAAAATTATATCTCCAAAATTTTTTAGGTTTTAACGTATCAATTATTTTTTGTTGTCTAATTTTATCTTTTTTACGTTGTGCTTCTTTATTATGATATTTACTATCATATTCCAATACCACATTATGAATTGGATCATATCCATCTATATAAAACATATTGTTTCCTGTTTTTAATTGATAATTTAATACGAAATTAAATCCCAATTTATTCCATTTATCTATAAGTTCCTTATGTCCTTTATCCATTGCTATATTATTCCACTTACATCTATCAATCATATGTTCCCGTTTAAGTGGATTTTTCCATGCTTTTTTAACAGATTCTGATACTTTTTTCTTTGTTTCTTCACTTAATGTTGTTCCTAAATATCTATTTCTTTGTTTTAACTTCATTTCAGCCGTATGTTTTCGTCCAAACATTGGATGTTTATCCCCGCTTACCATTTTTCCAAATTTCTCTTTATTTAGAGAAGACCAAGTTGGTTTACCTATCTCAATACAAGAATGACATAATTGACCTTTAGAGATAGAACATGACATTTCATACATTGTGTTTGGATTCCCCGTTTTTCCTATAACTTCAGAACCACACGAAGGACACCGTTTACACCATTTTCCTTCAATGTTTTTCCAAATTTTTCCAGTCTTAATATGTTCTTGGACTTTACTCATTTTATGAAACAGTTATATCTTTATAGCCATTATTTAACGCCCATTCTGCTACTCTAAAAATTTCAACTAATCTAACATTTATATCCTCATCATTCAATCCCATACTAATCATATGTGTTCCTCCTAATTGATTGCCGATATTACCAGCCATTTGGTCATGGGGATTGTCACTCTTATCAAATGGATTTTCCGGTTCCGGTTCATCCGTTTGTTTCCATTCATCCCCTTCTTCTGGCTTAGGTTTAGGCTTAAATTCTTTACGTTGAATTTGATTTTGTTTAACCCAGTCTTTATCGGATTGAATTGATAATATTCGATCTTTCAACTCTTGTGCCGACATTCTAAATACGTTTCCATTATCAATCGGATCAAATTGTAAGACTTCCTTAAACATATGATAAGCATTACGATTTGACATATTCAATTCAGGAGGTCCATTGTATTTGGTTTTATTGTCGGTGATAATTACTCTAATCACTTCACTATTAAGCATTCGGCTCTTTTCCCGTTTGAATTTCCCCAGTGTGATATTCAATTTTTTCAATTCATTAAATATCCCGAGTAATACCTGCTTAATAGTTTTTGAGGTGAATCCAGCAATGTAAAAATTTATTATTCCAGTGTTTCCTTCTCCTTTTTCCCAGTAAGAACCATCCGTGGTTAAGATGTCATAAGTAGTGCCGACTTTATTTTTATTAAAATAATCTAATTGATCTTTTGGTAGATTCCGAAGTATGGGAGACAATACCGTGTCACATAGATAATAAGTCAAATCATGAACGCTATCCAGTCTATGTTTATAGGAGGCTCCATCAATATAAACATTCATTGATTCCGATAACATTTTAGGAGTCTTTCTTTTGGTAATGTCTATCTGCCATCGATGTCCTTTAATATGTAATGGATCATTTTCAGGAACGCCGGCTCCAACACCTTCTCCCATAGATTTATTTATATATTTAAGTCGTTTTTTAATTTCGTCATTATACGTTTGATAATCAATCATGGATTGTAATATTATAGAATCATCTTGTTTATTTTTTATTCCATACTGATATGCCCGTTTTGATTTTTCTCTTAATGCGTTAAGATTATCAAGTGTCAATCCATTTAATGATTGGAATGTTTTATCATAAAACGGTTTAGGATGACGTTGTTTTAAATCTTTTTGTTTAATCTCCATTACAATATTATTACTATACCATTCTTCTAAATAATTTAATAACTCTTGTAATGATGGAAATGATATAGCCGGACTTTTAAACTTTAATCGGAATGCTCCAGTGTGTGCATTAATCACCCATTCTCCATCTCTCATGTTATTATAACCAAATCCTTCTTGTAGCCTAAATGAATTACAAAACCATTCATCATGTAAAAATATTTTTACGGATGTTCCATTTGGTTCTATATGAAAATTAGAAGTTTTTGAATTAATATCTGCGTTTTCATCAATACTTAATTCTTTGTCATATTGATTGGTGATTGAAGTTTTCAATTTTCCAATAATTCCTTTTTTACGAAGTAATTTATATACAATATTTTCAACACTTAATTCTCCATCGGTATCAAGTCCATATTGTCTAAATGCGTCCAAATAATCCTTGGCACGTTTCATGGTTTCTTGATTTCCAGATGATATAGAATTATCAATATATTTTTTAACACCAGTATATTTTATTTGAATCAATGATTTATCTATGCCTTCTATATTCTGTCTTGATGGTTTTTTAATCCATTGATTTTTAATAATAGAATATATTCCATTGACATATGGTTTTTCTGCCGCCATATCTTGGATATTCATTTCTACTTTATGTCCTTTAATTTCTATATTATGTTCTCCATTCCATTGAGAACTAACCAATTTAACCATTTTAATAGCGGTTTCTTCTGGCATCTGTAACGCTTTTAAATCAACTATAACATGAATATCGATATCACTTTCAACATTCCAATTAAAAGAAGCCAATGAACCCATAAAATATACATCTATAACTGGAGCCTCAAATTTTGATTTCCTATAAAAATCATCGGATATTTTTAGTAAATCAAGTCTTATTTCAGGATTTAAATTATAGGCCGCATCCCATATTTCAGGATTTAAACTATTATGAATAATGACAGGAGAATTACGCATTGGAAATATTGATTATAAATGCATCGGCAGTATCACGAGTAATTCTTGTGATTTTAAACTTAAGAGGAAGATTAGACATATTTACAGGTCTAATTTGACCTTCAAACATTTTTGAATAATCTCCTGAATCAATGACTATTTCTTCTACCTTTTCTCCACCTTCATTTTCTATAAGACCCATTGCTTGCATTTGCCCTCCGGGTTGTTCTTTAGAATATTTAGCCTCTCCGCTAAGATTCATCATTTCTTTATCTTGGGGATATGCATCAGTAGCAGATTCTTGTTTTAATTTTCTACGTCTTTCTTGTTCTTCTGCTACATAGGGACGAAGCCATGGAATCACTTCATCTAAATTTATTTCTGGATATTCTATAATAGCACCGCAATCACTGTGCCGCATTGTATCTCCACCATCATCCGAGTATGTATGTTTTTCAAATATTTCTTTGTTACAATGAGGACATATATCATATTCCTGTGGACGAGAACCTTTTTTAATCAGATTCTCAGTAGTAAATCTGGCTATGGTTTCGGAAATGAGTTTTTGAGTGTCAATATCTACGTTCATATTATATAAATATAATATAAAATGTAGATATGTCAATCAAGTTTTAGATAATCGAATTATTTTATCTATGGAAGTTTCATAGGAATTAGAATTATGTAATATACCTACTCCTCCTTCTTTATTCCAGTCTTGAATTGTATCTTCCATATCATCTATAAGTATTCCAATATTAGTGGCATAGCACTTCTTCCATCTTCTACCCCGAACTATGTATATTTTCTCGTATATTATCTCTGGGATGTGTTTTTTAAGCCACATCTTCTTCCCTTGTTCTACGACCATAGAATAACCTTCATCGGATGTTCCAGTGGAAGATAGAATACGAATATCAGAATAATGAGTTATGGCGGCATTGTATAATTCTTTACCTCCCTTAATCCAATCCATATCAGCCCAAAAATCAATTCCGGCATCTAAAAATATTTGTCTGGCTTTCTTATCTCCATGTTTTTGGTTATATTGTTTTATAGTTAATCCTCCCGATAAATTGGAATATGATTTATCAAAGTCACATAACACCCCATCCAAATCTAAAAATAATTTGTAATTTCTATTCATTGTATAGATTATACCGAATATTTGGAAAATGTCAATAAAATATCGGTAAAATTGAAAATTGGAAGATTTTATTTCTACGTAACTTGTTTATATTCAGGCATTTATAAGAAATACATTACTATCTTTTATACATTTGAAATTTCAAAATACGTCAAATCCTCAATGTTTTCATTATAATAAGTTGACGAGTAAAATAAAATCTGATATACTCTTAATAGATAAAGAAAAGTAACAAAAGAAAATAATAAATTATTTCAATAAATTTATTAATTTATAATGTTCTGTTAATTTATCTAAATCACTTGCATATTTAGTAATATCTGCTTTGCTATTTAAATTAGCTATTTTTGATAATACAGTATCAAGTGTTCCTTTATCAATTCCATCTTTTAACTTTCTATCAATTATAGTTTTTATTTCTGGAAACTTAGATATTGCTTTCTCTGCAAATGTTGAATAACTTACATTTGATGGTTTACTGGGAGACGTAGGTTTATTTTTAATTTCTGGTTCACGTATATTTGATGGGGGAGGATTTACCGGAGTTCCTGTATCTACAGGAGTAGGTTCTTTTAATGCTTTACGAACATATTCTTCAGTCGATAACCCAGTTCCGTTGGCATCAACTACTAATTTTATATATTCTCTAGCTTCCTTTTCATTTTTACACTTGTTTAAAGTTAGTAATGCTTTAACTGCATTTTGTATGTTAGGTATTTCAAAAATATCAACTTCCGCAGGTTTAATGTCAACGTTTCCATTTGCCTTTACTGCTTCATTATAATTCTCTTTAGCATCTTCTCTTTTTAAAATATTAGGGTCAAATCCTGCATTTTTAAGAGCCATTACAAATTGACCGAAATCTTTTCCAGTTTCTATTAAATTAATATCTTCTGGATTTTTTCCACTTAAAATCGAACTTATCACATCCAACTTAAACACTTGTGGTTTACCATCTCTATTATTAAACTTAATACTTTTTTCATTTGGGTCAAATATAAACTTGATTTTTTCTGGATCTTCTTTAATTCCTTTATATTCAGTCCATTTTTGTTCTACTCCTCCTAATAACGATTTAAATAATGGAACTGAATATTTGGATTCTATAGCATTCAATTCATTTGAATCTTTAATTTTTTTAATTAAGTTACTATTTTTATTGGCAGATTCCAATAAAAACTTAACGGAAGGGTTTACATATGATGGACTATTAGGATTTATCTGGTCGTCCCAAAACTCAAACATTACTATTTCTCCAGTTTTATTTTCATTCGGAATATTTACTGCTTCTTCTATTGCAACTGTATCTCCCGATTTTTCATCATTTTCTTTTTCTTCGTTTTCCCATAATACCAATATTCTATTTCTATGTATTTTATTGGACCATTTTAAACTTATTTTTTTAAACTTATCATTTGATAATTTAACCGTTTTAGTTACATTTAACGGCAATCCAAAGTTTCTATATTTTCTAAAATGTCCTCGGAACCAATTCATCCATCCTCCAGCCTCTTCTTCTGTATTTCCTACTTCCTTTTCAGTCGTTCTTCCACCCTCAGAATCATCCCCTATGTCTATTCCATGTGATTCTTCCTCTATAGCTACAACTCCATCATCACTACTTCTATTTCCAGCAATAGCATCTACATCTAAATCATTACCCTCTACATCTGTGTTTGGATCGGGTTCTCCTAATTTAGAAATAATCATTTTACAAACTGAATCTACAATTTTTAAAAAATCAAGTTCCGCTTGATTTAATTGATTTTTATTCGAAGTTTGATTGGTAGAATTAACAGGTTTAGAAAATCTATTTTTTAATTTATCAATCCATCCAGCCTCATTTATATAAGGGGAACCTTGTAAATTGTATAAATATTTATTCGCTATCATATGTAATATAAATATATTATAATATATTGTTTAACTAAAAAATAAACCTCCCATTAGAGGAGGTTTATATGTTTTTTAATTGCTCACTTAAGAGATTGTCGGAAATGACGCACCAGTAGTCGTAATGGTAATTGGAATCTTCAAAAACTCAGCAGTCTTGGTTGGTTTAATCCAAAGTTGACATACCATTATATTCTGGTCTTCCAATGCAGGAGTATTATTAGATGCATCCATTACTAATTGGAACGCATATAATCCGCTTCTTTGTTGAACTCCTTCTAAGTATGGATTTGCAATCGCAAGAAGTTTATTCCAAGTTGCCGCATTACTCTGTTCGAATAATACGTATTTTCCAACTGATGCAAAAAACTTTTTGATATTGATTAATAATCTACGAACACTAATTCTATTAGTAGCATTAGATGCATTTTGAAGTGTTTTTTGACCCCATACCACAAATCCTTCATCTGGAAATGATACGATAGGATTAACCTTTCCTTCGTATAATGTATCACGCTCACTATTGATTACACGATCAGTAACTCCTACTGCTCCGGGAATACCACCACGATTTAAACCAGCAACCGCAAACCATTCTGCTGATACATTATCACTTGCGGCATAAACGGCTGGTAATACTACAGATGGAGGAACAGTTACAATTTGATTTATATTTGTATCAAGTATTCTTACCCATGGATAATAAGTTCCGGCATAACTTGTATCAAATTCAGCAGCCAAATCAACAGTTTCGGTTATTTGACCCGTAGCCGGATTTCCACCATCTTCATAGATATCAAGAATATAAAACACATCGCCACGAGTTTCACACATGTCAACTACTAAATTAGTAACATATGAATGTAATGAATAAATAATACCAGGAGTGGTGATTAAATTAATATCCCATTCATCAGCATTACTAAGAGCACCTATACATTGAGCATAAGCAACTGAACCTGCGGCAGTACTGTTAGCACAATTTAATCCTTGGGTATTTCCAGCTACAATATTATCACCAACATTGACTGGGATAGAAGGAGCCTGACCATCGAATCCACCTTGGAACCCAAGAATAAAGTTTCTCATTTTAACATAAGTACTTTCATTCACTGGATCAACACTGGCAGAAATAACAGTACTTCCATTTATAAATGACCCAGTACTAACTCCGAAATCAGTATATTCAACATCCAATGCGAATAGTTTTCCAGCCGATACAGAATTAGCTGGAACCGGAGCAAAATAAGGTAAGTTATCAGGATATGCATCGACCCCCATTGAACAAGTTGGGTATAATCCAATTAACTCAGCGTCGGCGCTATTAGGAGGACCAGCAAAATCAACACCGGATGGATATTTTCCGGGATATAATCCATATACAGATGCCTTGGTATATGCCATGTGAGTAACAAACATTCCAATTCCTCCGGCTAACGGTGAAGAATATGCAGCAAATCCATAAGGAACAGCAGTTACGGGATAATTCGTATCTGCCATTTGTATTCTTATATATTGGCTTACATTTGCATAAATACCATATGTTACAATTTTACCATTAAAATTGATATATGAATATTGATCTCCGATTACACGAGCAATATAATTAGGAGATGTAGGATCTAAAGTTAAATTATTATATTGCTCCAATATAACTGGCTGTCTATCAGTATCATCAAATGCTCTTACTGTAAGAGTGAATGATCCCCAATCACTACCGGCAACCTGAGTTGCTAATTTTACATTGGAGATTTGTATTTTGCATAGTTGATTTGCATAAGTACCATCTGCTAACGTAGCAACTTGAAACAAATTAAAACGAGTTGGAGTTCCACCGTTCCACGATGCAATTTGTTGAGATAATATCCAAGGAGTATACGCATTAGTCAATGAATAAACAGAATCTCCTTTAGTTGGCTGGAATGAGTTTGCATCGGTAAAGTTTAAAGGTTCTCCTGCATATGCAGTTGATCCAGAAGGCATTGCCGACCCAAATATTTTCCAATTATTAGGTTGAGATACAACTTCTGCTATTTTTGAAGGATATAAGTTATAAAGATATGCAGATTCAATCTTGGTTCCCGCCGCATAGGTTGCTTGATTACCAGCCGTTGGATTATTTCCGAATACATTTGTAATATAATGTGGATCGCTTTCGACCAATGAAAAATTATATATTCCATATCCACTACCCAATGAAGAACTTAGAACAATTGCAAAATTATCAGCAGGTAAATTAGCCAATTGTGATGCAGTTGTAAATCCATAAGAACTACTTAATGTAGAACCATAAAATCCCGGAACTTGCAAGGTAGAAGTATTTAAGTTTTCCCATTGTGTATTTCCCAATACCGCTAATACTTTTTGAACGGGAGCACCAGTCCATTGGAACGAACAAGTATTATATACACCGGAACTTGCATAAAATCCACCATCTAAATATCCAAATGAACCACTCAAACATCCATTAACTATTAAACTTACATTTCCACAATGGTCAGTTGAGGTAATAACTCCACCATTCATTATATAGATATCAGGAGCACCAACCGCAGGATTTCCTAAATCTTGAGAATCGGAAATTACAGAACTATTAGCCGATATAATTTGAGAAGTATAGAAGGTAGGTGGATATTGTTCGAGTGGAACATTTCCTTGAGTATAATCAAAACTTGCACTTAATCCGGCACTAAATAAAATACTGCTTAATATAGAAGCAGATGCGGCAGATCCAGTCAATGCAAAAAATGATGCTGATGAAACTTGAAATGCTCCTGTATAAAGTAAAGTTCCATTAATATTACCAGCCGCAGTTTGACCATAATAAATTAAACTTCCACTTGGTCCCGGAGTCCCTGCAATCGCAGTTCCTTGTGCCGGTTGTAAAGTTAATGATGATGCAACTCCATTAAGTTCAATTGAACCACTTACATATACCGTATTAACATAAAATCCAGTAAAACTTCCAGTACCTGAAAAACTTCCTGTACCAGTTAAGCTTCCAGTAATCGTAGAAGTTCCAGAAACGGATAACCCGCTTCCGCTTTGAGCAACTCCTCCATTTATACTTCCCGTACCTGATAAAAATCCAGTTCCGGAAAAATATCCACTTCCACTAAAAATACCATCAACATTAGAAATACTACCGGGAGATGAAAAAGAAGCAGTATAAGGATAAGTTACGCCCGCTGTATTAAATGACATTCCAATTGGAATCTGGCCATATGCTGGAAGTGTAATATTTGAAGATTGAGATACTAAATATCCACAATCCATAGCACGAGTCCATTCTCCACTTTGAGCATAAATAACAAATGGATATTTTTGAGTATATCCGGTTAATGCTCCAACACGACAAACAGTGACAAATCCTTTAGCCTGTAAATATTGAGTGGCAGTATAAGGACCATAATAGGTTCCATCAGGAGTTCCAAATTGTGCCTGTAAGGTTGGAATATCGGTAAATGTAGTTGGATAAAACCCAACTCCTTGAGGAAATGGTGCCACGACAACTGCGCCAATATCAGCAACGCCTTGAGCGATACCAGATTGGTTTATTTCGTTTATAAAAACACCGGGAGAAATCATGTTTGACATACGTTTATATTTTATTTTTTAATAAAAATCTCAATATCCAACTACCAATTAAATATTGAAACTATTAAATATAAATATAACTCGTTTTCTCAAAGATATAAAAAAATATTATATTTTTATACTGTGGAAGATGGTGTAAAAGTTCCATCGGTTAAACTTAGATTTCCTTCGCCATAACTACTAAGAATCTTATTTAACAGGTCTTTTTCTGTTTTTTGAAGGTTAATCCATGCCGCTTCTGTTTCTTTTTCTGCGTTCTCAAGATTTAATCTCTCTACTTTAAGAGTTCCAAATCGCAATAATGTTTGCTGAATATTAGATTGTAACTGTTTAATATCGGACATTTCCGATTCTTTTAATTTTACTGGAGTAACTTTATTCATGTTTATATATATTTGATTATTTTATTTTTTATTTATTATATTTTGATTTTTTCCAATGCCGACGTATCGGCATAAGTATAATATTCATCTTCAGATGTTTGTATTGTATTCCATATGGTTTCGGCTCTACCTATTCTATGGTCCTTACCCGATACAATTCCCTTATAACGATTAGATAAACAATATTTCAATGCTGCTTGATATAATAATAGTCCAAATCCTTCTTTTTTTTGAACTGCTGATATGAAATCCACATATAAATAACCACTTTTTGGTTTTATATCCCCCAAATCATCAAAATTAGAAGTTAAAGTTATGTATCCCAATGCTTCATTATTATCCGACAACATATCTATACTGATTGAATATTCATTATTTTTAATAGTAGAAAATTTTATTTTTCCTTCTTTATATAAAATAAATGCTAATTTTTCTTCAGTTAATAATGATTTTAACTTAATCATATAAAATATGTTTTATAGTTTATATTTTCATTTAGAGGATTGTAATTATTCCAACCTGATAGTTCATACTGATATTTTTGCAATTTAATATTTAATTCTCGTATTTCATTTTCCATTCCTCCCATAGAGTCCAATCTTTCAATTTCACGTTCTATTTTAGGTATTTCATATGTTAAAAATAAAAATCTTTTTTCTTTTATACTTGATAATTTAGCCTCATCTAATTTTTCTTTGGGTAAGTCGAAATGCATCTTTTCACCTTTAATTGGAGAATATACTATTTTATCAATAGTTACTTCCATGTCTACCACTGTATCTTTTTCATCGAATGAATTAGATTTAACATATGCCAATGTAAGATGGGGATGATATATTGGATGAGAATCTTCATTGGGAAACTCACATGCTGCTTTATTTAATTTTTTAATAACATCGGATTCTACATCATATTTAACAACATCAAATCCTTTTTCTTTATTTTTGAATTGACTTATACTTTTAAGCGTAGCTTTAAATTGAATTACATCTTTGATTAAATTTTCAATTTCTTTTTTAGTAAGATCAGGAAAAAAACCATACTTTATAGTAATATGAATTTCTTCTAATTCTCTTCCCATTCCTTCTTCTTTTGTATATAAAACATCGTCTGATATTATATCTTTTCCAATTTTAATTATTTTTTTAGAATCTTTATCACTGATGAAGCACATTAAACATCCATAATCAACGGATTTTTTTCCACGGTCTTCATTTAACATATTTTTTAATTTAATCATATATCAAGAAGGGTCATATCCCCATTCAAAAATAGAATTACCATCCGTATATAAATCTTTAACAGGAACAACTTTAGATAATATTCTATATCTATCAAACTCAGTTTTACCATGTGTAACTGCATAATCTCGTATTGGAGTAACCCAATCACCTGGATTTATTTTAACTTCTGATTCTTCGGATGTCATTTTCTTTTTTATTCTTTCTTCTTCATTGCATAAATAATCATAATATTTACTTTTATCTGTAAAATATTTGACATGGGCTGGTATTTTTCCAGTTTTTAATATATATTTCTTTTGTTTTTCAATATCTTCCAATTTTTCTTGGGAAGTCAATACCATTGGAACCGCTCGATAAACTCTTATTTTCAAGTTCGGCTTGTCTTTTATACTCCTATAAATAGAAACTGCTAATCTATCTAATGTTTCATTGGAGCCATATCCATAAAATCTATATGCTTCAGGAGAAGTGTAAATATCGGGATATGTAGTGGTGAGATTATATACTGGGTCATCTGTTCTATCTGGAGCAGAATGATTTCCTCTATAATTTTCATCTTCGGTTAATACCGTTAATTTTCCAATCTTTTTTAAGAAATTGAGTATGGTTTCCCATGCTTTTTCAACATGACCGTTTTCCAACATCATATCAACTTCAAGTTTTAATTCGGGGTCGGCAGAATCATAGAATAAAGTTAATTCATGAATACCAACCATTCCAGTATATATGGCTTCTTTTATTAAGTCAGTTAATTTAATCATATTTGTTTAATAAATTTCAATGGCATTTTATATCCTACGATAATAGTATAAGGAGATATACCTTCTGAATGATAATCAGACGGAATTTCTCCTAATTCTAACTCATATGATATATATTCTCTAACCAAGTGTTCGGCAACTTGAGGTTCATATTCTAAGTTTAATTCTGGTATTTTTAATTCCGATTTAAATGCCGGAAGATTTATTTCTAAACATATGTTTCCATAAGTTCCGTTTTGATATTCTTCTGGATTTACGCTTGTAAATATACCATGTGCGCTTCTATTATTTATTCCCGTTCCACCACTACCCACTAACTCTCCGTCTTGTTTAATCAATTCCCAGTTTTCTTCAGTTGTATAATGATACACTGGACTTGGATTCGATTTAAACTCTTTTAATGTGGTTTCAAGATGACCGTTATAAATATCATCGGCACTTATATTTACTACTTGTTCTGCATCATTTGAATAAGTCCAATCTATTATATTCTTAATAACGTCGAATGATTCGTTTTCTTTGTTATATTCTAACCAAATTATATTATTTTTTAAGTCATATAATTTTATTATTTTCTGATTAAAATATGAACTATATTCTAAATCAAATCTATTTTTTAATTTGGAAATTTCCGATTTAGGACATTCATAATCAAAATGGTCCAGATACTCCTGCCAATCATCCCATTTATCAGAATCTTCCGGATACATCTCATCTCTTTCTAAATCCGTTATTTCTGATAAAGATTTAGGTTTAAATTCGTCTTTTTCAATTCCTACTATTTTAATTTGTGTATTGAAAAATACAAAGCAATCAAAACTTCCATCGGAACCACCATCTGGAAGAATGGCACCATCATACCCATCTCGTTTTAATTCTCCTAAACTCATTTTTTCATATTCATCCCATCCAGCCGGATTATTTAATGTAACTATTGCAGTTATAATATAACCCTTACTATTAGCACCTGATTCTCCTTTTACTATTTTTTCTTTGTTTGAAGTAAACCACACTATTCCGTGAGTTGACTTTTTAATATTAAAAGTTTTAAACGGTTCTTTAGTTCCATGATAAACTGTTAATTTTCCTTTTATATTTTCTGATAATCCATGTGCTTTCATTTGTAATTTTTGATAATTTAATTTATCATTTGAACTGATACTATTAGTTTTAGTTACATGGTAATACGGGAATCTTTTTTTAATCAATGCTTTAACTTCTTCTCTAATATCCTCGGATGGTTGATTATACCAATAAATGGTTTGATTACTAGCATTATATCTAAAATTATATTTATCTCTATTGTAACTCCATCCATATTTATCCAATAAATCCGAGTGACTTTCTATATTACTATCCATTATTATATTGAAATCATCATCCACACATCCCACAATGATATAAGGAGATTTAATTTCATTTAATAATATTTTCAATTTAATCATAATCCCTTTGATTTTAAATATTGTTTAATCATATCCAAATATTCTGATTTAATACTATTCATATTTATATAAATATATTTATTTAGATATAGAATTTACTATTTGTCTAACCTTCTCAAATGATATTTTAATATTGCATAATTGTAATTTTTTAACGATTGTTCGTATGGATGCTCCCGTATTTCTTAAAGTTATTATAGATGTTTTTTCGTAATCTGTAATAGGTCTATACTTATGATGATTTTCTTTACTTCTATAATATTTATATTTTCTGAATATATTATTATCAATTAATATTCTTTTTATAACATCGTATCCATAATTTTTATATTTTAATTTTTTAATAGTGTTCATTAACCCATATTGCTTATAGTTTTGTATAATTTCCATCTCATCTTTGCGTGTTACGAATTTCCATTGATGGTGTTTATCTTTACTTAATAATCCTATATGAGATATGCTTATTTTTTGTTTTGATTTTTCGGTGTGATGCTTTCCATACCAATGAGATTTTTTTCCGTTTAAAATTGGAGTGTTTGATTTTATTTTAGCAATTGTTTCTTGTGTATGATGTTTTCCATAAAATGGATTTCCTGTACCACTAAATAGTTTTTTCATTTTAAGTTTATATTCTTCAGTTGGAATGTATCCACTCGCTCCTTCTCCACCATTTGTTAAATTACATAGTTTTATATTATTCTTTTTGGCCTTTTTTATTTCGTTTATTTCTAGTTCAAATGCTTCTTTTTCAGTAATATTCTTTTTTATAAACAATACCTTTACATCGTGTCCTAAGTTTATTATTTTTTTTATTTTATTAAATAAATGTAAATTATTATTTGGAATTTCGTTTTTTTTAACTTTTCGGATATGTTCGTAATATCTATATTTACACCCCTTCCCAATGTAAAATACAATATTATTTACTGGATCTATTAAATTATATACATAAAATCTATTTTCTTTCTTTCCAATACTTTTGCATACGTTTTCGTTTAATTTGCTCTGAATTTTTTCTATACCAATTTCGTTTCCATCTTCGTTCGGCTTCATATTTTTCTTCTTTTGTATTGTATATTTTATTTCTTCCCATAACTTTTATTAACCTTTCTACATTATAAATATATAACTACAAACATAAAACTACAAATATTTTCATTTATTTTTAATTATATTTCTAACTATATTAAATGCTTCGTCTCTTGTTAAATTTGGATTTTCATATATAGCATCTCGTATAGCGTCTAATATTTCTTTATAAATTGGACCCCTTGGTATTTTTAACGATATTAAATCATCACCAGTTACCGGTAATTTATCGGTTTTCTTTGGAATTGAGTTTTTTAATGCGTCAATTCGTCTTATAATATTTGGTATTTGTTCTGGATTTGTATGACTTCCTTCATGAGACGCATTATCCGCCGACATAACATCCAAGGTTGCTTCCAAATGGTCTCCCAAATCAACTACAAACTTTCTAAGTGCTTTATCAGTCACTAATTCTCCTTTTTCACCGGACCTTTTAAGTCGCATATGATTTTTAATTCCGGCAACTACTGGATTTATAATTTCCGATGGATATTTCAGATTAGTTAATATTTCTCGTGCCATGTCAGCACCTATATGCTCGTGCTCATAAAAATGGATTTCTCCATCAACTATAGTTTTGGTTTTTACTTTACCAACATCGTGAAACAATGCCATTAATCTATTTATTAGATTAGGTTTAGTTTTCTTTAATACTTCGAGTGAATGCATCCATACGTCGTGTTTATGATATTTATTTTGACCCATTCCTATTGCCTGTTCCAATTCCGGTGAAATATATTTCATTGCCCCAATATCTTTTAACATATCCAATGCTTCGGCTGGATGGTCGGTTAATAACATTTTATTCATTTCATCTCGGATACGTTCTTTCGAAATGTGTTGTAATTCATTTATATTACGTTTCATTCCTTCTAACGTTTCTTCGTCTAAAGTGAATCCATATTTTATAGCGAATCTGACTCCTCTCAAAATCCGCAAACTGTCTTGTTGATATATTTCATCGGCAGGAGAAGTAGTTTTTAATATTCCATTGTGAATATCTGATATTCCTCTTCCGGTTATATCCAATACTTTACTAGTAGTTAAATCAAACACCAAGCTATTGATAGTGTAATCTCTTCTATAGATATCATCTTCTATGGTTCCTGCTCTTACAATTGGCTTCCTACTTCCATGTATATATTCTTCTTTTCGTGCGGCAACACATTCTATATCCATATTAGATAAGTCAATTCCATTATATTCTACCCCTTTCAAAACAAACTTAGCAGTTCCAAATGTAGGAAATAATACAGGATTTGACATATTCTTAGTGTATTCTGCTAATTTTTGTAAAGTGGCTTCATCTTTATTACAAATTAAATCCCAATTTGTTTTTATAAATTGTATAAACTCTTTAAATACAACTTCCGTTGGACCTTTATAATTTTTCATAAATAAGGTAGCCCAACGAGCAAACTCCATTCCTCCAGTTATATCGTGATTTGTTACAACCACATCCAAATCTTTTGGTGAGCCACCCATTTCCATATCCCTCACTGCGCCACCAGCAAGATATACTTGTCCTCTATACGGTCCTTCTTGTACCAATTTCTTTAGGTATTCTATGGCTGTGGTTTCTACAACACCTTCGTTTAATAACATTTTCAATTTAATCATATTTAATAAGTATATGGTTCATAAATCTCATGTGGCAATCTCAATGCTAACAATGCAATTTCAACTTCTTTCAAACATTCGTTGACTCCACCACCAGTTAAAACAATATTTCTATAATTTTTCAAAAAATCCATTAAATCAGGTATATTTACACAATCTCTACTATCTCTTAACAATTCGTATACTTCTTTTCTGTCTGTTCTTCTATACTCTCTTAAATATTTAGCCCACATTTCACGAGTCATATCTCTAGAATCTCGTATGTCATTTTCATACATGAATCTTACAAAATTAGCAATTGTATCATCTGCTAAATTATTGTCAATACAATATCTAAAAAACGCATATCCTTTATCATACCAGATAGAACTATTAATCACATCTTCGTTCAATCCTTGTTCCATGAACCAATATTTATATTCTGATTCATCAGGAAATCCTAAATCCGGACCATTAAATAAAAATATTAATTTATAACAATCTAAATTGTTTAGAAATTCACAATATCTATCCATCCTAAAACCAAATGATTTTCGATATTCCGGTTGAATATCTACCGATATAAAAGTTTTACCATTGAATGATTCTTCAGTTAAAATGGATTTTAGGTTTATCATAAAAATATAAGTTTATATAATTCTTTTATAAACTGTCTCCATCGAACCGGCTCTTTCTTTTTCATATCATCTATATTTTCCAGTATTTCATTCAATCTTTCATCTCTGTAAAATGCATTATTTGAATAATTATTAGATATTAGTTCTTTAAATGCGGTTTCCCATTTATTCTTAGGGAAGTTTTTATTTAGATATCGTTTAATATGAAACGCATATGTATGAAGATTAGTTTTAAACTCTATATCTCGCATATGGTGAGCAGTTCTACCCGAACTTGATGAGTTATATCCTAATAAATCAGTTGTTCGATTTAACACTTTTTCCTTTGGTAATCCGGTTTTTGATATCATTTGAACCAAATGACGAAGTTCATGTTTTACCGTATCAATCAATTCGTCTGTTGATTTTTTAAAACTATGTATAAACGAATACGTATCAATTATAATATATAATTCGGTTGGATTTTCTTCCACTTTAACATATCCTGTATTAGAAGAATTAAACCCGTTTGTAATTCTAACTACAATATCCGGAAACTCTCTTTGTTTTGATAATATTCTAAAATCGGATAGTCCCCAAGCTGTATCTACTTTATATGATTCAATTTTAAATAATAATCGTCCTTCTTTTTTGTATTGGGTTGCTAATCTATAATATTCGTTATATTTTATTATCGAATGATTCGATTTAGTTTTAGAATGTTCCGCTCTTGTTTTGAAATAAGGTAAAAATAATGCCGCAATATATTTTGCGGCTGCTGTTGCCAATGCATCAGCCTCAACCTGTAATTCAAAGTTTTCTGTTAACTCTATCATATATTCTTAAGAAACGTATCAAAATATTTATTATTTCTTCCCAGTTCTATTTTTTTACCATTTTTATCAATGGCACTTCTTTTATATTCGGCAGTTGCTGTTTTCCAATCACCCAATAAAACAGCTCTTACAAACTTTGGAAAGTGTCGTATTGTACCTAAATTATAAGCAAAGTCAATCAACATTTCTTCTTTGTGCTGGTCCAATGTCGGAATATTAACTTTAAACATGTGTTTAATATCGGAATATACTTTTCCTTTGGCAATTGTCAAATCTCTGATAAGCAATTCATTTGCTTGTTTATCAGTTATTCCGTTTTTAAATAGATGCATTTCATTATTTTCTATTTTATGCCCAAATCCTATATGTGGACCGGTTGGGTCTTGATACATGTGCCATATTCCATTTTTATATCCTTTATTTATTCCATTCTCCACATTTTTAATGTATTTTATTAAAGTGGGTGAAAACTCATGGTGCGTATTCGATTGAATATGACCGGAAGGAATGTCAATATTTTCAAACACAAAAAAATTTTTGTATTTCGGAGTTTGGGTTTTTGCGTAGCACATAAATATAAATATAATTTTAATTAGTTAAACAAGAAATCCACTCATATTTATTATTTATATGAATAATGAAGAATATCAAGAATATAATAATGCGTTGATTCGCTGGCCGGGGAGCGGTAGTTTGGATGTTGCTTCGTTAACTATATTTGGAAATTATAATAATGACGCTCAATTTATACGAGATTGTATAGGAGCATCGAAATGGGCATGTTTAAGATTAGGATATCCAACGGTTGATGTAGAATTAGTAGATAAGATAATATATCCTGCTTTTGAAGAGTCTGTTAATGAATATAATGCAAAAGTAAATGAGTTTAATGCTATTAACAATATGATAGCATTACAAGGACAGACCATTTCATCTACGAATGGAGGAGTAACTGGAAAAGTAGTAAACTCAACGGGTCTTGAAAGGATGACTATAATCGCTCGTGATTATGGAAGTGAAGCAGGTAGCGGTGGTAATTATGATTGGAAAATGGCATCATTTCAAGTTTATCCAAATCGGCAAACCTATGATTTACAAGAACTTATAGGATTTGGAGAGGATTGTAATAGAATTGAAATCAAAAGAATATTCCACGATAGACCACCCGCATTTCAAAGAATATATGATCCATTTTCCATGACTGGAATGAGTTATTCTAATATTTTAACCGAATTAGGATTTGGAGCATATAGTCCTGCAACTCAATTTTTAATGTGTCCTATATTCGAAGACATGTTAAGAGGTCAAGCCATTCAATTTAATGATTTAGTTAGAAAGTCGGCATTTTCATTCCACGTTGCCAATAATAAAGTAACTTTATTTCCAGTTCCTGAATGTGGATATAAATGTCATATTCAATATACCACTGATAATATCAAATTAGAAAACAATTCTTTATATGGAGATGGAACTAATGTTATTAGTGATTTAGCCGACATTCCATATTCGGTTCATCCATATTCCAGTATAAATGATGCTGGAAGACAATGGATTAGAAAATATTTCTTAGCAAATTGTAAAGAAATATTAGGATGTATTCGTCAAAAAGTTCAAACTTTACCAATTCCCGGTGGAGAAACGACTTTAGATGGTGCAGAGTTAAGAAGCGAGGCACAGCAAGAAAAGCAACTATTACAAGATAATTTGAAAGAAATATTAGAAAACACAAGTAAATATAATCAGATGGAAAAACAATCTGCTTACAATTCGCAGTTAATGGATAATTTAAAAGCGGTTCCTCTTGGATTATATATATTTTAACCAACTCAACAATATGAAATGTACTAAAGTTTTAGGGTTGACAAATAGAAAATAATCTATAAACTGTGGCAATATGAAAAACAAAAAACTATTCGTAAAAACTAACACCGGCACATTTATCTTAAATGAAGGATATGGCGAAACCGACATGAATAATCCCGAAGAAAAACGAGAAGTTCAAATTGGAAAAGAAATATATTCTATTTTAGAATATTCTGTTAAAAACTTAAAAAATCAAGAATCAGTATATGAAAACTTAGTAAAAATTGCCAAATTAGCAGAAGAATTGGTAAATATGCATGGAAGTCAACTCTAATTATGAGAGGTCGATATTTTAGTCCCAGAGATATATCTTTCATTCGAGGGGTCAATGAAGAATTGCTTAATCGAGTAATTCAAACTGGCGTAGTTATATATAAAATTGCGGCAGATATAACTCAGACAAATATTTATGGAGAAGTATCCAATAAAAGTATTAAAAAATATCATCGAGGATTATACATAAACGCATATGTTGATAGAGGAGAATTAACAACTGAACCCAATGATTTTATTGATAAGAAACAAAATACCGTGTTTAAGTTTTTATATCACGAATTAAAAAAATTAGAGTTTTATCCTCAAGAGGGAGATATTATACAATTCAATGACCGTTTATATCAAACCGAAAATGTAGTAGGACAAGACCAATTATTAGGAGGACAACCAGATAAATCGTTCAGTATAATTGTAAACACACATTATAGTCGTCTTTCGGTAAATGATTTGAAGTTTGTAGACCAGCATTGATTTATATAAATGCGGGTTATTGACATTGTAATTATATTTATATTTATATGTCAAATAATGAACTTTCATCCACTCCTGTATTAAATAGAGCAGAACAGGTGCGTAGAGATAATGATACTCAAAAGAGTTTATCTATTAGTTTATATGATATAGATAATACAATTTTAAATCATTTACAAAATAATTTAAAACTTCAAGTGGAACATGAAGGAGTTATAAAAAAACCGGTTTGTATGTTTGGGTCTCCTGAATTATGGAAGGCAATGCAAAAAGATTCATTTATTAGGGATTACCAAGGAAAAATAACACTTCCAGCTATTATTTTAAAAAGAACCACTTCAAATACCGATGAAACATTTATTCATTTTAATAGATATTTAAATGAAGCAGTTATAAAAACATATTCCGAAAAAAATCAATATACTAGGTTTTCTATTTTAAATGGAAGTAATGCTCCCGTAAATGAAGTTTATAATATAACATTTCCAAGTCATATGAAATTAACTTATAAGTTTATAATATGGACGGAATATATTTCTCAAATGAATCAATTAGTGGAAGCATTTCAATTTAATACTAAAGATTATTGGGGAACTGAACATGGATACAAATTCAGAGTTGATAGCGTATCATTCGGACATACGGTGGAATTACAAGCGGGGGATGATAGATTGGTAAAAACTGAGTTTGATTTAAACGTTCATGGATATATTTTGCCCGAGACGATGACTAAATTAGATTCTCAAAAACAAACGTTTAAAAAACTTTTAACCGCTAAAAAAATAGTAATGGGAGTTGATTTATCATCGGATACTCAACCTTTATATCCATATGGAAATAATAATTCAAAATGGAAAAGTCAGCAATATCCAAATAAGGATGCCGATGAAATTATTACTCCTGCTCCAATTTCAGTATCGGATGGAGTAGTAAACCCTGAAACTGGAATAATATCCAATTCTAATCCAGTGTATTCTACACTTTCTTATGTTTCGTCAGTTGGAAATACAAACATAAATAATATATATCCGTCCGTATCTGGTCCATATTTAACATTAGTCGAAACTCCCGCTTCTATAACATCGGCAGGACAAGAAGGACAAGCATCATTTGACGACCAATATTTTTATGTGTATACTAAAAATCAATGGAGACGAGTAGCAATATCAAGTTTTTCCTAAATTATGATACTTTATAATGCAAAAGATATTTTTATTCAGAGAAAACCGACTATAGGTAATGGGTTTGAAGAATATGTTTTCAGGTCAACTCCCAATGAAGTTATCGTTTTTGATTCCAATAGTAATTTAATAAGTATTGATTATTTAACATTAGCCGATACATTATCGCCATTATTAGCATCTACTTCTCAATCGATATCTTCAAGTTATTCGAGTTATTCCCTATTATCCAATATATCAAATACTTCTTCATTTATGGCGTTTAATGGAAATAGACCTATAAAACGAAGTGGATATTCCGGATTAAATGTTGGAGGTCAAGATGTTGATGATTTTCTAAATAATTTCTTTTTTCCATTTGTATCGGCTACAGTATCAGATTCGGGTGGCGGATTATATCAGACTGGAAGTTTGCAAACCGTATCGGTATATTCAAACATAACTGTAAATGACGAGACTGGATTCGGGTCTGGTTCTATATTTAAAGATGGTGCGGTATGGAATAATCAAGCATCAATTCCTCCATATTCATTTACATTTAATGATATAAATACATATTCTAATCATACGTATCAAACTTTTGTATCGGTTAATAATAATGGGTCTCCCACCGTGATAAGTTCAAATGCAATCTCAATTTCATTTGTATATCCATATTTATGGGGAATGAGTGTCACTTCGGGGTTATCGGGAATCTCATTATACAACGCATTTACTCCTCAAATAGTGACACAAACTTCCAAGACTATCAATTTAAATGGAAGTGCGGTATATATTTATTTTGCATATCCGGCAATTTATCCCGATTTAACATCGATATTAGACCCTAATTCATTTCAAGTAATTGGAAGTTTTAATAAGTCAACCGTATCCGTAACCAGTACAGGATTAACTAACAACTGGACTACTAATTATAAAGTGTATCAAACTCAATTAGTATCGAGTCCAGCCGGAAATTTTCAATTTATATATTAATTTATGATATCGATAATAGATGGATTTAGTGTGACATCTGCTCTTCCAGCGGATTTGAAGACTATTATATCAACCTCCTCAAGTTTAACCTCTATAAGTTCTTCTTGGAGATATAATGGAATGTTGGTTTATACTCAAGCAGAAGGTCAAGAATGGAGATTAGTCGGAGGAGTGTCCGATTCAAATTGGAAATTAATATCAACGAGTGGAAGTTCGGCATCGTCATCATACAGTAACACTTCATCGGTAAGTTTTAACTCAACTACATCAAGTTATTCGTATTCATCATCATATTTGATTGGATATTCTAATATTACAATAAGTCAATCTATAAGTTCAAGTTTTGCATCCCAATCGTTGAGTTCTAGTTATGCTAATACCGCATCGTATCTAATAGGATACACCACTCCATTTCTTGTCAGTAGTTCGATTTCATCATCATTTGCATCACAATCGTTGAGTTCATCGTATCTAATAGGATATGTTACTCCTACATTTGTATCATCGTCCATATCAAGTTCATTTGCGTCTAGTTCTATTACTGCATCATATTTAATAGGATACGTTCCTCCGTTTTTAGTAAGCAGTTCCATTTCTGCATCATTTGCATCAGGTTCGATTACCAGTTCATATTCTTTAACTGCATCATACGCTTTAAATGCAGGTTCCGGTACAACTTTAATTACTGGTTCAACATACCCAATCACATCGAGTTGGGCTAATAATGCTGGAACAGCATCTATATTACTTGGTAGTATAATTTCAAGTTCATATTCTTTAACTTCATCATATGCATTGAATGCGGGAGGTGGAGGGACCATTTTAATTACTGGATCGACATATCCAATCACGTCAAGTTGGGCATTAACTTCTTCTATTACCACCAATGCAATTACGTCTAGTTATTCATTAACAAGTAATTCTTCATCATATTCTTCCCATGCTCTATCATCCAGTTATGCGGGAACCGCTGTATTCGGAGATGAAGTTTTGTATATAACATTACCGGGGTCTGGGTCGTCTGTTGATATCGGAAATTTCGTATCTAATAGTAAAGGACATAATTTAATTATAACTATAAATCCTATCGATAATCTTTGGTGGGTTGGGGCTAAAACATATATTTTAACCGGTGTTTATAACAATGGATGGGCGGGTTCTGATTTCCAACTTGTTGCACCTATTTCCGCAACCGGACCATATGAGATAACGTATAATTCAGGATTGAGTTATGCATTTAGTGATTTTGAATTAGAAGCATATATGGATATTTATTCTAAATTGTTTATTAGAATACGTGTAACCGAAGCATATGTTCCAAACCGAACTGTAGCTGTTAGGATAACAAATATTGGAGATCCAACCGATGCATTTACACAAACAACCGGTTCAGCAACCGGTTCAACTGACACCACATATTGGCCAACTGCAACCATCGAACAGAATGCTAATAATGGAACTATAGTACATAGTAATTTAAATGTAACTGGAAATGTAACTTCCAATTTTACCGGAAGTTTATTTGGAACTTCTTCTTATTCATTGTATAGTAATAATGTTTCGGCATCCTATCTATCTGGTTCAAATGCAATTGTAACAACTGCTAACATTTCTCAGTTATCTGCATCCGTTGGTTATTTTGCAGGAGGACAGGCAACCATTGATTCTACGGGTTCATTGAATTTATTTAATGGTGCAATAACAATGAATCATTTTTTTAACAATACCGCTTTTAATTTATATGGTATTCCGGCTACAGATCAAGGATCACAGATTAATTTGTACGGAAATAATGCAAATAATCAATGGCAATTACAAGGTGGAGGTGCTGGATCTGGAGCAACTGGATTTACCATATATAAATGGATTGGTGGTAATATTTTAACTGGAAGTATTCCATTTAGAATATTTGACAATGGAAATGTTAGAATTGGGGCAATGTCACAATCCGCTGGTTTTCCGGGACCAAATGCGATGGATGATGGAAATTCTGTTCAAATTGTAGGAAGTTTATCTATTTTATCAGGAAGTATAACATCATCTATAATTTCAGCCAGTTCTATTATTTCACATTTCACTGGAAGTTTATCTGGAACTTCAAGTTACGCAGTGACATCATCATATTTTAGCGGCTCAATTTCCAATTCAAACACATCCATAACTTCAAGTTATTCAACCACTGCTTCGTATGCGTTAAACGGAGGAACTGGTGGTATATTAACAACTGGTAGCACATATCCAATTACCAGTAGTTGGTCTACCAACTCCATAACTGCATCTTATTTTAGTGGATCGATTTCTAATGCTACAACCGCAAATACTGCTAGTTATGTTTCTTCCAGTAATGTAATAGGAACTGTTTTAAGTTCAAGTTATGCTGTTACTGCATCATATGCATTAACTTCTAGTTTATTGACCGGAAATATATTAAACTCTCAATTACCATCCCAAATAAATGTGTATGGAATAACTGCAAGTTACATTGATATAATAAATAATATTTTACTCGGTGGCACAATTGCAAATGCAACTAATTTACCAAATACTTCTATTGTTATAGGTGCCGGAACTGGTAATAATGCTACTAATGCAAATCAAAGTAACTTTTTAGGAACTAATGCAGCATATAATGCAACTAATGCAAATAATAGTAATTTCTTCGGACAATCTGCCGGTCAAAGTGCGGTCAATGCAAATAACAGTACTTTCATAGGAGGATTTGCTGGATCGGGAGCAACCAATTCAAGTCAGAGTGTATTTATTGGTCCAATTGCTGGTGCAAACGCAAACAACGCAGGACTTAGTACGTTCATAGGTCAATCTGCTGGATATTATTCGACCAATGCAAATAACTCTATATTCATAGGTTTTAATGCTGGTTCTAGTATAGGGACAAGTACAAGTAATGCGAATAACGCTATATTCATTGGTAATTATGCAGGATTAAATGATACTGTAAATAATAGTGCCGGTCATTCATCTATTTTAATTGGTGATTATACATCGACAGGTGGTAATCAGGATAGCATAGCAATTGGAAAAGGAACAAAAAATAGTATAAATAACCAAGTAAACATTGGAAATAGTTTATTTATCAATGGAATATATTCCGGTTCCAGTTCAGTTTCAACTCCTCAGTTAAATGTTAAGATGGGAATTGGATTAAATAATCCAGTAAACACGTTGGATGTTATTGGAAATATTAGTGCATCAGTAATCACGGCATCATTATTTTTAGGTACTGCATCCTATGCTGGAACTGCTTCTATATTACTCGGAAGCGTAGTTTCAAGTTCTTATTCTTCGTTTGCATTAACCGCATCTTATGCATTGAACGGTGGGTCAGGAAGTTCGGGAACATCATTAGTTACCGGTTCAACTTATCCAATTACGTCAAGCTGGGCTATATCAGCATCTTGGGCACCAATAAATGGAAGCTCTAGTTATTCACAAACTAGTGATTTTGCAGTTATTGCTGGAAATTGTTTATATACATCTAGTTATGCATTAACCGCATCTTATGCATTGAACGGTGGAGGAAGTGGATCTGTTGGTCCTTCGACTCCTGATATTATACAAATCCAAGTATTTATGTAAAAATAAACGATATATAACATTATGACATATTCTAAATTATTATTAAGCGGATCGATTTCGGGACAACCTATTCTTATAAACTCGGTAACAAGTGGTTCATCAACTCCTATTCATACTGCGGTGGCTGGGTCGGCGGCATTTGATGAAATATATATTTACGCCACCAACAATTCTTTATATACCGTTATGTTAACAATGTGTTGGGGAAGTATAAGTTCATCAAATCAATTACCGATTGGTATTTCATCAGGAGTTGGACGAGTTTGCGTATGCGATGGAGTTTTATTAAATAATAGTTTAACCGCATACGGTTATGCATCTGTATCTGGTTCAATTTTAATTGATGGATTTGTAAATAGAATACAATAAATTATGTCATTACATACATTGAGAAGAAACAATAGAAGATTCTCGGCTGGAGAATATATGGGAGTTCCTACCGTACCTGATTTTTTAACAAATCTTATAAGTGCATGGCCGGGTAATGGAAATACTAACGATGTCTATGGAACAAACAATGGGACAGGAGAAGGAAGCCTTAGTTATGGCAGCGGATTGAATGGTTATCAAGCATTTAGTGGAAATGGGTCAAGCTGTTATGTTGTTTCGGCAAATACTGTAAATCCAGTTCTGTTTGCTGGTTATTCATTCTCTGCTTGGTTCAATACTACTACGAGTGGATTTCCTATTGTATATATGGACCAAAACCCATTAGCAGCAGGAACTATATATGATAAAGTATTCGGTATAAATACATCTGGTAATATTTATTTTGCTATATTTAATGGGTCTGCATATGCTATACTTTCAACTGGAAAAAATTATTTGGATGGAGTTTGGCATCACGCAGTAGTAACCAGCAATAATACAAATGTATCACAAATTTATGTTGATGGAACGATAGTAGCGTCGGGTCTTGGTAATGGTTCTAATTATGCAGGTTATTGGAAACTTGGTATGAATCATTATACCAGTTATCCAATTGGCACTGCTCCAGCATCTCCTTTTTATTTTTCCGGATTATTACAAGATTTGAGATATTATGGAGCAGTTTTAACGGGACCACAAGTTACAACATTATATCAAAACGGACCTAGAATAGCATAATTTATGACAATATTTTATCCAGTTGGTTCATTCATATATAGTAGAAATACTGCTAGTTCAAGTTATGTCGAACTAGCACTATCTACAAATCCAAATACAATTTTGTATATGGATACATCATCAAACATGAGTTTGATATCGTCGTCTGTGTTAGATTTAACATCGTCGGCAGCAGTAAGTTCAAGTTGGGCTTTATCAGCATCATATGCGCCCGGAAGTCCATCGGTATCTGCTTCTTATTCCAACACTGCATCATATGCTAATCAAGCATCTAGTATGTCAATTAGTTCAAATGACGCATTAGGAACTTTATATTATGTGATGATGGCAACTGGATCATCAGGACAATCTCCTGTATATATAGATACAATTGATTTAGTATATAATCAAGCTACTTCTGTATTGACTACTACAAATCTATCGTCGTCGGCAACAGTTATTAGTGGAAGTGCAACTCAAAATCCATTATCTGTAATTGGAAATAATAATTCATTTTGTGAAATTACTAATCAAAATTATTCTAGTGGAAATATAGCGTCATCAGATATTGTTGCTACGGCTGATATTGGAAATGATAATATTTATTATATTGATTTAGGAATCAATTCATCTGGATATAATGCATCTCAAATTGGAAATGCACTGGATTCATATATTTATGCAACCGGAAGTAATAGTAGTAGTTTATATATAGGACACACTGATATTAGTGGTTCTGTTCATATTTTTGCCGGTAGCATTATAAACACTGGCTCTGGAATAGTTGTAACTGGACAATCAATTACAACTACTCTTCCATTAATTGCATCTGTTTTTATAGTATCCTCCAGTAATACTTTACAGCCTATCTTTGTAAGTTCCAATTTAAATAACGAACTTGAAGCAATAGTTCAGAATCTAAATACAGGTGCTACTGCATCGGCAGATTTTGTATGTGTTAATGCATCGGGAAGTTATTTGACAAATAATTACGTTGATTTAGGTATAAATGGACCGGGTTATGCAATTTCTCAATTTATTGGAGGACCAAACGATGCTTATTTATTTTCAACGGCAAGTAATTTTTATATAGGAAACATAACTCCAAATTATAATTTGTCATTATTTGCTGGAGGAACTATGTCAACTGCATCTATTACGGTAAACGGAACTACAAATAATATAGGAATTGGAATTGTCAATCCAGTTAATAAATTAGATGTGACTGGTAATATTTCATGTTCGGTAATAACTGCATCTATGGTATACGGCTCAAATCTAATTACTCCCGCATTATCCATTGCATATGCAGTCGCATTGGGATAAAATAACGAAAATTACAAAATAGATTACTATTTATATGGAGAAACAATGAAGATTCTAATACCAAATTATATATTTAATGCATCGGCAAAACAAATCACTTTTCCGACATACACTGCTTTATCATTATCTTCATTTTTAATTATTACAGATACTACAGTAAACAAAATAATTTATAATTTTGCTGACCCAACTGCGGGCGGAACTGTATCGGGAAATATATTAACATTAACCTATAATACGGTTGGACTGAGTAATTCTGACCAATTATTGATATATTATGATGATGGAACGGTTCAAGCGAGAGACACTACACTTCAGTTAATGGAAAATCAAAATGATTTATTAAGAAGAATGGTGAAATTGTTAGAATCGCAAGGAACCGTGGATTTAAGTAATAGACAACGAGTTTCTTTGGATGCGGCCCCCGCAGCATTAACTATAGGTGTTATTAATACAGGTATAGGAACTTTTAATTCGACTCTTTCAACTGCCACTACATCTAATGGGTGGCAAGTAGCAAACGGCGGTGCTGGATTCACTCCATACGCATTGACTAATTTATTTCCAATGCCTGTTGCGGAAGGACCTGTTGGGCAAGAGTGGAGAATCGCCGATAACGCTAGGAACACTTTCGCAAATGCAATTAGACCAAATATAAAATAATAATTTATGGCACAACAACCTCCTTATATAACTACACCATTCACATCTTCTCTGAGAAGAACCTTAGATTTACCAGTATGGGAATGGTTAAGATTTTCACCAATTGCAACGGCTGCGGCTTTCTGCACATGTACTTCTGATATTGGCACGGATAGATACATTTATTATCTCACTACAACCGCAGCACCTACTACTTTTTATAGATATGACACTTATACAGACGGTTGGCAACAATTATCTCCTCCAAACACCGCATTGTTAACGGTTGGTGACATGCAGTATACAATGTTTAATGGGTTTCGTTGTAGAGCATTGTCTGGTAGTAATGCTACCAATATAATAATGCCAGCACTAACCGGACAAGTATTATCGGGAAGTGTAATTAAAATACAAGAAGGAACTGGTAGAGGACAAGTAAATACAATAGCAAACGTATCAGACCCAATTATTCAGGATCAAGGAGTTTTAACTACTGCGACTGCAACTCAATTAACTGATACTACTAAAAAATGGAAGTTTAATCAGTGGACTGGTTATCAAGTTAGATTGGTATTTGATGCGGGTGCATCACAAGTACGTAATGTTTTATATAATGATGCTACTAATTTATATTTAAGTGATACTAACTATCAGCAAATTGATAGTTGGAACAATACAGGATTTTCAGCAGTTTTACCATTTGCTATACCCGTTGCCACTGCTGGTTCTCAAACTTATTATACGATTGAAGCATCCAATGTAAGTATGTCGGCAGCATTTCCAATTGCTCCTGATGTAACTTCTAAATTGATAGTTCAAACCGGAGGAATATGGTTATTATCTGGGGCTGCTGGTGCTCCGTTTTTTACTCTTCAATATTATGATATTGCGGAAGATTCTTGGACCACTAAAACTGCAAATCAAACAATTCTTGCGGGTGCCGCCACTGATTGTGCGCTTGAAAAAATAGTTGAAGAAGCTGGTGTATTTTATACTGGTTACTGTGGAAATCCATCTGGTTCTCTATTTTATTTGGCGGCACCATCTGCATCTGTATTTGATATAAATGCAACTGGGTCTGCATCTTTTCCAGTTGATAGATATGTAAATTATCAATGTCGTATTGTAAGCGGCAGTGGAATGGGACAAAGACGACGTATTATAGCAATGACTGGTTCATCATTTCAAGTAGTTCCTAATTTTAGCCCAATGATAGACTCCAGTTCTATTTATTATATCTATGGAGATACTGATAAAATGTATGTTAATTTTGGAGGTAATGCTGCTCAATTTCAATATTTAGTAGAACCAGATTTATGGGCGTTAGGAGATGTGTCATATACTGGTCTTGCTAGAAACTGGTCAGCACAATGGAATGGATCGGCTTCATATGAGCCAATCGCATTATCAACATTGGTTAAAAACACAGGTGCTATAATTTCTATGTCGGCAACTCCAAACATTGGAGGAAGCGGATATTATGTGGGAGATGTATTCAATTTAACTACTGGTGGCACTGTGGGTAAAGGACGTGTAACCCAAGTGGGAGTTAGTGCTTCATTAATGAATGCCGTTCAAGCCGTAGAATTATATTCGGTTGGAACCGGTTATTCAGTTGGAAACAGCGCAACTACAAACGTTTTAGGAACTGGTGCTGGATTAACAGTTCAAATTACGGCAGTAAGTTCTGCTGGAAGAGTAACTACTGCTACTAACCATTTTTTTCAACGAGGTGATGTTATTAACCTACAAGGAACCACCGACCAAACGTGGAACATTCCTTATACTATTTTAGGAGTTGATGGATTAACTACATTTGATATCACTGGGTCATCTACCGCTGCTCCAACCGCAGTAAGTTCATCGGGTGCCGCTACATTTGTCGATTCGGCTGCCAACTGGCAACCTAATGAATTAGTTGGAAAACTTATTCATAAATATTTAGTAGGTGTTACTGGAACAAGCGAAGTAAAACGTATTATTAGTAACACTGGAAATACAGCAACAGTAACAAGTAACTGGGTGGCAAACCCAGTAAGCGGAACTGGACGATATTCAATTTATGAAGCCAAAGGATTTGGACGTGATGAACAGTTTAGAAATCCAGTTTATAATGGTCGTGGATATGCAGTGAGTGGTTCTGGAAATACTCCAACTTCATCCATTTTATATGATACGTCTCATAATTGGGCCTATAATCAATGGTCCGGTTCAATTGTAAGATTTACCGGAGGAACAGGAACAAACTCAGAATGTTTAATTTATACTAATACTTCACAATCATTAAGTTTTTCAACCTCTAGTATAACCGGTCAAACTGGAACTTTAATTATTCCTGATACATCTTCAAAATATTTAATATATGATTCATTTGGTATTTGCACAGCGGCTGGAACTGCCACTACTTTAATAGATTATACAAAAAATTGGACGGTTAACCAATGGGCCGGTAAAAACGTAAGAGTTATTGGTGGAACTGATGCTGGATTTATTGAAGTTAAAGTAGCATCAAATACAAGTAATACGTTGACAGTTGCGACTTTAACAACCGCAACTGCGGCAGATACTAATTATGTAATATATGGAGAAGCACCACGAAGTACTGGAATCGAAACCGTATGGGCGTTTGGAACTACGATTCCTAATCAAGCCGGAAAATACATATGGTGTCCAATAGGTGGTGGTTCTAATAGAATTAGTAGATATGATTTAACTCAACATCTATGGGATTATGGTATTTTTATTCAACCAATATCAGAAACATTAACTACCGGAACTATGTATTGTTATGATGGTGTAAATAGAATATATTTTACTGTTAATGCTACGGGACGTGTAATGTATTTGGATATATCTGCTAATAAAGTTGTTCCATATGGAATGACTCCATATGCCCATGGTGCCGCTGCCATAGGCAATCGAATGGAACTTATAAACAGTCCAGATGGGTTACAATTCATTGTTATATTCCGTCATACTGGACAGGAAGTTTGGAGAAGTTTGATTATTGTATAATGCCATTTGTATATTATAATTGGGAACAAGTTAATATAAACTGGGAGGCTGAATCTCAGGTATGGGAGGCAGTTGGTTATATACTCAATGAGTTAGGAATACCTCTAGGAGCACCTCCTATTTCATTTGCAAATGAAATAGAATTACAAGAAAAGATTGACAGGTTAGAACATCAGAAAAAAGAAAAACTTATTTCGGTTTTAATTATGATAGGAAATGAAGAGTATAAAGAAAAAAGAAAACAAAATAAGAATATAAAACTTAAAGTATCTGATATAAAAACTATTGCGGCACACCATGCTCTAAATGTAACTTTACAGAAATAATCATATATTTTTAGTATTTTATTCTATATTTATTATCAATGAACGATTATTATAAAATAGAACTGGATAAAGCGTCTACCTTTGAATGTAACATTAAAGTCGAAGGTGCCAGCCTTAAAAAAACCAAAGTTAATTTGATAATGGAGTCTGATGATTTTAGCTTAAAATTTAAAGGGGATATTGACGAAGATGGAAAAATAACAGTTCCATTATCAAAGTTAAAAGGAGTTATTGATGAAAATAAAAAGGGAAACTTATATCTCGAAGTAATTGCCGATGATACATATTTTACTCCATATGAGACAGAATACATAACCGAAATGTCTAAAAAAGTTGAAGTTGTATCTGTTAAAAACAAAAAAACACCAGTTCTTGCTGAAACAAGACAGCCCAAAGTTACAGTTCAAAATGTTAAAGATAGTAAATCTAATTTGATTTTGGAACATACCAAAACAATCGCTCATCAAATAATTTCAAGTAAATTGAATATATCAAACTCCAAAGACAAGTCAAAAATATTAGAAATAGTTCTTAATTATTTACATAAGCATAATATAAACGAAAGCATTAACAAAGATATTATTTATACTTTATTTAAGGTTATTTCAAAGATTAAGAAATAATAAAAATATATATAAGTTATGCCTTTGCCGTTTATATTAACAGGAAATACGGTTTCATCGACCTATCCTAGATTGGTGCAAGTTGTAAGTAGTTCATTGTATGATGGACTTGGAAATCCTCTTACAGTATCAGCTTCAATTGCATTCAATGGAAATCGTGATATAACCAGAGGAGAATTCACCGGATTAAATGTTGGTGGTGCCGATGTTGTTACTTTTTTAGATAATCTGTTTTTTCCATTTTCTCCTGCTACTGTATCTGATTCGGGCGGCGGATTATATGAAATCGGAACATCTCAAAACCCTTCTATTTTTTCATCTATATCAGTCAATAATGAAACTTTGTTTGGAACTGGAAGTGTATTCAAAAACTCTTCATTATGGAATACTCAAGCATCAATTCCTCCATATTCATTTACCTTTAATGATACTGGAATCACCACAAATACAACCTATCAAACATTTATTCAGACCAATAATGATGGAAGCCCGACTATAATTTCATCAAATACTACCACTGTTTCATTTGTATATCCATATTTATGGGGAATGAATGTTACATCTGGATTGTCAGGAACGTCATTATATAATGCGTTCACGCCACAGATAATAAACCAGCCAAGTAGTCAGATAGTTAATCTTGTAGGAACTGCAACATATATATATTTTGCATATCCGTCAAGTTATCCTGATTTAACTTCTATATTAGACCCTAACAGTTTTCAAATCATAACTGATTTTACTAAAACTATAGTATCGGTCACAAGCACCGGATTAACTAATAATTGGACTACTAATTATAAAGTGTATCAAACGAATGTAATTGCAAGTCCAAGTGGAAATTACACATTTACATATTAACATATGCCAATTTCTATTATAAATGGATTCAATGTGACATCTGCCAATCCGGCAGATTTAAAAACCATTGTTCCTAATTCTGCAAGTATTGGCTACATTACCGCTTCTTGGAGATATGATGGAATGCCAGTTTATAGCGTGGCAGAAGCGGCAGAATGGAGGTTAATTGGAGGTACTTCAAATTCTAATTGGGTAAATGTATCAAATAGCGGAAGCGTAGTTTCTTCAAGTTATTCATATACGTCTTCCATATCTCAAAATGCAATAACAGCATCATATATAAGTGGTTCGATTTCAAATGTAATTTCATCAAGTTATTCAACTACTGCTTCATATGCATTAAATGGAAATAGTTCTGGAACTACACTAATTACAGGAGCAACATATCCTATTACTTCGAGTTGGGCGTTATCAAGTGTATATTCGGTTGCATCTGATTTTTCTGAATTATCACAGAACTCAATCACATCATCATATATTACTGCTTCCAATGTTATTGGAATCGTATCAAGCGCATCATATTCTTTAACTGCTTCGTATTTAACCGGATATTCAATTCCAATATTTGTATCATCTTCATTGAGTTCAAGTTTTGCAAGTCAATCTATTTCGTCGAGTTATTTGATTGGATATGTTCCTCCATTTTTGGTAACAAGTAGTATATCGGCATCATTTGCATCACAATCATTAAGTTCTTCGTATTTTATTGGATACTCTATACCTACTTTAGTATCAAGCTCAATTTCAAGTTCGTTTGCGTATAGTTCTATTACTTCTTCATATCTTATTGGATACATGCCTCCATTCTTAGTATCGAGTTCGATAAGTTCAAGTTTTGCATCTCAGTCATTATTTTCAACTACTGCATCATATTCCATTTCATCATCATATGAATTTATATCAGTATATTCAATCACATCAAGTTTCGCAACTCAATCTTTAAGTTCTAGTTATGCAAATACGGCATCATATTTAATTGGATATTCTATTCCCATTCTGGTAAGCAGTTCGATATCAAGTTCATTTGCATCACAATCATTAAGTTCGTCATATGCTAACAATGCTTCAACGGCATCTTATTTAATAGGATATGTCACACCAACATTCGTGTCATATTCATTAAGTTCAAGTTTTGCCAGCCAGTCAATAAGTGCCTCATATGTTTCTTCTAGTAATATAATTGGAATAATTCCAAGTGCAAGTTATTCGACTACATCGAGTTATTCTTTAACTGCATCTTATATATCGGGACAAGTTACAGCAACTACTCAAAGTTTTATAATTAGTCCTAACAATTTAACTTATGTATCTGCCAGTTCAACTTCAATCAGCGGAACTGTTGCTGGACTTCCAATTTTTACGGTTATAACTCAAAGTTCTCCGACATTACAAACCGGAACCGGAAGTTTACTTCTCAACGCAAATATAAGCAGTTCCAATATAAATGTAGGAGTTCCTAATAATTCCTATCAATGGGGACAATCTCTGGTTGGTTCATATTTTTCATCGTGGAATAGCAATACAAATGTTTCTGATATGTTAAGATTTTTCGCTGGCGCATTTAGTGCAAGTTATCCAAGTCCAACCCCAAATACAAAAACGTTGGGAAGTGTTACCTTAAATAACAACTTGGGAGGCTCAACTGTTACTATAAACGGATATGTTCCATATAGTTCATCCAATGCTAATATAAATTATTTACAACCATTGGGATGGGCAAATGTTGGTAATACTATATTTCAAGGATATACATTCAAAAATGGAACGGGATATGTTTATTATAGTAGTAATACTGCCGGTAGTACAACGGTAAGTTCAAGTTTAGGAGCCAGTGCATTTGGTCTTGGAGCATTAACAACTGGTAACATTACAACCATAGATTTAAGTGGTTCATTTTTGTTAACCTTTATATCAAGTAGTGCTGGAACTATAAATTATACAAGTTCATCAGTAATACTAATGTCACAAGCAACCCAGAACTTAGCAACTTCGATTGCTAATCCAATTGCAGTTAATAGTATTCCATCGGCAAATATAGCAGTAATTCCAGCCGTATATGAAGATGGATATTTTAATAATTTTACTGGCTCCAATTTAACCAATAGTATAAGTTTATTATCGGTAAGTTCATCGGGATTATATGGATTTTCTGGATCAATTGGAATAAACTCAGGAAGTTCTCCTTATCAATATTTTACTCCTTCTCCATTAGCATATTATTATACACCGATTGCCGATGGTAATTTTACACAAACAATATCATCTCCAAATAGTTCATTAACTCAAGTAACCGCAGTGTCCCGCAGTTTTAGTGGAGTTCCATATTTAACCAATGCATCGGGGTATCATTATGTAGTAACTGCCAGTGGTGCTTTTGCTCCATTATATCTTAGTGGAACTGTATCAACTACGACTATTCCGGGAAATACATTAACCTTATCCACTACAAGTTCAACTACATTAACTACCAATCCAACAATTCAAACTGCTGGATTGGTTAGATCGTCTAGTTTATTAGTAGCCAGAGCAACCGGCACATATCCATATGAAAGTGATTTGATTGTTTTTGATTTTGTAGCAAATACAGGAGGAACAGGAACAACCGCAGCAGCATCTGGGTCGGCATTACAAACATTTACTATAAGTAATACAACATATAATAGAGCCAATTCTGGAACTGGAGTTGGAAGTCAAACTATTCCAATTCATGTAGCTGGAACATTCGGACAACCATTAAGCAGTGGAAGTTTATTATATTACGGAAGAGCCGATGGATACACTACGTCGTCTCTATTATTTGGATTAGTATCTAATACCGAGCAATTTTTAGATGAAACCAATAGAATTAATTTAACCAATACAGTTTTGACTTTAAGTGGGTCATCATTTGTAAGTTCATCCTATATTTCTGGTTCCGACTTACAAGTTAAACCCGGATTTCTGGTTAATTCATCGGCCACTGGTTCTTCTCATACTGGATATTGGTATCCTACGAACTATGGAACTAATTATAAATATTATATTAGACATTTTCAAACTAACGCAGTCATAAATACTTTACAAATAGTATTAACCGGAGTTAATAATTTAGTAAGTTGGGCCGATACAAGTACCGTAAACAGCACAGCAGTTGCATTAATATTTGAAAGTGGAGATGCAAATAATTATACAAATTGTAGAGTGTATGATGTATTTAATACAGCACAAGATTTGATTCAAGCAAATATAGCACCAACAAATCAAATATCATCTGGGACAAACCCATTTTCTTCTAATATAGATTTATATGGTAATAATGGGTCGGGAGCAAGTGTAGCAGGTTCAACGGTATTATTTCCATTACGAAGTGCAGATGGAGCAATATTAGATAGTACTAATGCGGGTCGAGATGAATTATATGTATTGGTAAGATATAATGGAACTCCTACCACTCCATTAACAAATATAATATTATCTAAATATTCATAATTTATGGCATTTGATTTATTAACAAAAGTATCGAGATTAGTCAATGGACAACGATACACAAGTACTGATTTAGGAAGTACACAAGAAGCATATCAGTCATCCATTCAAATGGGAATTGGAGAAATATGGGCGCAAGATAATACACTTCCAAGTTCAAGTTTGCCATTTTCAGGAAGTTCATCTCCAAATACAATATTAACCAGTGGAAGTTTAAAATATTGGTATAGGTGGGGATTGACGCTTGATAATAGTGCAACTGCAACTGGAAGTTCGGTTTGGTTTTTTACGTCTCCATCGGGTTCGGCTGGAGGAATTGGTGGTCAATTAATTGACCCCGGCCAACAAACTAATTTTATAAGTCCAAAATACGGTATTCCGGGTATTTCTGGATTTAAATCAGAAGATTCTCCTCCCGGATATGCAGTGACTATAAACAGTTCATCCAACGATGTCAGTTTTGGATTCGTTAATCCAAACAGTTTTCCATATCAATTCGATTATAAAACCGGAGTACTTGAGTTTACTTCGACTATAATACCATCAGGAAGTTTATATGCAACAGTATATCAATATAACGGACAATTTTTATCGGCGGCATTAACCAATATTACATGTAGTACAATTAATGCAACCTCTTTTACAGGAAGCCATTTTGGAACTAGTAGTTATGCCATAACTGCATCATACATTTCAGGAAGTAATTCAGTATCTTCATCATATGCCACAACTTCGTCATACGCATTAACAAGCGGAGGTGGAGGAACAACTTTAGTTACCGGTTCAACATATCCTATTACATCAAGTTGGTCGATTACATCTAGTTATTCATTGTTGAGTTTATCGGCATCATATTTTAGTGGCTCAATTTCAAATGCGGTTACTGCTATAACTTCGTCGTTCTCATATTATGCTATTTCATCATCATATTCGGCAACCTCATCATATACAAGTTCATTATATACAACAAGTTCATTATCATCATCATTTGCATCCAGTTCCATTTCATCTAGTTATGCATTAACTGCATCCTACGTTGCAACAAGTTCCGGAGTTATGGGAGGAACTTTAAATTATATACCTATGTGGTCTGGAAATACAGCATTGTCATCCAGTAATATTTATTTAACTGGAAGTAATATTGGAATAAATACAATTTCACCTTCATATTCAGTTCAAATAAGCGGAACATTTGCACCAGTTGGAGATGCGATATATTCACTTGGAAGTTCCACCAATAGATTTAACACGTTATACGCACAATCAACCACCGTTGGAGCATTCTTTGAAGTTGGATTAAGAACTGAGGGGGTTGGAATAAATCCAACCGGAACTATTGTAATATGGAAAAAGGGAAAATTGGAACCATCTACAATAGAAGAAGATGAAATGGTAATGGGAGTATTAAAAGAAGGAAAAGATGAACCTATAATTTTAGGAGCCGAGCCTATTCTGGTAACTGGAAAAGTAGAAGAAGGAGATTATATAGTAACAAGTAATAAAAAAGGACATGGAAAAGCAGTAAAACGAGGAATGGTATTTAAAAAGGATTTATTTGGAAAAGTTATAGCTCAAGCATTGGAAGCATCAGATAAAGATAGTAATTTAATAAAAGCGATGATTCGGAAATTTTAATTAAAATCTATATTTTATATAAAATAAATCTATATTTATATAAAAGAAAGCAATAAAATATTATGGCAGTAATTCAAACTATTAATGGTAATATATTAACAACTGGGTCGTTAAATATAGCAGCAACACAATCGATTGGACTATCGTTAGGAGCAACTCCGTATTTATATTTAACGTCTTCAAAAATAGGAATTGGAAACAATCTTAATCCTCAATATTCACTAGATACTACCGGAGATAATAACGTATCAGGAAATTATAGAGTCGGTGGTAACATTTTGTCGGACAATAACAGAAACATATTTGCCGCTTCAATTTCATCAAGTAATAGCGTATGGGTAGCTGGTTCCGTAACCGCTCCGTCATTCACTGGTAGCTTTAGTGGGTCAATAGGAACAGCCGCATATGCATCATCTTCTACATATGCTCAGACCGCAAGTTATTTAAGTGGTTCTTATGCATTTGTAACTTCACTCACATCATCTGGTATTTATGATACTGGAAATGCATATATAGGTGGTAATTTAACTCTTTCTGGAAATTTTACAATGCAAGGTTCTGGGTCAGTTGTAAACATTACTTCCAGTGCAGTTGATATTGGAACAAATGTAATTTTAGTTAATGCATATTCTCCATTTCAACGATATGCCGGTATTTCTGCAATTGATAGCGGTAGCGCAACACCAGCCAGCAGTTCTCTTTTATGGGACAGTTTAAAAAATAGATGGATATTCCAAGGTGATGCTGGAGTATATGGAGCTATTCAATCAAGTTCAGTTATAATCGGAGGTCCAGTAAGTTCAATAGGAAACGAAACTCAGTTAACTCAAAACACAATTCCTAAAGCTTTAACCGGATTAAATATTGGGGATTCATTATTAACTGATAATGGAACTATATTAAATTACGCTGGAACAGGATTTTCTGCAAGTTATATTACAGTTGCAAATACCATATCAGCATCGGCATTATCAAGTAATACATTAAGTACAAATACAACATATGCCACAACTGTTAATGCGACTAGTATTACTGCAAGTGGCATATCTGGGGTAACTTCTATATCAGCAACTAGTATTACGGCATCTTTATTAGGAACAGCAAGCTGGGCAAATAATGCAGTTACTGCATATACCGCTTCATTCGTTAATGCTGGAAATATTACACTTGGAACTTTATCAAACTCCGTATTGCCATCCCAAATAAATGTTACCGGTGTAACCGCATCACTATTAGGGACATCTAGTTGGTCTACTTATTCATTATCAAGTTCAATTGGAATAAATACTTCAGCACAAGTTAATTATTTAACATTTGTTGTAAATACCGGGTCTAATCAAGCGTTAAATACAAATCAATTATTAAATTACAATTCTGCAACAAATAAATTATATTCTTATATAGTTTCGTCGTCTGGAATAACAACTCCCGAAATCAGCGGTCCTAACGGTTCGCAGATTGATATGAATAACGGACTGTTACAAGACAGTGCCGCAACAAATACTTCTTTGAATTGGAATACTAGAACATTAGTAGGATATGGAGGAACGGCAATTACAGTAGATTGGACTAACAGATTTTTAAGTGGAAGTTGGTATTTATCTGGTTCAATTACAGGTTCAGTTGCGGGTACTTCTAGCTGGTCAACATATTCATTATATGATAGTATTGTTACGGCATCTGCCAATCAAAATTATTATATCGAAATGGTATCGGGAAGTTCTGGGTCTCAACTTACATATACTGATTTATTATTAACGTTTAATCCTTCAACTAATGTTTTAATATCACCAACTATAAGTTCTTCTTTATTCACTGGTTCTCAGATAAATATCAATGGATTGAGCGGTTCTGTTGCTATTCTAAATAGTTTAAGTATTGGTAATACATTATTTACACCATCATTAATCAATACATCTGGGGGTGGCTCAACATTTACTGCAAGTGTTGGCTCCGGTGCTAATGGAAGCCAATTACAATTAAAAGCCGGAAATGGAACAGGATTTGCTTCATTAACTACATCTAATGGTGGGTTATATGTCGATGGTAATGGTAATATATCGGCTTCCAATTCTTTATATTCTGGAAATGCTACCATAACTACATTAACCGCTTCAACCGAATTAGTATCAACTTTACTTGTAACTAGTACATTAACTTCTCCTACTGTAAGTGCTTCTTTATTTACCGGTTCTCAAATAATAGTAACCAGTACAACATCGTCTTTCACTGGTTCTTTAGTTGGAGCATTAATTGGTACTTCTAGTTGGGCTAACAATGCAACTTCGGCTAGTTATTCAAAACTTTCAACAACTGCATCATATGCATTAAATAGTTCATATCCTGATATTACTGATATATCCGGCCAGTTCGTTGGTATATTTAATTCAAATCCAAAATCTCCATTGGATGTTGTTGGAAATATAAGTTTAACTGGAATGTTAATTAACACTGCTAGTTCTTTAGTATCTGGAAATAGCAATTTTATTGGAACTGGTGCTGGGGCAGGAAATCCAAGCGTAATACAAAGTAATTTTATAGGATTGAATGCAGGTAGCGGAGCAACAACATCAAATTATAGTAATTTTATTGGAACTGCCGCTGGATTTAATTCTAGCAATACTCCATACAGTAATTTTATAGGAGTTCAAGCTGGAGCTAACTCTACTAATGCAAATAGTAGTAACTTTATAGGTTATTATGCAGGACAAATTACTCCATATGCAGTTGGAAGTAATTTTTTAGGTTATCAAGCTGGATTAACTGCTACTTCTGCAAGTAATAGCAATTTTATAGGTTATAATGCCGGTAATGCGGCAGCTACTGCAAATAATAGTATTTTTATTGGAAATAGTGCAGGACAAAATGATACTGTAAATAACATATCAAATACGGGGTCTTCCATTCTTATTGGTGATTATACATCAACAAAAGGATTTTCTAATAGTATAGCAATAGGACGTGGAACATCTAACACAGCATCGGCACAATTAAACTTAGGAAACTTAATTTGGGTTAATGGTATTTATACTGGTTCTGCTACATATTCTCAATCGGTAATTGGAGGTAAAGTTGGTATTGGATTAACTACTCCTGTTAACTCATTAGATGTAATAGGAAATATTTCATGTTCGGTAATTACTGCATCATTACATTTCGGAACTTCTAGTTATGCATTTACATCAAGTTGGGCATTAAATGCTGTTAATGGAGGAACTACATTAGTAACTGGCTCAACATATCCGATAACTTCAAGTTGGTCTAATAATTCAGTTTCATCTAGTTATTCATCAACTTCATCTTACATTGGACTTGGAAGTACTGGATATGTTCCTATTTGGAATGGAAATACATTAACTTCTACAAGTTCAATTTATCAATCGGGAAGCAATGTTGGTATAGGAACACTTACTCCATCTCAACCATTATCAGTAAATGGAAATCTATATGTCAATGGAAACATAGTCGCCGTTACTACTTCTGGCACTGGAACAACCGGAATAGGTACTGGTGCAGGAGGGTTATCGCAAAATGCATCATATTCCAATTTCATGGGATACAATTCTGGTGGTTCTGCCACAAGTGCATCTTATAGTAATATGTTAGGATATTATTCAGGAGTTAATGCAACTAACGCAAGTGGTAGTAATTTTATAGGTTATTATGCTGGAAGTAATGCATCTAATTCTAATAATAGTAACTTCATTGGATATCAGGTAGGGTTTAATGCAACTAACGCAAATGGTAGTAATTTTATAGGTTATATAGCCGGAAACAATGCAAATAATGCTTCGCAAAGTAACTTCATTGGATATAGCGCAGGAGGTTCCGCAACAACTTCAAATGCGGCATTATCTAATTTTATAGGTTATTATGCTGGATATAATTCCTCTACTGCTAATAATTCTATATTCATTGGAAGTGGGTCTGGATATAATGATACTGTAAATAATAGTACTGGTGGATCGTCAATTTTAATTGGCGATAATACTTCTACTAAAGGATTTAGTAATAGTATAGCGATTGGTAAAGGAACTGCAAACTCAGCCTCGGCTCAATTTAACATTGGTAATTTGTTAATTGGTAATGGTATTTATACGGGAGGAACTCCATCGACAGCATCCGTTATAGGTGGTAGAATTGGTATTGGAACTTTTAATCCGGTTAACGCATTAGATGTGATAGGTAACATTTCATGTTCTGTAATAACCGCATCATTATTTTTAGGAACAGCATCGTGGTCTAACAATGCAATTACTGCTTCCTATTCATCAACTTCTAGTTATTCAATTGCATCTGCCAATGCATTTATACAAAATGGTAATAGTTTTGGTGCCGCAGCAGTTTTAGGAACTAACGATGGAAATATATTATCCATCAAAACAAATGGCTCAATTCGTTTAACGTTTGATACAGGTTCAACGGCTGGTATTACGGCATCTGCAAACGTTGTTCCCATCACTGACAATTTATATACATTGGGGTCGGCAGGAGCAAGATTCTCTGGATTGTATGCTACTCAAACAACCATCGGCGCTTTATTTGAAACTGGATTAAAAACCGAAGGAATAAACAAATATTCAACCGGTACGGTTTTAATTTGGGAAGGCGGCAAACTCAAACCATGTTATAAAGAATTGGATGCTAGAGTAACCGGAGTATCTCAATATGGAAAAGACGAACCAATCATAATGGGAGCAGAACCTATATTAGTCACTGGAGAAATCCAAGAAGGAGATTGGCTGGTAACTAGTAATAAAGAAGGACACGCAACTGGAATATCTATGGAATCATCTCCCTCGGCAATTTATGGAAAAGTCATAGCCCAAGCACTTGAATCTGGAAACGGAACTTCGTATATTATTAAAGCAATGATTAGAAAAATGTAATGTAAGTTATATCAATTTAAGTTTTGATAAATTGATATTTATATTATATGGCAAGAATAGTAACAAATAATAGTAACATTGCTTCAACCGGTAGCGTGCTAATTTCAGCATCTGGATCTACCTCAATGATAGTCAATGGTATATCTTCTTTATTTGTTACCACATCATCAATCGGAGTGCTGAATACAACGCCATTTTATACGGTTGATATTTCCGGATCAATAAATGCAAATAGTCATTATTCAAGCGGAAGTTTAGTTATAGATGTTAATTCAAATGTATCTGCATCATTAGTTAAAGTGAATAATTTAAGTTCCAGTGGAATTATATTTTATGATGGAACTAAATTAGTAAACAATTCAAGCAGTTTATATTGGAATAATTCTACATTTCAATTAGGAATTGGAACTTCAAGTTTAAATGCAATAGTACATATCAATTCTAATAATTCTGGAAATAGTAATTTTTTAACTGAAAAAATTGCAGGTCAAATATGTTATTCTTTAACTCCATGGACTAATCAAGTTTATATTGGTGCCGGAACTTATTATAAAGGAAGTTCATGGATTACGCAAAATAGTGGAAATCCACAATATCAATTATTTAGTTTATTTCCTGGTACTGGCGTTACATGGTATGCCAATGGAGCAATGTCAAATCCAGTAACTCAAACTGTTACGTTGTGGAATGATAGTGGAAGTTGGGTTGGTAATATAAATAATATAACTACAACTTCCAGTAATTTTTTAGCACTTGATGGTATAAATTACTTTCAATATGTTCCAACTGGTTCTTTACAATTTCCGGATTTATATTTTACAAGCAGCGTTGCAACTGGAAGTGATTCGGTTATGGGTATTTGGCAAAGCGTTGCAACTGGAAGTTCATATGGAATTTTAATAAACGCTATATCATTGAGTAGTGGAAATGCAATAGCTATTAGTGCAAGTGCCGGAAGTATTATCGCAAGTTCATTTACGGGTAGTTTTTCAGGAACTTCCTCATATTCTAACAATTCCGCCACTGCATCTATATTACTTGGTAGTGTTGTATCGGCATCATATTCCAATACTTCTAGTTATGCATTTACATCAAGTAATTTCAATGGTAATTCCATTACTTTAAATTCTACCACATACACAACAAATTCAATTCAATCCAACATTGGTGCAGCGGGAGGTGGATACTCAATTGTTAATGCTGGCGGAAGCAATAAAGTTTCACAATTAACACTTACTGCCGGAACAACAACTATTCCTGGTATCGCACAATTTAGTAATATTAGTGGTAGCACAGTTGGTATTGATAGCAATGGAAATTTAAGTGCATCATATAATATTTATGTAAGCGGCTCAATTACTGGTTCAATTACAACTGCTTCATATGCCACATTAGCCGCAACTGCTTCATATTTTAGTGGATCTATTTCTAATGCTATCAATGCAATAACTGCATCATATCTTACTGGTTCTAATTCTATATTAAATAGTTTAACCGCATCCAATGAAACTGTTACTAATTTAAATGCTTCAAATATTGTATTGACAAATTATATTCAGAATACTGGTAATACCGCTACAAATTCTAATATAATTGGTAATGGTGCTGGTGTGGGTTCAACCGGTGGTTCAAACAATTTCATCGGACAAAGTGCTGGTAACTCTGCTGGTGCTTCTAACTATGCAAACTTCATCGGTGTATCTGCTGGAACAAGTGTAAATAGCGCAAGTTATAGCAATTTTATTGGTTATAATGCGGGTGGTTATGCTACCAATTCCAGCCAAAGTAATTTTATAGGTTTCAATGCTGGCGCATCATCTACCAATGCCTATAATAGTAATTTTATTGGTTATCGAGCCGGTGGAAGTGCTACTCACTTTAATAATGCTATAGCAATTGGCTATCAAGCCGGATATGGCGAAGGTGTTAATAATAGTGCTAGTAATTCCTCTATATTAATTGGTGACTATACCTTAGCCAATGGGTTTAAAGATAGTATAACTATTGGTAAAGGTACACAGAATAGTGCTAATAACCAATTAAATATTGGTAATAGTTTATTTATCAATGGTATATATTCAGGTTCTTCAACTACTTCAACTCCACAACTTAATTTAACAGTAGGTATTGGAACTAATGCACCCGTAAATGCTTTAGATGTTATTGGTAATATTTCTTGTAGTGTAATAACCGCATCCTTACATTATGGAACGTCCTCATATTCTAATTATTCGGCCACTGCATCTTATTATTCGGGTTCTATATCAAATGCTACATCTGCTTCATACGCATTAACATCATCATATGCATCAAATGTTATATTATTGGTAACTGCTTCAACCTATCCAATAACTTCAAGTTGGGCAATTACCTCCAGCATTTCTCAAAACTTATTTAATCCACTCACGGCAAGTATAATTGGATTTGGAGGCATAAATATAAATGCCACTGGTTCTATAACAATTGGAAATGCGGTAGCAAGTAGCATTGGTACAAGTGTAAACATTCAATCATTAAGTAGTGGAACTGGAAATATTAATTTAACGGCTGGATCATATGGTAATGGAGGTCAGTTTAATTTATATTCTGACAGTGGATTACTTCTATTGTCTTCTAGTAATGGAACTGGACCACTTTTTAACTGGAATAATGGCAATTTAAATATTAATAAAATAGTTAGTGCGTCTAATTTTCAAGGTCCACTTACAGGTTCTGTGATTGGAACCGCAAGTTGGGCTACGAATGTAGTAAATGGAAGTTCATACAATAATACATCGAGCGCATTATTAATTAGTGGATCAATTGGAAATATATTAAATGTTTATGGAAATATATCATCTTCAAATGTAAGTGCATCTGGATTTTTTGTAAATGGGGCTACCAATACAGTAGGAAGTTCATATCCAGTATACGTCGGAGTAAAAACCAGTGCTGGTGCATTAGTATATTCCATTGCAAGTGATCCTGGTAATTTCACTAGGATTTATACTGGGCCAAGTGGATTATCACTGGGAGCAGCCAATTTAGTGGAAGATAAAAACAGTCCTTCAGCAGATAATTATTATGGAGAAAGTACGGATGGAGGAGGATTTTATTTCAGAGGACAGGGAACTTTTAGTTTTGGAAATCAATCAGCTCCGTCAATTTATACCCTCGGTTCCAGTGGAAAAGTAGGAATAAATAATAATACTACGCAGATTAATTCATTAGATGTGACGGGTAATATATCTTGCTCGGTAATTTCTGCATCATTAAATGGAACTGCATCATGGGCTACTAACGTAGTTAATTCATCAGCAACTTCGAGTGCATTATTAGTATCAAGTTCAATTGGTAATATTATTATAAGTCAAAGTTTAATAGTAAACACAAGCCCAACCAGTTCAATTCCAGCATTAAATGTAGAAAGTTATTGGACCGGCTTAAGTTCTACTTCATATGGAACTTTAATACAAGGAGTTGTTAACTGGACTGGTTCTTCTATTAATAATTCTAATCAATATTTATTAAACTTACAAAGTTTCAATCCGGCATCATCTCCTAATAACAACCAATTCAAAGTGGCTGCTGGTGGAAGTATAACAATGGGTTCCACTAATCAACCATGTATGATGCAATTTGGTAATTCTATACTTCAATTTAGTGCCAATGGTGGAAGTACAGTTGATATGGAACTTGCAACTAATGGAGGAACAACATTAAACATCGGGAGTGGATTTACATTTGGATGGTCAAGTACTGCTGCTGCTGGGGGATTGGTGGGAGTTGATACCAGATTAGTTAGGGATGCAGCAAACACTATCGGACAACGTAACGGAGGAACAACTTCTTCATTGGTCCCCCAATCATATAATTTATATAATTATTATAATACCGCAACTGATAAACAATATCTTTCTCATTATTGGACAGGTTCAAATTTTTATATACAAATAATAGCAACCGGCTCAGTAACAGGTTCGTCTAATATTAACCTCGTAACTAGTGGTTCCGTAATAGTAAGTTCAAACTTAATCATTAACAGTATATCAAAACAAACTGGAAGCTATGCATTAAAATCAACCGATGCAACTGTACTGATGAGCGGCAGTTCTGCATTAAGTGCTTCTTTACCATTGACCAGTACAGTTCCCATTGGTATTGAATATACTATAAAAAATCTATCAACTTATCCGGTTATAATTACTGGAAGTAATCCGATTGACAATCAATCAAACCAAATAATAACCAGTCAATATACATCAGTCACAATTCAATCAGATGGTACTAATTGGTGGATTCTATAATTTTACAATATTTATAATTATGTCATATATCAATAACTTCAATGTCAAATATGCAGATTCTCCTAACATGGATGCATTTCAACGGTTGCGTGTTAGCGAAGGAGTAACTTTATTTGATAGTAAGTTTTTAAGAGATACTGGTTCGATTAACTGGAATACATTAATTACTAATAATGCAACTGCATCATTTTGGTCGTCATCTGTGTTATTACTTGCATCTAGTTCTGTAGCTGCTCCCGCATCGGTTATTAGGCAAAGTCGTCGCCGTTTTAATTATCAATCGGGAAAAAGTAATTTAGCAATTTGTACTGCTAATTTCGTAGCTCAAGATGTAAACACTATAAAACGTGTTGGATATTTCGACCAAAACAACGGAGTTTATTTTGTATATACTGGAAGTCAATTTGGAGTAGGATATAGAAATAACGGAAATGATATATTTATATCACAATCAGCATGGAATATGGATACCTATAATGGGTTAGGTGCATCCGGCAATAGTTTAAACATTACAGCTTCCCAGATTTATTTTACTGATTTAGAATGGCTTGGAGTAGGACGTGTTAGATGGGGAATATTTCAGGGTGGTATTCCAACTTACGTTCACCAATTAACTAATATTAATGCATTGCCATATACCAATCCGGTTTATATAGCAAGTCCAAACAATCCAATAAGATACGAATTGATTAATTCGGGAAGTGTAACTTCTTCATTCGTTCAGATTTGTTCTACTGTAATCAGCGAAGGAGGTATTCAATTAACCGGTCCAACCTTGGGGGTTGATAACGGAGCATTTCCAGCTTATGTGGCATCTGGAAGTTATAATGCTGTATTAGCATTACAATATCAAACAAGTTCTTTTTTAAATGAAACCATAATTCCACAACATTTAAGTATAGTATGTCCTAATACAACTGCAATTTTAAAATGGTCTCTATTGTTAAATCCAAATATCACTGGGTCTGCATTGACATATTCGGTAGTTCCCAATAGTACATTGCAGTATTCGACATGTTCTATAAATAATACAATATTAAATGAAGGAACTAAAATTTCAAGCGGATATACTAATGCGTACTATCCTGAAATATTGATATCATATGATCCAAGTCTTGGAATTGGTTCCAGTGTTACTGGATCGATAAGTGATACATTAGTTTTAGCAGTTGCTAATTACACATCAGGGTCAACGGCAAATACGGCAAGTATATTTGCGTCAATTACATGGCAAGAAACAATATAATAGAAAGAAATTAAAATGATACCATTATTAACTCCAATAACTCCTCCGTCACCAACATTTGATTCAGTATGGATTACTTCATTAAATATAAATGCATATAATCCTCAGCAGCCGGTAACGGCGAATGTTATTGTATGTCCTATGAGTACTGCTACACAAACATTAAATACTAACTTGAGTGTTAATGTACAGATACCAGATTTATTTGCTTTAGCCGCTAGTAATAATTATATTGCAAATACAATGGGTTCAATATTTGCATATGTTTCCGACCAGATTGCAAGTGGAAGTATAGTATTTCCAACTTAACAACTATGATAACTCCAACTAACGCAACCATACAACCATCTATTACTTATACTGGTATTTGGGTTAAAAATATTAGTATTGTAGCAGCATCTCCAAATTCTCCAATGCAAGCCACAATACAGATATCTCCATATGATCCAATAAGTGGATTGGTATCTCCAATATTAAAGCAGATTTTTATACCTGATATAGTTGCGATATCACAAGGAACATCGGCAAGTTCGATGTATGTTTCTCAATCGATGATAAATATATTTGGATATATTCAACACCAAGTTATTAGCCAGAGCTTGTTTTGATTATTTACGATATATTTGTTGATGGGGCTTGTCTCGTATAAAAGGTTTCATCTCTTCCGATTTAAGAGCCAATAAAAATGATTCTTTCCAAGAAAGTTCAACTGGATTGCCGACTTCATTCAATGTTTTACTTTCATTGTGTATTTTAGAAGCTAAACTTCTCCATTTAGAAGCGGCTTTCTTTCTATGATTTTCTTTATCTACTCCGTGATTATTTCTAAAATGTATTTCAAATTGTAATCTAGAATTATCTAACGGGAACATTACAGTTATAATTCTATCTCCTTCGTATAATATATAATTTTTATTTAATTTACTATATTCTTCATTTATTACTTGAGCTACAGTAGATTTAATTGTTTCTAAAATATTCATTATATATAAATATAACACATATAAATGACTACTAAAAATATTTTCATTTTCTTCGACTTTTTATTCTACGACATTATATGTATATAGTGTATGAATAAACAACAATTAAATAAGAAAAAAGTTATATGGGAAGAAAAAAACTTAACAGAACAATCGAAGAACTCCGAATCGCCCGCCGAATTAGACAACAACGATTTTATAATAAACACAAAGAACGACTCAATGCCGAAACAATGCGAAAATATTGGGAAAATAAAAAAAATAAATTGGAATAATCCAGTAGAAGTAAAAGAAAGACAACAATTATATAATCAAAAAAATAAAGAAAAAATTAAATTACAACGTCGTTTATATTATATAAATAACAAACAAAAAGAAATTGAATATGCTAATAAATATAATTCCGAAAATAAAGAAAAAATAAAAGAAGCCCGTAAATTAAATAAACATAGAACAAAAGAATATGATTCTAAATATAGACTAAAAAATAGAGAAAAAATTAAATTACGACAAAGATTTGATTATAAAATAAATACTAAAAAATATTTAGAAAAAGCTCATAGATATAATATAAATCACAGAGAAAAAATAAATAATAATGCGAAAATATATAGAAAAATAATAAAAAATAAAGAAAACCGAAAAATATATAATAGAAATTATAATAGAATTAAAAATGTATTAGACGTAGAATATAAAATAAAACATAGACTTAGAAATAGGTTGAATAAAATGATACATCGAAACAATAGAACAGCCTCAGCAATTAGCGATTTGGGATGTTCGATGGAAAAATTTAAAAAATACATCGAAAGTAAATTTAAACCGGGAATGACTTGGGATAATTATGGAAACAATGGATGGCATTTTGACCATATACGTCCATTAGTATCATTTAACTTAACTATTAAAGAAGAATTATTAGAGGCAGTTAATTATACTAATTTACAGCCGTTATGGGCGACAAGTGAAATAGCAAGAAAACACGGAGATATGAGTTCAATAGGAAATTTAGAAAAAGGAAATAAAATCATTCTGGGTAAGATACTTCAAATGTAGGATTATTTTCAATAAATAACTTCATTCTATCGTATAGACTATTATTTATTTTATTATAACTATCTTCACTTATTTCACCCGTTCTATCATCTGAATATTCTGGGGTTTCTTCATCGGAATATGTATTTGGAATTTCTGGTTTATTTTTTACTGCCGGAACAATTCTTTTAGGTTCTTGTTTATATTTTGGTCTTATTTTTGTAACTGGTTCCAACGTATCTTCTGGAGAAGTGTGATCATCCTCTGGGCTGGGTGAGTCACTTGTTACTGGTTTTATTGCTTTTTGTTTATTTTTTTGAATAGATTTTTCAACTGATTTTTGTTGATTGTATTCTGGCTCAGGTGCTTTAACTCCAGTATCTAAATGGGAGCCTAGACTTATTAAGTGCTTACAAATTCCAATATTTGACTCGTTAAAATTTTTAGGTCGTTGCCCGTTATTAGTTGACAGTGCGGTTGAACCTATAGGTGCTACTCCTTGTTTATTTAAACCATAGGCATACTTGTATTTAAAATCGGGGCAGGAACACTCGCATATACAATTAACATCTTCTAAACTATTATGTTTTTTAATATCATCATTATAAAATTGTATATAACCTTTGTGCCGGTTGCCCGTGGTAGAAGGATTTGATTTATATGAAAAAACCATTCTTTCTTGATTGTCTCCAGATTGAACTGATAAATTTTTACTTGAAACTGTTTTAGCCCTATCAATACGTTTAGGATCGGAATGACCTAGAAGATCTCTAAATGACATTTTTTCCAATAATAAATCTTTTAATTTAATCATAATATATAAATATCATGCGGCAACCAAAGAAGGATGTTCCCAGAGAGTTAATTCATGTTCGCCATCATCGACTAATTTTATTGTGTGTGCTAATCCTTCATCTCCGATAATATATGCAAGTTTTTCTATTTCTCTAAGTTGAAATGATTTAAGTTTTGGAATAGAATTATTTCCTCTTATATATAATTCATCGGTTCCTCCCATCCATATCAACATTAAATATCCGAGTTTATTTAAATCATTATATACATCATCTATTCTGTCGGCTAATTCACCGTAATCATAATTTCCATATTTATTTTTTAAAACATTTTCTGCCGCCCAACTAACGTGGTCATCAACTACAAATAAATTACCATGAGGGTCGAGAATATATCTTTCTTCTCTGGATTCTAATAGAAGTCGTTTAAGTTTAATCATATGATACTATTATAAATATAAAATTTATAATTGTTCCTTTAATTTAGACCTATGATATTTTACAGCAAATGTAGATATATTATATTTTTCTGCTATTTGAGGAATACTTAATATTTTGGATTTTATATCATTTATTAAATCATTTTTACAGATTTTCATTCTAAGTTTGGCGTCATTTGCTTTTTGTTTATTTTTTTCAGACATAGCCCCACGTTTTATTCCTTTGGTTTTGCTTGGATTACTATAATTCATTTTTCGATTTGCTAACATTGTTCTTCTTTCGTCGAATTTAATTTGGCCTTGCTCTGCTCCATATTTATTTATAAACCAATCTAATGTAAATCTTCCTTTTGCTTTGTCTTTTTGTTTTTTTAATGCCTCCTCACTATGAGTTCGTCCAAACATAGGATTTCCTTCACCAGAACATATGTCACTCATTTTTTCTATAAACGCATCTCTATTTGGATTATATGTTATGTTATCTCCTCCACTTGCTATATGACATATATTATATCCGATTCCTCTTATATGTGGCTTAAATATATCCAAATAATATTGTTCTCGCTCGAATAGTTTTTCCTGTATTGGTTCTACTTTTTCTAATATTAGAAAACTAAATTTATCTTCTCCGTAAAAGTTCCAAGAATGTTGTAATTTTGGGTTTGTATGAATATTTAATTTCAATTCTCTTTTATGGTCGTACCATCGTCTATCTATATCTTTAGCACTTCCGATATAAAATTTACCAGTTATTTCGTTTGTTATTTTATATATTCCACTTTTCATATACCATATATATCAGAATTTTATTAAATAATCAAGTTATTTTAATAATATGTTAATATAAATAATAAAAAAGCCCTTCCAGTTATGGAAGGGCTTTGTGTTAAATGACTTATGATTAGATCAAGTTAGCATCAGATACCAGTATGATCCCATAAAATTCGGGCCGGACTAGTTTCTTAGCGTAGCGGGTCATTACCCCCCTGCGAGGGGTAAAATTAATTGGATCATACACCAATGGAGTTTGAATCAAAGGAATATATGGAGAATAAACTGCACCAGTCTCCAAGAAGTTATTACCTCTAAAGCCCATCAAGATCAAGTTTTCTTGCATGTATGGGTTTTTATATACTTGGAATCTGCTTGCGAATGCTCCAACTTTGGAAACACCCATTGCAAACTTAGCAGAATCACCATCCGTATTAACTACAAATCCGGGAATGGATTCCAAGATAGTAGCAACCGTTGGTCCCACGACCATGAAGTTAGCACCACCACGGAGAGTTAATTGATGAATACTATTGGAGATCTTTTGAATCTTTTGTCCAAGAGTTTGATACCAACTTGATTTGGTGTAGTAACCGAAACCTGCACCAGCGTTAGCAGCCGTTGAGTTATCAATAATCTGATAGCTATTCGCACCAGTCTTGATAATATCACGATTGATCTTAGCACTCCAACGTTCCTTGTTGATGTTAGGAGCGCCGTTAATTAACATGTCAAGGATTTCGAGATCGATTTCCATTGATACATATTCCGACAATAATGCTGTTAATTCTGCTTCGGCATCGACAGAGTGATAAGCATTTAAATCTTGAGCCAATTCAGGAGTCCAAACGGCTTTCAATTTACGAGTTTTAGCAACAATAGGCTCACTATTCAATTGCAAGTTGATTTCGGGAATACCTATATCTTTATGCAATCCAGTAGAAGTACCACCAGCATCAGCAGAACCTTCAGTACCATGATCTTCGAAATCACCACGAGAGGTTGGCTCAGGTTGTAATGAGAAGTTAATGGTTGCTGGAGAAGTAATACCAGATCCACTAACAACGAAAATTAAATCATTAGGAGTATATCCACCATCATTAGGAGTAATGGTTGCACGAGTGAAACCGGGATAGTAGTTCAAAATACCAGAACCACTAACAGTAAACGAACGGATCGCCGATACATCAGGATATGATCCAGAATTAATATTGATACCGACACCAAATCCAGTAGTAGTAACTGTGAATAATGAACCATTAGCTAAAGACGATGAAATCGCTTGATTAACAGGATCATTCACGTTACCAGTATCAAAATTAATATCAGATACACTTGCAGATGCAACTGTGATAGAAGCAGTAGCAAAGTGATCATTGATGCTATATGCATAGCGACCAACACCATATAAACCACCAACAGGTGCATCAGTTGAACCGGATTTTACACCAGTACCACCGAATAATGATTGATAGTTAGTAGGAGAATCAGCAGTGAACGGACCATTTGACGTACCATACTTGAAGTCCAAATAGAATACTAATCCAGATGGCAAGTTCATGGGCTGTACGGAAACGAACTCCTTAGCAGCGATTTCAGCGAAAACACGGCGAACCAATGGCAAAGCTACACCAGCCCATTGTTCGGAGTTTCCTTGTGTGCCAGTAGCAGATGATTCTTCAATCAACTGTTTAGCTTGGTTTTCAAGCAATACTGACATGTTGCTCTTCTCGACTTGATTCTTCAAGCCTTCTAAGAGACCGGTTTTTTCCCATTTGGTTACTAAACCACGGGTTTCTTGTAACAATCTGGCTTGAGGATTCAAGGCAGAGATTAATAGTTGTTTTACATCATTCATATTATTTATTTTTTAATTCTTGTCTGTTTATTAAGTTATTTCTTAAGTTTAATTCCCGCAAGTTCTTGGAATCTTACTTTATCAAACGTATTTTCGGAAATAATTTCCTTGGTTGTTTGATTTTTACCAGAATTAGCAAGACTACGATCAATTCCTTCAGTTATCGACTGTACTTTGGCGGCAGAAATATTAGATTTCTTAGGAGCCGTAGAAACAGGATTTCTATTTCCGAGGAACTTAGATGCAGTTGCATAGTTCATTTTAACTTCACGAATGGTTTTGGCGAGGTCAAACATTTCGACAATTTCCATCTTTTGGTTGTGGCCGATGTTGTGTTCTTTAAACAATCTATTCGTGTATAGAAGTTTAGTATTCAACAAGTTGATCTCATTAAGTTCATTTTTAAGATAATTAATAGCATCTGATTGCTCTTTAATGGTCTGCTTCAATTTAGAAGTTTCCATACTATCTTTAGTTACTGGTCCTTCATTGGGACGTTCTGTTTCAGTAGGGTCAGTTCCTTTATTAACAGTTTTAAATGCTCCAGCATCAGGGAAACCAACCTTAGCATCCGTATGTGCCTTACTTTCTTTGGTAAGTTTAGGAGTTGACATTTTATTTTTATTCACTGGTCCTTCATTGGGACGCTTTATTCCAATTGTTGGATCTTTTCCGCCAACCGTTTCTCCTTCGGGAATACCATTATGTACATTAGTAATAGTTTCAATTTTAGAACTGGATGATGCCGCTTTACTTGGTTTATTCGATTTTCCGGGAGCACCAGCAATACCAGAAGAATCTAATGTAGTATCTTCCATAATACATTCTTCCTCTTCTTCTTTCTTATCTTCTGCTTCGATTTCTTTCTTTAAAGATTCAAGCAATTCATCTAAATTAACATCTTCTTCGGAAGGAGCACCACCACTTGGAGGTAATTCACCAGTAGATTCTCCACCTTCAGGAGCACCCTCAAATCCACCTTCAGCACCAGTTTCACCTTCACCAGAATCAGGAGCAACCACAATAACAGGAGCTTGAACAACCGCAGTTCCGGGAGGAGCAGTTTTACCGGCAGGAGCAGGAGTTGCTGTCGCAGTAGGCTCGGCACCAGTTTCACCTTCGGGAGAACCACCAAAATCACCTTCAGCACCAGCCGTAGGTTCGGCACCAGCATCGGGAGAAGAAGCATCGGCTCCTTCAATATCAGATTCTAATTCTTTAATCAATTCGTCAATATCACTTTCTTCGACGGCATCTTCTTTAATTGGATTTTGTCCCAATGTTCTAGTTAATCTACAAGTTCCAGCAACCGTTTGAACGGCACCAGTTTCCATAGCTTCCTTTTTCAATTTTTCAGCAAATAATGCTTTATAATTTTCGTTAAATTGTTCCGTGAGAGCAATCTTAGCATTTTGCAATGCAGTGTTACGAACTGCTTTGGCAAGTGCGATTGCATCATTGATTTCGGTTTTTGCGTTAGTCATAAAAGTTTTTCTTATTCTCTGAAGTTATTAGAACCCCAATAATATTTTTATTTATTATCACTACAAAAGATTGTAGCATTTGAATATAAATATAATTAAAAAAACGAAAAATGAAATTATTTTTTATATTTATGTTTATGATATTGAACGAAAATCTAAAAACTCTAATAAAATCAAAGAGATTTCTTACATTGGAGCATAAAAAAAAGTTATTAAAAATCTTAAAAGAATATAGGATTTTATCGGAAAATGACAATTATATAGGAGCCAGAGATAATATGGAAATGAATGTTATTTCTAAGAAGTTTTCTACCAATGCAGAGTTTGATAGTTATGTATCACAACATAGAGGATTGGAGATTTTACCAAAAGAACAACAGGCGATTACAAATTATAAAAATATTAAACCCAGTGAGTTTACCAAGTTTTTTGTGAAATACGAATCAACCGATGAGTTTTCCAATAATACTACAACTATAATTAAAAAATTAAAAGAAGGTGGAAAATGTTGCTGGACTGCATTTCAGAAGATACAATCTCTAAATGGTTCGGAATCCTCTATTCAGGAAGCTGACGAGATGCCGACACCAGAAAATCAGCCAGCCCCAAATCAGCAACCACAAGAACAACCAGAACCTCAAAATGATAAAAAAATTGAAATTGTTAAGAGCATTCCATTCGAAGATGAAATCAAAGGTTCTGAAATAATATCGGAGTTTTTGATAAAGTTGGATTTATAATTTATATTTATAGTTATGATATTGTTAAGAGAATTGCTATCGGATATGCATCATGAGAAGAAAAACGGCATGTTACATGTCGAGGAATGGAAACTTCCTGAAGTAGAATATTTACATAATGTTGGATTTGATTTTTTAGATGATTATAAGATGGGAATTGATAAAAGTCCGTATTTAACCATTTATAAAAATGAAAACGAAACCGAAGAAAAAGGTAAACCGAAAGTATTTTTTACAGTGGAAGAAAAAGGAAAAAGCAATAAAACATTCAAAGAGTTTGGAGATGTAATATCATATTTTGATACATTTCCCCAGCATGAGATAGATAAAAGAAAATAAGATAAATCAATACCTGAAACATATTTATAACTATGAGTATTCCCAAAACAACTAAATGGACTTTAAAAAAGATAGTAGAAAACCTTGAATCTATTCCTGATGGAGATGGATTTGGAACTGAGCCAAAAAAATTAACATCCGAACAAAAGAAACAGTTAATGGAAATGGCGGCAATGTTTGAAAAATATGGGGAAGTATTTAAAAATGAAACGGCAATAATGGATTCTGCTAAATCCATGACACAACTATGTGAATTAGCTGAGACATATGCATTGAATGAATGTGGAGAACAATTTCAGACGGAAATTGTTAAGAAAGATATGATTGGAATGAAGAAACGAGTTCAAGAATATGGGAAACTTGCCAAAGAATGTTATGCTAAGACTCAACAATTAAGAGTTGCCCATGAAGACATAGGACATATTTTAGACAGATATTATGATACTAAAGCATTAGCCGAAGCTTATAATCAATCAGTTGATTCTGCTCCTATGACTTCACTTCAAATGGAATCTCATAATGGAAGTTTTAAACCATGTACTGATTGCGGAAAACTATTATATCGTGGAGAAGAATGTGCCGCATGTAAAGATACATTGGACGAATCAATTTCCAAGAATAATTTTCTGGCGGATTAAGCAAATATTTTATTCATTTTTGAACGAACGTCCATTAAGGCTTTTCCTAAAAGGTTTAATCCTTTCCAGTTTTTTTCATCCAGTATAAGAGGGTCATCTTCTAGTAATCCAACTCCCCATATTTTATCATAGGGAGATGCTTCTACTATAATTCTATTTTCTGTATTGAGCAATGCTTTTCCATAATGTGGATTTTGTGAAAACTTTAATTCGTTTACATATACCATGTTTTCAAATCGAATTGTATTCCATGTTTCATCATTATATTTTTTTACTTGTCGTCCTAACTGTTTTACTTGTTTTGGATTTGGAGTATATTCAATTAGTTTTTTAGTTTCTTCATCGTCAAAAAATGCCGCTTTATACCACATAAAAGCCTGTTCCGAGTTCTGAAATCTAATACAAGATTTAGGGTCTGTAAAATGACAATTATCCCAATTAGAATAAATGCCATTCCAAAAATAAACATGCGTATCAGTTGTTTTCATTGTGTAATTATAACACAACTGAAAAAAAATGTCAATAAAATAATTTAATGTTTACATGATTATTAGAAAAGTTTTATATATTTATAATCATGAATAATGAAACTATAAAATTATGTCCAATATGTAACTTACGACCATTAAAATTGGTAAAAAATTGTAAATCAAATTATTATGCTACGTGTTGTTATACTGATTGTGTTAAGCTAAAAAAACAACAAACTAATCTAAAAAAATATGGACATGTATGTGGAATTCATGGAACAAACAAACAAAAAGTAAAAGATTCTATATTTAAAAAATACGGAGTAATAAATGTTTCTCAGATTGACTGGGTTAAAAAGAAAAAAATTAAAACTTGTCAGAAAAATTTCGGATGTGATTTTCCAATGCAATCTTCTGAAATAATGGAAAAAAGTAAGCAAACATTATTAAAATTATATGGAGTCATAAATATATTTCAAGTTCCTGATATCATAAATAAAATACATGATACTATGTTTAAAATAGATCCAACGTTAGGAATAAGTAAATATGATTTAGTAATGCTTAAACATAGAGATAGAAACATGAAAAAATACGGAGTTCCATATTATGTTCAGACTGATGAATTTAGAAAAAAATCAACTAAAACAATCATAGAACGATATGGAGTTGATAATTACAGTAAAACTAAGGAATTTCAAGAATTTTTAATATCATCTGGAATTAAAAAGAATGATGAATTACGTAGTAAGTTTGATTTATATTATGGAAAAGTAATAAAATATACAAATAGAACATTTAGAAAATATAAACAGTTATTACAACAAATATATGTTAGATCAAATAAATTTCATCTCGATCATATATATTCTATATCAGAAGGATTTAGAAATGATATAGATCCACGAATGATTGGATCATTGAGCAATTTACAATTAATTCCTGCTATTGTTAATATGAAAAAAAATTATAAATCATGGATAACTAAAGATAAGTTAATAGAATTGTATAATAAGTTATCAGACGAAGATAAATATTTATTAGACTTATAACCAACTATTCCGCTTAACATCATCGAACGTATATCGTTTAGTAATATTTCCATTTAGAAATACGATTTCTAATTCAAGATTATCATCAAACCTTCCTCGTTGACTTGCTTTAGATATATCCAACGGAGTTTTATAAATATCATACCATGTTCCGTTTCTTTTTTGCGCCGAACATTTAAACGCAAAACGTTCGGTGTCACGATTTAATTTTCTAACTAAATATGAACCACATCCAAACACACAAGTTTCAGCACTAAATCCGTTAGTTTTTAATGTTTCAAGTATGTTTTTTATATCGTGTTCTGTTAATGAATCTCCATATATACATCCAACGTGACTATCTAATACTTTATAATTTTTAGAATTTATAGTTCCTCCAAACCCGTTCCATAATTGTTGAGCAATCCATAATACTTGGGATTCTGGAGTATCTCCTTGGAACCTTGGACTATCGGGGCGAACAACAAATTTTCCATTTCTACTTAAAATATCAGATTTTAATTCATTACAATATACTTTAATCGCATTAGTAATATTATAACTATCGGATACAACGGATAGAATCCCGGTAGGATATTTTTTAATTAAATGTTTAGTAACTTCAAACTCTCCCTTTTCTCCAAGTGAAGTTGCAATACTATGTTCACTCGCTGGAACAGAATATGCTAATCCATCTATATTTGCATTATAATAATTAATAGCATATGGAAGAGCCATTAGACTATCGGTTCCTCTACTATTTACCAAATGTGCCATACACGCTACTCCGGCTTCTTCCATACATGACAATCCCCGTTGGGAAAAATCATGTAAGTAAAAATCTGCAAGCCACCGATTAGAAAAATCACAAGTTTTTTCAAAATAATCTTTTATAATATTAACAATGTAATTACTTCTTGTACAGACTGTAATAGTGTCCCAAACCTGTTGTAAAACAGTTTCAAGTGCATTAGTAAGCCAATAGCAATTAGGATCTGTATTTTCAACTGTCATTAACACTGTTCCTACTGGATAATTTTTTCCTTCTTTTACCGCTTTAATTTTAACTGGAAGTTTTCCGTTATGTTTTTCAACAATATAATCCCATTTTGCACGACTCCAGACATCTCCATTAAATTTAAAATGTTCTTTTAAAATAGGCTCGGCTTGGTCTATTAATTCTTTTGTTATAACCGTTCCTTCTAACCATTTAATTAAAATATATTGAAGTCCGAAAAATGTAGTATAATCATACATTGCTCCTTTTCTTGCTTCTAAATAAGAATATACAACTTCAGTATTTGGCATATACATATCACTATGTAATTGTTTATAGGAATCTAAGGTCCAAATTATAGAATGTTCGTTAATTTTATTATTCATAATGTATATATTTTTAAAAATAATTTATTAGAGTTTAGAGTATTTGTCATCATATATTGGATATTTAAATGTAACAATATATTCATTTCCGGTTCCACCTTCGATTATATTACGTTCACAATAATTACATTGTGGAAAATATTCAATTTTATATTTTTTAGCTAATTTCTTTAATTCAGTTTCAAATTTTTTATTAAGTTTCATAATTTATTCAATTGTATTTTTTTAAAAATTCTTTTAATTCATTCGCTTTTTTAGACCAATAAATAGACTCTCTTCCATCACTATAAAATGCGCCTTGACCGTAATATGTAGAAACTTCAGTATATGCTTCAATTGTTGACTCTATCACTAATATAGCATTTTCTTTACTTGTTCCTATTGTATTATACTGAAGTTTTAAATAAAGTCAACGATTAAATGAAAGTTGCTCCACCGTTCTCAATAATTTTTTCGATAAGTCTATGATGGGTATCTACCACAATATCTTTATAATTTTTTACAATTTCACTCCATTTGAACCATTCTACCTTTTCAATATCATCTCCACCTTTGGCATGTCCATATAAAAATTGAAACAAAAATACAGCCGTTAAAATTTTATGCTCGCTATTTCTATATCGAGGGTCATCTTGTCTATTGCTAAATAAATATTTAGGAGAAGAACATTCTAGATTTTCACCTGCTTCTTCTTTTAATTCTCGAATTGCTGCCATTTCAAGAGTTTCGTCTTTTGGATCGACAAATCCACCAATAAGTCTAAACTTTGTTTCGGTTGGTTTTTTTCCTAGTAATACTAGTACATTTGTTTTGAGTGGATTTTCATCGTCGGCTGCTAAATTGATTACGACGCAATCCACACATTGGAACGAGGTTGGATATCTAATTGGTTCAATCATAAATGTAGTATATATTATAGATTTAAAAAGTCAAGCATTTGTTTTTGGAATAATGTATTCATGACTATAGCATAACCGATTGGCATGATTCATTTTATATTTTTGTTCTTTTCCTTTTCTATCGACATTATTTTCGGCTTGTTCGAAGTTTTGAAATAAATCATTTTCAACCGAAGAAGGAGGAAGGCAAATGCCTTTTAAATCCAAATCGGATAATTCATTAGCAAAACCGTAGCACTGACTTCCTGCTACAGTCATATACAGCAATCTATCTTGTAACCAATTTAAGTTCATGTTGATATGGTAACATATTTTAGAACAATGTCAATTATTAACATTCTTCCTTAGTTAATTCTACAAAATTATCAGTGTGCCATGCCCAGCTAAGAGTTCCATCACTTCTGGCAACCACACAATGCCCTTTCATCTGAGGAATTTCTCCTAAAAATAATATTGATTCATTCTTTTTAAATGGATATTGTGAATGATATTTTTCTGGTAGATTTGTAAAATCAAACTTAACCAAACTTAATTTACGGGGAGTTTTTTGTTTTTTCATATTAAAACTTTTTTAATTAGTTCGGATAATTTATCGAACTCTGATTCGGTTAATGAACGAGTTTTCTCGAATATGAATATCTTTCCATTATCTATTTCAACCGAAATTATAGTTTTATCATACCCATTTTCATCTTTTTCTATTAAAGACCAGATGTGTCCTCCTACATATTCAAACTCATCATTCATATAAAACATTTCCATACTGTTTTTCCAACTGGATTTATCCAATAAAAGTTTTTTCTTTTTTCTATTAACTGTTGAAATACATTTGCCGTTCCTCCTTTATTTCCATCAAAAACTACAATGGCAGTGTCTATATTTTCAACCATCCAAGAGTTTTTTACTTCTTTAACTTCTTTCGAATCTTCTATAAGTTTATGATGAAGAACCCAGTTTTCGGGACTCATATATTTATCTTGTTCTTTAAATGGAATACATACTATATATGGAAGATTTAACATTCTACAAATATCGCAAAATATTAAATCTATTCCATCTGCCATTCCCGAATAGCATAATGGCTTATATGGTTCTAATTCAGTTAATATTTGTTCTATACAATTAGATATCCATTTTATATCATATCCATTTTCTATGAGTTTCTTCTCTCTATGACCTGTAATCATCAGCCTCATTTATTTAAATTATTGAATGGTTTTTGACATAAAATATCAACATAGGTCATTATTTTTTTATACACTTCATCTTCTTTAGTAAATCCAAACCGCTTGGTTGCTTCATCATCAATCCATTCTCTTAAATTGGTTCCAAACTCCTCCGAACGAGCTTTCCAATCTGCTGCTAATTCCGCCAGATATACATCGGGCATTCCTTTAATCCCAGAACTCCAAAACTCTGGGTGATGGGCGTTTGTTAAACTATGATGATGAATTGCTAATTTTAATTTTAATTTAGATTCTTCTTCTTTGGTTGGTTGCGTAGAAGACATAAACTCAAACTCAATTCCACTGAACTTAGAAGAATCATGAATATATCCATTGGCAATTAACTGTTTTCCTAATTCTAAATGACCTTGTAAAATCAAAGATTCTCCTAATAATAGGCAATTATCCTCCACATTTCTAATGTGGCGAGCAATTGAACGTATTTTAACAAGCATTTCTTCGGCTTGTTTTTTCAATCTATCATTTCTTTTCATACAAGCCAAAGTGTATCAGATACTTACCAGAAGTCAAGTATATTTTAACACTGTATTCATCATTTCTTCATCTATTTCTTTTGAAATCTCCTCATTCAATATACGCATTAGTTCTTCTCCCGCATCAATATTATAATATGCTGTTAAATTTTGTTCTAATTCAGCAGTCCAAGTGCATTTTAATACTCGTTTTTGACTTGCCGGTTTAACATTTTTAAGTAAACTTGGAGCAAGTGCCAATGCACCTGTTAATACTGGTAATAATTTAAAAAAAACTTCTTCTATTCATAATTATCCTCTATGACAAATTATTCTTGTTCGTTGTTCTGTTTTACATTTGGGACATTTGGTATTTATCAATTTATATCTATCAATATCGCATAAACATTTTGAACTGTTAATATTTTTTATAATAACAGGAGAGTTAATCCAGTTAAATAGTGTTTTAAAAATATTCATATTTTAATGTTGTATCCATCCTCTAACAAATATATGGTTCCATCTATTTGTTATATCGAGATTAAAATAATTACCATCGGGATTTATAAATATTTCTCCGAAATAAACTCGATGAACGTGAGTTATACCTAAATATTTTATCTTTTTAATAATATTTGATTTCCAATCATATGGTATATCCATATTATCACGATTGGGATATATTCCTAAATCATATGTTACAGTAATATAAGGTTGATTATCCAATGTTATATTTGCCGGTGTATCAGTAAAAACAAATCCGGCTTGTAATATTTCATCAGTGGTAAGAACATTCCTACCATATTCACAAAATTCTTTATTATTCATATTTTATATTTATTTACAAGTTCGTCTATTATATCAAATTCCTTTTTAATATCTATTTTTCGTTTTATATCTTCTTTTATTCTATATAAAATAAAACCATTATCAAATGCTAATTTAGTTTTTATATCGTCGTTTTTTGATTTTCGTTCTTCGTGCCAATAATATCCATCATATTCTATTAAAATTTTATCAAATAATATAATATCATACACATATGGATATGGAAAAATAACATATGAACTATTTACATTATTTTTTCCATATTTATTGGATAATAATTCATGTATTTTTATTTCAATTGCTGATTTTGTTTTTGTTTCTGGACTTAAAAACTGTTTTAATTTTGTTATTCTTCTCATTTCAATCGGATTAACTACATTAGTTATAATCCAATATTTCTTTAATATTCGCTTGTCACATTTTATTTTAAATTTTTCTTTTAATATTTCAAAATTACATATATGATCTTTATAGTATTCAAATGATTCTTTCAATATATCTAAAGTTAAATCTAATTTCCTCATTCCTTCCGAATAAATACGTTCTTTATTAAGTTCTCTATATTGTTTATTCTTTAATATTATTGTATTTATAGTATCTTTGGTATGAGTTTTTCCATAAAATCCATTACGTTCTCCTAAATTGGATATTCTATTTTTTTCATTTGACTCTTGTTGTTTTAAATCTGCTATTTTTTTACCATATTTAAATACCCATACATCATAATTTGTTCTTCCGTACATCGGATTATTTTTACCAGAATAATCATGAATGGCTGCTCCGATTTTTTTCTTAGATTCTTCGGTATGGTGCTTTCCATAAAATGGATTATTCTTACCTTCATAATTTTTAATTTGATTTGACATACACATCCTCTCGCTATACCAATATACATATAAATCAAACATTAAAATAATCAATAAATTATTTGATATTCACATTTTCTAATGTCTTTTAATTTAGTGCCACCAGCGTAACTTATGCTTGACTTGAGAGATTGTTCTATCAATTTAATCATTTCCAAGGTTGTTAAACCATTGGTTTTGATATTATCCAATAAAGTTCCTTCGACGTGTTCGTTTCCTTTGGCTTTTCGACTAGCATTTCCATAATATCCATTTATAATAGCCGGAGAGTCTATACAATTTTTAAATAATGCTCCACTTAAAATGAAATCGGCACCAAATCTAATAGATTTGGTAATATCTCCAATTAAAACCTCTCCATTATCAATCGTTAATCCTCCATCGGATATTATATCAATATTGGATACGGTAGCACATTCATATAAATCGCTAATAGTAGTTGAACCAAACCCAGTAAATTGCCGAGTTCTACAACTTGCCGATACACCTATATTTATTTTGGCTGCATTTACTCCGTATTTCTCTAACCATAAAACCCAATCGACAGAATCTCCGTTCCCTACTATTAGATATGTATTTTTAAAATTATTCTTAATATATTCAATAACTGGAAGTATTACATCATTATATGAAAATGCAACATCTATACAAATGCTATCAATTCTATATCCGGTCTGTTTAATCCATCTTAATAAGTCTAAATCTTGTTTTTTTATTCCAATTGATATAGATACAAAATACAAATTGTTGTTATTGGACCATTCTATATAATTTTTTATGTGGTTATAATCACCTATTCTATGCCAAATATGAAACCATTTACTGTCATCGAATTTTTTAATGATATCATAATTTAATATAGATACCATATTACTTGGAATAACTGGAGCATTTACTTTTTTATTGGCTATAATGGTAGAAATATCACATTCGCTTCGTGATGATACTACACATTTTCCATGTTTTAGAAGAATATTTTTATAGTTTAATGAAATTTCATTTTTTAAAATAGTAGCCATACAAGCCACTATTATAGTAGAATTATAACAGAAGTAAACTTATTTTAATTTTCAGAAGCCATTTCGTAACCATTATCCAAATATGTTTTTAAATCCTTTTTGTTTATATAAATCATAGCACCTTTATCCACAATCCAATAAACCTCTATTTTAATTTTATCCGGCTTATCCTTATAAATAAATTTATCAGAATTACTCGATGTATTTTCATTTAATCGAAACGAATGTAATCCTGTTCTTTGAAATAGGACTCCTCGGAACATATATTATTATTTTATTATCTAACGGCTATGGCATTTACATATGCCGAAATATCATATTTATCCAATGGCTGTTCTACAGAACCGGCACCATGAGCAGTAATATTACCTACTAATTTAGTTGGCTTTCCTTTATTATTAGTAAATGGAATTGAAATCTGCCATTCTTTATATTTTGGTATTCCATTAGAAGTATCGGCATGTCCTCCATATTTAGCACTTTCGAGGGTAACGTCCAATCCTAATTCTTTTAATTTGGTAAATATTTTATGTATTTGTTCCCAGCTATTATCAGAAAATAAACCTCTGGATAATTCCGCCAATACTTTATTTACAAAAGAAGTAGCCGCAACATTAGATTTACCTTCAAGTGGATTGGATGTAATTCCTATATTTTCTTCGTTGAAGTTTCCATAGGCATCAGCAGGACGTTTGGCACCACGATTCATTCTCTTAGGAGGAAGTGATGTTTTATCTTGTGTTTCACGACATTTAGGACATTTATCAGTTCCTTTATCAACTACTCTACCACATCCTTTACATGTTCCAAAATTAGCATGATTTTCAATCTCCATTCCTTCAATTTCCATACCCTCTTTTACAAGATGTTGAGATACTTCTAAACAATCAGGACACATTACTTTACAAGACCCCGGCTTCGATGGATGTGAAACATCTTTTCCACAATCACAACAATGATGTTGAATATCACTTTTTTCTTCTTCAAGTTTTTTATGTAATTTCCAAGCAGTTGCATATATGGCATCAGGATTATTTGGATATTCTTTTTTTAACTTATCATATATTTTTTTAGGAAACTTAGGTGGCAATTTCTCATCTAATGTTTTCAAATCTGTATCGGAACCTAAATCTTCTTCCATTTTTCTCATTTTAGCATTCTGGTCTTCATAACTTTCTAAATTAGCACCGGCACCGTTAGACCACGGATCGAATCCTTCTGTTAATTTCGTTCCAAATCTTACTAAACTAACAGTATCCGAATGTCTATCATATACTAATGTATATTTTCCTACCTTATATGTTTTATCATAAGTTCCCCAAGGTGCTTCTTGAGATACACTCATGGAATGTTCGTTTTCACCACCCATATCCCATTGAGACATATACTGAATTGCGGCTTTTGGACCTTTTGTATTTAATAAATCAATTACCGGTTTAGCATCATTATATTGTAAAGTAACTATAGTATAATAAGTTCTTCCTGCTTCATCAAGTCTAGGTTCATCACTGCGAACTCTCATTTCAGGAGCATGTGAATATTCTCCAGTATCCAGTTGATGTTCTGTATCATTTGCTCCACCATATTTAGATACTAAATCTTGATACATCATTTCTTCCATAGACCCTTCCTGTGGTCCTCTTGAAATTTGTCCGGGAGAAAAATCAGATGTGCTTAATGCTGAATATAAATTACTATCCTGTCCCCCATGATAATCATTAGCAAACCAATAAATGGCGGCTTCAGCATCATATTCAAATCCCTCTTCATTTCCAAATTGAGAACGAAGATATTCCATCATTTCTTCTTTAGAAGGGTCTTGAATTGAAGTTTCATTCAAAACTTCCGTGATACATCGCTTGATTATTTGTTTTATATTCATATAGATATAATATAAATATACTCAAATATTCCATTCATACTTAAAATTACCACAATCCCATATTCTATCCCATCCATTATTTTTCATATTTTCCCATTCTGATAAAGAAGGATTGAATGATTTTAGTATTTTTGATAATTGGTCTTTTCTAAAATTAAACCTATGATATCTCTTATAGTTTTTACGATGATTTCCAAAATACCAGTAACTCGGAGCAGTTTTCCCTGTGAGTTTTAAGTTTAATTTTTCATATACGTTAGAATTAGAAAAACTCCACCGTCTATCAGCATATGATATAATTTTAATTGGTTTATAATTAGTAATAAAGTGTTTTAGTAGTTTATCGCATATGCCGGTTATTATATAAGAAGTTTTAACACATAATCTATATAATTCATATGTTCCATCTTTTTTAACCTGTCCTAAACATTTTCTAAGTTGTCCGAATGTTGCCACTGCTACTAATTCATTGTTATGATATGCACCAAGTCGAATAGAAGACGTTTTTTCTTTTCCTTGAATGTGATTATTATTCAGAAAATCTATATAAGAATTATCGGTTATTTCTTTAATAATACATTTTCTTGCATTTATTTTAATTGAGGCATTACGTTTTAGGATATGTTTTAACTTTGATTTAATTAGTTCCTTTTTATTTATCCATTCATCCTCAAATAAATGAATAAGTCTAATTCCTATTTTTTCACATTCTTCCGTTTTTGATACGTGATATGTTTTATTTTTACATCCTCCTATTTCACTGTGCCAGTATAATCCATCACATTCTATTGCAATTTTCAATATGGGTATGTATATATCTAACTCTCTATTATTTAATAATATTCGTTTGTTTTCTTCTACTGATATGGTAGACGGTAATATTGAACGAATAAAATCGGTAACTTCTTTTTCAAATGTAGATATACCAGAATTGCAGGTAGTGCATCTAGGCAAATCTCCATCTTCTAAACAATCATCGAATACAACTTTACATATATTACATTTAAACTTATATTTCTTAAATAATCCTCCGCTCAGATATTCATCTCTTGAAAATAACGGTTCGGCTAATGACTGTAACCTATTACTTGTAAACAAACTATCATAAAATATTCCCCGTCTTGTATTTATTCTTTTATTAGCCACCGACTTTACTTGTTGTATATTTTTTACTCCGTATTTCTTAAATACCGCATTTTCTATTTTAGATTTATCACTTAATATCCACTCTACTCCATAATTTTTTAAACACGTTTCTTTTTTCTTATTTGATATTTCTAATGATTTTGACACATTATCAACACCATATTTTTCCATGATTGTGGCTTTGCATTTTTCTTTCACTGTCGGATTCTGAAATCCATATTCAGTTCCGTATTTTTTAATATTTGAGTATTTAATGTTATTTTTTGTAGATTGATTTGTCTGGGCGCATTTATATGAACAATTTTTGGAATACCCTAATCCGTAAGAATGAAATTTTACTAAATTATTACAGTTTATATTAGAACATTTTATAGGTTCCAATTTATTATTTAGAATATGCCATACTCTTTGACCTATAGTTATATCATCTGGTAAAAACGAAGTTGCCGCAATTATTTCATTATATTCAAATAATTTAGAGTTTACCGTAAACCAACGTAATGACATTCTACTTGAAATGGTTATATTTTTACAAAATAAATTTTCCAATATCCAGTTTTTTAAGTTCATATGCTTAGTCTTTGTAATATAATTATAACAAAAAGACAAAATATATCAACTTATTTTAATTTCATTCTGGTATTAGTTCAATTCGGAGAGAATGTTATAAATCAACTCGTCGGTTCGTTCCCATCGGTTGGTCATTGGATTTTTAACAATTCCTTCGGCAAGTGAAATTTGTTCTACGGGTGCCATAAACGCACCTTGAACTGAAGGATTACTTACAAAGTCCCAGCATATAATACTGTAATCATTATTAACTTCAACCGAAGATTCTGATAATTTTCTTACGGAACCAGTTCCACGGCTTGATATTCCAACTCTGATATTACACTTGAATAACTCTCTCAAAATATTTCCACTTGGAGTTGTTAATACATCAATGTCAGCAATTAAATCATTACCATTCCATTTAAGACCAACTATATTATGAGATACATTTTTAAGATTTACAACTTCAGTTTCAGCATGGTCTAATTCTCCAACTGCTCGTTTTTCATTTATAAATGTATTAACATATTCCGATACACTTTTATCCAAAACATCATCGGGATATACTCTTCCATTTTGATTGCGGACACCCTTTCTTTGTACTAAGCCACGAACTCTAAACGGTTTGGCTTCATTCATTAGGGACTCTTTTAATAAAGTATCATCTACCTCAAATGTTATACATTCTATTAACAATTTTTTATTTATATCATTCATAATGGTATTGAATAAGTAGGATATGATTTATATAATTTATTATATTTCTTACTATATCTAATTATTTCTTTTATTTTTTCGTTTTTTAACAATTTTTTCGTTCTTCCTAAATCAAGAAATTTATTTTTCTTTTTTTCGTGCTGTGGTTCATCATACTCAAATGCTATTGAGTTTTTATAATCGTATCCATCAAGACAAAATCCATCTATCCATACTTCTCCACCGTTTAACGCATGTTGAAAATTATATCCGTTTTTTGTTCCGTAATTTTCAATAAATACACACGCATCTTTATTAAAATTTGACACTCCTCCTTGTGTTTTAATTCGAAGTATAGCCGATTGTTTCATTTTATTGCGACATTCCGATGAATAAATTCTATTTTTAGAAATACATGAATAACATAAACAATTTATTCGTTTTAATGCTTTATTTGGAGTTGATGCTTTAACATCTTTTTTACAATTAGAACATTTTCTATACCATATATTATTCAAGTCGTGCCATACTAATCCACTTGATATAGCATCCAAAACAGGTTGAGAATATTTTCCTTTTTTTGGACTCTCTTTACCATATAAATGATGTCGGCTACCTTTTTTAGAACATGATAAGCACATAGAGCCTAATGATAATGCTCGTTTAAGATTGTGCTTAGACGAATATAATAATTCTTTATTACATATCGAACAAGTTGTCTTATAATCATTAGTCATAATATATAAATATATTTATTTTTCTCTATAAACCTTCTTTATTCGTAAATCCCAATATTGGTCTTTTTTATTCTCTTCCAATTTAACAACTTTTAACAACGGGGCTTTATTATAAAATAGATTTTGTAAACCTTTATTATCTAATTGATATTTTAACATATTGGACGGTATTTTTAATTCAAATACCGATACTATTACTCCATGTTCTTTTCGGTCAGTCCAACCTATTTTTTTAACTAAATCTTTTAACGGAGTTTCTTTTTTCTTTAACAGTAAAGGAAGCCATGATTTAATATCTTCAGTTATATCGAAAATTGAATATGCCTCATAATGTTTATTAACATTAACATCTTTTTCTTCTTCTTTAATATGAGATATAGGTTCCGGATTTAAAACAGGGACTTTAGATTGATTGCTATTAGGGCTATTATTGACAGGATTAGGATTATTGTTATTATCATGTGGAACCTCCGGTTGTTTAATTTGGGCTGGATTGACTCCCTTTTGAGGAGATGGTTGACCGGTTGCCTGTCCTATAATTTTAATTTTCTCACTCGTGGATAAAAAATATTTTTTTGGTTTAGATGACATATCAGTAGCAATTATCACATAATGCCCATAATAATTTTCAATTGTAACGTTATTTATATCAAACTCATATTTGGTAGAAAACTGTTTATATCCTCTTGAAGATTTAGCAATAACTCTTTTACCCTTTAGATATTGGTTAATTTTAGTTTGATATTTTTTAATCAATTCTTTAGATTCTGTTTTTAATGAAGTTAAGAATTCAGAATACTCAATTCCAATATCAAAAAATTGAAGATTATCATCTGTTGTATTTTCTAACAATGTCGCTAATATTATCATTTTAATTCGGATTGTAATATTTTTTCTGTTATATCAAACTCAGTATATTTTATTCGTAATAATTTTATATTCTTATTTTTAGCATATTCGGTTTTAATATTATCTTTATATTTGATATATTCTAGGTCTTTATACGTTATTTTATGCCCGTTAAAATTTCCTCCATATGATACTTCAGCCGGAGTTTTATTATTTAATGAAAAATCCCATTCTTTACTTATTTCTGGATAAGTTATATCTAATTTATTTTGTAATTCCTTTAACATTTTTCATTATTCTATCATTTTATCAGGACGACGAGCCAAATCTTTTTTTCCAATTGGAGTTAATTCATATCCAAGTGCATTGCTTCCAGCTAACGCTTTTTTACTACCTCCATCATTTTTTGAAAATGCGGCAGGAATAGTATAACCTTCACCACCTGTAACCGACGATTCCTCGATTTTTTCCTCTTCTTCATCTTCCATTATTCTTCGTTGAAGTGGAAGTTTTCCGGTTGCTGGAGCAACTGCTCCCGTTGCCGATTCTTCCGTAGTCAATTCTTCCAACAATGTCTTAGTTATAATTTTAACTAATGATTTTAAATCGGATTGTTTCATATTACTCTCGAAGTAAGATTTTTATTGATTTCTTTCAATAATTCATAACTAAGCATAACTACGGTAACGTGATTATCTTTAACAACTTTATCTGGGTTAATTTTATCTAATTGATTTATAACTTCATTTATTTTAATCTTTATAACATCTGAATCTTTAATTTTTGTAGAAGATTCTTTAAGCTTGGATTTAATTTTGGAGATATGTTCTTTTACTAATACATCAAACTTATTAGTATTGGCAACATTACATATATATTCTCTTAATATTTCATGTTGTTCGTCATCTAATATACTTGCAAACTTTTCGTTTAATTTTTCAACTAATAATTTATAAGTAAGTAATCGTATATCTTCTGATTGTTCGTTATAAGTTTCCATCGAAACTTCATTTTCTTTTAACATTGATTGCTTATTAACCAAATGTTCTACAATTGAGTTTTTTGCTTTATAGATTTCATCAACATCAAATTTTAAATCGGAAGTAGCATTCTCAAATAGTTTATAAATAGATGCTGATATTTTATAATTTTTAACATGAGATTTTAACATCTGTTCCAATGGATATGCCGCTTTAATCTCCTTAATTAGTTCATATTTTTCAAATAACAATGATTTATCATCTAATTTTTTACGAGCATCTAAAATAGTAGAATAATAACGTTCAGCATATGCTTCGGTTTTAATATTTTCACTTAATAATTTATTATATAATTGCCATTCTTTCCCAATTTCAGTATCTATTTTGAAAAACTTATGAAGTATTTCTGATGCTTTTGATGACTTTTTACCGCTAATAATATCAGCGGTAACTTGCTTAGTCAATAATTCGAACAAAATGCCCGTATTTCTAAACTTTGAATGGCGCATTTTTTTCTGGGTTGTATTATTCATATTATATTAAATGATAATTATAAATATATTCTTTTACCTGTAAAATATAATATATTATAGTATTTCCTTTATATTTACCTCATCTAACATAGATGGTAATGTTGATTCTTTAATCAATTCTTTTTTTACATCAATAGGCTTGTCAAAAAACTCAGATAAAGACAATATTAACTTGGAGTTTCTGTTTTTCATTTGTTTATTATCTTGTACCGGTTTTTTTATTTCTTCAAGTGCATATGGAGAATCTCCTTCAAAGTTTTGATATAATTCGCTTTTCTTTTTAAACTCGCTATTCTTTCTTGGTTTTCTATTGAGTTCTAAATGTCCCAATGGGTCTTCTCCAAATGGATGATCGCTCGCCTTATGCTCTCCACTTTGGTCTCGATTAGCATCTTCTTTAACTATATCTTCCGGTTTTCCGATTTTAGGCTTCTCTTCGGTTTCGGGATTTGGTTCTTCTTCATTTCCCTCTCCTCCTTCTTTATTCCCTTCTCCCTCCTCACCCTCTCCTTCTAAATCTCCAAGATCGGAAAGTCCACCTCCACCACCATGTCCTCCACCACCACCGAGACCACCCAATCCACCACCTTCTCCTTTTTCTCCACCTCCACCACCCGTTCCTATTTTCTTCATAGGCATAGCTGGATCATCTCCATCATTTTCAATAGCCGCCAATCTATATTTGCGTTTTGCGAACTCTATTACTGATTTCATTTCCGTTTCAATATCATCATTAGACATTTGGAATATATATTTATAGATATATTCAGGAGAAAATAAACCACTTTCCATCATATCTGTAGACAATGCTGTTTTTTCAGATAAAATGCTTATTTTCTCTTTTTCTAATATAGTACTAGAATTAGTTAGTTCAATTTTGAAATTGATTAAACTTTCATCTCTATATCCCTGAGCATATAAATGTATAACTCCTATCTTTTCCAATTCCACGCACAGTATTTTCTGAATACGTTGAATAGTTCGGGCAAATCGTATATCTTCATTGCTTAATGTTGCCTTACTACCACCTTCTTCTCCAAAGTTTAAGAATGTTTTTGGTATTTTTAAAGCGGCAAACATCTTATTTTTAAGATATTCAACATCATCAATACCTGTCCAATCCATACCTGGTAGAGTATCTATTCTAGTTCCCGAATCACTTCCACGAGTAGGGATATAAAAGTCATCCAACATATTTTGAAGATTGAACTTGAGATTATATTCTCCTCGTTCATTCATATATGGAACTTTTTTAATTTTATCCTGTAATTTCTGCATGTAATTATCAACTTCGGCTGGTGGAATGTTGCCTATATCAACATAAAATATTCTTCTTTCGGGAGCACGAACTACACGATGAATCATCATTGCGTCTTCCAATAGGGATAATTGTTTCCATATTCTTCTTGCACCTTCCAAATAAGAACGACCATATGGGAAGAAGTTAGAATCGCCCGTTAATCTAAAATGGCAAATCTGCCAGTTTTCCAATACTTCGGCTTGGGATGTATCAGTCGGACGGATTTGAAACTTGACATACTTCTTATTATAAGGGTCGGCATTTTCAATTCGCTCTACATTTTCCGCATTTATAGGCTCCACCATATAAACACCATACTCTGGACTAACATATACTTTTAAAAAATGATCTCCTAATTTTAAAGTATTTCTAAGCCATCCCCATAAATTAAAGTCTAGGTTTAAAATATCATCGTATAAGTTTTCAAGTATTTCTTTAACATTATTATTTTCACAGTGTACGGTAAGCATTTTACCAAGTGCATTAGTCGTAAGACAATTATGGGTAAATAATTTAGATCCATCCTTAGTTTCTATCGCATATAAATGTGAACTAGTTCCTACATTTACTAAATCATATGCTTTATATTCGCCACATGGTTCTACTGATATTACTCTATGATTATTTGATTTTGTATAATCAGCGTATGAGTTATATCCTATAATTTTATATTTTAATCTATCTATACGAGTAATATTATATTTATTACATATTTGTTTATTTAATACACTACAATCTTCTCTGAGAATGTTATATTTCTGTTTTAATTCTTTTCTAGATAATCCGTTTATTATATCTTTTTCATATTCCTCCATATTTATGTGTTCGAAACGATTTACGGCTTCAATCCATCTTCCGTTTTTATTTTTGGTTAACTTATAACCATTTCCAAACATTCCATTCTTATTTCCATTTCTTCCAAACTCTTTATTTCTATCTTCTTTAGACATTCCTTCCAGTCGCTTTAACATAGTAAAATGACAATTTTCGGAATGATATTTTCTAGTTTCATCATTCCAATATCTTCTATGTCCTTCTCTGGTTTTTTCTTTATATTCGTGTGTTTTTGTTTTATCTGCCCATATTTCTTTATTAAATTGAGAGTGTATTTTTTTATGCTCTATATAACCAACCCATTTAAGATATTCTGGACTATTATTTAATTTATTAAACGACGAATGATGAATTACTTTATCGGTTTCACATACTGTTTCTCGCTGAGTTATTAACGAAGGTTCATTTTTTGCAACTAATCTATGAGTAAATTGCCATTTTCCATTTATATATAACATCTCATATCCATTCATAAATTTGAAATTGGATAATTTAGTATTAAATATTTTTAACGATGTCCCTAATTCAAGTTTATCGGTTGATATAATAGACATATCTGATTTTACCCACATATGATTAGACGTACATTTTATCTCGGTTCCATCGTCCAATAATACTTTATACATTGGTTTAATACCATTATATGCCACTCGTTCACATTTTTCGGGTTTGAAGTTCCCATCGGAATCTATAGAATATACCCAGAAATCTGTTTTATTTTGATTATATAAATCTTCAATTTTTACTTTATCTCCATTCAATAATGGTATAATAGTGTTCCCCTCTATGCATTCGTCTGCTACAATATCTAAAGTTGCATTTAGAATTGGGTCCATATCCATTGTATTGTGTGAAAATACAGTATCTGATGCAAAATTTTGATATTTTTCAACTGTTACATCATATACATCTATTTCTCCGACATATTCTATGGATTTTACTTTATGATTTAATTTAGTAAAAATCTCTTGTTTAAACGATTTCCAGTTATGATTGTTAGATTTTAATCGATTGGTTATAAGTGATATATCACAATGTAAATATTTAGATACTTCTTTAAGATTTAATTTTCCATAATTTCTATAATACTCAAAAGATTGCTCTTTTATTATATCAAATGTTAATTCGTCTCTATAATTTGGATTTTTTCCTAAATTATAATTTCTGGTTTTACAATATGTTTTTAATGATTTAGAACGTACTTCATTAGATTCTTTCGTATGTATTTTTCCATAAAATGGATTATTAGTTCCAGATCTTTCACCATTCCAATGATGAAACTTTCTATTTTTATATCCTTCGGAAGAATGTATTTTTTCTAATGTTTTTTGTTTATTTTCAAACGACCACATTTTATCAGTTACTAATTTAATATGATATTGTTTATGTGCTGTTTTATCCATTATAACTAAATTATCCGGCATATTATATGATGGATTGAACTGTTGATGATGAACCACTTCATTATCTTTGAGAGGTCTATTAAATTGTTCTGCTATTACATTGTGTTCTGGTTGCCATCCTTTTGAAAAATTATAAACATGCCTATATCCTTTGTTATAAAAATCTTTTTGATAAAACGGCATTATAGAGTCCCCTACTTTTATATCTTCTAATTTTTTATAATCTCCATTTCTCATTAAGAACGGATGTCCTCCGCTTGCTATTATATATTTACCCTTTTCAAATGTTAATTTCCATGCTTTTAATTTTCCTCCATCTTTTTTTCTTGGATGATATGCATTTCCCAATTTTATAGAGTTTGATTCGTGGTCATAAGAATAAACATAAAATCTTTCTTGTGGTTTATTTTTATATTTTTCAGCCAACTCTGCTATTGTAGGATACGTTCCATCTGGCAGTGGAATGATAGTTTCTCCTGCCACACATTGATAATCCCTAAACATTTCAATACGAGCCGCTTGATAAGATAATGAAAAGTCTCTAGAATATGCATTATACGCAGTTGAACGAATACGATTAAATCTATCTCGGAGAGAGTTTCTATCTCCTGCCATCATCGAATGGTCGGTGTCTTTAACAATTAATTGTTTTCCACCGACATTTCTAACTATTGTTTCTGATGAGAATAAAGTTTTTAACCGAGCATATAAAGATTGTTTCTTTATATCTACGATATCATCGTTAATTGAATTTGGTCTATTTATTTGGTTAAGTGCCATCGTATTATCTTTCTATTATTATATAAATATATCTATACATTGTCTAAAATTAACCAATTAGCCATTTTAATGACTCAACTTCATTGTTTATACCGCCCGTTTTCATACTCCATGGATCATTTGGCATGTTTCTTTGATTATTATGATATACTGGAACGTTGTCAATTTTTGCTTGTCTAAAATGGTCAAGAGATGACCTAGTTAAATCTATTCCTTTTTGTCTAAGTAATAATGCAGTATCTCTTATCCACAGTCCAATACATAAACTCATGACTAAATCATCGTTATAACCTTGCATTGCTTGTGCCTTGAAGTTTTTCCAAATGAAAGTTTCCAATTCTGATAAGGTTCTGGCGGAATATATTTTAATTTCTTTTTCCGACATATATCTGCGAAGGTAATCTATCATCACAGGTCGAGTTTTCATAGATGTTGAAAATCCTGCCGTTGATTTTTTTTCTTCTGCATTATATCTATTAGAATGCTGATGTTCTGGGTCAACATATTTTAAATCATCCGTCATATAAAATAAGTTTGAATATTTTCTATTTATAACTTGTTGAATAACTGCCCATCCCGTATTTTCACGTTCAATTACTAATAATGCAGTGTTGTATTCCGCCGCAAGATTTACTAACATATTTCCATATTCTGTAGTTCCTATTTGACCTTTATATTCGGCACATTGTTCTAACGATACCGCATCTAAAACATGACATGCTTGATAATCTCCACCATCTCCACGAGCTGTATCGGCTGATAAAATATAAGATTTATCATAATTGGGTTCTTTCCAATACCACAAACATCGGTCACTTAGTCGTTTATCATATGGGTCAGTTCTAATATGTTTTTTATAATATTCTATCAATTCTAGAGCTATAACGTTATCTCCGGATGCTAACCAATCACAATCACATTCCTGACCTGCTAATGATGCTCCCAATTCCTTTGTTTGAGCGTCTCTCCATGCTTGATTTCTCTCTGGGTGTAAATCCCACGGAAGCCTAATAGGATTAAAATTATTTCTTTTTTCACTCGCATCGCACCACATTCTATGGAAAAAGTTTCCATATCCATTGGGAGTTGATAAAATAATAGAATTACCACCCGTTGACAATGTACTCCAAGATGAAGCCCAAATATCATCTATGTTTTCAATAAATGCGGCTTCATCAATAATAAGAAGATATACTGCCATAGAACGACCAGCATCACCACTGGATGATACTGCTCTTATATGTGATCCATTTTTAAATTTTAATGATAATCGATTATCTTCAATGCATGGTATTTTTAACCAAACCGGCAAATTATCATTTGCAAATCTAACTTTTGAAATTAACTCTTTCGAAACTTCTTGTTTAATCGAAATAATAAGAATATTCTTATCTTTATTGAATATCATTACCCATAATGAATATGCCGCCACTAATGTAGAGATACCCATTTGACGAGATTTTAAAACTATATTAAACTTATTATCGGCAAATTGTTTAAGCGTATCTTCCTGAAATGGAAATAATTCAAATTTTAAGGTTCCTTTTATTTGATGTTGTATCTTTACATAATTTTTCATGAAATATACAGGAGACGCTGCACATTTGGCATATTCTTCCGCTACTATTTCTTGTAATGTTTTCTTTTTTGCTGGCTCACTCATATCGTATCTAATTTATATTGTTTACATAACTTAGCATACTCTTTTTTATTTTCTGCTTTTATTTTTGTGGCTTCCTTAATAAGTTTCAATACTTTTTTTAAATCCGATTTAGAATCGGCTAATATTTTATCTTTATTAGTATTTACCCATACCGCATCGTAACCAACTCCATCTTCACAGGGAAGTTTTACATCTCCATTGTCATTAGTAAAATATTCAACTATCTCTTTTAATTTTTCTTTGCTATCTTTCAAATCTCCAAGTGCATAAGATGATAATTTATATTTTTCATATACATCCCATGCCCCTACAATTCTCAATTTGGTTTCATAATCTATCAAACAATTTTCACATAATCCGGTTCGATTGAAAAAATATTCATCTCGTTTAGTTCCCCATTTAATGTTTAATTTACATTTACAGATTTTATTTCCAATGGCTTCTCTAATTATGTCTCCTTGGGTCTTGGTTAATTTAACTATTTTGCCATTTTCTTTTCTATATTTAATGTCGTTATGGTCTATCCATTCTTCCCCTTCTTTTCTAAACTTATCTTTTTCTGCTATGTGATTAGATACTTTAATCTCTGTCTTTTCTCCTTTTTGCCATTTTTTAATGACTTCGATGTTACCCATTGATTTATGTAATTTTATAGCCATAACTTATTTTTTGATTTTTAATTTTTCCCACTGTTTAAGGTTATTTGATTTCCAAAGAAGATATTCTTTTTTAAGATGGAAATAACATGATTCTGGAACCATAATTGAAAAATACCGCCAGCCATCGCTTTCTTTTAATTTTCTATATTTTGATTGGTATTCTTTATTTGCCATCTCTTATAAATAGCGTTAAAAACACTAAATAACACTAAAATAAACTAATTATGTTAATATAAGATAATAATATATTTATATAATATGATTAGTTTAAAACAATTATTAGAAGGAATATCGTATCTATCAAATACTAATAAACTGAATTTTAGTTTTGATAGTGATTTTCCAGCACCCGACGATAATTTAATATACTTGAAACCAAATAGAAGAAATTCTAGGTTATATAATATAAAAGGATTTAAAATTTTTTATGGATATTATTTCAATCGAAATTTTACTCCTAATAAACCTTCGTATTTTAAACCAAATAATACACAATCTATAAATGATGCAAGAACAACAATAAAACACGTTGATATTAAAAAAATATATATGTTTAATGGGATGGATTCTGCTGGAAATTATACATGGACTAGGGATGAATCTCCAATTATAAAAATGATAGATTTAGCAATTGAACGATTTTCTGAATTGGTAGATTTAAACTCATTTACATCCATCATATCGGCTCCTTCTAGTTCTCGGTTGAATGATTTAATATTAGATAGATTTCAAATGAGTGTTGGAACCCATATAATTACAAAAAATGCACTTCAAAAAAATGAAATAAATCAAATTGCATATTTTATGGATGAATATAATAAATTAAGCGATGACGGTAAGCGAAAATTTCACTCTGTAAAAAACGGAATTGTTAAAAAAACAGGAACATTTGAAATGAAACACGTCCCTCCTACTATGCGAAGTTTATTCCATAATTTTATATCATTGAAACAAAATAATCAAAAAGAATCTATTAAAATAGCAAATAAAATATCAAATGGAAAAGTTTTAATAATAGACGATACTATAGGAACTGGTGGAACATTTTTAGAAATAGTTAGAGAAATAAAACCATTAAAACCAAAAGAAATATATTTATTTGGACTTTTGCAAGATTATTATTATAGTGTATAAAATTATATATGTTTAACTTGAGAGAATCCTCCGATTCGTTTTACCTCTATATTATTTTCTATAATATCTTTGATTTCCGATTGATGGCTAATGATAAAAATACCAGAAAACTTTGATTTTAACATAGAAAATAAAGTATCCATAGATAATAAGTTTTCACTATCAAGGACTCCAAATCCCTCATCACACAGAAGAACGTCAGTTCTAACTAAATTGGAAGCCATTATAAGACCAACTCTTATAGCAAACTCCATTTCAAACCTTTCTGCTCCAGAACACGTTTCAATTACATTCTTTCTATCATCGTAACAGATATATGGAATTATATCTGTTCCGGTATCCTCTAATTTCAATGTAAAATCAGTAATTTGAGTGAGTATATCATTTACTTCCTTTTCAATGGTAGGAATGGCGTTGCATATAATACGATAGGGAATTCCATCTCGTCCGATTGCTTCTATATATTTTTCATAATCATCGAATTGTGCTTCTTTTTCTTTAATATTCTTAATTGTAGTTTTTAGATTTGATATGGTATTTTTAAATACTTCTGCTTTACCGTATATCTCGGTCATTTTACTATTTTGTTTATTTATAGAAGATTCAATATTATTTGCTTCGGTTTTATAAGTTGATAATGTCTTATTGATTGTATTATTATTTTCAACCGAGGTTAGATTTCTATTATATATATCTATTTTCAAACTGGTCGAAGTTAAGTTTTCTTTGTTTTTTGTCAATACATTGTTTTTATTTAGAATTGAAATTGATAATGACTGAGATATATCTTTTAAAACTCCTTGTTTACTTAATAATTTGGTATATAATTCATATTTTGAAACCACCCATTTAATATTTTCAAACTCCGATTCTAATTTTTCAAGATTTTCTACTAATTCTTTTGCTATTATTTTATCTTGTTTTAATTGTTCTTTACAACTGGTAGCATCTTTTACAAACGCATTATCATTACAGAACTTACAATTTGGGTCGTATTTGTGATTTTTAAGTTTATCTACTTTGTCTAATTTTCCTTTAATTTCTATTTTTTTATCGTTCATTTTCTTTTTTGCCGCAGAAATTTTATCAACGATTGATTTATATTTTTTATGATTCTCTATTAAATCTAATTTTTCAATTTTAGACACGCTTTTTTCTACCATCCTAATATAACGCTCATATCTTGATGATTTATGTTTTAGAAATGAAATATCCGATGTTAATTGATTAATAGCTGATTCCAATTTTGATTTTTCGATTGTTAGTGAACTTATATCAGTCGGAATATTAAAATCCAATTTAACCAATTTTGATGCCTCTTCCTGTATTTTATTATTGATATTATCTAATTCTAATTTTGATGATTTTGTTTCGTCTATTAGTTTATTGTATAATTCATTGGCATAAGCTAATGCATTTTCATTTTGAAGTAGGTCAGTTTGATAATCCTTTCCTTTGTGTAATTTTAATTCAATGTTTAATTCTTTCCTATTTTCAGTTGCCACACCGCATAATTTATCAAATACATCAATTCCTATAAACTTTACTAACATATCTTTCCGGTCACTATTCCCCATATCTATGAATGCTAAATTATTTTTTCCAAATTGAAAATAAGCAGATGTTAAAATAAAATCATCAAATGTTCCAATATGATTTCGTATAATTTCATTTGTATCACTTCTTTCCGTTCCATTTAATTCTATTTTTTCATCATTTTCCAATTTCCAGAAATAAACATCCACTTTAACTGCTCCTGTCCTTCCGGTGGTTCCAATTCGCTCTATAAAATATCGGATTCCATCAATTTCAATTTCTAATTTGCATTTAAATGATGTTTTTTGATTATTTATAATATGATTTCCCTTGGATACTCTTGAAGTTTTATCAAATAGTGTAAATAATAAAATCTCGAAAATAGAACTTTTACCGATTTTATTTTTGCCTAATATTCCATATATTCCATTTATATTTTCAAAATTGATACTATTATCCTCTCCATAAGAAAACATGTTTTCCCATTCTAATTTTATGAGTTTGTATCTGGATGTTTTAGTATGGTCCAAGATTCCGATTTCATTATTAATTTTGCGATTTATATATAAGACACTATCGAGTTTAGTGACCGATATATCAGGTATTATTTCTTTTAAGTAATCTTCAATTAACTTATTTTGATATTCGACATTGAATATATTTTTAATATTTATATCAGACACTTGTTTATTTGTAGTATCTATATCGGAAGTTTCTCTGATGTATGAAGTTTCGACTATATTGGATTTTTCTTTTAATTTTGATATTATAGATTTTACTTCGGATGGAATAGTTTCCTTACATATAGTTCTAAGTCTAACGTTTTTTGGAAGTTTACTAATATCAGTTACTAAATTTCCATGATTTATTTCAATAGTAAAAAATCCATAGTCGTTTGGAATTGTATTATGAATATACGTATTAGTTTCTAAATCCCATAATGAATATCCTTTATTACTTGTTTCTCCGTGATTTTGTTGAATTAAACTACCAGCATATCTTACTGTTGGTTTATCATTATTAGAATCATATATTTGTAAATCTTGAGATTTATGAATATCTCCCATTAGAATTAAATGATGATTATCAAACAATGGAAGCATTATATTTGGATTATTTAATATGTGTCCCGTATCGGAAATAGATTGGTCGATGGCACCATGAAATAATCCTATGATTCTTTTATATTTGTTTTTATAAACTGACGGAATATTTTTTCCTAACATGTATTTATCAGGAGAGTCAAACACCGACATATGATTAAATAATATGTCGGCATATCCATATATACCAGAATCTTTTAAATAATATATATTATCATTATTTAACATGCTTATGATAGGAGTCAACGCATCCAATCTGTTTTTGTTTTGAACTAAACCGTCGTGATTTCCTGGAATAATAAGGGTTGGAAATATATCAGAACATCCTATAAATAACTCTTTAACTAATTCCAATCCTTCCGGTTCCATTGAAGTTTTTTGATGAAATATATCTCCACATATTACAATTATACTATTATCTACAGGGAGTCCTTTAATCATCTCGAAAAAATTACTAAATACGTGTCTATATTCTTCTATACGTGAGTTATTTCTACAATGGATATCCGCCATATGGACGATGTATTTAATATCGTGTTGATTTGTTTTTAATATATTCATAAATTAAGCAGTATAATTCCTATAATAGACTAAATAATTCCTATAAATTGTAAGTTGGTTATATGTTCCTTGAAAATTACCAATCCTAAAAATATAGTGGATAATGATGCTAAAATATTCCACATACTTCCAGTAGTAGATAGATTTTTTCCATAGTAAATTGCTGGCAACCAACCTATAGTTCCTATTAAATATGATATACATACTATAATTGCTAATTTTATATTAGGAGATATAGAAAATAATTTAGAATAATATTCTCCTATTATAAAAAAAATGGATGATATTATCAAATATAATATTGGTTGTCTCATAATTTACTTAATTTATACAAAAGTCCTTGTTCCCAGTTATATGATACAGAGTTTCTAATCAATTCACTTACTTTTTGAAATCCTATTTGAGATGGGTCTTTCCCATTCAATCTTACCCAATGAACGTTTATTCCATATCTTATTAATTTTTCACAATTTTTAACGGCATCATCCATAGCATCATTATCCAAAATTATATTAACTCTTTTAACTCCTTTGAATATAAGTTTTTCTTGTAATTTTTTTGATGGATATTTACCAAATAATGGTATTGCGTTTTTCCGGACGGCAAATGCATCAAATACTCCTTCTACCAGATTAACATCTTCATTGAAGTTTATCATATTTTCAAATCCAATAATATTCATATCTCGATTTGGTTTTCGATATCTATAAACATCATTGTCATAATATTGACGACCTATAAAAAAATTTAACTCATTATTAGAATCGTATGATGGAATTATAATATGATTCTGATATTCACCATCTTCACAATAACCTAAATTATAACGTATAATATCATCTATTAATACGTTTCTTTTTTTGAGATATTTAATAGCATTTTTATATTCTTGTGTGTTGGTTGGACGTGACAATGAAATAAATCCAGATGGAAGAGACAATTTTTCTTCTATTTTTTCAATGATTCCGGATTTTCTATAAGTTCTTATTTCTCCCGATAACTTGAATAATTTTTCTCTTAGATAAGATGGAGAATTTAATTTTCTAAGCAACGACCCTAATGATTTACTTGGAACATTACATCTCCAACAATTACTATACCCAATATGCTCTCCTTCAATACAAACTTCGAACTTTTTAGACCCATCATTACGTTTACAAAACGGACAATTAAACAATAATTGAGTATCGGCTCTTCTGAGCCTTCCGGTCTGTTTAAACGCCTCGTTTAATATTGAAATTATGTCGGACTTGATTAGCATCCTTACTTGGAAGCTTTTTTAATCATTTCAACTGCCCATTTAGTTGGTGATTTTTCCATTTTTTTAAATGGAGAATTGGGCAAATCTTTAATTCTGAATTTGGGATGCATATACATAGAACTCACGGTAAGCCCATTTTCCAACGTAATCTCAATTTTAATATTTTTCACTTTAGTATTCATACTTTTCATAGAATACCAGAAATCAAGTCACTTCTCAACTTTTTTTATTTGGCTCTATTAACTAATCTACATCCCACATATTTATTATAGTATTCTTTATCAAAAATAGCATTACTATCTATAATATGTTTTACCTCGGCATAATTCAATGTTAATTTTGAATCGCACCATTGTATAATTTCAAACTTAAAATTATCTTTTCCTAATTTAGATATATCTTCCTGTAACGAAACACACGAACCACAATAGGTTTTCCAATCACTTTCCGTTGTTCCTCTTCTTTTATTTTTATTTCCTTTTAATGCCTTTTTACAGGTTTTAAATATAATAAGTTTTCTACCTATATATTTTTTGTTATTGGATTTATTAGTTATTAAATATATAAATCCAATACTACCATCTGGAATATTTCCTTCAAATTGCCAATGTCCATTATCATTCATAGTATATAAATAGCAAACCCTCTCAATTAGATGAGAGGGCTGCTAAATATAACTCTTTAGGATTGTTTATTTGATTTTTTTTAAACGAACAGCCTCCAGTATATGGGAATGTTATATATTCAGATGTAAATACATCTTTCATATTTAAGTTTTTTAATCCACGATAATAGTCGGGCCAAGTATTATCAATCAAATATTCACTATTTTCATATTTAACTGCTTGTTCTTCTAACCAAGTATTCAATGTTTCAATATCCATATATTTAGAATGTTGATAATGCTGATAATGAACTTCCACTTATGGAACCAACTGCCCACGAAGAATTGGATACATCAAGTTGATGAGATGGATTTTTAATTCCCACTCCAATATTTACATTGGAATAACTTGAAATTCCCCCCCAACTTGAGGTTCCCCAAGTTGAACCTGTTATTGCAAAAGATGCATTTGAATGTGAAGAATATGATGAACTTAAGGCATATGAATTTGCATATCCCGTATTAGAATTAAGAAATGATTCTCTCCATTCCCATTTATTACGAACATATTGGTCGAACTCTTTAGTATCCAATTCAATTTCTTTATCAACGGATAATTCCAATCTACGAATGGTTCCGATATAATCATCACCGTGATCTTCGGGATACTTATTAGACATATACAAATATCCCCTCTTCTCTCTTTTTTCAACTAATTCCAATTCTTTTTTAACTTGTCCTTTGACTGCTGCTTTATTTTCCCTCAACTGTTTTCTCATCTTCTTAATTGTTGCTTTATGATTTTTTTCTAATTCTGATAATTTATCCTTTTCATATTTCTTAAGAAAATTAGAAGCATCATTCCAATAGCCTTCGATAGCATCATTGAGTATTTTATCGTGCTTTTGTTTGTTCTCCTTCACTATTTGAAGGACTTCTGGTGTTTTTACTTTGATTTGATACAGTGACATAACTTTTTGACTTTCTTTTTATTGTTTTTACGGCAAATGTTGTCATTGCCGACATTATATACATATATGAAAAATATTAAAAAATAACAAAATAAATGAATTATTTTTATAATGAAAAAACTCTCCATTCGGAGAGTTTAATCGAAAATTATTTAATTATTATTTATACCTAGTTGTATTTATGTTATTAGCATAGCGGGAGATTTCTTTATAATTTCCTCCATCAGTTACTCCTTCAAAATTACTCTGTCCTAATGTTTCTTTAACTTGAAACTGTGGATTTGTATCATATAATTTTGATTGTAATGATGCCGGTGCAGTAGCAGTTCCAGCCGTTTTTGCATTAAATGCACCTCCTTCACTTTGCTGGGCATATCGAGTAGCTAGGTTAATAGTGAGGCTTGTTCTTTGTGTTTCGTTGGGCATAATGTTATATTTTTACTGTTATATATAAATATAAATTAAAAGTCTATTCTCATTAAAATATTCAAAGGAACATTATTTCCATTTTTAATTGGAACTCCCAATTTACCTATTGCCACGAGTTGAAGATTATTATCATATAATCCAACCGCTGAAATATAAGGAGCCAAATAACTTCCAGTAGGATTTTGCTCCACCTGTTGATTATAGTTAAAAAAGTTAGGATTAATCATAGGCAAATTATTTTTACCAGATAATCCATCTAAATAAGTTAATACATCGGCTAAATTTTGACGACTGGAGTTTGGGGTAGTGTATTTATTGTAATTATTTCCAAATAAACGATTACTAAAATACTTCCACAAAATATTCATATCTTTAATATCAATTACATTATCTCCGTTAATATCGAGATCGGTTTGAATTGATGTATTTTGGAAATCCCATATAGGAATATATTGAATTACTTGTTGATTTATATATGAGGTATTCCACGTTGAAAGCGAAGTATAATAATTATATAAACTTATTTCATCATCATTTATAAGAACGGATGAACTCCAATCAGTAGAATATGATAATCCTAATGCTTGGTTGTTTTTATATTTCATATATCTCATTAAAGTGTCCAAATCTTCAAAATCAAATGTTCCATTTTGATTTAAATCAAAAATTGAAATTGGAACTTGAATAGCCGTAGGATTTGTACTTACATTAAACTCGCTGGGGTTTATATTACATATTACTTGTTTTTCATAAATTGTATTTTGACCAGCAAAGTTTAAATTGTAGGAATAATTGGTTTGTCCGAATAATTCATCAAATATTGAACCAGAAGTCATCAATACTATATTTCCATTTCTATAAAATGAATTTCCAATATGAAATGTTTCTTTAAGATTTGGAAAATTATAAATAAATGCTTTTCCGCAAATATCATCCAATACATAATATTGGCTCTGAGTAACTTGTATATTGATTATTCGATTAGCATCTGACATTATTATAGGTGCGCCTAATACCATTGAAAAACTTCCAATTGAAACATTATTTCCGACTGAACGATACGGACTTAAATATTCTTTTTTACGTTGATAAACGTTCAATATGTCCCATGTATTATTGGTTTCTTGAATTAACAAACATTGACCACTCAATGAGTTTAATATTGACGAATCACATTCATGTAATTGAAATATTGTATTTCCGATATAACTAGATGACAAACTTAATTGATTATTTTTAGGGCATCCTGCTATTACATTCGTATCCCATATATCAACTGAATATCCCAAATTGTTATTAGTTATAGTATTTTCATTTCCGTATGTTTTATATGCTAATTCAAAAAATGAAGATGATGCGTTACATTTGTTATAAATTGAAACCGATCCTTGATAATATAATGAAGACCCCGAAAACTCATATACGGTTCTATCTAAATATTCTCCTATTACTACAACATCTCCAAATGTAGAAACCGAATATCCAAATCCACTTCCGCTTGTCGTGCCAGCATTCCTACTTTCACTATAAGGTAAATAGTTATTAAAAGTTAATGGATATTGTGTATAGTCTGGAGTAAATGTATATTCCAATTTCCATATCGATCCAGTTAATTCATAATAATATACCTGAGTGGAAGTTATGTTACCACAACCTATAACTAATCTCCCAGATGGAGTATTACTGTCTTTATTTAATTTAATACTATTTCCAAACAAACTTCCTGATTTTGTTCCATATATAGATTGATATAAGGTCCACGTATTACTTACAAATTGATATAAATACACAGTTCCACTTCCGTTATTTTCAAGTGGAGATCCAACCGCTGCCCAAGTTCCATTTATAGCAACCGAAGTACCAAATGATCCGGTGCTTATGGTTGGATTTGGGTTTGGAAATACTGCAACTATGTTATCATACGATGAGGTCGAGTTAACAACTTCTAAATCTAGTATATATACTTTAGATCCAACTGTACTTACTGATGTAACTCCTGAAAAATTAGTCATTTGATTATAAGAAGGACATCCTATAATTAAATTAGCATTATATAAATCTATAGATTTTCCAAACGTATTATTATAATCATATGAACTTTGTTCGAGTCCCAGTGCTACAGTTCCGTTGGTAGAACTTAAAGTTAAATATTCGCTTCCTAGTGATCCATTTACCGATATTGTATATAACAAACTAGAAGTTGAATCATATATTAAAGGAGAAGTTAAAATATATGGATTGCTATTAGTTCCTATATAAGTAACGGACAATGATTCGTGTCCCAATGTTCCAACTACATTTAAATTATAATATGCTTGCAATGCCGAATTATATAATTGAACTATTGATGCTGTAGATGATCCTGTTACATTTAAATTTATAGATTCGGCTCCTACTGTTCCTATAATAGATATTGCATAATTTAATCCTGTAGAACTGTTATATAATGAAAATGGAGTTGCAGTATTTAGTCCATTATTAAGTTCAGTATGAATTGGAACTCTATACGTAACATCCGATCCAGTTTCTGCTGCCAATACTACTTGAATAACATCCATCGGACGATATAACGTATTGATTAAATCATGTTGGTCTGTGCCTTTATTATATAGATAGTAATCTACTGAACTAGTGTGATATACAGTCGGATTTGCAAAACTATATAGCATAAAATCGGGATTGGATATAGCTACATAATTATCATATGTTGTAGTCGATATTCCGTAGTTTGAATTGTTTATTGTAGTATACATTTATATTGAAAGTCCAAAATTAGCAAATACGTTTATACTTTGGGTCACGGATACATTGGTTCTTGGATTTTGTATAGATCCATCCGTCCAATTTTCGAAATAATAACTTGCACTTGGAATTGCAGTTACGGATGTTCCATTTCCACCATACGCTACAAGTTGGGAAAGACTTCCAGATACAGTTCCTCCGAAATTAGCATTATAATTTAAATTAAAATACGAAGTTCCAAAACTTGCAGTTACACTAATATTATTAACAACTCCTGTATCTATTCTTGGATTTTGTGTTGATGTATCGCTCCATTTAACAAAACTATAACCTGTATTCGGAATTGCAGTTATCGGAGTTCCAGATAACCCAAGAATTACAGACTGAGTTAATATTCCAGTTAAAGCTCCATATGAACTTGCAGTATAAGCCAACGAACATGAAATTATACTTCCTGTTAATATTGTATTTCCAAATGATCTAACTTCTTGTATTCTATAAAATATATTCGTTCCAACTGTAATGTTATCATATCCATCATCAGTTATAATAACATTATCATCTATATTTAGATCGGTTAATGATATACTAAAAGGAACAAGTTGGTCTCCAAACACAGTTGGAGATATATTAAAAATCAAAAAATTATTGGCTAAATATCTATATGTTTTAGATAACCCGAAATCTATATTGTCCAGTCCTAATATTTTTAATGGATTTTTATATTTATTATAAAATAAGTTTGATATTTCATTATAAACTAATCGTTTATAAGTTCCATCTGAGTTTTGATCGTCACTGGTATTAAATGGAGTATTAACATATTCTCCTTCTCGAATGGTAATTCTAGAATCGGGAGTTGCTTCTAATGCTATCGAACAACTATAATTTTCTAATATTGGACCAGTTCCACTATAATTGAAATAATCGAGATATTCCAATGCCATAGTATTAAGAGACGGATTATTGTCATATTGTGCTCCAAGTGGAACCGATGCGGTATCTAAAAGAATTAAATCAGTATCTGTATTATTCAAACTCCATTGTACGTTGGATACAATCGGAGTAACCATAATATTTTGAGGATTTAAAATCTTAATCATTGTAAATATAAATATCTCATATCAAATGAAATATTATAGACGAAACAACTTATATGAAAACTATAGATTATGTATTGATTTGAACTTTTATCAAAAGTTCAGAATTAAATGATTTTACGGCTGGTTTACTCAATTTCGCAACTGCCACCAATTCATTCGAACTATTATATAATCCAATTGTTGTGATATACGTCTGTGGATTTGATATGAAATCAGAGTTATAAATGAGTCCTTGGGCATGAACTCCATCAGTTCCGTCATATACAAATGTAGGATTATTGCTATAATTAAATAGCTGGTTCATAACTCTTACATAATATTGAGAAGATGGAACATATTCACTTTGTTGAGCGGTAAATGCGCTATTTGCCAAGTTTAATGATAAAAATAAAACTTCATGATTTACTGTATAATCTACAGGAGATACATTTGGAGAATACGTCCATATAGAGTTTCCATTTAAATTTGTAAGTCCCACTATACTTGAAATTACACTTGCATTTAATACAATTATTCCAGATGCAGGATAAAATACTCCAATTCCTTGATAGTTAGGAGTTGTTGGCAAACTGTTCAATGACCCAGATATTATTTGATATGCAGTCTGAACGGTCGAATTATAAGGAGAATCATCAATAAAGGTAAACATTCCATTAGATCCACTTAGGCTAAATTGTATTCCTCCTGCATTAACATTGTCTTTCATTTTATATGATGAAAATGCGATTACGAATATATCATTAGCAGAAATGGTACTACTTCCAGTATTCATTGTGAATGTTGCGCTTGCATTTAAGCTGGATAATAAAAGATTTTTATATTCAGTATAAATTGCCTTTGCTGGAAATACATTTGAAGAACTTATATCGGAACCATATGATCCACTTCCATATTCGCCTGAAATATTTCCATAACTTATTGAAAAATAAGGGTCATTGTTATTATATTCATTAGAAGTTGGAAATACATTTAAATAATACGCAGTTCTTCTAATATCATACACCGAAGTTCCATATGATGGATTTCCAACAGAACCAGTTAATGAATAATAATCATTAACCATAATGCTTTGACTTATAGAAGTTCCATTATTAGGCCAGATACCACTGGTTACTCTTAATGTTCTTCCTGATACTATATCGGTATTTGGATTAAATGGGGTGAATATCATAATTAAGATTTAGGAACAGTTACAGTTACTTCAATTGCATTAGAAGCTCCGGAATCATTTCCAATTATTGTTAAGTTAGTAGTAGTAGTTACTGATAAACTGCTATTTGGTATAAATTGAAATACGTTTCCAACTACTGTTTGAGAACTTATAGTATTTATATTTCCAACTGATGAAGGAATAATATTAGATGGTGTATTGGTCGAGTTTGCTTGTTGAACTATTAAAGTTCCAACATTTTTATTTCCCAATACTAAAGTATATCCATCTTGTAAATCATATGCTGGAGTAGTTGAAGGTGTAATTGTAACGGTTCCTCCATAAGTACTAGCAACTACAATATTTGGCTGAGATACAGATATAACAGGAATTGAGGTAACTCCCTGAGTTAAACTAACTAATTTATGTTTTAACATCTGGCTTTCATCCGTAAGAGGTTCCATAACTGGAGTATTTCTAAGTGCCAAATCATTAAATGTTGTATTTCCTCCATTTTGATAGAGGGTATAATCAATTTCATCATCGGATAATGCAAATGATGTTATATTTATATTTCCGTTTTGAGCCAGCAATTCTCTTCCTCGTTTGGTTAAAATTGCCTGAACTGTAATGGTAGTATTATCTAAAAATGCCATATTATTTATTTTTGTTATTCTTTATATACATATTGGAAAAAATACATTTTTTACGATTTAATTGCGGCGAATTTTAAAGTTGCAGGAAATGGGTCTATTACAGTTCCCAATCCAATTGTGCTATATCCATACGATGTAGGATATCCACGAGTACTTCCATCTGGATTAAATCCAAGTTGAGTTCCCGCTGCCACCACTCCTTTTCCAATTATAGATTTTAACGAATATAATTCGGGTAATGTTGCTGGTCTATATCCTTGAGATGCTAATTGATATACTACCTGTTCTTCTGTTATATTTCCTGTGAATACACTGTTTAAATTGAATATTGACATTGTAATTCCAAACGAACCAGTTCTATTAAATATAGACGAATATCCATTGGCATTTGATTCGGTTATAAATTGATTATAATTACATGATCCAGTTACAATTTGCGATGCACTTATGAATGACGAGCTTCCTGATATTGTGGTACTTGATACACTTCCAGTTATCCATATATTGGTAACTGTAACGGGGCATCCTGTATTTATTACAGTAGGAGGAACTAATGAATATAATTTTGAAGTAGTATAGGTTGAGTTAGTTACTGAGTTAAATGAACGATATGCCGAGAAAATATGTTGTCCGTGAGATTTATGATTTCTAGGAGTCCCCGAAACTATTTCAAAATATGTTTGACTATCCACTTGAATCGAAGAATTATAAACATTCGGTACTATTGTAGGTACTAATTTTACATTATTTACGATTGAATTAGGAAAATTTTTAAATGTGTTCTGATAATGTTGCCAGCCTATAAATGAAGTTCCGCTGAATATTTTATCAGTAACATAACTTGGGTCGGAATTTACTATAGATGAGGTATATACTAGTTTATTATAAGTTGAAGGAGATACCTTGATATATTTAGATAAATATATTGATGAACTTGTTATATTTTCTTTTATATCTCCTAAATATGGAATTGTATATTTAGTCCACTGTTTGAGGGGATAATATGATGCCGATGGAAAATATCCATTTAATATTTTTCCATTAGGAAGTATACCCAATCCTAACTGTATATCATCAGGAGAATATGAAATATAATTGTTTTCAACATACGTGGATGTTAATGCATCTGCATTCAGTTCCACTTCAAAATCATACGGAGTTAATCCTGCCATTCCATATGTAACATTTCCGGCTGGAACATAACAATATGAACTTGACAAATCCACTAATAATTGTAAAGATTCGCTGGTATTTAATGATGATTGTATTTCTTGATATTGATATTTTGGTCGTTCTATTATAGTAGGAGATATCAATATTCCTTCAAATGTATTAGTTCTCGCTGGTATTAATTGTTTTATTGATTCGAATACTGACGGTGGAAAATATAAACGATAAATTGTCATTAACTCATTAAACAGAGTTACTTGTGTTTTACTCTGAATCCCCGCTATGTAACTCCTCTGAAGTGTTAATAATTCTGGATATTGAGATTCAAATCTATTAGATGGATCGGAAATTGAACTCATTAAATCATAAGTTCCAAGCTGTCTAACTATATCTTTATTTTTAAAATCTTGAGGGTCAACAAATATACCCAATTGATTAGATGACGGAAATCTAGGAGTGGTCGTAAATGAAGATGGTGAATTATTATCCAATCGACATAATAATTCTTGATCTATTTTTGTTATTTTATTATTATTGAATAGATTTGGACCATAATTAGATAATCCTACTTCATTCTCGTATTCTATGGCATTGAATTGATATGGATATATAGGAACCGGAGTATAATTACAAGATGCAGAATTGTATATCGATGATGTATATGCACCGACCCATGCATTTGAACTAGTTAATGCGTTTGAATACCAATTATTTGCATTCATCCAATAAATACTTTGACTAACATTAAATGGATAATCTACATGCATTCTAAATAATAGATTAGTATAATTAGAACCGGAATCATTGGCATATGAGTTTATATTATTAGCATAATCTATGAACTTATCATTGGAAATTGCATTTGTAAATATTTCTAATTTATCAAATGAACCATTAAGTGGTTCACTATTCCAAGGTAAGAACCATCCTCCGATTACAATTCTAGTAGATACATTTCCATCGAATATGGTATTGATAGATGGGTTATAAGCAATATATGAAGACGTTGAACTGACATATGTATATCCGTCATCATTTCTCTGTACGATTAAATCATATTGACGAGGAACTATATCCAAATTAGTAGTAGATTCAAAATTGGAATCTATATCATTTCTTCTAATTAACACGCTATATACATTTCCGTCAAATAATGGTATCTCATCTGATACAAGTGTAAAGTATTCATGTCCTTTATATCCTACTCTGAAATAAATATTAGCACCGGTAGAAGATTCTGTTTTTATAAATCCAGTCGCCCATTCTCCCGACCCAGATAAACTAGAAGAAGTTGGATATTTTCCACTTCCGCTTGAATTGATAGTTCCGAATAAAATATTATTATCTCCAGTATTATAATACTCTGGATTATTAAATAATAATTTATACATGAACGAATTAACATTTCCAGTTCCATTATATATTCCATTTAATGAAAACATGTCATTTGGGTAACTTTGATTCCACGAATACATGTAAGCTTGTTCTGTAAATGTATAACTTCCACTAAAAGTTGAAGCATATCCTCCATATTCACGAATATTTAACAATGATGCAGGAATACCATAACATGTTAATAATGCATTAACCGAAGCTTCTGTTCCTTTAGTTTTATAAATTAATGGAAGATTTTCCAATACTCTGGATTGAATCAATTTGGTTTGGTCCGATAAACTGGATAGACTCGATGAACTTGGTAAATAATACGAAGCTATAGAAGTGTCTGTTAAAATATCATTAACATTCCACCCTAATTCATTTAACACCGTGTTTAACATATCAAGTGTAAGGAGATTTATGTCTCCTCCTAATTTAGAAGATGGAATATTTGATATATACAACCGTATATTATCAAAAAAATGACCTATCATAGAGATGAATATTATGTAATCATCATTATTAGAATCGTGTAGAATATAAGCTGGAGTATTTTTTACAAAACTATCATTGTTAGTTTTGTCATATTGGGTGGCTAAATAATCATTTTGTTTAACTATATCGGTATATACAAATGTTCCATTTTGTATGGCATAATTTCCGGAATTATATAAATAAGATTCATATCCATCAAATGAGTTTATTATACAGGTTGAACTGTCTGTTAATGTAGTTAATTCTTCTGTATAGTATGGATACGTGGTATTATTATTTAATATAAAGTTTTGATTTTTTAAATTTAATTCGGCTATACTATTTTGAATATTATTTAATTGTATTGCTTTATTTTTAAATATTTTTAATCTTATTTCAGCCGATGAATACACTACAAAATTATAAAAGTTAGAATAATCAATATTTAATTCATTTATTTTTTTATTAAGGTTTATGTTTTGTTGAGTAGTAGCATCAATCAAGAAATCATTTCCAGAATATTTTTTATTTTCTATTGGTTTAACTTTTGTTTTATCTTCTGCAAAAAAATCAGGTTTACCTATAGTAACTAAAACTGGACTTGAAGTTTCGTTTATAGAGGTTTGTAATATAATAGGAACAAATGAAATATTTGAAATCCAACATGTATTTAATACTGAAAAAATATTGGATAATGGAGATTTTAATTTTATAATTAAAGATTGACTTCCATCCGTTTCGTAAAATAATCCCTGATTTAAAATAGGAATTAACGTATTATTTCCAAAGTTTAATGAATTATTTAATGAAGAATAATAAATATTATTATATGATGTTTTAATCAATTCGGATATTGATATATAATAATATTTATATATTAAATCAATTATAAATTGTTGCGAAGACGCATAAGTAGAGTTATAATTAAAACTAGAGCATCTGTCTGATACAATTGAAATTACTATATTAAAAAATATTAAATCCAACTGGTCAAATGAACTTACAGATGAAATGTTATTTATTAAATAATTGAAAAATGTAGTTTTTATTCCTTGGTTAATTGTAACTTTTGACTTATCGTATTTGTATACATCTTCATATAAATTGGTTATAAAATCTATGAGAGCAGAATCACTTCCTAATGAGGGAATTGATTCTAATATGTTAATATCATTTGAATATGAAGATTTTAACCTCTCAAACAATTGAATAGCCGGAAACTTTGATAATTTGTTTATATATTCTTGATAAACTTCATTTATAGAAACTTGAAATTGTCCGAATTTCTGAATCGATTGTATAAGGTCCGAAGTTTGTCCTGATAATTTTAATTCAGTTCTACTAGGAGAAATCTGTTTAATCACCAATTGATTATTATACGAGCCAACTACATTTCTAACCATGTTATAGACTAAATAGTTACTTCCGGTTTCATAATATCCTATAGTGGTTAAATCGGAACTTGGATTTACTAATAATTTTGAATTGTCATATATCCTAAACTTATTAGTAGTTTGATATGAATTAGCCGATACTGGAATATTTAAGTAGTTTAAATATATCAACGATGATGTATTATTTACTTCAGACCCTGTTATTATTCCCCATCCAAGTTGAGTCTGATTTAAGTCCCATATGCTTAATTCTACTACATCTGAGTTTGATAACCCATACCATATGTTATTACTTCCTGTTTTCCAGCTCAATAAAGATAAATCGGAAGTTGATAAATATGAACCATTTGCCATTCCTACTTGAGAAATTGACATGGTTGAATTATACGAGTTAAATATCATGACGTGAATGTTGGTTGTGTCATTTTAGTGGTTGATAGGCTTGATGACAATGGCGAATATGGAAATATATTTGAGAAATCAGAAGAAACATATCCTTGTCCCAGTGCTATTCGTAAGTTTATAATGACTTGACGATTAGCCTGTAAATCGGCAGATGTACTTCCCGTTGTTTGTGATGTCATTATATCATTTAATTGCGTTTCTAATGATGATGTAATTGCGTTTAATTGTGATATTTGAGTGTTTAAATCTTGTATGCTGAGTGATGAAGTTAGAGGAATTGATATAAACTCTGTGAATTGTATGGGATAATATGTTTCTATACTTGACGTATTATATACGGATGTTTGTAATGGAATTGGGATATAATTTTGATTAAAATTAGAAGAACTTCCATTCAAATAAATATTGCCACCATCGTCAATTTGAGGAACTAGTATACCATTATTTAAAAAGTCGTTGATTTGTATTGAAAAATCCATACATATACATATATTTGATATGGATTTTTCTGTTTTATTTTACTATTTTAAACTTCTTACCGGTATTGACTGTAATTACTTCTCCATTATCTATTACTTGTATTAGTATTTGATATTCTCTATCTGGAAATAAACAAGACGTATCTAATGTAAAATAATTTCCTAATTCTACATCACAATCTAATTGTGTATAATCATCAAATCCAATCAGTATCTCTTGAGTTATATTGTCTTGGATTGCGTAATATGAACTACTGGGTAAATAATTAATCCCCGAATAGTTTGAATATTGAAACCCTCTATTGAATGTTTTAGTTGGATATTTTTTTGTAGGATTTATATACACATTTATAACATCTCCTTGTTTATATGTATAGTTTAAATCGGTTACATTTATAGTAAATGGTTTAGTTATGTCGATTTCAAATAAATCACATGTTATATAATTTACACTTCCAGTATAATAAAAACTAGATGTATAAATACTACCTGTAAATTGTAAATTAACTTGATTTCCGTTAAATATTCCATCGGTAAAATAACCAGTAAAAGATGCACTACTAGTCGAATAAAAAGCCATGGTTCCTATTAAATCTCCATTAAAATAAGAATTAAATACATTTGCAGTGTAATATGAACTATTGGCAGTTGGATACGATGAAAATTGTAAATTGGATAATATAGTAGATGGATAGATTCCGGTTAAAATACAATTTTCAACTTCATTATTTAAATAATATCCTGTAAAATAACTACCGGTCCATATACCATCAACAAATGAGCCAGTTATTAACTGAGCGTTAAATTGAGTTCCACAAGACCCCGTAAATCCATATGAACCACTGGAAATCGTTCCTGTAATAGACCCAATTACCGGAATATTTATAATATTTCCATTAAATCCTTCGGCAAATATAATTCCACTTGCAGAATATAATGCATTACTTGAAGATGGGTCAGTATAAAATGTTAATGTTAATCCCGCACTTCCGGAAAACGACCCACTAATATTAACATTTGAAATAAATGATGATGAAGAGTTTGTGAATCCGGATATAGATGCAGTTATTAAATCAATATTTACACTTCCCGTTTCAACACTTCCCGTAATATAACTGGAATTATTCCATGCAAAATCCAAAGTTGGAACATATATTGTATTTGTATCTTCGCTAAAATAATCTATAACATATCCCTGACTATTCTGTAATACTTCTGCCGAAGAAATCAATATAATCCCAGAATTGACAATACTTCCTGTTAACCATTGTTTAACAATTGAAGTAACATCCATATTTAAATCAGATGTTTGATAATTGAAACTTTGAGAACATAAGCTCGAAGTATACCAATTTCCTCCTCCACCAGCCGAAGCAGTGTTATTCAATGAAATATAACTATAAGTCGATGCAGTGAAGGTATCCCATGTATTAACACTATCTCTATATATCCATGAAACTCCATCGGTAAATGAACCACCATCGGAAAAATATCCATTTCCCATGGTCCAGCTTTGACTTACTGGTAATGCATAAATTGTATATTGAATTGGAACTTCTTTTGCTTGACATGTTTTTAATTTTAAAAAACATTGAAAACTGTCAATATTATTACTATTTACTTGGTTTGTAATGTTAGTAATATCAAATTGAAGAAGCGACCTATAGGAAACTAATGTATTGGTTATGGTTTGACTTTGAACCGGTATTTGACTATAACCAGTAAGCCAACCACCAAAACAACCCGTCATATTATCAATACTTCCCGATAAACTTGAACTTATATCAAATGTTTCTAGTGACCCACTTATATATCCATGAACTGACCCAGACACAATACTTCCACTAAAATTACTACTAGTAATATTATTTATACTTCCGCTAAAATGACTCGTAATAAATGAAGAACTTGTGCTTGTTATACTTCCTGAAAAGAAATCTGCCATTCCTATGAAAGAACCGGATAACGTTCCATAGAAGTTTTGTATTGGAACTCCATAATAATATTGACTATTATAACTTTGACTAGTAGTTTGATTAGTTACTATAACTTGAGTTGGAGTTGCACCTATTTTTAATATTTCTGTGACTCCAAAATTACTGGCTTGTAATCCTGATTGATTAGTTATAAAAGAATCTTGGCTTGGAAATGTATAAAGATGCATATATTATAAAATTGATACAGTTATATCTGTATTTGGATATTTAACTTCGAAAATAGACGGGTCGGTTGATGGATATATTATGTTATTCATAGTAGCCGATTGTATATCATACGCAACGGCTGAATATAATCCATCCGTAATTGTTTTATTGGTTATTGTGATATTTGGAATTGATTGTACTCCTTGAACATTTGCAATTTGTAATTGTAATTGTCCTATGTTTATAGGCTGAGAAAAACTCCAATTATCTATATTGAAGAAACTTTGGGCTGCATTTAAGCAGTTAGTTAAAACTTCTTGTTTATTATATCCTCCATATAAAGAAATAGAAATATCTACTCCTATATTTATTATATATCCATCTATAATATTTAACTCATCCGTCATTATCTTAAATTGTTTAAGATAAGTCATAAGATTGAATAATGTTGCTGGATTTAATGTGGTAAGATTTTTATTACTATCATATGACAATACATATGCATTTATAGCAAACGGATTTGTGTTTGTAGTTACAAATTGTCTATTTAATGGAGTCTGTAAAAACATGTTACTTCCTGATATAATTCCTTGTTGAATATTTATAGGAGTATTTATATTGCTATTTGAGGTAACATATGCTTTTGCAATATATCCAAATTGGGCTGGTAAAGAATATATTCTTGTTAAATAATCACCTGAAGTAACCGCTCTATTCTGTGAAGAAAAACTTGCTACTGCATTCATTCGGATTTCATCATTAGTATCCGAATCTGCTCCACCAGTACATGGAACCGAATTATACACTTTTAATGAGTTTTTAACGGTATTTAAAAGATCTACTTGTGGAGGAGTTAAATTTTCATATTGCGTTTGATAATTTATTCCTGCTATATTAGTAATATCTCCTACTTGGCAATTTGAATTTATACCTCCTCCGACTAGATATTGTATAGTTAATGTTGTGTTATATGGTGCGGCACCATAGTTTTGGTTATTTAAAAATGTATATGTATTTATTGGAATATTTATATTATTTAGATTTGATAATCCATTTCCAATTAGATTTGAGTCTAAATTAACCAATTCGTCACTAACTTGAGAAGTTCCATTTCCAAATGATAAAGTAGTTATACTATTTTCATTTACACTGACGGTAAACTTTCTTGAGGTAGATATATAATTTAATATTTGAGGAGTAGTATCTCTATAATCTGAAAATTGTGTGGCTACATTATTATTCAATTCAATTGGAATTAATTCCTGTGCCATATAATCTACTTCATACCATTCATTGTTGTTATCATCAATTACGCTTAAAATCTGCAATACGTTTGATTCTCCTAGTTGAATAGTATAATTTGGAATAGGTGAACTTACCACTATTTTTTTTGTATATATTTGTCCGCTGCTTATATTTCCTGTTTTTTGTAAAAGAAAAAACTGCGGAGTTCCATCTTGATTTCTAGAATAAACGGTGTCTATACGAGGAGAGTTATTGGTATTTAACGAAAAATCAATATCTTGTGTTAATATATAATATAACCCCCCATTACTTGAAAATTGAGAGTTTTCTTGTATATAAAGCATATACATTGGGTCTGGTGTATAATTTCCATTACTATCAGATAAAGCAGGACATAATTGATAAATATCCAATGTTCCTAATGCTGCTTTGGTGGCTTGGACTTTGTATCCGAGATAAGAAGCCAATTGGATTATATTTTTTCGTTCCTGAGCACTTGCTAAAATATTTTCTTTAAATATATAATCAGTATAAAATGAAAGAACATCTCCTACATATGCTGCTTGTTCTATAAACATAGTACCAGGAGCAGCAGGAGTAAAATCTTTATAAGTGTTAGGAAAATAGTTTTTAGAATATGCTATTAAAGCATTTTTAAGAGAATTGAAATCTCTATTTAGATATCGTATATCTCTAGTTAATGTGGGATTAAATGATTTATTTACATTACTCATATAATGTATAAATATCTAACACCTTGGATATTAGTAGGAATAATTGGGATTGAAAACTATGGTTAGACTATCACTTTGATTTGTAGAAGTGACTGTAAAATTGATTTGAATCTGATATATGTTTTGATCGGTTGCATCCGACGTTTGAATATTGACTGAAGTTATTGTAATTCCACCTATCCAGTTAGATACATCTTCATTTATGATATTTTGTATTTTAACTGGCAACATATCATCATTGGGTTCAAACACCATCGACCATAACCTACATCCAAATGGAGTAAATCGCCGTTCATTTGGAATAGTATTCAACATATTTAAAAGATCGAACTTATAAGTTGAAAATGTATCTATTGTTTGATTAAAATAACCATTTGGTCCATCTTGAAGTGGTAATGATAACCCAATAGGCATATTATTTTTTCATTGATTTTTTTAAAATGGCACTAAAATCCCATTTCATTAAATTATCAACTGCCTCATTTTGACCCTTCAAATCAAGAACCGATTCTGCTCCAGTAGGAATAAATTGAGGAGCCTCGGAAATCTGACGTTGAGGCTGAGATATAATTGATTCATTTAAATCATCTATTCTAGATTCCATTCCAATTTGACCATCCAATCCAACGGCTGGAACTGCTCTACCAGATTCTCGAAGAGATAAATCATTAACAGTACTATTTAATATACTATTAATCATTGGGTTACTACTGTATTTTTTAGTTTGTTTTTGGCGTGGAGGTTGTACTGGAGGCGAAACATCTTTTTCTTCCGCTAATAATTCTCTCAATGATGATTTTTGTTTTATGGTTTCAGTTAATTGAGATTTTGGAGCATTAGTAGAAGATTGTGGATCGGTAAGTAACTCTTCTAACAATATTGGCAATTGTTTCTTAACTTCATTAGAAACCATTCTCTCTATTAAACCTTTTAAAATTGCGGTTTTATTGTTCATAATTATAAATATAATGTATTTTTTCTTATACTCTATAATTTTGACCATTCCAACCACCTGGAACTCCTACTCCACTTCCAACATCTATTTTAGTAGGAGTCGATCCTTCCGTTATAGATGCTCCATTTTGTCCGGAAGCAAATCCTCCCCCAGTAATAAATACCCTTTTACTCATTAATGTTTTTAAAGTTGCTCTCAGTGCTATTAACTGTTGAAGTTGAGGCTGAATAACTGTCTGGCTTTGATCTGGATTTGCATTTCCGGCAGATGGATTTTCATGACCGTGTTTATATTGGTGTATATGTTCCAACATCCAATTACATAGTTCATATAACCAATTTACGGTAGTTTGTCCGAGTAATGCTGGCTCATTTGTTTGATCGTATTCTCCTAAATATATAGCAGGAGAGTTTATAACTGTTTTTACATTAGTAGTAAATACAATTTGGTCATGAGCATCCACTGTATATTCATTATCAGTAACAATTCCGAATCTTTTTTTAGAATATTGAAATAATTCTCCATATCTGGATGAAAAAATCAATCTGTCACTGTTAATTATAACTTGGTCTTTATTAAGTGATGGATATACAAATGAGGTAGTTCCATTAAACTTGGATACTTCTTCTCCGTTTCCAAACATTTTTTTATAACATGTAGTTACCCATTTGCTTATGGTTAATCCGCTGGTAATATGTATAGAAGAACCATCGTGATTTATATTTTCGGGAATATATCCACCGACGTTTTTCTCTATTGATGTACCTATAATTGTTGCTGGATTTGGGCTATGATTTAACGATAATGCTTCCCCATCTTTTAATATTTTACGCTGACGATTTCGTATTAATAACATTGGGTTTCCTCCGTTATTAGAATAATCTGCCAATGTTAAATCTCCAACATCATTATTTCTATTTTCATCATATGCCGAAAAATGAATAGATTGTCCGAATCTACTTTCTATGTTTAAATCTCCTTCAAACCTTTGTAAGTTTCTAATCTTATTATTTGCTACAAAATATTTACCGGCATATCCAGAATATCCGGCTTCGGATTTCCAGTTTGTATCTGATTTTTCTTTTCCAGTTAATGGTGCATCAGTAAATAATATTGTATTTTTAGGACTATCCAAATCAACACTGAAATCTAAATTGTTATTAGCCCAATTATGATAATTTACCTTTCTAGAATAATAGGTTTTATGATTAAATGTAGATAACACCACAGTCTCGTTTATTAACGGATATTCCGATAAATTGGATTCTAATGGATATGCCCATATCAAACTATCTTTTGGAGTTTTTTTACCAGATACTAACGGTCTAACCAATACTCTTCCTATTATAGAATAATTTACATCCGTAGGAAGTGCTGGAGTATTGTAAATAGAGGCTGGCCATCTATCGACATCAATTTTGGTAAATACGGGAGATCCATCTATAATAAATGGATGTTTATCATCCAATATAACGTCTAATACTATACCCAATTCCAATTCATAAAACTCCAATTGAACTGCATTTCCCGCAGATTTATGAGTTAATCCGAATTTATCATTTGATCTGATATTTTTATTATTGGTATTCCAATGTGACATATTATTTTAAAGGATCGGATACTTCTTTTTTAATAGAATCAAGTGAGACAGAGGTAAGTTTTAATATAGTTTCTTTTTCCTCTTCTGATAGTAACTCCGTAGTTCCTCCTTTGACAGTTATTACTTTTTGGGCTACCCCTGCTAATTTTACTAATTGTTCGTTATTGTGAACTCCAACTTCCAATAATTCTTTTATTCTTGGAAGAAATACTATCGCATCGTTTTTATCATCTAAAAACTTATTAAGACCTGATAATATATCATTTATCTGAGTTTGTTTTTCATCAGTTCTGATTTTTATTTCTTTAAACAGTTCGCTTAATTTGTAATCATCAAATATATTTGCATCGTTTTCCATATATTACTCATCAATTACGCCACAATTTTTATATTGGTTACTAATGTTTGCGTAATGACCTCTCATTTTAGTTAATATCTTCGTAATCTGTTGAGTTTTACAATCTGATATATCTCTTATATATAAATATAACATTTTCTTATTAAATACATCAATTCTATCAGAGCTTCTTAATATTTCTATAATCGCATTTGCTATATTAAGGTCTTTTTCTTTGTTAAATATTTTTCCTACATTATTTTCAAAATATTTAACCATTAGACCCATAAACTCATTCATTTCTTTTTGAACGTGGTGTTTATCAGTATGTTGAAGTTGAACTGTATGTTCTGCATGGTCTTCTCCCGTTTCTACGTTTCTATTCCATATTTTATGATTATTATTATTTAATAAAATAAGAAAATGTTTAGCTACAATGCTAAAATAAGCATATGCTTTGGTTTTTTTGAGAGGATTTACTTTACTTCTTCGATTTGGATCGTATTTATGAATATTTGCCACTAAATGACTAAGGCATTCTTTTTGAGCATCCAATGCACCAGTTTCGAAATACGAAAACTTAAATGTATAAAATATGTTTTCTACTAATTTTGAAAATGGATAATGGATTCGTTCATTATAAATCTTATCTTTTTCCAGTTTATCTTCGGTATTATTATATAATATAATAGCCTGTTCAGTATCATCCGTAAAATACATCAACGGAGAAGTTGGACTTGTTAATTTTCGTGGCTTTCTTTGTTTTTTGACTTTATTGTATTTAATCTGTTTTACTTTGAACTTCTTAACTCTTGATTTTACTATTGCTTTGTTTTTTCTGGTTTTTTTTAGATATTTTAGTTTTTTCATTATTCTATCTTTTTGTTAAGGTCTTCTACAATTTCGGTTAATTGCTTGAATATTTGACCTACTAAATCATCCGATTCGAATATTCCCTGTTCTACTTCTCGTGAAGAAAACACTCCTTGTTTATCAATATCACGCATGAATTCCAATGTTTCTTGTACACTATTTCTAGTGGTTAATATCCATTGTTCGTATGTCTTTTGTTTATTTAGTAATATTTTTATAAGTATAAATTGTGTAATTGCGGCTGCAAATATTAGCACAAATGCCACGGTTAAAATTATTGTAAATATTAACATATATCGTCTAAATATTCTTTCAGTTGTTCTATAGTGTCAATAATGATTTCTTCATCTTTTTCAAGTAAAAAATCATTTAGTTTCTGTATTATTTCTTTTATATCTTGTTGTTCCATAATAGTTTTTGTAAGTTTTACCTTCCATATATATTATGAAATATAAATAAAATAACATTATATGTAGTTTATACTAAAATATATAATAGTCAAGTTATTATATGGAATAATATACTTTTAATTTTAATGATGCTGATATTGAAGAATCCCATGACCCAGTATTATACACGCTAATTATTTGTGGATAATTAGACCAAGTACCAGAACAAAATCTAAGTGATGTGGAATTAGCAAGTGTAGTTAGTTGTGGATGTTGTTCTGGTGGATTTTGAGATGCACAACCAACGTCAATTTCGTCTCCTATTTGAAGCCCCTGTGCTGTAGGAGATGTTACTACAAATACCCATCTTACATATGAAGGAGTAACACCTAATGAATGTGGTATTACCACTGGTGCTCCGGGAGTCCAATATGAAAATGAACTGGAATACACTGTCCTAACAGTACTTAAGTTGCTGAAATAACTTGCAGTTGCCGCACAACTTGCGCTTATAGCATAACTAGAAGTTCCAATAAATCCAACGGCAGGACTTCCTGTTGTAGCAGTGTATGATATGGCAACACTTGAAGACCCATAAGTGCCTTCAAATCCGGTATTATAATCATGTCCTACGAACCTATCTCCCATGAAAAATTTTCCATACGTCCATCCATTTATAACATCTACGAAAAATGCACTCGATGTTTGTAATGATATAATAGGTGGAGCTGGAGTGCTAGTACCCCATGTAGAAATTACAAATCCTTTACTTGTTGATTTTAAATATTCTATATTTGGTCCTGCCAATGTATAGTTTCCTCCGGGACCAGTATTAGTAGTCGAGGCAGTAATACCATCATCACCAATTGAAACGTTTAATTGTCCACAATGTCCCGTAGCATCAGTATAGAATATAGTAGCCCAATCAGTTCCGTATCCATATAATGTATGTGTAAATGCATCATCATCATATGGACCAGCATTAAAATAAATAGAACTTTGATTTTGTTGAGTTGTAAAATAATTAAATGGTTTATATGGAATTCCCAATGTGTTCGAATGTAAGGAAAGACTGCAAGTTATAATAGATGCAGTAATAACGTGACCAACTTGTAAATTAGTGCTATTTGTTTTTCCATTTACATCTAATGTATAAGCGGGAGAAGTTGTATTAACTCCAACATTTCCTACATTAGAATTATTTATATTAAGAGGAGAATTAGACGCAAGTTGCCAATATGCCGATGGAGAATAAGACGAAGATAATGCAGACCCACTAGCACTCATCCATCTATTTAATGATGTTATATCAGTTCTTAATGTGGTTAATGATGCACTATGAACAATAGGAAAAAAATCACTACTACTAATATTTGTTAATGGATTTAATTCGCTTATTTTTATTTCGGTTATTGTCATATAGATTATTGATGTATGGTAATATCGGCATTTAACAAGCGTGGAAACGACCCAGTAAATGGTATATATAGAGCAGTCGTTAATTTTTGCATATTATAAGATGCACTTGTAGATAAATTGACAGATACATAATAATTAACACTTGGTAATGGAGTGGTAAATGACATTGTTATGCATGACTGTGTTACTGCGCTGCTGACTGTATTTACATTATATTGATAAAATATACTGGATGTATTACCTGACATAGCGGCTACTATTTGAGGAGCAGTATATCCATTATATCCATTAACATAGGTAGTATACGTTGAATTGACAGCATTTACTGCATTTGTTGATGAACCAGCATTCATTGCATATGATGCAATTACTGAATTATCAGAATTAAGGGCATGACTTGCTGATACAGCATACGAAGCAGTTCCGTTCGGAGTTACTCCATCATAATACAAATTAGCCGCAGTGTTTGCAAATGTGGTCGATGCAATGGAAGTAAACGCATATGATGAAGTTAAAGCATATGATGAACTTAAAGCGTTAGATGATTTAACTGCATATGACGAACTAACCGAACTGGAGGCATATGACGAACTGTTGGAACTAGTAGCATATGGAACTTGATTTACACTTGGAGCATTTAATGAATATACTGAAGTATTTGCCCAGCTTGCTGTTCCATTTATCGAAGCAGTTACACTTCCATTATTTAATACATAGGTTGCGACATCTCCTGCCGTTATCTTTTTAGATTCCGGCAGAGACATATCAACTATGCAAAATAAATCATTCGATGCAACTTGATTCCAAGTCAATGCGTTTAAACTACTTACTCTTGAATTAATACCCATACTGTATAACTATATGAGAATTATGTTTTTTACTTGGGATTTTTCAATTTATCTGCTTCGATGGTTTCTAATATATGCTTAACCAATCCACTTCTAACACAATCTTCAATAGTAAATCTAAATACATATATTCCTTTTTTTCTATGATTCTCACCATCGAATAGGTTCATCATTTTTTCAAACCCAGATTTTCCATTTATATCACTCTGTCCTACATCTCCAAGAATGAAAACTTTACTAAACTCTCCAGTTCTAGTTATAAACGTCAATATCTCCTTATAGGTACAATTTTGAAATTCATCTCCTATAATTGCCTTTGCATTGAAGTTTAATCCTCTTAAAAAACTTATAGGTATGCCGGATATTCTTTTATCCTTATTTAACATTTCTATTTCGTGTTTTGGTAATAATTCTTCCAGTTTATCAATAAGAGGTTGTAAATACACATGTACCTTATCGTCTACTGTACCTGGCAATGCTCCCATCGATTTATCGGAACATTCAACTATACTTCTAGCATATATTATATCGCTTACTTTTTTATCACTTAATAATTGCAATGCCGCCATAATTGATAAATATGTATTATGAGTTACAATAAAATTATTTGTTAAATATAAATGTGATGTGTTATCCACTAAAATACATTGACATTCTTTTTTACCTACTAATTCTATGTTTGTGATATATCTGATAGGTTTATATTTTGTCTTGGGGACTAATAAATCTGCTTTTCTTTTTAAGAAAAATGGATTGATATGTGGTGGCATACATACACTAATATTATAATAGTCTAATCCTTGTATTTCTTCGGTTAAATATGTATAATGATTTTTATATTTGTTTATTCTACAAACTCCTCCCAAAGATTCTATTAAAAATCTTATGTTATTTGCTAACTGTTGTGATGTAGTAGTATAACTAGTTTCTGTTCCGCTTCTTTTCCCTACTGTCCCATCAGTATCCATCAATCCTCTTAATAAGTCTATTCTATTTTCTATCGAATCAAATAAATAATCATTGGGTATGAATTTAGAATCCGACTTTATCATATCTAAATTAAATCTTTTTATTTCATTTTTAATATAGTTTCCATTATTTAATGATTCTGATTTATTTTTATGAATTATAGAATATTCATATATTGCAGATGGTATTTTATTTATTATTATATTAGAAGGAAGTTCATTTTCAATTTTTTTAATAATTTCATCATCAGCCGATGTAAATCTAACATATCCCGGAACTCTAAAACATCCATCTCCAAGTAATGCTCCCAATATATATGGAGATATAATATGAGATTTTGAACTAAACTTAACTGGGGCTGTTATGGGAATTGAATGATTTAATCTAGTTCCATTTCTAAGTTTTAACGAATTGATTATTTCTGCTGTAGTTTTAACTGTTCCGTTTTTTGGATTAGTCCAATATCGTTTTCCTTTTATTTTAATTCGTTGATTCCTGTCTTTTTCAGTTTGAGTTAACCATAAATGTTCCAGTGTTGATTCGGTTGATGTATCATCTGAAAATGTAATTTTATATATATCCTTAATACCTTGTGGGTGTATGGATATTACTTTATGAGATATTCCATCTTCTCCGAATATCATATCTCCAATCTTAACATTTCCCATTTGTATAATACCGGATTCTCCTATGAGTTCAGCATCTAATGGTTGTGCTTTTGATGTTCCAGCAGGACCAGAGACAAATATCATTTTTACTTCTTTATTGGATGCTAATTCTAAAAACTCCTTCTGTCTAGGAGTTAAATCGCTTCTTTTAAAAATGTTTAATGCAGATTTTAATTTATTTCTCTGAAATATTACAGGAGTTTTATCTTTACTATAATCGGTTGATTCTGGGGTTGGTTCATGATTTAGTTTCTTGTTTTTTTTACTCATATTTTTTTAACTTGTCCTTGATTTTTTCTATTCTAGGGCATAACTCATACAACTGACATTTGTTATATAAATCGTGAATATGGGTTAAGTTAAGTTCATAGTCTTTTTCGGCTATGGTAATAACATAATCACTATTTTTGAATTGAAATACTTCTACGATTGGAGACTTATTATCAACTGCAAATTCTATGGAAGATACTATATGTTCGGTAATGTCTATTTTAAACTTTTGGATGAATTGCTCCATTTCTTCATTTGAAGACGGCAGAATATATGTGTCATTCTCTGGTATTGGTACTTTTCGCTTTGCCATTACACAAATGAACTACCCACCCGCTAAAGCAGGTGGGTTTCCCACACCTAACTTTAGTTTCTTGGTTTCGCAGGTCATTGACTTGATTACTCTTTCTGTTTTATCAGATACCATCCTCAACGCCTTGCTGCGTTTTTGTTTAGGGTCCGATTTGGTTCCCAAACCAGACAAACCTTGTTTCAATATATTCAAGGACGCATTATAGTCCCTGTCGTGATGGACATTACAAATAGGACACTCCCATTCTCTATCACTTTCCTTTAATGATTGGTTTATGTATCCACAATCATTACAGGTTTTAGAGGACGGAAACCATCTATCTATCTGGACAAACTTCCTATTATTCCATTCACTTTTGTATTTGAGTTGTCTTACAATCTCATACCAAGATACTTCTTGTATTGACCTTGCTTTCCTATGGTCTTTCATCATATTGGAGATACTCAAGTCTTCCATCACAATAATGTCGTGGTTTTTGACAATATCGTTGGTGAGTTTGTGGGTATAGTCCAATTTTACATTGGTTATCTTTTCGTATGTTTTTGCTAACTCAACTCTTGCTCTTTCTCTATTCTTTCCTTTCTTTGTTTTTTTGGAATGTTGTCTCTGCTGATATTCCAGTTTCTTTCGGTATTTCTTTGCTATTCTTGGATTGGGAATCTTCTTTCCATCTGAGAAAGTAATCAAATCAATCAGTCCCAAATCAATGCCTACACTCTTGTTTGTTTTCTTAACCTTCGGCGTAAAATCTTCTTCAACAATGAAAGAGACAAAGTATTTGTTCGTCTTGGTCTTGGAAATGATAAGAAAAGCAATCTCATAGTTCTCTCCAAATGGTCTATGATGATTTACCTTAATAGGAGTTTTGAGTTTTGGTATTGTAAGCAATCCATTCTCAAATGAGAAGTGTTGGGGAACACAAAATGATTGCTTGTCATATTTGGACTTAAACGATGGAAACTTGGCAATCTTCTTAAAAAATCGTTGGTATGCTACATCAAGTTGTCGCAAAGATTGCTGGAGAGATTGACTATTGACTTCATTCAACCATTCAGTATCTTTCTGTTCCTTGAGTTCCGTTAGAAGTTTAGCAGTATCATTGTATCCAATACCTTTACCATTTTTGAGGTAGTATTCTTTGCGAGCATTAAGAAATCGGTTAAAGACAAAGCGGGAACATCCAAAGGATTTAGCAAAGAATATTTTCTGTTCTTCGGTTGGAAGAACTTGGAACTTGTATCCTCTGGTTATTCTTTTTATTGTCATCAGATATAAGTATATTGGACTTTTACAAGAAGTTATTTTATTTGTAAATATTTCAATGTTGTCTATGGGTCGCATTCATCCCACGCCCTAAAGGACGTGGGTTTTCTGCTCCCAGAAATATAAATATAAACCATTTGTGTATAAAAACAAAAAAGCCGGAAAATTTTCCGGCTTGTAACAATTGAGATAATATTTATTACCAAACTTTATGTTTTAATGGATTATATTTTACAATTTCCACTTTTTCACGATTGGAGGCTCTAGTCCAGAATGATTTTTCTGCTAATGCATCTACATCATCAAAAAATAGATATTCTTTATCTGATACTCGATATCCATCCCTAAGTACTACATATTTAGTTTCTTCTGCATTTGCAGAAATTAGTTCGTTATTTATTTGACTTTTCATTTTTTAATTCTGAAGTTATAAAGTTTACAAGTTCTAATGCTTTTTCATCCGTAATAATAACACTATCTGCCCATAACGTTCCGGTAGTAAATAATTTCCAACTCCATCGTACCCGTTCCATAAAACTTAATTTTCCATATATTCCATAATACCAAATTGCAAAATTAAATCCTTTATCATACACATCTTCATTATACCGTTCGGCTTGAAGCATATGAGAAGTACAATCACATTTAAGATAAATGGATTTGTAATATTTATCTATTACAGTATTATTCATTTTTTGATTTGTATTTTTCCACAAACTCGATAGGATTGTCTCTATAGATTTTAAGCATTCGAATCAATCCATTGATATCTTTAAATGAAACCAGCCCATTAACAAAACTTTCGATATCATTATCACTCGGAAGCCAGTTGAACTCGTTTATAACATCAATTACCTTTTTTCCAGATTCCTCAATTTTAACACTTCCTTCCAAAATACCAAGTTCTTGAAAATCTGATAAATATTGAGTTATAACAAGTGCCGATAACATCATTGGGTCGAACTCAGTATTTTCTGATTTGAGTCGTTCAATTATACCATTTTGTTTATCTTCATTAGTCATAATTAAGAATTAATAGTTTTTTCAGCAACTTCTCGAATATCAGATGGAAGATTTTCTCCGACTGCTTTAATAAGGTCAGCGGCAAACTCTTTATCAGATTCGGCTCGTTCCTTAACCATTGCCAATGCTAATTCTTTTTTCTTGTCGTGGGTTCTAATAGCAATATCAACACGATAGGGGTTTAATTTTCTAGCCATGCTTTTTAATTTACTCATATAATAAAGTATATCAAATATTTTAAAAATGTCAAGTAGATTTTATTTTGATAATACTCTATCTAATTCAATTTCAAGTGCAATAAGAGTAGAATGTTTCGTTCCAGTTACAGGATCAATCCACCTTAATGTATAATCATCCAGTTTCCAACTAGACGCTTCTAAATAATTAGATATATCCTGTAGTATTTTGTCGGCTTTATCTCTATTCATAAATTTTTACAAAAATTAACCAAATTTTCTCCAACAATAAATGCCTTTACGTTGGAATTAACATCTCTCATAGATACAATATTACTTGCTTGTATTACTTCTCCACATTTATTTAAATATTCATTAATATTTCTATTGTTAATAGATCCATCTTTTAAATTTCTAGAATTACAAACAATTATATTTTCTTTAAGAAATGTATTCCATTTTGTTTTATGTAAATTATTCATTTGGTTATATCCTTCTATATCACCGACATCTAAAAATGCTTTATAACTCAATTGTCTATCCAATGGCAATTCAAGACTTGATAATTCAAATATACAACGGCTGGCAAGATAATCTGATTTTGGAATTCTATCAACTGATAATACATAAGTTGCACCATGATATAAGGCTGATTGAACTGCTTCATCAGACCCATGAATTCCTTTGGCGAGAATTGGTTTATCTGTGAATTTACGAACATAAGATATAGCATCAAAATCTCCGCCCCATAAAGCATTAGTATGAACGGATATCCAATCTCCATATACAATGGCATATTCCATCAATTCATTAAATGAATGCGAAGATTTATACCCAAATGGTGATTGTGTTTTTATTTCGGCTATAAATGTAGGTATCATATTGATTAGAAGTATAATAGAATTTTTAGAAGAAGTCAAGAAGAAGTTTTGAAGACTGACTGGCGGAATAGGAGAGAATTGAACTCTCGCTGGTTTAACCCAGCCTTGTTTAGCAGACAAGTCCAACAAACCAACATTTGGCTCTATTCCATTGACAATAGTGAGTTTTAATTATTTGGCGGAAAGGTGTATTTTAAGAAAGTTAAATGATATTTATAATATATGATTATAAAATATAAAGAAGAAGAGTTTAAATTGGCAAAATCCAGAGATTTATTAAATTTAGAATGTGAATGTTGTCATAAAATATTTGGAGCACGGAAAAAAGATATAAATTGGGCGTTAAATTGCACTTATAGAGATATGTTAAAATATTGTGGGCGGAAATGTAGTGGGAAAACATCAAGAATTGGAGACGAACTAAACTGTACCACTTGTGGAAAATTATTTTATAGAAATAAATGTAGACAAAAACTATCCAAAAATTACTTCTGTTCTTCTATGTGTGCGTATAAACATAATAAAAATAATTTCTTGAAAAAATATGGAACTCGTAGATCAAAATTAGAAAAATGGTTAGAAGTACATTTAATTTTACTATATCCAACATTAAATATAGTTTATAATTCACGAATGGATATAAACGCTGAATTGGATATTTATATTCCTTCATTAAAATTAGCATTTGAGTTAAATGGTATATTCCACTATGAACCAATCTATGGAAAAGAAACTTTAAATAAAGTAAAAACTAATGATAATAGGAAATTTCAAGCCTGTATAGAAAAAGAAATTGAACTTTGTATTATAGATACAAGTAAACAAAGATGTTGTAGTGATAAGTCATCTCAAAAATATTTAGATATAATTACTAAAATTATAAATGAAAAATTGGCGGTAGGCTGAGGTCACGCTCCCCATCCCCGTTTTAGGGGGACATACTGATTTCAAGTCAGTTCCGAATCTCATTCGGTTAACCTACCAATTAAATCTTAAATCTATATTTAGAATGTCTTCTATGACAGTTGGAACATTTTTCACCATCACTTACTTTCCAAATATCACATATACACCAAGAAGATTTGTCTCCTTTGGGATTTAATTTTCTTTCCCGATTAGTCATTTTATAATCTATATCATAATATGATTGATGCATATCTATAACTATAATCCAAATGGCGGAAAATACTGATGTCGATTCAGATGCACAGTTAAGGCACGTATAGTTTTCGAAACTATCCTAAGAGCCGTCTTAGTTTATTTTCCAATGGAGATGCTAGTCGGGATTGAACCGACATAATCCAATTACGGTAATTTGTTTAGGAAACAAATCCGATATAGCATCAAAGTTTTTCACCATAAACACATTCAATAATAATTTACCATTGCCCACTCAAACTCGTTATTTTTTAATTTATCCATTGCCATTTCAATTAACCACGGCACATTTGTTAATAATTCATCTCTCAACAAATCCATTTGATTTATATCAAAAATTATTACTTCTTCTTCGGTTGTAGTTTTTAATTTTGTTAAATCACCAATAGCAGCATATACATATACTTTAAAAGTATCATCCTTTGCCATAGTACAATAATGTTTCCAATCATTTATAGTAACTCCCGTTTCTTCTATAAACTCACGCACCATAGCATCTGGTAATGATTCGGTTGGTTCTATCTTACCACCAATTCCATTTACTTTACCAGCTTGCCATTCTGGTTTTGTTTTTCTAATCAATGCCACTTGTGTTAATTTTTCATTAAATAAAAATCCTAAACAATATTGTGTCATAATTAAGAAATCGTTAAATTGTTAAACTCGCTGGCATTTTTATATTTTTTAATTATTTTTTCACATGCTTTCATATACGAACGAGCATATACTAAACAAGTTTCATCATCATTATTCCATATTGTTACCGGATAAGAAAACTTTATTAAATAAGGTTTCTCATTTTCTGATGTTTTTCGTATTGTATTCATATTAGCACATTCTTCCAGTTATCATCTGTCTCCAAGGATAGTGCCTCCTGATTTTTTGAGTTACTATCCAATATTCCGTAATTATCTTACCATATTCTCTTTGATTGGAAATCGATTTTTGTCTAATTGCATCTATTCTTTTTTTCCATTCGTCACGAATGCGTCTTCTTTTTTGATACTTTTCTAAATTATGTCTCATGGTGCTGCCGGGAGGATTCGAACCTCCATAGAGTAATTAAACTCACAGATTAGAAATCTGTTGCCTAAATCCAATTCGAGCCACGACAGCATTAACACTTTAATAATATCACAGTAATAAATTAAAGTCAAGTGAATTATTTAATTACTTGTAATGAATATGCTTCCGATAAATAATCATTTAAATAAACATAGGGTAATAGAAAATAACCATTTAATGCCCATTGGTCCGACCAACTATTTCTAACGATAAGATATTGTAAATTATTTACATATCCACACACTAAAACCGCATGACCTCCCAATAATTTTTCTTTTGTGATATCTGGTAATGGAACTATTCCTGTTTTTGCTACTGTATCACTTTCAAAACTTTCATATAATGTAATTCCAATAATAACCGGATGATTATTTGCCAAACTATGTTGAATATCGTTTAAATTATTACAGGTATTAAATTGTAATAATACATTAGAAGATGCCGATGCATAACATTCATTTAATGGTTTGACCGTAAACTTAGTAATATCATACGGCCAATCAGATTCCGCACATATTCCTTGTTGTTTTAATGATATACATCCATCACCTAAACAAGCACCGCTATCTTGGTCTATTGTATTTTCAATAGTTCTTTCGTTATAATATAGAAATAAACGAGAAGGATTCGGATTTAGAGATGGTAAATTTTGAGATTTTAATTCGTAATTAAAAGCAGCGGCAAATGCGTTAGCAGAACACGAACCCAAATTTCCTTGGTCATATACTGGGTCTAATAGTAAAGTTTCTCTTAAATCAACTGTATCTGGCAATGGAACTGAAGAAGGTTCTGCCACCATCAACTTAGATGGATGAAATAAATGATGTTTTGGAGTTGGTTTTAAATTGTAAATGTGTTTATTCATATAGTTTCCTATATAAATATAACAATCAACCATTATTATTTTTTAATAATTTATGTATTTTATAAAACTTAGATGGTTTTAATTTAGCCTCTTTACGAAACTCCTTTTCGGATTTTATTCGCTTATTCCAAGATGGTAAGTTTAAGTTTTTCATTATAAACAATGGTACTGCCGAGAGGATTTGAACCTCTAACTTTTCGCTTCGAAGGCGATTACTCTTCCAATTGAGTTACGACAGCATTTAATTTGACCTGTTTAATTAAATCTCTGGCTTTTTGGGCATCTTTTCGAGTGATTGGTGCTTCACTTAAATTAACAATGCCATACGGAACACCTTCTCCCCGTTTCCAAGCATCCAATACTAATTGTCTAAACTTTGGATTAACCAGTTCAATTTCTTCTTTTTTTAATAGTTTCATAAATTATTTATATCATCAAATATTAACTCTGGAGCACCGGCTAAAATACTTTCTTTGTCAATACACGCATCGGCACCAAATATATAAAAAAATGTTTGCTTTAATGTCTTATGATATGCCTCGCAGTATTTAAATCCTGCCTGACTAATTTTTATTTTTCCCCTGAACTCGTGGGAACACCACTTTTCTTGTATTTCTTTACTAACATATATATTCATAAATTGTTCTTTATTCTGGGTGGAGAGAATAAAGATGTTTACTTGGTTATGGCTTGCCGCACGTTTGTATATCCCACCATTCACCCAACTCACCACTTGGGAGTTATTTTAATATTTTTAACACCAATTTTGCCTTTTTTAATTTTGCGGCAGTCTTTTTATACTCTTCTTCCGTTGAGTTTTTCTTAAAATTATTACTATTAAGTCTTCTTTCTAAGAACTCAATGTAATTTTTTTCGTGTTTTAATCTTGTTTCCTTTTCGCTCATATAGTATAATCAATAGAGTTTTTAATTATATGCAAGTTATAAAACTCACTGTTATTCTAAAATTATTTTATTTCAATGATGATGACTTCCTCCATTATTAAAATGGTCGTCATGACCAGAATGAGATTTCCAATTTCCATGTCCTCTTTCCCATCCATGGAAACGTTCTAACCGCCAAGGTTCGCAATGATACCAAAATCCACTGGGACCAAGATACATATATTCTCCCCCAGCAACTCCTACATATTCAAATCCATCCCATATATACGTTTCGGGATATAATCCAATTCCCACTACGGGTTGCGATACAACCACTGGAGCAGGACCACTAATAACCATGCTAGGAGTAGTCCATGTAGCAACACATCCTGATAAGGTTAATGACATTAACAATCCAACTAATATACTAACTGTTTTTGTATTTTTCATAAATGGTACGGGATAAAGGAATTGAACCTTTTCTTTTTGAGTGTAAATCAAAATCGCTACCATTACAACAATCCCGCATACTAACTAAAGACGGGGTTCATATTTTACTACGAACCTTACAGCAATTCCTACATATGGTAAGTATGTCAAAATACCAATACAGTTTAAACTTTATTATCTTGCCAATCTTTTACTATTTTATCTAAAATCTCTTTATCTATTCTTTGTGCTAATAAGTTGGCAGATGGAGAGGGATTAAATTCCCACTTATTACATTTAGGACACTTATAATATGACGGTATAACTGGATTTCCCATATCTCCAATTATGGGGTCACTATCCTCGATGACTTCCATTTTAATTATTAAATTATCTATCTCTTCACATTTTTTACATATTTCATTATTCATAAATTATTTCTCGCAGTCAAGTTTTGCAACCATATCAAGTCATTATTTCCAACAGTTGGAGCAAGCGACGGAATATTAGGATATGAGAATCTCATATTAAGAACAATTGGGTCGGTCCATTTTTTAATTTGAACATGTCCATCACAAAACGATATTCCATTTGCTCCATTATGATATGTAGCTGGATAATCTACCCAATATAATGTAGATACATCATCAGAATTTGATTTTGGATATTCTATAAAATATGCATCATTTATAGTATATGGACTTTCATCCATCATTAACCATATATTAGATGGTCCCATAATAGCAAGTGAGTTTTCAGTTCTCATTGCAATTCCCGTTTTGTTTTTATTAAAAACATTAATCGGATTAAGCCATCCATTCATAGACATACTTCTACATCTAGGAACCAATTGATTATGAATCGAAACCGTACTAACATCAGATGGACAATGATAAATGTTTGGTTGTTTAGAATAAGGATAAATACATCCTATTTTAATCCATGCCGCATTCGTAGGTTCTCCTACCGGAGCAATTGAATCCATTCTCCCCGGACACCATTGTAGAGTTGCCCCTTGAGAATCCATTGCCGTATTTGGCTGAGACCCGATTTCTCCATTTGGAGCCAAAATACCATTATTATCTTGCGAATACATCGTCCATGCCATTCCAAGTTGTTTTAAATTATTAACACATGCTATACCCTGTGCCGTTTGTTTAGCTTTAGTTAATACTGGCAATAACATTGCAGCCAAAATTGAAATGATTGCAATTACAACTAGTAATTCTACTAATGTAAATCCCAAACATATTTTGCTGTTTTTTATTTTCATAAAATATTATTGTCCGTTCACGGATTTCCATTCTTCTGTAGTATAATAAGATGAATATTGATATATATCGTCTTTATAATGTTTTTCAACATATTCGATTTCCCATAATTGCATTAACAATTTATTTACAAAATGTAAATGTGCTGACGGAGTTTCTCGTGTGATTTCAGTAATAACTTTTTTCATAAAAGATGGAGCACAGTGTTGGAATCGAACCAACTCTTTTAATTAGCAGTTTTGCAGACTGCCGCCTTCCCATTTGGCTAACCGTGCATTAAACTAATACATAAATAACCACAATAACAATAATATTATTGCGATTACAGACCAGAACTTCCAAAACAATGATATTTTACAGTCCGGTACATATGGAGAATAAGTTGAATATTTATTCTCATTTTCATTATCACGCATTTCATTCATAAAATTGTAAGGTATCCTATATTATATAACATTTACCAATGGAACTATGGTAGCACATATTAGAATTGCACTAATATCTTGTCTTAATGAGAGACTTATTCTTAACTATTGAACTAATGTGCCATTATATCTACTTTCGTTAATTATCGCAACATGTGGAATTACTATTGACTTATATTGATAATCTTTAAACTTTTCTGCGGCAATAGTTTTTTCAAAATCTATAATCCACATATCTATTACATTTTCATATGAAAATGAAAATCCAACAATTCTACCTTCCCATACTTCATCTTGTGGAAATCCAGAATGAGCCATATCTACTTTAACCATTTCACCATACTTGAACTTTGGTTTATTTTCCATCGTGTAATGTTTCATATTGTTACAAGTATATAGATTATGGATTAAAAGTCAAGTATTAAAAATTATGAGGGAATGGACGGTGCCGCCCCGTCGTTTCAAGTTTACAAAACTCGTGTTCTAGCTGTTGAACTACAAACCCAAAATTATTCTTTTCTACATATATTACATAACACAACATGAGTGTTTTAAGGTCATGACTCCCTATGACTGCCGAAATTATTTATATTTTCTCTTACTTGGTGCTGCCGAGAGGATTTGAACCTCTATAAACTTTCGTTTCAGATTCGTAATCTGATGCCTAATCCAATTCGAGCCACGACAGCATTATTTATTTTTTAATGATTTTTCAACTTGTTTCTTTGCTTCTTCAAAAGAAACTAATTTAGGAGAAGTATCAATGGCACGTTGAACTTTTTCTCTAATTATTCGGAAACATTCATCTTCTTCTATATATTTTTCTACATATTGAAGAGTATTTTCCGATATAATATTAAAATCTAAGTTCATTTATTTCTCAATAATTGTTCCAACTCTGCTTGACGTTGAATTAAATTATTGCGTTGTTCCGACACTAACTCTTTAGAGTTTAATCTCTTGGCACAACGTTTTAGACGATTTCTTAATTTTCCGGTCTTATGTCCTTCATTCATATATTTTATTTTTTGTTTTTTGTTTTTCTATCCACAAATCACATTCTTTTTTATGTTTTAAATAATTACGTGCGGCATCTGGACAAATTAGGTCTACTTCTCCATTCTCTAAAATAATAATGGCTGGTTGATTGCCTATATAAAATATATTTCTGTCTAAGAAGCAATCATATCCTTCAATTTTTAATATCATTGTAAAATGATGATACCGTACATTTAATTATTTGTCAATTTTTTATTTTGTTCTATACTTGCTTTCCATTGTGCCTTTGCTTTTTCCAAAGTAGGCAATGGTCTATTTTTTAATTTATTCATTCTATCTATTACATCTTGTCTATTTTTAATATAATCTGTTTTCATAATTGGAGCAGGTAAAGGGAATCGAACCCTCGCATAAAAACTGGCAATTTTTCAGGCTACCATTACATCATACCTGCTTTAAAATCTAAATTACGAGCCTCTTCTTCGGATTGAACGAGAGATATCAACTTTACCAAAGTTGTATGTTAACCATTTACATCAAAGAGGCATACTAAATATTAAACTGGCACTCCATAATTGAATCGAACAATTATATATTCTTTCAGAGAGAATTGTAATCACCGTTATACGAATGGAGTATCAAAATGGATTATTAGTTTCTATTAAAAGACCGCTATAAAATACAAATGGAGATGGATTGGTAAAATTACACAAATCAAATACCTGAGTTTGTATATTAAATAAACTATTACCATATTGTAATAATTCACATAAATACGTATGAGTATATCCATCATTTGGAACATTTCCATTGACAGGTGAATTGGTAATTACTAACTCCGATGAATAATAATTTCCTAATATGCCGCTATCTACGTAAGTCATTATTGATAATGTATTTATATTGATAAAATCTCCATAATTCACTAACATTCCTAAATATATCGGAGACGTATTGGTATAGATTGCTTCGTTACTAAATGAGGATTGATTTCCGGAAATATCATACGCAGTTGAACTGAAATAATAAACCGAATTAGAAAATCCACTTAAAATAATATTAGTTACATTTCCTACATTTAGATTATTATTATAAACTTTACTATTAGTTCCATAATAGACAGTATATCCAATTGTGGTTGAACTTGGAGATGCTATCCAACTTAATTGGACCGGATATGAGTATCCCAACAATGCAATAAAAATTGTAAAAATCGTATAATTCAGTATTTTTAAACTCATACTGAATTATACCTTAACTTACCTGTTAAGTCAATAAAAATTATTGAAGGAATGGTATGCCTGAACTAATATTTAATGCGGCAGCAGGAGCAGAAGTTACACTTAATACAAACGAACCACTAATTGGTAATGGGGCAGCGACGGTTCCTGCATTTGCAATTACATTTATAGTAGAACTCCCCGATGCGGCAGCGATTGCGGTAGCCGATAAGCCATTGGCGGCAACAACTAATGTTATTGCACTTAAATTAGAAGAGTTCCACATTGGATTTCCTGTGATTGATGCTGGATTTCCTAATTGAGTTACGGGTGCTACGGTTAAAACTACTTCTTGTTCAGTGGTGAGAATCATATTGTTATATTAATATTTTTTTTGGGTTATATGTTATTTTACCAGCCGTAATTATTAATCTTATAGCTGGTTTGTTTTTTATTGGACCGGTTGTGATTATTAATCTATTTGCCATTGGAATCAGTATTGGTCGTGGTCCCACTGGCGGCATCTTGAATATTAGATTTTTTAGATTTCTAAACACACTTCATATATATAACAAACTTTATTAAAGATGATATCTTATAGATTTGATTTGGACCAATAACCACGTCCATTTGAAACGTTTATTCCATATGATTTACACCATTTTCTCACTGCATTATCACTAACTCCATATTTTTTTCCTAAGTGTGTCATTGGAACTTCTAAAATTTCCTTTTCAAGAGTTTCTTTAGATGGACGTATTACTTTTCGTGTAAATTCCCTAGATGTTGAATTATATTGGGTTGTTCTATTTTCGGATTTTTGATAACATGTATTGCACAAAATAGAAGTTTTACATCTTTCATTTCCACACGGACATAAAAATATTTTTTTGTGTTTTTTACCAGCATATGTGTCAGTTTGAGAATGACAGTTAGGACAAATCCACTGCAAATTATTTATATTATTATCATTTGATATTCCATTTTTATGGTCTAATTGCAATGACAATGGTTTATTATTCCATACAGGATGGATTTTACATTCATTACAAATATATGGTAATAAGTTGTAATGTTTTAAATATCGTTTTACGGTATCTCTTGAAAATTTTGAATCTTTTATTAATAAATTTAAATTAACTTCTTCGATTGTCATTTTACCTAAATTATAAAATTTTCGACCTTTATTTGAATCTATACCAAGTGGTATATGAGAATAATCAATTTTTTCTTCAATCAATCTTCGTTTTAAGGTATTTGTGTTGCCTCCTTTATTTTCAAGTCCACACTTATTTAGTAGTTCACTTAAAGAAGTGGATGACTGAACATGATTTTGAAATTCTTCTATTGGAATTTTCCATATTATACTTCGCTTTGCCCTTTTATGTATTTGTCTCATACATATAAATATATAATAGAAAGACAAATAATCGAACTTTCCTGTGTCTAAACATTAATAATTGGTTCCCCATCTATTACTCGAAAATAGTCTTAAAAGTTCAAAGCTTTCCGTGCAAAACCCTTACACTAATGGGAATTAAGTTGGCACTGTCTTTCCAGTAGTCACTCTTCATATTCCCCGATTGGATTCGGTTCCTATTTTTAGACGATTCGAGTTGCCGCCTATTTAATAAATTTAAGCTGGTATCGCCTACCTAACGATACCGAAAGCACTATCTACACATGGTAGTAGTGACAAAATGATGAATTATTTTAATTTAAACGTATTGCCACCAACACATTCAAATGGAACATCATCAACTACATCATTAGCGGGTTGAGCAGTTGATTTAACTGACTCTGGACTTACAATATTAACCCCATCAGAATGTCCTACTAATGCCGCCGCAGCTTTTTCTGCTTCTTGACTATTAGGATGAACCGATTCAATTGAAACATGTTGTCCTAACACTGCATCGGTTGCTTTATCATGCATATTGTTTATAGAAATAACTACATACTTGCCTTGAGCAGCAAGAGCTTTTGCTTTTTCAGTATCATCTTCCGTAGGACCGTGAGTTGTTTGAGCATGAGCAAACGCACGTTGAGCATCATTTCTATATCCATCACCATGTTCTTCGGCGGTATCCTCTGGATGAATTTCTTCCAGTCCAGTTATATCACCAACCGTCCATTTTTTAGGAGTCATTGCATTTTGAGTGGCAGATTGATGTTGTTTTTCATCATTTCTTTCACGTTCTAACATATCATGAATGTTTTGTGATAATTCATCGGCAATTTGTCTTAATTCTTCAATGGATAATTCATCATATTTAATCATTCTGGGACGCATACCATGTAAACTTTTATAGTCATCAGATATTTGACTTATTAAGTAACTCTTTTCCTTCTCTTCAGGAGATTGAAGCGGCACATTTTCTACAATTTTCATGCGAAAACGATTACCCACCATACATTCAAATAATTTATTACTCATAATAGATATAAATATATTGAATTATATTAAAAATGAAGAGGTTACAGGAATTGAACCTGTCACTTCGGAAATATAATTCAACTTATACCCGACTTCTCACCAGATAGCAACCCCAATTTTTAATTCAATATAACATACTCGCCAGAGCAAGGGAATCGAACCTACATCACATTGAATATGGTAGTTTAGCAATAGTTAAAAATAATTTTTCAACCGTTTAAACGACTCTTAAATTGAATATTTTGATAATCTTGGTAGCAATGGAGAATTTCGAAATCTCAACTTTTCGCTTATCGAGCGAACATTCTGCCTTTGAATTACATTGCCAAATATGGTAGTCCCGAGTGGATTTGCACCACTAAGCTTCGGACATCAACCGAAGATGTTACATTACATCACAGGACCATTAAATAAGTAAATTCGGGGTTAAAAACCGAAATCTTTCGTTTATCAATCAAATATTTTTCCATTAAATTATTTACTTAAAACATTATGAACCACGATTTGAACGTGAACTCCTGCCGTTGCGTGGCGGTATGTTGCCCGATTACAATAATTCATAAAATGGCGGGATATAGTGGAATCGAACCTCTATTCTTCGGGCGACAGCCGAGCGTAATAAACCGTTATACGAATACCCCATTAAAAATTGGTGTCGGCAACGTAATTTTAATATATGTATTTTTTAAATAGATATAATTAAACTCATATCACCAACATTAAAATACTGGTTGCGGGTAGCCGGATTCAACGACTCTAAAAATGCTTACGATACATTCCAGTTCAGCAGAACTGTAACCCGCAATTAAAACTCTAATTAGTATAGGATTGAATCGGCAAATGTTGCAACATTCCAAACCACTAAATAATCGTCAATCTATATTGGTTTTTTCTATACTAAATCAATTCGCCCCACCTATAACACTATAGACTTTATTTATTCTTGACAAATGCGATAATTTGTTGGGACTACTGAAAAAAATCCAATTCATCTGGATCATAGGTGGCAATTTCGCCATTATTAAACATTAAATCATAACATAATCCGTGACTGTTATGTTCAGCAATAATATCACCAACCCGATCTCTAAATTTTAGACGTTGTATATGACATTCATCATTATAGTCATGTTGTGTTAATTTTTTATTAACTCTTGCTCTCTCTTTCATACTGCTATCATAGCATAGATAAAAAATAAGTCAAGTAATTAAATAAAGCCGCTACTTTATTATGTTTATAACCATAATATTTTGCCTTGTTTAACCCATCCTATGGGCACTTTATCGTTTCATGAAACCTATTTCATGACACCAAATTAATCTTCTACATAATGTTTTATTCCGTGACAATTAGGACATAAATATTCTAAATTTGAAATATGATTATTGCGTTTATTTTCATCTTTATGATGGATATGTAATTTAAGTTTTTTATCACGCCACATTGAAATTTTACAATCTATACATTCATATGGAATGTTTTCTAAATCCATTGCCTTTTTTAGTGCCGGTCTTGGTAATCTTATTTTTTTCTTAATATTTTCTCTATTTTTTAATTTGGCAGTTTTTTGACCTCCTCGACTTCTTCCATTTAAAGTAGAATCGGATAAATCTATTCCTAACTTTTCCAATCTGGTTTTATAATGATACCATGCTCCTCCACTCGTTCCTACATTTAAATTTAACAAAAATTGATTGATAGAATCACTCGACTTCCAAACTTCTAATATTTTTTCATTATTATATTTGTATCTATTTTCCAATAGATGTAATGGACATGTTTTTAAATTGTATTTTTTAAGCCAATACCTAGCACATGATTGACTTAAATTTATTTGTCTTCCTATTTCTGTAGTTGACATTCCTTGATTTACTAAATTTTCTAATATTTCTTTCTTCATATACATATATGTGAAGTAGCACAAACAACAATAATAGTGCTACTATTTCTTAGTTAAAAGAGTTGGCCCGCTGTTTCCGAGTTGAACGGAATTTTTCGCTTCTTCAGAGCAAACCTATAACCCTACAAATTCACAGCGGATTAAAAAAATGTTTCAGGATTTCACATATCGATAAATAAACCGCCCATTGCGATTTAATTATCAGTTCCGGCTGCGCTGCCGTCTATCTGTATCATCTTAATATAATTTACTACATTATTCGTGCGGAATCGAACCGTGCCTTTCCCTGCAACGGGAACGTTCTTCCATTGAACTATATACAAACACCTTCGATTATATTAAGATTAAATTGGAGGACTTTTATTTATACTTGATATGTCCATTCAAGTTTTACCATCGGTAAATAAACCATAAAACAACAGGTCTTATGAATATGATGATAAATTATTAAAAAGGCGAGTGAGGTTGGATTTGAACCAACATGTTCCGAGCCTTATCATAGGCTGAGCTACCAAATGCACTTTATCGGTCACTTTCACTCATTAGGCTGTAAATCTTCTAATTTCCATAATATTCTATAAACTTGTCTATTTTTTCTTTCATCAACTTCTTACCATCATCGGTATTTATTGTATTCCACTCTATTCTATAGACTTTCCAGCCATTGTCAAGTAAATATTTATCTTTCTCCGCATCTTTTAACATTCTATCGGGATACTTATGTTGTTTACCATCAATTTCTAATGCTATTTTTTTATTTTCAATAGCAAAATCTATATAATATTTACCACATCGTTCATCGTGTTTATAGTCAATGTTATTATTTTTTAATACAGTCATAAAAAATAATTCAGCATACGAAGGATTGGAGCGAGGTTTCCATCCTTTATGTGTTCCATTTGCTACTAAAATTTTATTGGCATCACTTAACCTTTTTCTGTATTCTAAATTATTTATTCTATCTTTGGCAGAGCATTTATTAGAACAATATTTTGAATCAACTCTACAAGGATAATATTTATTACTACAAAATTTACAATTATATTCTAATTTATGTCTAATTGTTTTTACTTTTGTTGATTTTATTTGAGGAATGTGTCCTATTGATAAATTATACTTTTTAATAGCGTCTGATTGTTTTTTCTTACTTGCTTCTGTATATCGAATACTCTTAAAATGTGTATTGCTACATTTAGTAGAACAAGTAGATGTTTCTCGTGGATGTCCTTGTTGAGTATTAAATATAGTTTTACATATCGGACATTCTTTTTCAATCCACGGATATTTTATAGGATGTGACTTTATACCAAAATGAGAAATATCTAAATCATATTCAGATATATATTTTTTAATTGTATTTCGTGATTTTCCATTATCATTAAAATTATATTTTCTACATATATCTCCAGTTCCATTACTTATGGAAACTGTTGTTTTGAAATGTTCTATATTTTCCTGTATTTTTTCGTCTATTATACTCATATACAGTATAAATATAAACGATTTTAGGAAAAGTCGGATAAAAATGATTTGAACTACAAGTTTCTCTGTCGGTGGTGAGAATTTCGAAATCTCGGCCTCTAAATCCCAAATTTAGCGTTCTTCCTCTGAACTAACCACCGTTGAAAACTATTAAAGTGTTACATTCTCAGTGTAAAGAGCCATTGCTATGTTGACCGAGTTCACTCGTTCTCTGATATATAAATATCTTTCACTTTAAAAAATTATACTACAAGAAGCCGCCATTCTCTTTCAAAGAGTGTCAAAGCAGGGTTTATCCCCGAGTAGTCTCTTCCGAAACTTTACTTTCTTGTTAGCGTAAATAACTTATTATTAAAAGGACAACTATTAATAATAAATAAAGGTACATTACTGCCCTTTGAACGATCCTTACTGGTGCGCTTTGTCCGATTGACATGCACATCAATCAAGCGTTAAGGATACATTATAAATTATCTATTAAACTTTACTTAAAATAGTAGTAAGTTCTTCTTTATGAGTTACCATCCATTCAGCAATTGTTTTAAGATCTTCGTCATATTGTTTTGATTTTGGTAATAATGACGTTTCATAATCTGGTTCGTTTAAAAAAACAGTGGAACTCATCAAGGTATATAATTTTTTAGTATTTTTATTTAATTTTTTCATAGGTGATTATCATATCAGAATGTCACTATATTGTCAATATTTTTGGTATAAATTATTTATTGTAATATGTTCTCACGCACCAAATTCCGATTTCAGAAACCATCCAATCACATTTTATACATTTATACATATCACCTGATGAATCACGTTCATGTCCTGATGATATAAATTCAACTTCATTACCACACACTGGACATTCATGTGAATATCCACTATCCAAATATTTTTTAATCAATATATCTTCATTTGACATATGAAAACTATATCACTGAGGAATTAAATTATTTATTGTTTCTTTAATATATGGTAATAATCCCCATACTAAGTTTATATTGTTTTCTTTTATAACTTGATTCATTTTATATTCATCAAGTGTAATTTTATATTTATTTTTTGGATCTAAGTATAGATTGTATTTTGGTAAATAAAAATCTGGGTAATATCTTCTTTTTGTTCCGGTTTCATCAGTCCACCAGAACATATGATTTTTTCTACTTCGTTCCCAAATTATATTTTTATCATCCATTAATTTAGCAACTTCAACTTCCCAAGAAGAATCCATCCAAATATCTTTATATTTTATTTTTTTATAATTAGTGGAGCCGCCACAATTAGGATTAAATGTTGAGTTTTTTCGTAATAATTCTCTAAAACATTTATCCGAACAAGTTTTTTTAGGGTTCCAAGTTTCTATATTGAATATTACGTTACACATTTTACATTTTCTATTTTCAACTGTAATGTGTTTTTTTATTGGGTTATTTTTATAATATAGTTTTAATGTTTTTGATATATTAGTATAATTTACAAACGACTGTGATTGTTTTTTGGCACAATCTAACGAACAACATTTACGTGCCTTTTTATGAGTTGTAGTTAAAAATAATTTTTTACAAAATAAACAATTTGATACTATCTCTTTACATTTTATTCTTCCATCGGAAGTATATTTACTACTACAATTAAGATTACAATAGAAAAATATTCGTCCTTTTCTAAGTTGTCTATTGTATTCATTCGTAGGTTTATTAAATGTTATTCCACATCCACTACATTTCAATTCTATTGTTCTCATACATTATAAATATAAGTGTGGAGACAAAAAAGCGTGGAAATGTGAACTTTCAGGTGGAGCATTCGGGACTTGAACCCGACTTATTTCAGTTTGCAGAACTGATGCCATACCAACTAGGCGAATGCCCCATTTATAAAAACTTTTATTAAATATTTCAATGTCACCTATTCTACTATACGTTATTTAAAAGTGGTTTCCCACGATGATTGTGATAAAAGATATCTTATTATCCACCATACACATTTTGTCCACCCTCGTCAGGGGATATATTTAATAAAATTGGCGGGACCGAATGGATTTTAACCATTATCTCCGGTTGGATACCGGCGTAATAACATTTATACCACAGTCCCTTAATTAAAAAACGTGTTAGGCTAGTGATTTACATTATCACATTTACAATTCTCAGTTTGGTTCAACCTAACAACAAAGGGTTCTTAAAAACCCTTCTAAATTGGAGCACATGGAGAATTTTGAAATCTCGACCTTTGCATTGGAAGTGCAATACTCTGCCTCTGAGTTACATGTGCAAATAAATTGGCCTAACTTTACACATTTAAGTGTCTTACTGCTTCATATATTTCTATATAAGGTCAGGTTAATCATTGGTGAGTTCTATCGGTACTGCCCCGATTTCTGAAGGGTAAGAGCCTACTGCATCGCTTTTTATGCTTAGAACCCATTTAAAATAATAGTTTCCGTTTTGATACTTTCGGGGAAGACGTTTATCTATCAAACAAACTTCCTATATTTATTTATTTATTTAAAAATGTTAACCATTCTCGTTTAGCATCTTCATTTGATTTATTTAATAATTGTAAGTTTTGTTTATTTAACTTTGCAATTTCAGAATTGTTCAAACATAGATACATAGATTTATTAACTTCATCGGGATATGATATGTTAACGGTTGATTTTTTGTTAATAAAATTGATTTCTTCTGATACTATTATAGGTATGCCGCAATAAACAAAATCAGCGGCAACAATGCAATAGGTTTCAGTAAATGATAACTGCATACCAAAATCCATCTGTTTTACTAATTGAAGAAAATCATCATGTGGCATCCATCCATGTTCTACTAATTTATGTCTGGTATTTTGAAACAGACTTTTTAGATTTTTAAGAAGTGGTATTCCTTCTCCAGTTTCGTGTTCAGTTACATTTATATGAAAATATAAAGTTTTTCCAATTTCATTGGCAACGTTAATTGCCCAGATTGCTTGTTGAACGTGATTTTTTAATATTCTTAATGCTCCAAATGAACCTACATTTAATATATTTTTACCGGTTATTGCATCAATATCGGATTTGGCATTTATGTTAACAAAATATTCATCATTTAATTTATACATATTAGGAGTATAAATTACATATTTATATAAATCTGATAATTCATCATAAACCTGTTTATTATTACATGCAATTGAAATTTTAATTCCTTGTTTTCTTAAATCCATATATTCATTCAACCATTGAAATGATATTCCTTCAGTTGCCAAAAATGGAATCATACTATGTAATCTAACATACCAATTTACATTCGGATGTAATTTGGATAATTCTTTAAATTTTTAAGGTACTACCCATAATGCTTCAATAAAGCAATGAGTTGGTTTATAA